CGTAGATATTTAAACTTAGTGCTGTAATAGTAACAAGTGTAAAGGCCAGGATGTAGGTATTGTGTGCCCAGCGTCCGTAATGATTCTTGATATGTTCGGCAAATGTAAATCCAGCAGGGTATAACTGTCGAATCTTATAAGCAGCAAAACCAAAGATAGCCAGAGTCAATGTATTCATTCCCAGGATCCAGAAGAACCCAGTAAAGCCGAATTGATAGCTCAGCTGTGGCGCTAGGAACAGTGCTGTGGCCCAGGTCCAAGCAGCACTGATACTAAACATACCTCGAAAGGTTTCAAATTTGCGATTGGCAAGTAGATAATTTTCTTTGCTTTTGTCTGCGCCTGCACTAAACTTGTATGTAAGTCCGCCGCAGATCACAAAGTATGCGATCATTAAAAATATTACAGTTGATAATTCTAACATTATTGTCCCTTTTTGTTTCCAGTTATAACCATGACAAAATTAGTTTCGTAACCAAAGTTGCTTGTTCCGTGTGGTACATTACGGAAGTTCCAATTAAACACATCTCCAGATTTCCACTTTAAGAAGTTATCGCCCATTTGGAATGCTTGCCCATGAGCCCAGTCCTTGAAGAAAATAATGTAAATGCTGTGTTTGTGAAAGTCTGTATTTTTATCGTAGACATACTTTTTAGGATCATCTACTTCCCACTCTTGATACTTGTGTCTATCCAAGTGCATCATAAAGTAATGACCAGGCTCTTCTACCTGCACACGAATTCTTGTAGTTGCAGGATCCAAGTCCAATTCTGTACTGATGATGTCATGGATAGCATCATTGCTTTCACCAAAACTGCGAATGTACTTGTGCCCGTGTCCACTGACCAAATCAAAGTATTCAGCTAACCATGCCTTAAACTGCGTTTCACTTACTTCGCCATCTGTTGTAGCGGCTGTGCGAGCAATGTAGTCGGGCCGTATAAACACATTTTCAAAAAATGCTGGCAAAGTTTCGTCATGGAAACCTTTGATAACATAATCAAAGTGCGGAGCCAACTTGTCTGCTAGATTGGCAACAGGATGTTGGGCATAATCCCAATCCCATTCTTTAATTTGATTTTTGAATTGATACTCAAGCCATTTTTTCATATGTTAAACTCTTTTTAAAATTTTACCTAGCTGGATTCGATCGGCTCGATTGGCCATGCTATACTTGTTCCAGTCTTGGTCGATTGCAAACACAGGCGAAAGACTGTCGCCATGTTTAAGAGTAGAGTTGCTATTGCTAGCTTCTTCTCGTTTGTTACTGTAGTACAACGCATTTTTATCAAAGTTAAAAATGTATGTTTTAGGAAAATATTTACTAAACAATTTAGTTTTTTCTCTGCGCAGATCTGAACTATTCATACTCCATATCTGCATTTCTGGATCTACAAAGAATCTTCTTAGGCCTTGATTCCAAAAAGTGCGACACTGTGCTGGAGTTAAATTTCTAGTTAACCCAACAATTTTTCTTATAAGAACTTCGTCTATCTTGTAGTTAAAATTAGCCCACCAAATAAAATCGTAACAAGTTGTAATGTCAATTGGCGCATGTGGTATAGATTCCTTGATGAGATCTATAGTAAAATCAGTACTGCCTGGAATAGTTTCTTTAAGATCGCGCTGTGCTCTCCAAGGCTTGGCAAACAAATCAAGTCTATCATAGTAGCGAAGTATGTTAATGGCTCTGAAGCCCATGGTTTGATTCCCGGCTTCACCATCCAACAACACAATCTTGTCATAATTAGATGCGTCAAGTACAAAGGTATTGTTGTCTTGGCAAGTTAATTTTTTATCAATGAAACGAGAGAAAAAATATGCATTCTCTTTTATGGACTTGTCATCGTGTAGAATAACTAGTTTTTCTAAAAATTCCTTACTGGCATTTCGTAAAATACTAGCCAATATACAAGTACTGTCAATACCGCCAGACCATGCCAAGTATGGAGTTAGTCCAGACTCTTCAATTTCCTTACACTGTCGATGTGCTATACTATCCATAACTTGTTCAAAATCTAAATTGTTGTTTGTTATTTCTGGTATAGGACAAACAGTGGGTGCTAAATTCCACGGCGTTTCAAGTTGATGTACACGAGATGTAGTGTGCGCCGGCCATAAGTCAGCTTCAAGATTAAACCACTTGTGTAGTTCGTACTCGGGGCGTTTTAAAAATGTATCCCAGGCTGCTAGAGAAATTCTATTAAAGAAAATTAAGTTATTCATACAGTTTACCTATGACTGATATGTATTGACTAGCAACCATTGGCGCTACTGAAAAATATTGATCACATAAGTTATACATTTTTTCTTCAATATCGCTAATTGCAATTTCCGTTAAGAAAATATGATCTCGCATTTTTATAAATTTAGTAGCCAACGAATCTTCTGAAAACTGTGTGTCAAAACGACTGAGTTTTATATAAAAGAAAATTTGATCTTGCAATTCTAGTTGTTGATCTTTTGATAATAGTATGTTAGGAGGAGTGTTAAGCAACGGGTCGACTAAATTGTAATCCAATTGTGTTTTTTTAAAATCGTGATAGTTTAGTGAGTGGCTTGATAATAATAGTTTTTTAGTGTACGGCACTGTCCAGTTTAAACAGACTTCACTATCTATTAAATTTTCAGAGTAGTTAACGAATGTTGAGAGATCAACAACTACTGATGTTATTTTTGAATTAAAAACTTGTTTGATGCGATGAACCAACTGCTCTTCGCCTAGGTTGATCCAAATACCGCGATGAGCTATGTCAACCAATCCATATGGACCGTTGTATAAATGAAAGTATTTTTGCTGATAGCTCATTCTTCTGGATCAGAATATTTTTTATGCACATAGGCAGTGGCCCATACCAAAATGCAGTACAGCACTATCATTATGGTAAATTCTATTAAGGTCATCTGCCACGGCCGGCACTACGAGTTGGCGGCTTTTTAGCTGGCCCAGCTGAAGGTTTAACTTTAGCTTTCTTCTCTACTGTGGCACCAGCATCGTTGCCATCCACATGAGTTTTACCTTGTTTCTTTGCCAGTGCTTTGGCTAGGGTGTCAGAAAGTTTTGACATTTTTTCTTCCTCTTGTTTTTTGTATATACGATCTATTAGACCCAGTAGTTCTGCTTTACTAAGAGTCTTGCCCCAGGTGGTATCGGCTTTAATGGGTGCCATTGGGCGACTAATGGGCCTGCCTGGGTCTATGTTTTTCTTTGTTGCCATATATTTGTGGTGCCCTCACACGGACTCGAACCGCGGACCTTCTGCTTACAAAGCAGTTGCTCTACCAACTGAGCTATAAGGGCTTGAAACTTATTCTGCTACCGCTTCTACTACTGGTGCTACATAACCAAAATGATTTAATCTGCGTTGAATCTTGGCTTTGACTTTGTTCTTTTGTGTACGATCTAATTCGGTAACTAGTTGTTTAACGCTCATACTAACAATCTTAGCCACACCAGCTTTGGTAAAGCCTGGTTTTTTTCTTTGTAATGTTTTTTTGGTTGCCATAATATTCCTTGTGTTGTCTACTACTTATTTTGCCTGCTACAACAAGAAATATTTTGGCGGAGGGCTAGGGATTCGAACCCCAGATGAGTTGTTAAGACCCATGCCCGCTTAGTAGGCGGGTGCCTTCGACCGCTCGGCCAGCCCTCCTATTACATTATTTATTTAACAGTTGATTCTGTTTGAATGCCTTGTTGATGGCATGAGTGCGTTTATTAGAGTCCATAATACTACGGCTTGCCTTTGCTCGCTTTTCACTCTTAGACCATTGTCCTGCCAATGTACGACTTAATTCTGTTGCTGTTTGTTTTGGTTGTGCCATTTTAATTTTCCTTATGCATGTTGTATTTCAATATAATACATAGCAGTTTCGTCAACATTGGGTCTACGAAAATTGCCAGTGATTTTTAAACCATTGTTACTAATCATATCTGCCAAATCATCTACTGTAGCGCCATGGATATGTTCTTGTAATAAAATTACACCATCCTTGGCGAGATGTCGCTTGATATTATTAAAAAAGTTTCTATGCGCTGTCCAGTTGATATCTTTAGAAATTCTAATACCAGTGTAGTCATTCATAGTAACATCATTAAAGTGCGGCGGATTAGCGACCACTAAATCAAATTGTTCATATTCGGGTATAAGACCCAGGTCCTTACACAGATACGCTGTAGCTAGATCCTGGCACTGGTTTGGTTCAAAGTTAATAGTAACTTCTGCGGCTGTGATTGACGGATCATACAAATCACTCAAACAAACAGTTCGACATATTCCGTGCGACAGTAACGAAAAGCCAATGAATCCAGGACCAGAACACCACTCGTACGCTCTATCAAAAACTCTGCCAGGGTAACGATCCTTAATTACAGGCAAATAATCTTGCCCAAAAGTAGTACCACCGCCGTCTAGTTCGATCTTATAAAACACTTCAATCTTATGATCGCCAGTAGTGGTAAATTTTAAGTAATCGTTACGCTCTCTAGCTAGAGCATAGATATCGTACATGAACTTATTTTACTTTAGCTAGATAATCAGCTAGGTTAACTTGCCCTGCTTGAATCTCAATTAACGCATCAACAGGAGTAACATAGCGACCACTTTCGCGATGCTGGCGTTTAAGTTCGCGCAGTCGTTGGGCTCCAATTAACACTAGATCGTAACGGCCACCACCAGCTTGTCGAACACATTCCTCAGTATCAATACCTGGGCCACGACTTGCAATTCTTGGTTTCATGATTTCTCCTGTAAAAGTATATTATAGCATGACCCTGCCATGTTTGTCAACTACATCGCAGGGCCATTACCGTTTTGAAAACCAACTACACCACCTTCGTCCTTGATTCTTTGGATAACATCTTCAAAAAGGATAGGTGCAAAGTCTGGAGTTTGCTCCACGCATACGCAATGGTATCTGGTATCAACTACATCCAAACGCCCACATACAGCTAGATCACGCATGACACGCTTTTCGTGTAAGTGTCCGTGGATGTTAACTCCGAAACGACCGAGACTAGCTGAATGAATAGGAATATGACTGAGGATCATTCCATTCATGACATGGTAGGCTCTGAGACTTCTAAAGTAAGGAGTGTAATCCTCGTCCTTAAAAATATCGTGATTACCACGGATAAGAACTTTGTCACCGTTAAGCCTGTTTAGGATAGGTAGTGCCCGACGATTAATAACCACATCACCAAGGTGATATACTTTATCCTTTGGTCCTACCCGTTCATTCCATGCCGCAACCATGGCTTCATCCATCTCCGCTGGATCTGTCCACGGGCGAAGTTTTGTCACACCATCTGCTTGTAAAAACCGGCACACACCTTCGTGACCAAAGTGCGTATCGCTTGTAAGCCAAACACTAGGCATAGTGCCTCCTTTCTATTATCCTTTGATGCACATAACTTGTTTCAAGGTATGTACGATGTTAACTAGATCAGCCTGGGCTGCCATGACTTGGTCAATGTCTTTGTAAGCGCCCGGAATTTCGTCCAGTACGCCTTCATCTTTACGACACTCAACACCGGCGGTCTGTGTTGCTAAGTCGTCCAAGTTGAAAAACTTTTTAGCACCTGTGCGGCTGTACTTGCGACCAGCACCGTGACTACAAGAACAGTAAGAGTCAGCATTGCCCTTGCCTTGCACAATGAATGATTTAGCACCCATTGAACCAGGAATAATACCCATCTGTCCTTCACGAGCAGATACTGCACCTTTACGAGTAATCCACATACCTTCACCAAAGTGTTGCTCAAAGTTAGTAAAGTTATGGTGAGCATTTACGATTTCACCAAGTGTTTTCATCTTAGGAAACATATGGCGTAAGTTTTGTAAAACAATCTGCATCATGGTGTCACGATTAAGCATAGCATAATCCTGAGCCCAGTGCATGGCTTCGATATAAGCATTAAATTCAGCAGTACCTTCATCTAACCATGCCAGGTCCATGTCAACCAACTTGCGTTGTTCGCGAACAGCAATTTCTTTAGCCATATTAATGGCCACAGTACCGATTTGATTACCGATACCACGCGAACCCGAATGCAACATAACCCAAACACGATCTTCCAAATCTAAACAGATTTCAATGAAATGATTGCCGCCGCCCAATGTACCAATTTGATTGGCAATTTTGTATGGGTCAGCACGACCCAATTTGTCTCGTAGTGCCAGTTTTTCCCAGCGTTGAAACATTTTGGTTTCGGCTTGACGCAATTTATCAGCAGTTGCACCTTTAACCTTGACAGAACTACGAGAGTGTTCGTTAAACCCAACAGGTACACCACGCTCGATAGAGTTTCGTAATGAGTGTAGAGAATCTGGCAGGTCACTGGCGACCAAATTGGTCATAACAGCACACATACCACACCCAATGTCAACACCAACTGCTGCAGGAATAATTGCACCACGAGTAGGAATAACCGAGCCCACAGTGGCACCTTTGCCCATATGCACATCTGGCATGACAGCCATATGCCCGGCTAGTATCGGTAATTGACTAATATTGCGAATTTGATCCAAGGCAGCACGCTCAACTTCCATGTCGCCTACCCACATTTTTACATTTTCCATATCGTGCTCCTTTCTCTAAGTTAATAAAACATTATACCCTAAATGGGTTTATTTGTCAATCTGGTGGAAATGGTAGGATTCGAACCTACGGTAGGTTGCGTATGAAGCAACTGCATTAAGCCACTATGCTACATTTCCGTATTTGGCCTGCCCTGCAAGAATCGAACTCACATTTATCGGGTAGAAGCCGATTGTACTATCCGTTGTACTAAGGGCAGTTTATATTAAAACACACTAAGGCAACCATTTTTGCATTTACATGCCATGTCTTCGATCCGCGATGCCCAATAAGACGGACCATGTATTTTAGTGTGTTTTAATATAAACTTGGTCGGGGCACAAGGACTTGAACCTTGAACGAAGCATTAAAAGTGCCATGTGATACCTTTTCACCATACCCCGTCTGTTTAGCTAATTTTCTTAGAGCTTTATTGCTCTTGCGGTGCGAGCCCGCCTTCCTCTTACTTGCCAATACGGCATATATGTTTCTTTGCTTCATTTTACTTCTCCTTAGTTAGTTGGTGCTAGTGTTATCGCACACTAGACAAAGCGGGGTCTGTTTTAAGTCTTCAACTCTTTTAGCAAACTACTCCATTGCTCTTCTGGATTAGCACCTGGGTCAAGCAAAGACGCAAAAGTCTTATACTTGTCCTCGGGCAACTTGAAGTAGATGTCTGCATAAGTGCAGTCAAAATCTTGATCTGCGTCATGACTATACCACGGATGGTCCTCGACCCAGTCTGGAAAGTAATCTTCTCGATTGCCACCACCACAACGAGTGTGAACAACGATATAACCATCTTCCATGTAAACATTACGAAAGCGACCAAAGTCCTCCTGTGTAGCATCCAAAAGAGACAATAGCTTGTCTGCGTCTGGATTCATACCAAACAACATATTATATAATGACATCGTTATCTCCTTAAAAATCTTCTGTTAATGGACGCAGAGTAGCCAAATCTATCTCATCATCCCAATCACTCAAGTGACCACTGTAGTAGCCATTGTGCTCGTTACGCACTTCAAAATCAATGTAGCCGCGGTTAGTGCGTATGGTAAAGAAACCATCCTCTACACAACCACCACCATATGAATCATCGTCATACTCAGTTTCGTCGTCATCAATTGCTACCCACTCTTTTTCTTCTACCGCAGTAACAAGAGCACCACGCAACAAATCAAAAGCATTGCCTTCACCGACTACATCACGCCCTTGAAAGTGATTGATGTACACAGTGTTGCAACAATCACCGTGAGTATAGAAGGCAATGCGTTCGTCTTCAATAGTGCGAAACACTACCACAGTATTGTCTTCGTTTAGGAAAATGCCGTTAATGCGTTTTCCAATAAGTTTATTCAACTCACTCACGATATCTCCTTGTCTTGTAAATTAACTCGAAGCATGATCATGGTTAGATCTGCTTCATTACGAACACCTATCCAATAGGTATGAACACGGCTGTCGTACAATCCACGACTATCGCGATTGATTTTAACTTTACCGCGGAAGGTATCCCAGTTACGATTACCATATCCCCAGCCATACATATCAGTTAGAGTATTTTCTACTAGGCGTTGGTTAATCCAATCGTTTTCAAATCGAAAAGCATGGGTCATACCTCGACGAAACAAGCGATGACGCTTGTCTAATTTGACTACTTTCATTGCTTGCTCCTTTCTTAGTTTATACTACATTATACCCGAAATGGGTTTATTTGTCAATCTGGGGTGCTGTATGGGATTCGAACCCATGCTAACGGAATCACAATCCGGGGTGCTAACCTCTACACTAACTGCACCATTGTTTGGTGCTCTCACCTGGTTACGATCCAGAGTTTCTACATTACCAATGTAGTGTAATGCCATTATACTATGAGAGCGTGGTGCCCGGGATGAGATTCGAACTCACAACTAGGTGTTTTTCCTTCTTCCTTTTGAGAGAAGTGCGTCTACCGATTTCGCCACCCGGGCTTTGGTGCACCCTCTTGGTTTCGAACCAAGCCCTCATGCTCTTCAGGCATACGCTTCCACCAGGTTAGCTTAGGGTGCTTATCTTGCTAAGGGCATTGATTTCAGTGCTCTAGCAATTTCAAATCCATCTGATCCTAGTCTATCTACAAGATAAGGATCATCTAAATCTGCTTCATAAATCTCTTTGGGTACAATAATACCAACACAAGTCAATACACCGCCAAGACTTTCTTCATCTTCATGAAACTTAGCCACAGGGAATTGACTTTGATATCTTACTAAATCATAAAAGTCATTTAGTGATTTGTTATTGCCACCGTTAAGACAAATTAATGTCTTGTGTGTATGTAACCATTCACTGACTAACTTGTTGCCAAGAATCTTCAAGGCCATTTCGCCCACGCAGTGTGCAGCCTGTATTCCTTGTTGTATTGAACTTAGGTACATGTTACCTACCGCATAAAATCTCATTATTTGCCTCCTACGGTCTTTGCTCTTGCCTCGATTAAGTGATCAATGTTGCCTTTGGTAACAACATTTTGATAGGTATCTTTCTCGCCACTGGCATGATCATATACTATGTTGTCAACAGCATGATAAGTTCTCACTCTTTCGTTTGTAGCACGGAATCGTTCTGTATCTTTGTGGAAGTAGCGCCCAACACGAGCTAGACATACTGCTCGGGCATTTGCCTTATTGTCTTCGCGACTGCGACTATTAGTGCCGTTGGCAGTAATTCCAGTAGGCACATGAACGCAACGACAACAATTTTGATGCTTGTTACGATGCTGTCCTCCTTTACCGGTGCCAGAAAACCATTCGTATCTAAATTGATCTTCAGTTATCTTCATTGTGTTCTCCTCATCATCCAAGTATAATCTTCGCCATCGGGCAACTTACCATCTACTACACTATCAACTCCAGATTTACCTACACTGTTAGGATCTTCTGAAACCATTGTTACAAAAGTATAACCAGCTTGACGCTTTTCTTCAGTAAGTCGCAACGCACCTGTTAAGGTATTTGTGTAAATACCCTGCGGTGTGTTACTGTGATCCGTCCAATATACTTTAAACATATAGTTCCTTTATAAGTGGTGCCTCGTGATGGTTTCGCACCACCGACCTTGACTTTGTAAGAGTCCTGCTCTACTCCTGAGCTAACGAGGCATAAAAGAACTCCCTAGCTGTTCAATTAAGCAACAGAAGGGAGCCGTGTTGTTTGGCAGAGCTACTAGGACTCGAACCTAGAATGACGGAATCAAAATCCGTAGTGTTGCCATTACACCATAGCTCAATAGGGGTTAGTTTTCGTCCAACCTTAAGACGGAGTAGTGGAGCGGGATAGGAGAATCGAACTCCTGACTTTAGATTGGAAATCTAAGGTAATACCATTTTACGAATCCCGCTTTGAAACTGTTAATACCAGTAAGTCAAATGTGGCTTACGCGGTATTTGTACTTCATAATCAGGATTTTTCATGAACTTATGTAGTTCACGCCGAGCTTGTTGGCGATAAGGAACTTGATGATATTCGTGGACAAACCAACCTGGCCCACGCCAACGCATCACTCCCTTTTTAGCATCACTGTGTAGTTTTGCTATACGCTTACGAGCTTCCTTACTAGTAGGATCTATGTCAACATAAACCCAAGTGTAAGTGCCGCTCACTCTTTCAAAATCCTGTAATAAACGATTTTCTTTAATTAACCATTTATCATGTTTAAATCTTTTTGTTCTGCTCATACTTCCTCCGATCATTTACGATCGATGGAAGGCCTTTTCATTTTTGTACATAACAACTCCTAAATTATTGGTGCGAATGGCCAGAATCGAACTGGCACCCCGTTATAGGAACAGATTTTAAGTCTGTCGTGTCTACCTATTTCACCACACTCGCATGCTACTGGTGCCCCATGCGAGACTCGAACTCGCACGCCTAAGCACTGGCTTCTAAGACCAGCGTGTCTACCAATTCCACCAACGGGGCATAATACTGGTGGGCCGAGAGTGATTCGAACACTCCACCAAAGGATTATGAGTCCTCTGCTCTAACCGAATGAGCTACCGGCCCGTGCTACTATTATAACACTGTTGCTAGCCGTTAGCAACCTTCAAACTTCTCATTCTGTCTGCGGCATAACTTGCGGCAAATGCACGAGGCTTAACCAAAGGTTCTACATTACAAGTGCCACGAATATAACCGATAGCCTGCGCCACTACATTGCTACTAGCGTGATGATCATCTGGGTTAATATCCAAGTGAACTTCCACAGCACGGCCTTCCAATACTTCTGCTAGTTTCAAGTATAGTTCGCTTACTTTATACACTTCGGTCATCAAGCGAGTGTTAGGACGATCTACACGATCATAGTCACGCTCACGAGATACTTCGCCAAATAACTTACAACCATTGTTACCATTGATGTGTACAACAATAGCGGCAGTATATACAGCATACCATTGCTTGTCAGCGCCTCGAACTCGTTCACTATCCACACCAATATAGATACGAGTGTTTGGACCTTGCGCTTCTATAAATTGTTTAATGTGTGGAATATTGAACTTCATTTTCTTCTTTCTTTAAGTTGGCGAATCTCCAGGGAATCGAACCCCGATCTGCGGTTTTGGAGACCGATGTAATGCCATTATACCAGAGACTCATATTGCTGTTTACTACTGGTAGCCAGTACAAGAATTGAACTTGTAATAAACGCTTATCAAGCGTCCGTTATACCATTTAACTAACCGGCTGTTAATACCACGGAAGTCCTCTACTGCCTCTTCCGTTTCCTTTATTTTTTGCTTTATGTGTTGGCGTCTGCGAATGGCAATTTGGACATAACAATCTCAAATTTTCAGGCCTGTTATCACCAGCATTTCCGTCAATATGATCTAGCTCTAGTGGAATTAGTTGACCTTGCCAGGTCTTCCCCTTACAGCATGCACATTGCCATCCGTATATGTCTACTAGATGCGCTTTCATTAGTCCACGATTAACCATTTTCCCTTCGAGAAAATTTTGTCGTCTGTCTTTGCGTTGTCCTTCTTTAGTGCATTTTATAGAACAATAGACTCCTGTGCTTGTGTAGCCGTGCTTAAATTCTTCACTACAATTTTTACAAGTTGATATTGGCATGGTAAGACCTCCGTATGCATGTATTTATGCTCTAACCAACTGAGCTATCGGGGCAAATGCTTAACTACAAATTTTGCAAATTCTTCATGTGCTGATTCAAAATAATGTCCCCAGTCTGTGTGAGGGTAATTTTGTTCACTGCACCAATTATAAAAGTTATCTGTAACTGGCCAATAAATGTCGTCTGGCCAAACCATATCTGTAACTGGCCAAAAACTATCAATGTTAATAACTTTGATATTTTGTTGATTGGCCAAGCAGTTTAACGCTAGAATATTTTTAATTTTATTCAATCTTCCAATACGGTAATCGGTATGATATACTATCCATTGTTCTTGATACTTCAAGTATTCCTCGGGATAAACATCAGACTTACCAGGAGCAATAGCTTGCCAACGATTAGTTGCGTCATTCCAAATTTCTGTTCGGGTATAACCAGACCAGCAGGCTATAACAATATCATTTTCGTTGAGTGTTAATCTTTGTTCTTCGAAGATACGAAACATAGCATCGTTACTACCACCTGCTATTCCTTGATTGTTGACAGTGTATCCTAGGTGTTGTGCTATTATTGCAGGATAACTATGATTTTTAGTATCAACAGGATCTGGGAATATCTCGGTTCCGGCAGCGTGGCTACAACCTAATATTAGTGCTTGTTTCATACCTTTACTTATGTTATGGTGGGTCCTAGAGGATTCGAACCCCTAACTTACGGTTTCGAAGACCGATATGATATCCATTTCACTAAAGACCCAAATTGGAGCAGGATATCGGGTTCGAACCGATGACATTTTCGTTGGCAACGAAACATTCTACCACTGAATTAATCCTGCATTGTTTGGCGGAAAATATAGGAGTCGAACCTATCCACCGATTACTCAGTGTCAGTTTAGCAAACTGATGCCTTAACCGCTCGGCCAATTTTCCAAATTCTGTGACTTACTCCTTCGATCACTTCCAATCATATTGCACAAGGCTAGAGAGGCGAGTTAGTCAAATCCGTTATGGGCGAAACTTGGCGGAAACGGTGAGATTCGAACTCACGGACCTTTTACAGTCGACAGTTTTCAAGACTGTTGCAATCAACCGGGCTCTGCCACATTTCCGTAATACTGGCTCCCCATCCTGGGATCGAACCAGGGACCAACAGATTAACAGTCTGCTGCTCTACCGCTGAGCTAACGGGGAATTGATACTGGTTGCGGGTTCTGGAATCGCACCAGAGACTAGGGCTTATGAGACCCTCGAGATACTCCTTCTCCAACCCGCGATAGTACTGGCGCTCTCAACGAGATTCGAACTCGTGTACCCGCCGTGAAAGGGCGGTGTCCTAGGCCTCTAGACGATGAGAGCAAAAACTTGGCGGTCTGTACGGGACTCGAACCCGTGGCCTCCGCAGTGACAGTGCGGCAATCTAACCAACTGATCTAACAAACCAATAAAACTATTATATAGACTTTTAGTGTCTATGTCAACCTGGAGCAACGGGTAGGATTTGAACCTACGGTTTTAGGGATTTGCAGTCCCTTGCATTGGGCCTCTCTGCCACCGTTGCATAATATTGTATGGCAGTAACTTACCCACCGGAGAATCTGATTCATACCCAGCAGAGTCATACCATACAACTAAACACTCAGAGGTATCGGAGAGCAAATACATTGACCTCGCACAACTCAACGGAATTTTAATTTGCTCTTACCGTTTGTTGTTGGAATGTTTATGTGTATGGTGTATCTACAGTAGGACTTGAACCTACATCTAGGGCTCGTGCTGTCCCGTATCCTTCCTTAGACGATGCGATACATATTACCATATTGAAACACACTAAACGTAACGGCGCTACGCCCGGAAGTTGTCGGTCCAGATAAGAGTGTGTCTCCGACAAGAGCACTCTTTAATAATGTATTTCAATATAGTAGATAGCTTACCTATCAGCACTCGAAGTTCTGGTTCACTTATACCGCGGACACCGTGTATCCCTAACCAGCCGTCAGACTAAGCTTCTAGCAACTTAGTACCATCGTCACAACTACAATTTGGTGGAGAAGAGGGGGATCGAACCCCTGACCTTCTGCTTGCAAAGCAGTTGCTCTCCCAGCTGAGCTACAACCCCAAATTTTGGTCTCGGTAGAAGGATTCGAACCTTCGCTCTCCTGCTCCCAAAGCAGGCGGATTAAACCAGACTTTCCTACACCGAGTTATCTGTTGGTGGAGTGTACTGGGATCGAACCAGTCGTGCCGTAGGCGCCGGATTTACAGTCCAGTGCATCACCATTGATGCTTCCACTCCATTATTTGTTACGCACTCTGCCACGGATGTTTCACTCCCATTTGGTTCCTGAATGCGTGTAATAAAGCACACTATCTGTTTGATCAAAACAGTTAGGCACGCCTATAGTCAGTGTGCTTTATTACGCTACCATTTTTCGCTCCACACAAGGAGTTTCATCCGATAGGCCGCCCATTTGTACTAGTTATAGTGTAGTACAGGATCTCGTTTCCTATAACACTTGCTACTTGATCTTAGAAGCTATCGTTAAAAAATGCTGGGCTAAGTTTCCTTGCTTCAATCATTTCACGAGCTCGATCAATCTTATTCTGAAACAGTCTTGTTTTCATGGCTTCTGTTAATATTAAGTTACTAACTTCGTAAGCCTGTTTTACAATACGATCGTTCAATTTTGTATAATCTGTCTGCATAAATCCTTTTCTCTAAATAAAAAACCCCGGAGTGTTTAGTTCCAGGGTTGTATGATTAAACTATAATAATATTACTGTCTAATCATCCCAACCCTCTGATAAATCCATATTGCCGCGAATGCTAAAGGATGCCGCTGTGTGGAGCCAATTGGCTGGCACGGGCTGTTTCCCTGAATTTGCTACGCAATAAGAATATGTGTTTAAATGTATCATAATAAAGTATTATTGTATAGGTTTATTTATACCTTGTCAACCCCTAGTTTTACTAATTTTTGCCTTTTTCTTAAAATATTTTTTAACTTATGATCTAAGTATAACAAAGGCACAATACTTAGTCAACCTGTTTATGACCTATAAATATTCCATGCTTACATTGCCAGAAATAGAACAACTACAAATAGAATTAACTACAAGATGTAATGCCCGTTGCCCGATGTGTATGCGGAACTACCGAGGAATAGACTATAACAGTGGCTATCCTGTAACTGAACTTAGCTTAGACAACATTAAAAAAATATTAACTCCAGAATTTTTAAAACAAATTAAAAGAATATTGTTCAATGGTAACCTAGGAGATTTTGGTCTGGCCAAAGATGGGGTTGAGATTGTCAAGTATCTGGTCGAAAACCAAGTTCCAACAATAAACATTTGCACCAATGGTAGTATGCGTACACCAGATTGGTGGGCTCAGCTAGCATTACCTGGAGTTAAAGTAGGGTTTGCTTTGGATGGACTAGCCGACACTCATCATTTGTACAGACAAGACACCAACTGGCATACCATCATTGAAAACGCACAGGCATTTATTCGTGCAGGTGGCCAGGCAATATGGCGTTGGATTCCATTTGATCACAATCGACATCAAGAACAAGAGTGCCGCAGACTGGCCAAAGAATTAGGCTTCTGGGCATTTGATAATATCAATGAAGGGCGAGATCGTGGACCAGTGTACAATCGAGATGGAACATTTAGTCACTGGATTGGTAATAGAACTCCGGAAGAACATTTGTCACCACCTCCAGTTAGTGCCATGTTAGAAAGCCATATAACTTGGTTTGATAAAAACACTATTAAACATGCAAAAGACACACCAACACTTACCATCGGATGTAATCATAAGCGACAGAAAGAACTATATCTGGCCGCAGATGGTACAGTTTACCCTTGTTGTTATCTTGGATTTTATCCTACTACAATGCATCATCCTGGCAATGAACAACTAGTAGATATTGTTAAAGAAAACAATGCACTTGACTACAGCTTAGAACATTGTATTGCATGGTTTAATCAAGTTGAAGAGTCTTGGAGCAAAGATTCAATTGCTGATGGTCGAATTTACACTTGTGTAGATACTTGTGGCAACTGGGAAATGTCTAAAACTCCACAAACATTGTAACATGAATAATAACCTAGCTGATATATTTTCAGAAGCATACCAGATTGAATATTTGTTACCTGAGCTTGGTACTATTGCTGGCCCTGGCAGTACTATGCAGGGTACAGACTATCTAAGAAAAAACTTGCCTGCGTTTTTTAAAAAACACAATATTACTAGTATTTTTGATGCAGGCTGTTGTGACTGTCATTGGATGTCTACCTTAGTAGAAAATTTTAAATATCAAGGCGGCGACATTAGTCGCAATATAGTTGAACATTTACAAAAACACAATCCTACACTTGATATTATTTGGCACGATGTTACTACAGATCCTTTGCCTGCAGTGGACTTGTTGTTTGTGAGAGATGTTGCTATACACTTGATTGAAGAGGACAAACAACGATTGATTTCAAATTGGTTATCCAGCGGCATACCGTGGATTCTCACAACTCAAGATGACAGAATAGAAAACATTGATTTCAAATACAATTTTTCAGAGTTTCCAGAGTCTCAAGTAAATTGGAGAGTTTCGCCTTGGAATTTTCCTGAGCCCACTGATGTACTATTAGAGTCTGAACAAGGCAATAATAGAAAACTTGCGTTGTGGCATAGAACGCAGTTACTCTAAATCAAATCCATTTTTCATATATTCTAAGTGCCACTTGGCAATTAGTTTTTGACTTTCGTTGTCTCCATGATACCCAGGATCGTTTTTAGGATCGCACGGATGTTCACCACAGGCAACCTGAGGAGTCTTTACTGGATCTAGTTGTAAGTAATGGTCAGGTATTAAACTAGGAAACGCATCTCTCCATTGAGTAGGATGGTTTGGATCGAATGGCCATAGTAAGTTAGGCAAAAATAAAAACTTAATACCATTCAAGTATAATTGTAATACACCTTCTCTGATGATCCACTCGTCTTGTTGCTTTTTCCACTCGCTATCATATATGGTATCAATAAATGATTTAATGCCTTGTTGAGTGTGTTTGTCAATTTTAGTTGAACGATATGGATGATCATAGTTTTCTGCTAAACTAAAAATAGTTTCACATATCATATTGTAGTTGTTGTCGCCGTAATTGACATTGTTGATTCCGTCAGCACGATCATAACCATTCTTGATAGTACGATCTTGTAAATGCTGTTGTAAATCACTGTTCCAACCTTTGTTTTCATTTTTAGGAGCAACATACGGAGCTGCTCTAGCAGGTATTTCCATACGATCCCAGAAAGTGCCACTGACTATTGCAAAGTCTGGTCGTTGACGAAGTATTTCATCAATTTGAATTCTTACACCGCCGTTACTGCAACCTTGTCTAGCAAGATTAGTTAATCGCCAACCCAACTGATCGGCCATAACCTCGCTCCAACTAGTACCAGGCAATGTTTTACTTGGTGCTGAAAAGCTGCAACCAGCTATCATTAAATGTTTTGTCATAATATATTTTCTACTCTCACAGATACAGTATATTCATTTGAATGTTGTTGTTGATGAAAACTAGAAACAACATCTTGATGCAATGGGAATTCATTAAGATCATATACACTTGCGTCTATACTATACTTAACATTTCCTTGACCACGCCCTGCAAAACATACCGTGTGTGTATGATTATTGCAGACTACTTGGTGTATAAATTTATGATGTATATGACCATAATCGCCGTTATGATCGTGTGTTAAAATTAAATCTTGTCCAAGTATTGCATCTTTAATTGCCTGTTCAGCATCAACAGGATCAAACCCTAGTTGACCTTCCTTGACATAATTCCAATCATCGTTGAATCCTAAAAATTTAGTAGAGATGTTTCTCTTGCTCCAAAAATTAGCAAATTCGTTCCCTCTAGCATCTTCAGCAGTGTGTGTAAGATAGCATACTGTCCAGTCCAAGTGTTTATAATGATGCATGAAACTATATGCAAAGATAACACAATCGTCAGGGTGAGCAACTAGAGCCATAGCCTTCACTCAATACCTCTGCTTTTTAAAAAATTTGTATATTTGGACTGTTGTTCGTTGCTTAGTTGACTCCATGCTCGTCTATGTACACTGACTGTATGTGTATCAGCCATCTCTGCAAATTTACGATCAAAGATAGCAACTTCACTATGACATAAGTTACACGGACTAATCTCAATTGAAGTATCAGTATTGTACATGGTATTATATGATCCAAATTTATACACTACATATCCAGAGTATAAAATAAATTCTGTAATCATTCCTTGATCTTGAAACCACTTACTAAACGAAGAACAGTTAGTTAGTTTTTCAACTTCACTGATCATCTCTTGAACTAGTTGATTGTTAAATATGAATGGTACACCACCCGGGCCTAACTGTCTTTGTAAGTCAATGTTAAACAGATTATTAACTATTTGTCGGCTAGGGCCAAACACAGAATCTATTTGTAAATCACCAACAACAGGCCGTTGAGCAAGGTTTTTTACTGGACGAACAAATATTGTTTTAGCATCAAGTACAATTGACCATTCACCTTTGCCCATACCGGTGGCTAAAATTTTTAATAGTTGTTGAGTTAACCATCCATTTTCTGCGTAGTCAATATTCCATGCTCTGCGATGAACAAATACAACTCGGTCACTGAGTTGACCCCACCAACTACGATCAAGTTCGGACGGATCCAAGTTGTCATCATTGACAACAACAATGATGTTGCCAATATCCAAGTCTTGACAATAAAGTTCTATACTTTTTGCTTGTAATTTTAATACCGGAAGTTCTTCTCGAAATGCTACAGTGATAATATCTGTCATGATTTACTTACCACAAAAAAAGCCCCCGCAGGAGCTTTTTATGCGTGTTGTTCAATTACTTAGAATCAACCATGCCAACAACTTCAATGTCGGTACGACGATTCTGGGCACGACCATCTGCTGTAGCGTTAGACGCTACAGGATTAGATTTGCCTTTTGATTCTGTGTAGATGCGGCTACCGTCAACACCCTTGCTTACCAAGTAGGTCTTAACAGACTGCGCACGACGCTGACCCAAAGCCATATTGTAAGCATCAGTACCAATGCTGTCAGTATTACCAACGGCAACGATTACTTCCAATTTGATTTTACTCAACTCTTTGGCAATCTTGTCCAATGTAGCTTTACCTTCTGGTTTCAAGTCAGACTTGTTGAAGTCATAAAGTGTGTCAGCTTGCAAAGTGATTTTGCTTTGTGATACTGAAGGTTTTGCTGGAGAAGCAACTAATGCGCCATCACAACCTTTAGCGGCAGTAGCTGGTGTCCAATTAGCATCACGCCAACATAGTGTACCATCTCCGTTACGCCATTGCAACTGGCCATCGCCGCTTTGCCAGTTATCGCTAGCAAACACCGCAGATGACATAGTTGCTAATAAAATAATTAATAATTTTTTCAATTTAATATCCTTAAAACACAAAAGGGCCTAAGCCCTTTTGTTGAACTCTAATTTAAAATTAGAATGTGTGACGAAGACCTACTGCATAGTTGCTAGCAGCTAACGCTGGAGCAGCAGAAGTGCTTGCAGTTTGTGTCTGACCGTACATAGCATACAAGTTTGTACGCTTGCTTAACCAGTAGTTTGAACCTAACTGATAGCCAGTGAAGTTAGCTGTTGGTTGACCAGCACCGAATGCTGTTACTTTACCAACACCAGCACTTGCCCAACCTTCGATAGTTGGAGTAAAGAATCCACGAACACCAATCTGTTCAGCACGGCGCTGAGCAAAGTAGCCAGTGTTCAATGTATCAGTTGCTTTACGGTTGATATACTGAGCATAGCCCTTCAAGATACCAAAGTCATATACACCACCGATGTATGTTTGATTGTCTTGTGTGTTTGTACCACCACTAGCAGTGTTCCAGTAAGCTGGAGCAGGGTTAGTAGGAGTAGCAGCTGTTTGCAAGCTCTTCAATGCTTGGTAGTTTGCTGTTACTAACAACTTGTTCCAAGTGTAATCAACACCTAAGCCCCAACCGGACGCATTATTTGTGCCACCTGTGGTTGAGTTAGTTTGTGTAGTATTTTGGTTGTTCATTGCTACAAAACCTTTACCTACAAATCCTTTGAAGTCTTCGGATTTAACAGTTAAAGTGTTTGATGTACGAACAGTGAAACCAGAATCTGTACCGTTAGCAGAAGCAGTAGTACCATAAGTTCCAGATCCATTGTTGCCGAACAACTGAGGATTACCACCCATGATTACATCGCCTACTAGGTCGTTTGCTTGGTTAGCACCTGTTCTAGCTACAGCACTAAAAATTGGAGTATACTGAGTACCGATAGCAGCTTCGCCGAGGCCATTTTGTTTAAGACCGACAAAACTTTGACGGTTGTTCCAAGTTGATGCTGTTGAGTTGGACGGAGTTAAACCTGTTTCAATTGTAAAGAAAGCAGACTTGCCGCCACCTAAATCTTCACTACCTTTAAAACCTAAACGACTTGGACTTTCAGCACTCTGGCCAAATGTGTTAGTAGTTTGTTTATTGGTTGCTGAAGTTCCAACACCTTTGTAGCTAGTACCAATATAGCCTACATCTAATAGACCGTAAATGGTAACGCTAGATTGGGCATGAGCAACACTCACTCCCAGTACTGCGGTTAATGCTAATAATAGCTTTTTCATGCTTGATTTTTCCTTATATAAAAATTGTGACATAATACAGTAAACTACTTAGTGAAGTAAACTGTATGCGTAAAAAATATGCTAGTGAAGGATTCACACACGGAAGGGCGTTACAGTAAACTGATAAATGGGGGAACCCAAAGCGTCCTAAGAAACCGACGTCAGCTAGAACTCCGCTGGCGTTGCTAGATATTATTTATACTGTCTAAGTATATACTATAAAATGTTTTTGTCAAGAAAAACGGCACAATTAAGTGCCGTTTTAGGTTGTTTCTGTTACGAGGTATTTCCTACCCTAAGCAGTGATTAAACTGCTAAAGAAGCTTTCGCTGTACGAGCAGAGAACTTAACGCTCTTGCCTGAAACAGTTACTTCGCCTGTAGATGCTTTTGCATTTACGAGATTTGCTTGATTTACGGTCATCGCCTACCGTGTTGCCTCTTTCAGTATCTCACCATGTCGAATCCATTTCATCCCCACCGAAAAATACTAACCTAATACCTTTCGGTGGAGATGCCGGGTATCGAACCCGGGTCCACAGCGCCTTCCCTACGAAGGAATTACAACAATTCTTTAAAGCCCGACCCACCACGCATTTTTACTAAAATGCGAAACTATAATTACTTATAAGTTATTTTGGCTTGATGGCAGAAACTTCCTTCTTCCAGAAGTCACGCAATTCATTGAATCTTGCATCATATTGACTTGGCTTTAGTGTTGAAGGCTTGCAATAATTTTGATTCATTAAGTCGGTTACTTCTTTGGTCTTGGTTTGGCCAAGTACATTCATCCAGTTCTTAACTTTTTGTTCGTTAGCTGACTTTGAAGCAAAATAGAAATATCCAGTGATCAGTTGATCGCCTGCCGGTACGCCTAGACTGCCCAAGCTAGGAACGCCATTGACTTTGTTTGTTCCTGTAACTGCTAGTACAGTCATCTTGCCATCTTTTTCGTGTGTGAATGTGTCGCCTGGTAAACTTACGATAAGGTCAACATGTCCGCCCATTAAATCAAGCCCTGCAGCACTAACTGACTTGTAAGGAACAAGTAACAAGTTAGGATATTTTTTTCTTATTGCTTCAGCAATTAGATGCGTAGTTGTGCCATTACCAGCGTGGCCAATACTTACGATCTCGTTACGAGGAATGTCTTTGAAAGACTTGTACTTTTTACTAGCAATAACAAACGGAAGATCGCATAATGCATCAATCATCTGCCAGTCGTTAACATTGTATCCAGGAGGATCGATTGCTTCTGGTACAATAAAGAATGATCCAGAATGTGCCAAGATTGCATCGTTTTTATCGCTTGATACTGCATTTACGGCTACGACTCCTGCGGCCCCAGTTTTAAATTCTAAAACATAGGTATCATTTTTTTGTAGCTTGTTGGCTTGATCAGCCATGAGTCGCATGGGTTGACTAGCCACATCAGGACCAAATGGCCATGTAATTTTAATAGTATCGGCTGATACTGTGTTAGAAGCTAGGACAATGCCTAACGCTATTAATACTCGTTTCATAAGTTGTTTTTCCTTGGTTAATAAATATTACTTTCACTATTGTACTATAAAACTATCTGTGTTACAATACTTTTATAAACAATATTTTCCATTTCACTACACATACATGATTACTACTACTCCCTACTCTGGGGACCAATTTGGCTATTACACCGTTGGTCCTACTTTCAAAACCTACAGTAAATTGCTTGCTGTAGAAGAAATGCATCGTACTGGCATACAATTAGAGTGGCACTTTAATCAACCACAATACCAATCACACAATTGGACTCAAGAACCCAGTGCCAATTTAAAAGAACTATATCGCCAACGAGCACAACAAATACGAGACAACTATGATTACATTGTTGTTTGGTATTCAGGCGGTCCAGACTCGTGGTGCGTACTTGATAGTTTTATCGATAACAACATTAAAGTTGATGAAATTGCTCAATTCCACTCTTACGGTGCCGATGGCGACAAACACAACAACATGAATGAAGAAATATTCTTCACTGCTGTTCCTGAAACTAAAAAAATTCTAGAACAACATCCACATATAAAACATCGTACAGTAGATCTTAGCGACATCATTCCTAAGGTATATTTACGACCCGATGTTAAATTTGATTTTATTTACAACATTAAAGGTATTGCAAGTGCCAACAGTTTTGCTCGAGCATACATGCGCGACTACATTCAAGATTACCAAGACCTTATCAATGCTGGTAAAAAATTATGTTTTATCTGGGGTACAGACAAGCCACGCATATTTGACAAAGACGGCAAATATCACACATATCTAATTGACGCATTCAGTGAAACAAATATTCGTATTCAAGAGCTGGCCAATCAAGGTTACTACGATGAATGGTTCTTCTGGGGCCCGGACTCTGCACAAATAATAATCAAACAATGTCATCTATTGATGAACAAACTAAAAGGTACTGCTGATCAACCCTGGTTCACAGATCAGAAACAATATAGTCATGCTGTGAAAAGTAAAACACATGGAAGATATCTTAACAATGATATCTATCACACAACCATTTATCCTGGATGGAACCCATCAACCTTGGTAGCAGCCAAACCAATTAATTTAATGCTAAGTGAACGAGATGATTGGTTTTGGAAAAAGACACCAGGTGATGATGTTAATTTGAAGAATGCCAAGAATGGTGTAACTGAAGTATATTCACGATACGCTAAACTTGGCTGGTTGAATAATAATAATGATTGGTCCCGAGGGGTACTCGGGGCCGTTAATGCTTACTGTTTAGAACCTTAGGCTTTACGAATACGACCCAACAAGCCCTTGCTAAACATATCGTTTACGCGAAGATAAGTTTGTTGACTAGCTTTCTTTAAACGAGCAGCATCTTGTTCACTGATGTCAGTAATAGTAATACCTTTAGCTTGAGCTTCAGCTTCATAACGATCTGCATCATCCAATGCCCACTGTCTTTCAGTTTGACTAGCAACACGAGCAGCAGCTTGGAATGCAGCTTGTTGTACTTCTGTCAATGTATTCCAGAACTGGTTACTTACAACAATAGTAGTCATAAACACGCTGTGGTTTGTCTTGAGAACATGGCTACCATTAAAACGCAAATAGGTAGTTTCAACTGCGTCAGCTTGGCCATTGCCAACTGGATCTAGTTTACGCCATAAGTTTGGTGCCAACTCTACAGTTTCAGCTCCAATTTTTTCAATTGCATAACCAAGACTCAATGGTTGTTCAATAATAACTTTACGACCTTCTAACTCTTCTAATGAGCAGATAGATTCGTTACTACCAATAACACGATATCCACCTGAGTATGTAAATGCTAGGCCTTTGATAGAACTCTTTTCGCCTAATTGACGGCAAAGTTCAGCACCAATTTCTCCATCAACAACACGGCTAACATGCTCGTGGTCGTCAAATAAGAATGGCAAATCTAAAGCAGCAAAGTCATAGTTAAATTTGCTGATCTGTCCAACTTGCATTTGGCTCATTTCGATCTCGCCGGTTGTCATAGCGTTCCAAAAAGCATCAATGCCTTTGGCCCATAGACTACCTTCGGCTGTGTGATTAGTGTATTCTGGCTCATCAAAATAAGCCAATTTTTCTAGATCTTTGATTTCGCCGTATTTTGCGGCGTAACTAGGATAAGTTAAAATTTCAATCTCAAGCTCATCTCCAATAAGTTTGTTTAATTCTTGTGAGAAGGCTGTAGCTGTACGAACAAACAACTCTTCTGGTTGATGCGCGATAAGCCATTTTACTGTGCGTTTAGACATTTAGAATCTCCGGATTTCTTAAAGTATATTTATCAAATATTAGTGCAGGAAGCACGACTGATGTTATTATTTATCAGCGTTGGGTGTGTTAGGGGTATTACTCTGATTTTCAGTAATCATACGGGATAAATCTCGCTCTGGAGGCAGTGCACCGCACCCTAAGCGATCCCATTCTTTTTCTGAATAGTAGAAAATTTTTACTGGATTTGTGGACTTTTCCATGTTAACAATATTTATTGAAATTCTAATAACTCTCAATAAATTTTTTTAAATTCCCGTATAAATTAACCATCATTGCTTCCTTACTATTAAAAAATATAACTTGTACCGGCATCATTTTTTTAGTTACAATATAATAAGGGTGTTGCAATCTACGATCCATCTGAATAATTAATTTTGAATCCAAATCAAATGGTTTTAAATTGTAATCGTAGTGTTCGAGCTTTAGTAGCTGTGTAAATGTTTCGTATCCTGCACGAGTAAGTCGCATGCCACCACCGGATCGTAAATTATGCCACCATAGATTAAGTGCTGTTTCCACAGTGATGCCCAGCTCAGGATCTAACTGTTGAACTAGTACCTCAGTGAGTTTCTTTTTGTTTCGCACATCAAGGATAGACTCGATCGCCGGCATTCAATAACACAACTGTAAACTTGTCAGTCTTGAATTGTGTATTAAGTTTTTTAGCTAAATTCTTAGCATGCCCTGGATTAGAGAAACTAACCTTTTTATATTTTGGTCCAGGATACTGAACTAATAAATTAGAGGTTTTAAGGTTGATTGGTTTGCTGTCATAGAACACTGCCCAAATACCTTCTGACGCTAATACTTGTTCAGTTTTGTATGTGGATTTGTTAGTGAGCTCGGCAAGTACCGTTGGTTTAGGTCTACTCATGGTATATTATTTATGCCAAAATATACCTATATTATTTAAAGGATCCGCCGTCCATTCGTACAGTAATCGCCTGTTCTGTGGCGGTATTAGCAGCTTGTTCGCGAAGATTTTGTAGGTCTATGAGCAATCTTGTGATATCTGCATGCAAGTCCTTGGCATCAGCCATGCTCATAATAAAGTCTTTAGACCCACGAGCTTCATGTCCGCGAACACGATCTACAAATTTTTGTAAGTGTAAACTCATTTGATCTTGGTAAACGGTTCCAGGTTAGGTGGTGTCCAGCCTACAGGCTTTAAGACCTTGCCATCTTCACGCTTGCGCACCTTGCCAGTTTCGCTGTCGATCTTGGCAAAGTTGGTACGCATTACTTCTTTCCATGCGCCTTCGCCATCTGCACCCAAGCTATGAATAGCACCAATAGTAACAACTAAGATATCAATTAGTGCATCCAGGTCATCAACAATGTTGTCGCTGGCACATAGTTCGTCAAATTCTTCTTTGATCAAATTACAATAAAGTTGATACTGTTCTAGATTTATGTTGCCTACTGATTGATCACAGGCCTTCATAAACTTCTCTTGATCGCGAAATGGGTTAGTCATTGTTTTCTGCTTCCTCTCGGGTATAGTATGGGCCTTGGTATGGATATCGTTGAACTACAATTAATTTTGGATCTTGAACTGTGGCCCAATTGCGACCTTTCTTGACACGATACCAGCCAGCGGCAAACCATGATTTTGATTTGTTTGTCTTTGTATAGATAGGTAGCTTTTGTTGCAGGTCCCACATGGGATTGTACACACGACCACTAGTTGGATATCCGTGTACTAAATTTACTGCGGGCTTTGTTTTGATAGGCTTGGGAAAATGTTGGAACTGAATGTTGACTCTTTGTTCAACCATTTTAATAGTTTTAAACTGTGCAACTTGATTATTAATTTTAACTTGATAACCACCTGCACATGCTTCTACATTGCCAACTTTTTGATTGTCTTTTTGTAAAATCCAATATTGTTTATCTACTACGGGTTTAGCTACTAGTGTCATTTAACACTCCTTTTTCTACATGCTTCTTTTACTGCTACAGGATAGTCTGGACTAATCTCTGCTATACGACAATCATATACTACTGTTACATGAGGTGTCGTAGGCCAAAAGGCCAAAATCAAAACACTAAAAATAATAACAAATGTTACAGTGGTCCAAAACATATCTTTAGCCATTGAGTACACCTTTATAAGTTTCATTCAACCAACGACCAAAGCTGTCAGCTGATTCGCTACACTTGTTTAATTCATACTTGCCACAGAACTGCATAAAGCGCACACCTACTTGTCCAATATCTTTGTGACTAATTTGTTCGCGGATGCAAGCATCGACTACTGCTTTAATATCTTCTGGCTGTGCTGTTAAGTCAATTAACTCGCGGTTGCGTTCATAATCATCCAACACACGATGTTCAACACCATCTGGATCAGTCCAGCGTTGCAACATCATATTGTTCCAGTTATATCCTTTTTTGTCCTTGTCAGCATACGCCTCTTGTAAGCCAACTTTATTCTTTGTCCCTTTTGTCCTAACACCCGGAAACGCTGAAAAAACATTGTCAGACGAGTCGCCTCGCATGCACTTCTCAAAAAGTAACCACTGTGGGTCCGGAATTGTTTTAGGTTCCTTTGTTTTCTTGTCGAGAACCGGTTTACCTTTCGCATCGAATATTCCTTCTATAGTGTGTAATTCGTCAGTGATACCATTGTATTGTTTAACATTTTCTGCAAGCAATTGTACAAAGTCAGTGTCACTGCTGATAATAATATGTTCGTCTTGTGGGTGAAGTGCAATCCAGCGAGCTATGATATCGTCGCCTTCTGCTGTAGGACATCTAACAACACTACAGTTAGTTCTTTCAGCCAAGTATTTAGTCAGATTATCATAGGTTTCCCAGAACATTTTATCTTCATCTTGTTCTGCTTCAGTCAATGCCGCACGGGCTACAGCACGGTTATTTTTATATGGCTTGTAGTAGTCCTTGCGCCAGCTACGACCTTCTAGGGCAAATACCACATGATCTGCTTCAAATCTGCGGGCTACTTTATTGGCAGCCATCAATGTAATATGTAGTGCAAAGCCAATCTTTTCCCAAGTGTCGCTAGCACGGAAAGCACCATGCCTTGCACGGAAAAACATATTTGCCGTATCAATCAGTACATACTTCATATAACCGCCTTAGATAAATTTGTTGTCAATAATGTATTGTAACATAAAACGGTGGAAATAGCTATGGCCATCTTTACCAAAATGCCATGAATTGGGTGCTACTGTGTTGATACCTTTGGCCCGAATTACCGAATCATAGGTTAGGGCAGGATCATATGGGCCGATATAACTACGACCCCAGTCCTTTTGATCTTGTATAGAACTAAAATGGTTATTACCATTGAAGAAAATGTGTTTGATACCTTTTGCTTCTAGCTCTTTATGGAACTCCCAAATTTCCGTGTGAGCTTGTTGGGTTTTTAGTTCCCAGTCAGTGCCGATTACAAAGTGTCGATACTTTTCTTGTAACTCTTGTGGAACATCATCAATGCCACTACTGCCAACTTGATAGTATGTGCCGTTGTGCAACCACTCTTCACGCTCCCAAGTTGACCATTGAATAATAATCAATGAATCGTCGTAGCCAGTTGATGTGTTGATATATTCTCGTGTGGTTCTAAGTATTCTAGTGTTACTGCTTGCACTTTCGGCAGCACAATGGAATCCACAGTTTAGTGCCAGTCCCAGCAACTTACCCCAGCTTACTGCTAAATTTTCTGGGTGTGGTGCACGGCCCATGTAAAACAATTGCCCATCGTCTTCGGCAAACGCATGTGGATTTACTGCTTCTGCAGCAGCAGAATGGCTGTCGCCGTTTACATATAATATCATAGTAACTTGTTATCTCCTATATAATTTTTTAACACGCTGGCCCAAATAATTTGTGCATCTTCTAAATAGTGATTGTTTTTTGTTGGATGCCATCCGTGATTTTTTAGATACCAATAATAACTTAATTCGTTAGTGTATGGACCTAGATAATTTTTCTCCCACGAAACTTTAGTATTGTGTAAAAACGGCATCAATGCATTAAAAAATAAATGTTTTACTTTTAAACTACAAAGCTCTTGGTGTAATTTAAAAATGTTTTCTTGTAGCACGAGAGATTTATATTCTCGCAACTCTTGATTTTGATTTACAACCCATTCCTTGTATTGATCTACTAGTTCTTTGGGTACCGCACTACGACCGCTGGAATTAACATCATAATATACACCATTGTGTAGCCACTCTTCTCGTTCCCAACCAGTCCACCCTATTACTATAAAGTAATCTTGCAAGTTGTTATAGTTTTGTTCAATAAATTCTTGTGTTACTCTAAGTATTCTAGGATTACTAGCACCAGTTTTAGCTTGATTGATTAATTTTAAATCAAGTTGATTTGAAAGAACAACAGGCCACGACAAGTTTTTATCAGTTAGCTCTACACCACAACTGTTGCTATCACCGTTTACATACAATATCATTGTGTATATGCTGGATTCGGGATCTCTAATTCAAATATGTGATACTGTGTTGTACTATCTGGCTTTTGTGCTAGTAGCTCTTTTGTACGCATCAGTTCTGCAACATTTTGAGTAGGAAAGAAACCACTGCCCATGTTGTTATTAGCATCGAACCCAGCTGGATACAAATAAAGTCCATCTTGCTTTAACAACATGTAGACTTTGATAAATGGTTCGACTAATAACGGTTTAGCCATCAGCTAACCTCAGAACGACCGTCACCAATATTGCGGCTCTTAATAACACGGTCACGCTCTGGATGCATGGCTTGTTCTTGTTCCCAAGTTTCAAGCACTACATTACGACAAACATTTTGAAACCAACGATCAACCAAGTCAGCATCTGTGTCGGTATCTTTCATCTTGTAGCCGGCACGAATTAGATTGGATATAAACTTATCATTCCAATCTAATTCAAATGCACCTTGACTTAGGTCTGTAGGATCTAACTCCATACTGAGAACATTGATATAAGGCTCGCCCTTTTCTGTAGCAATTTCCTTTTCAGATTTCTTAGGCTTCGGTGCTTCTTTCTTGACCGGTTCCTTTTTCTTCTTTAAAAAATCAAACATTCCCATATCTATTTCCTTATCTATTGTTTCTAGTATTACCGTAGTGAATAATTGTATGCTTGCCTGTTAGGCCAAGTTGACGCCAAGGATCAACGATTACACTACCCTGTGGAATTTCACAGTATGGTTGTGTATCTTGTTGGTCACCCGTGTATTCGTAAGTGATCTTACGATTGTGTGCCCACAATACAACATAGCATTCGTCGTTGAGTTTTTCAACTACATCAGTTTGATCATCAGCAAGCGGATCAAGATAGACTACATTGTGACCCATCTCTTTAACATAATGTCCTACCAAGGTCGAGTATGACCCAATGCAGTAAGGCACATCTGGTTTGTATGCTTTACCATGAATAGCAATAGGAACACTACGGCCTGTAATTTGACTTTCTGCTTGCTTTACCAGGAACTCGGCTAAGTTCTTTGCTTGGATTTCACGAGCATGCATGATAGTATCAAACAAGTCGTAACCAATATCATATTCACTAGCTAACCAACGCAACGCAATATTATCGCGTGGATGGCAAGCACCGGCATCGCCCATACCTGCTGTCATGTACTTAGGTCCCATGATACGCATGGTACTACGAGCCAATGCGTTTGTGACCACATCAACATTGATATTGCCAATCTTAAGAGCAAAGTCTTGAATCATGTTTACCATGCCAACTTTGGCACTGATAAATGTGTTATAGAAGATCTTAATTGCTTCGCACTCGTCCCATGTGCCAACTTCATAGCGTGGATTGTTCTGCATGATTGTTTCATACAATGATTTGAGTTCTCCAGCAACACCAGTCAAGCTGCCGTCTTCAGTGCCCAACATAATCATTTCTGGATTAACCATGTCCCACTTAACTGAGCCCATAGCAATCAAATAAGGATTGTAAACGAATTCGTGTTTAGTATCTAACAAAGGAATAAACTTCTTACGAGTAGTTCCTGGCAACACTGTACTAATAAGTACTATCTTTTTAGGTGTGGTTGCATATTTGTTTACATTTTTAATAGCATCAATAACAGCATCGTGGCCAAAGTCCTTAGGAGTCATGTGACTGCTTGGAACTGATCCATCATAGCCTTCTGAGTGTGGAGTAGGAACAGCAATAAAGATCCACTCACTTTCATTGACTAATTCTTCGATACTGCATACTTTTACTGTGTCGCTGGTGCGTGGGTAAATGTCGTAACCGCGTACTTCATGTTTTTCTGCAAACACTTCGGCACAATCAAGACCGAGTTTGCCAATACCGATAAATCCTATTTTTTTCATTTTAATCCTTGGAATAATATTTGAGTGCTACAGACTAATTTATCTGGTTTTTAGCCTGGCCTCAAGATTTTTTAAACACAGGAATAGGATTCATTTTATGTGCATTACGGGCATTTAATTCAAGGAACTTGTTGATTTTTGCCACTACGGTTGGCTCACCTAACGGAGTCATTTCACCGTTACACATACGCATGGCCATTTCTAAGTCAGCATAGCTCATGCCAATTTGATCCTCATCTGTGCGTCCGTCGTCCCATAATCCATCTGTAGGAGCGGCATTGATAATGTCGTCTAACACACCCATCTCACGGCCCATTTGCCATACTTCAGTTTTATAGCAGTCAGCGATAGGACTGATATCTACACCACCATCGCCGTACTTGGTATAAAATCCTACACCAAAATCTTCTACCTTGTTGCCTGTACCTACTACTAGTCCTGCGGTACTTTGTGCAATCTGATACAAGGTAACCATACGCAAACGACTGCGACTGTTGGCAAATCCCAACAGGTCATTATACTCGCCCATGCGATTTTCAAATGTATCAAACACATCAGTGAGATCAATCACTTCGTGTTTTACATTGGTAAAGTTTGCCTTTAACCAGTATCCTTGACGCAAACTAAGATCGTGCAAGTCTGGACGCTGACGAATAGGCATGGTCACTGCAACAACATCCAGACCAGTTCGTGCGCATAATGCACTAACTACAGCACTATCAATGCCACCACTAATGCCTACTACTAGTGTTTTCATATTAGCCTTGTGGGCGTATTCTTTAATCCATGCTGTAATTTGATCTTGCAATGACATTTAGTTTCCTTTTAACTTTTCTATTAAGTATTCTACTTCGTCGTAGTAACGATGTTCTTCTACAGGTGTGCCAGGACCAGTCCATACTGCGGTACCTTTGTAAGCGCGAGTTAACCATAATCGCCGACCTGTTATGTGGCAACGCCTTGGCCATACTAAGTAAACTGATTTAAACTCTGCACGAGTATTAAACGGGTCGTATTGTTCGTCCATCCACATTCCTGTTATGTTCATTCCGTATAAACCTTGTGGGAACATTACTTGCCCCAGCCATTGCCCCAAAGATCCACATGCAATCTAGGACTATAGTTGAATCCACGCTCGCAACAGATATTGGCAATGTTTAATTTGTTTGCATCATATGGAGTAACAACTCCACCTTGTGGCATCAAATATACAACACCTTCGAATCCGCCTGCACGAAATTTATCTACAGCACGAACAGCTTCGTTGACATGATCTTCGGTTTCAACAACAAACTTAAGATATGTGTGTCCATAGTCTTGATATACACGCACAATCTCTGGGCGAATAGCTTCTTCTTCTTTTTCACCACTTGCACTTAGTTTAGCACTAACACTAAATGTAACTTCTCGTCCGCCATCGCTTGCCCAATAGTCTAAATACAGTCTAAAATCTTCGTGCAATTCTTGAGTGCCATTGGTTTCGAATGTAATGTTCTTTAAGTCTGCCATGCGTGGATGCTCTAATAACTCTTTGTAAGCTCGTTGCCAGCCTAGCAATGGTTCGCCTCCTGTGATAACCAAGTGTACATCGTTGCCGTTGTTCTGTACCCAACAATTGTTTGGAGTTAATGCTAACATCTGGTCCACTAGATCTTCTGTAGTAACAGTAGGACTCAAATGTTTAAATGCAGGATGCCAACTAGCATAGCTATCGCAGCCAGTTTCAACCAATGGCAAACTTAAGAATGTATCATACTTGCTGACTTCTTTAGCAACTTCATCTGCGCCTGTTGACTTTTCGCCTGGCTTGCAACCAAAGCCTGCACACTTAAAGTTACATCCATATGTACGCAAGAACACACTTGGCACACCAACAAAGCGACCTTCGCCTTGTAAACTATAAAATAATTCTGATACTTTAATTTTCATTCTTTAACCTTTATAGGAATACCTTTATAGGAATATCTAACATCGATACCATTATTTGTGGTTCTATCAAAACTGGTCCAATTAGAAGCAAGTTCTTCGCTGGTTAATTCAAAATAGTCAATGTGCTTTTTACTAGTAGCGCAGTCGCTAATAGCATCATTTATTTGTTCTAACAATGTTGATTCTCTATAGTATATGTTCATAATAGTATTTAGATTTTGTAAATATCTTTCCAATATTCTGCTGCCGCTTGATGTGCTTGTTCCAGCGGATGCCACCCTTGTATTGTAACAGGATATTCATGTTCATGCGACCAATCAACAAAGTTTTTATCATCAAATAATTGTAATTTTGGTAACACTAATTGTTGTAGTTCTTTAATATAATCCGGTGCGTGAAAGGTTTGATCAAACAACTCATAGTCCATGTAAGTTTGTACAGACTTGATACCCTTGTGATTCATGTATTGTTGCACAGCCCAAATGGTTTGTAAGTTTCTAAACTTGTTCCATAGCAAGCTACTATTGGCTCGAGTCTTATAAAAATCAATCATGTCTTCGGCTTGTGTACGATCAACTAAATCTTTGAGTTTTTCTGGAACACAAGTTGGTCCTAAGGTAATCCATGTTTCGTGCTCAACAATATAAAAGTCCCAACGACTCATCCAAGTCCAGTTGATCACTGCTAGAGTATTTTCAGGTGAGTTATTAGAAAACCATGTATAAATTTGTCTAGCAATATGATCATTGCCGCACCCTGGAACCGCAGATGTATTATAAGAATATCCTAGTTCTTTGGCCACCAGCGCAGGCCAGGCCTTGGAGCCATCGTTGTTGTCAGCTAGTTCACTGCCAAATACAAAGCTATCGCCAAAAGATACTATACTTTTCACTTCCACCAATCTTCCCAAGGAAACACAATCCAACAATCTTCTTCAGCTTTATTTAGGTCAATGGCTGAATATCTAACATTTAATTCACTGGCGCTGGCTTCGTTATCAACTAGTACAGCAACACGAACATTATCGTTCCATACATGATTCCAGCGTTCTAGATCGCCAGGCATACAACTACTCATCCAGTCTTGTTTAATCCAATTAAGTGTAGCACCCGAATCATTGATGTCGTCTACAATAAGAATCTTTTGACGCCCATCACCACCTGACATTGGATCATAATCTACATGACCGTATGCATCTTCGGCCATCCATAAGTTTGATTCGGGTTGGCTAGCATCGTCACGCAGGCTTACTTTGAGTGTTTCCATTGGCACTTCTAAGTATTGGCTAATAAGATTAGCTGGAACAAGTCCGCCTCTAGTAAGCCCTACAACATAATCGGGCATCCATGCATCACGCTGTAGTTGACGCAGAATTTCTTGTGTTTGATTTTCAACATCCTGCCAAGTGTAATATACTTTTTTCATATTACTATTTTAACACTTATTAGCAGTCTTGTCAAGGATAATGTGAGATATCTAAGGTCTTTGTTGGTCTAGGATTAACCGGAACAGCTGGTATGCCCAATTGATCATTTACCGATTGCATAAGTTGTAATTTACCATTGGCATTTCGGCTACCATGCCAGTGTACAATGTTGGCATCTTCTAATCGGCATCCGTTCCACTTATCTGTAAAGTCTCTGGCTTCTTGCGGCCCTGGCAACCAAGGACCCTGATAGGCCATTGTTGGATCGATTACTTCGTCTGGAGCGAGCCCTTGCGACCACACCATGCGATTATACAGCTTTTGATCATTGTTCCATTCTGTAGCTTGAGCAACATCTCGAGTTGCTTGTTCAAACATGTCTCGATCCATTTCGGCAGGATAATAGCGTATGTCAGCGTTCAAGAAATGAGCATGCTCATCCAAACTCTTTGGATCGGTATAATTAAACATCAAGAAATGCTTGTATCGACCAAACACTTCCACAGGTTTTAACACTTGTACATCACTGCCGCAGTAATAAATGTTACAAGGTTCTGATTTCCAAATATCCCAAATGGCAGCAAATTGCTGACGGAACACATGGTTTACATCGGTAGCTTCAGACTCTAGCTTGATGTATTCCCAATCGCCTTGTAAGTTGTGAAAGAAGCTGGCTTCGCTTAGTTCGGCCATCTTTGTATAGTAATAAAATAAGTCACCTTCGTCGGCACGATCACGCCCAGGCCACCACTGAGTACTACCAATACGATGCAGGCCTTTGATTAGATAATTTTTCATTATTGTACATCAACCTGTGGAAAATAACGAATAAAGAGATCGTTAGGATTGCTTCTAGCAGATTGAATTTTTGACTTGATCTCTGGAAAGAAGTTCCAAGCCAAGGGCATAAACAAAATCTTGTCTTTCTTTTTAAACTTTGTAAGATGATCAATACTAACAATAGGACAACTAGTACCTGGCGTAAACTTTCCTTGCTTGAGCGGATTGTCGTCAATGATAAAATCAAGTTTGATATCAGTAAAATTCAGCAAGGTATTACCCTTGGCCGCAGCACCATAACCTGCAATAGCGTAACCATCTTTGCGATAAGCATTAATCTGTGCTTTTAATTTACGAACAAGTGACTGCACATACTTTTCCCACTTGATATATGTTTCTACATCAAGCAGTCCATAGGCCGCTTCAAGTCCGATAATGTTGCTAATACGATTTTTGTTAAACGGCTGTTTACTTAAAATAAAAATATAACTGTTGCCATGAATAGGAGCTTTAATAACATCAATCAGATGCAAACCAACTCGTTTGGCCAGTTCGTTCATGCTATTAGCATTGAAAAAGTTTACATGTTCGTGATAGATAGTATCAAATTCATTGTGTAGAACCATGTCAGCCTGGCTAGTCTGTACAAACAACACAGTATGATCGGCCATTAATTGATAGCATGATTCTAAAAATGCCCGTGGATCTGGATTATGAGCACATACATTTTGTGCTATGATAAGATCATAGTAGACCGTGTTTAATTTTTCCACAGCCTGCGGGCCAAAGAAATCGCATACTACATTGTGATTGGCACCACTTCTAGAGTGCAAATTTTCCGCAGGATCAATTCCATATGTCTTGACACCAAGTGCTTTGAAGTAATCAAGTTGAGTACCATCATTACAACCAATGTCTAACACTGTACCGGCACGATTACATGACTCTAAACAAAAGTTAGCAAACCACGCTGAGTAATCTTTGATAGTTTGATTAGTACCAGTAGCATACAGGTAGTTTTTATAAATGATTTCGGGATCCACAGTGTGACTCAGTTGCAAGTGATAGCACTTACGACATAGCCTAACACCCAGTGGGTATCGTGCTTCTGGCTCGTCTGCTGAATCTTTATAACTGTTTGCTAAAGGTTGCTTGCCTAAATCTAGTGCTGTGTGTATGTCGCCTGACCCACACGCTAGGCAATGTGTATTTTCTGTTACATGTTTCATATTTTTAACCAGCGATCATTCTTCAATGTCCAAAGAACCATTTGTTCAATGCGTGTTTCAAAGTCGTACTTGGGTTCCCAACCTAACTTCTTCATATACTCTCCGCTGAGTGCATAACGGAAATCATGCCCTGGGCGTTGTGTATCGTAGCCAATCATTGTGTGCTTTAATTCCTTGCCCAGGATGTCGGCAATCTTTTGTGCTACATCAAAGTTAGAAACTTCTTGTTGCCCTACAATGTTGAACTTAGGACATGTAGCACCGCCAAAGTCATCAGCAAGTGGAAAGCCTTTATGAGGCAAGTCCATGATAAACATAGTAGCATCAGCAACATCGGCAGCATGAACCCAGTGACGCAATCCACTCTTGGTTCCTGTTTCTTCATCACAGTGGATAGTAACTTCTTCCCCAGCAAGTATCTTGCGCATAGCAATACCAATAAACTTCTCCGGTAATTGACGCTCACCAAACACATTCATTGTGTGTGTACAGTAGATAGGCATGTTATAGGTATTTTCGTAGCATACACATAATTCTTCTGCGCCAGCTTTAGTAGCACTGTAAGGACTACGACTGTTGTAACGATCGTATTCTTTGTATTCTACACCTTCTGGAGCCGATCCAAACACTTCGTCGGTGCCAAAGTTAATAAACTTTTCCAAGTTGGGCAAATACTTACGAGCATATTCTAATAGGTTACAAGTACCAACCACATTGTCCTGTACAAACAACATGGGATTCTCAATTGATCGTGTGACATGACTACCAGCGGCCATATGAATAATGTAATCCACAGGACCAATCTGATGTGCTAGTTGTGGATTAATTTCTGCACGAAGATCGTGAAAAATCACACGCAAACGACTCATTGCATCGGTGCCAAACTCTTGACTTAGTTCGTGCAAGCGATTAAGATTGCCAGAAAAGTCTAGTCGATCCATTGAGATAATTCGATATTCTTCGTGCTTGAGTAAACGACGAATCATATGGTGTCCGATAAATCCAGCACCGCCTGTTACAAGTATAGTTTTTTGTTTGTTAGTCATAAGTTATTTTTTTAATTGGAACTGAACCATTTGTTTATTAATGTCGTTTTCTTTCAATCGGTCCCAAGGATCTTGATCTCCTGATTTAACACGATCCCACCAATCGCTACCTTTTCCGATGCTTTTAAGATAGTTGTCTAGTATATCGCATTCTTTCATACGCAACATGGTCTGTGCAGGGTGATGGAAGTCTCTAGGATTATTAGGATTGCCTTCGAGCAGTTCTCTTTGTTTGTAGGTAGCATCTTGATTGTTGCCAGTTAAGTCTGCACGGTCGTGTAATACATCAATATCAATTCGTTCCCAAATATCCACACAGTATGCAATTTGGCTCAACCAAGCATCAGTCATTGAGTGTAAACTTAAATGACCAATGACATCCAACCACTCTTTAGGTACGATTGGGAAAATGCTGTATGGATGATCATTGTGAGTATGTACAGCTAATAATTTAAATTCGCCAGTGTGCTTGGTAATCTCTAGATCCCAATCCGTGGTTTCCATGATTGCATCGTCATTCCAAAAGAATAACCAATCAGCAGAAGAATTTTCAGCTAGTTTGTTAATGTATTCATTCAGGCGACCATAACCCATTGGACTAAACAACATGGCAGTGTAATCAATGCCCATGTCATCTAATTTAGGTTGTAGTTCATTTTGAAAATGTTCAACTCCTATAGAGTCGTCGGAATCCAATCCTAACAGTAACTGGATACTGCTGAGGTCCGAGGCTTTTTCTAATAAACCTATTAGGCTTCGATCCAGTGCTTTTGTGCGCCCTCGTGTGGGCAATAAAATAGATATTTTGTATTCATTTGACATAGTGCGAATATTTATATGCGTATATTATTAGTCAAAATAAATTTCTATTCTTCATAGATTTTTGACCACTTGACTAACTTTTGACTTTTTCTTACTTGTGCTTGATGTAATTCTTGTTCAGTAAAAACTTGATGTGCGTGAAGTAATTCGATCAACAAGGTAACATCGCCAAGTTCTTGGATTAAATGTTCGCGTTGTGTGCCGCCGTCTTTGTAGGAGTTATCCATACCAAAGCGACGACACTTGCTGATAGCAACAATAACCTCTCCACACTCCTCCTGAAGTATGTCAAGGATTTCGTTAACTTTATTCGAAGAGATCTTCATTCCATTCACGATGTCCTTCGCGATATGCCATGTTAGACATTGTTTCGCGAACTTCCACACGATAGCACCACAAGCGATCTGCTTCTGATTGACCCCACATGTCTGGAATATAAACACCATTTACAAACTTGTACAATTGATCTGCTAGACCTTCGCAACCTAGCTTAGGTAGTATAGTTAGTTTAGCAAGATTCTTTTCTTGTAATAACTTGTATGTTTCTAGTTCAGGATCATCTTCTGCTACTAGTAAGGTATGATCAAATTGACTTTCAAGGATACCTTTGAGTTCTTTGAGTCCGCCGTAGTCAGCAGCCCAGTTACGCACATCTAAGTCGTCTGTGCCAAAGTAAAACTTCATGCTAAATGAGTAGCCATGAATCAAGTTGCAGTGACTATCTGCTCTCCATTGACGATAAGCGCAAGGAAATGCATCGTGATATTCTTTAGTACTTGTATATTTGTAAGGTCTTGATCCGGTGTAGTTCATTTATTTCACCTCAACCTTGTTTACTGTACAACCGTCTGGTAATTGAGCACGAGCTTGGTCTTCGGTTTCGGCTCTAAGGAATTCGATACGATTCTTACCTTCGTGTAAGATATGAAATACATAAATTTGTTTTGCCATGATTATTCTCCTATGTTAGATTATAGCATAGGCGGCAGAATTTGTAAAGCGGGATGACGCCGAAAGGCCGCTGGACTACTATTTATTCTCAACTGGTGTACACTTCAGATGCTCATCGCACACTTCAAATGAACCATTTTGAGTATTCATGCGAACAATTTGTTCTTTGTGAACAGTAAAGGTGTACTTGGCATTGTCTACAGCAGGCATAGTTACCTGGTATCCTAACAAGGCACACATCAGTGCGGTAAGTGCTAACATTTTAATCTATCCAAAATCTAAGTTCGTGCATGAGTCGATATTGACCTTGCTGTGTACCCATTACACTAAAACGATACATGGTCTTCTTATCGATCATGTTAGTATATAGTGCTCTAACATAAGGGGTGACTTGATTTTGTATCGCTAATTTCTTGTTAGTGTACACTATATTGCCTGCGCTGTCAACACTAGTTGGCATTCTTGCTTCAACATTGCCTGACAGTACCACGGGCTTAACACCAGCATAAACTCCAATATCACCAAACTGATCTTCAGTATAACGATAACCACTTTCGGCCCAGCCACCAACTATATTATTAACTTTAGTAATCAATCCAGGAGTAACATTAGTGGTAACATGCATCATGCTGGCCTGGGCACTAAATCCACCATCTTTGTAAGTGGCCACATTATCCATAATACCAGAATTAGTAATGCTACCCCATGCTCCACCAAATGCTATCCACGGATTGGTGTTCAAGTTGGTGTACTGCATACCATAACTAAACTTACCATTTCTGTATGCTTCGGGAATACCTATGGAATATTGTGTGGGTTTCTGCAACATACCCGGACCTTGATCGTTACCAAACAAGGCATTACGATTTTCAGTAGCAATACGCATGTTACCATAGGTCATTGGACTACCGTTGACTAGATATTCTGCATGACTAGTTAAGTTGTGTTGGTCAACATGCTCGGTGTTATAACCAAAACTGTTTAATCCAGATACATTCATTGCTTTAAGACTAGTAGTAAACCCACGCCCTATGCTATCTAGCACTAGTGTATTACCGTCACCAATGTCTGCACCTGCAATATATCCTTTGATCGGTGTTAATCCATTTTGTGTCATCAAGGACAACGACCCAATTGGTTGTAGCAATGAATCTGGATTGATTACTAGCCCAGTGCCTGCATTAGTCATGTATGTAGACGAAGTCATGGCCAGTGCAGTGTTGGCTTGAATATCAGTCATGTATGGCCATTTGGATTTAATCAAGTCCAAGGCCAACTTTGGAGTCACTACACTAGTTGAGTCACTGATATTACTAAGATATACTGCTAGTTGACGGTCTGCACCATTCATAAAACTAGTAGCAGTAACCAGATACATTTTTCCGTTAGGCCCCTTTACAACATTTACGGTGTTGGAGGAATTGTCTGTTCCTTGTATTTGATTTGATTGTGTGGCAAAATCAGTTAATAAATTTTGATAGGCCGCCACATATTTGTTATCTCGACTACGCAACAAGACTTGAGTGCTGTTGTTATTACCAGAAAAGTCCTGTCCACTAACTAAAATGTCAGTTAATCCATCTCCATTGACATCAACAATTTTTGGATTGTAGCTACTGTATGTGTTGTGATTATACCCTACTAGAGTAGTATCTGTAACATCTGTAAATGCTCCGCTTCCGTTATTTTTTAAAAATTGTATGTCAGAATATTTTGTTGCGGTGTTGGTTCCAAAGATTAACAAGCTGTTGGCGCCACTTGAATCAAAGTCATACACCAAACTTCTAATATTATGATTAATACCAGGCCTAGGAGCAGGCAATACACTGACCATGTCAAACTTTAATTGATCTGCGCCGTCAATAGCCCACTTGTATAATTTTGTGCTGTTAGCAATATTAGTGTCGGTATCAGTTAATACCATAGTGGTAGTTCCGTTGCCCATAAAATCTGCAACTGCAACTGATGCGGCACTAGGCCCAGGCCCAAACGCAGAGGTATAAGTTTTAAAACCGTTAACTCGGTTATTGATACCGACAGTCATATTAGGACCATAGTCGGTAATTACAAAATCCTTATATCCATCGCCATTTAAATCAGCTACAGCAGTATCGTGTCCCCATACATTGGACAACGGAATTGTAATGCGATTGAATGTAGTTCCTGTATTTTGATAAAGGTATGCTGGACCATAATTTTGTGCATCGGTACTAGGTGCCACAAACATATCAGTGCGCCCGCTCTTAAAGAAGTCAGCAAATTTAATATTAGGATCTGCTCCTAGTATTACATTAGAGTCTCCTGTGAACCATTGCGCTGTTCGATCAACCAATGTACCATTTGACCAACTTAGCATACTAATTTTACTATTGCTCCAATTGGCAATACTAGTTGGTTGAGTTTGACGGCCGGCAATAATAACATCTTCGCCTGACCCAGAAATATTTGCAGTAAAGGTATCAACCACTGCGGCTGAAGTTGTAATAGCTACCAATGGATCAACTGTAGCTACCTTGGTCGGAGTTGAAAAGGGTACTTCTGATCGAAGATAAGTTGGCCCACTGCTTGGGGTTGGTGGAGCACTACCGCCAGGATTATTTGCGCCACCTCCACCACCTCCACCAGCACAGGCCGCTAGTTGTAGAACTACTGTTGCTAAAAGCAAAATCCGCTTCATCGTATAACCTAGATTAATTAACAATACTAGTATTATACAGCGAAACGGATTTTTAGGTCAAACGGTAAAAAGTGTTGTTTTTATGCTACAGAATCTTTTTTCACCAGGGTCATTACCATTTTAAGCTGGGCTTCAGCTTGTTTATAGTTGTTGTACGAGTCAGCTACAGTGGGATTCTTTGCAAGCAATTCCATAACCTCTCGTTCCATGTGCATTTTACTTTCTGCCCACTCTAATATTTGAATCATTCTTTGACTTGGATCCACTGTAGCAAATGCTCCTGTAGGGTTCCACACACCACTGGCAAATACTTCATACTGTTGTGTGGAAGCATTAAATCTTATTTGACCATCTACACCATTTGTCATATTGCCATAAACTGACGGTGGTGGTGGCGAATTTATATTAAGCCACTGTGAATGTCCGGTGCTGATGGTCTTGATCATCGTTGTAACAATTCCATAGTTACAATTTTACCGATAGACTCGGATAAACTTTCATCTGGAGTAATGATGTGTAGCTTAGTGCGATGTTCATCCTTCTTGTGATCATACCAGCGTGATTCGACCACTGTGCCACCCGACACTGTCTGCACACGGAAGTTGATAGGATCTGGAAGATCGATATTGCCGTCACTAACGCAAATATCTTGTTCTCGAGCTAACCTAACACTTATGCTTCCTACAGAGGGCGTCGAACGAGATACTTTATTACCGCTATTATCGTCGTTTACTAATAAGTTAATTAATCGTTGTCTTAACCATGTTCTCATCTTGGGGCAAACTCCTGTTGTAATTTAATATTGTCCATAAACTCTTTCTTAGTTGCTGGATCTGTGTTGAACACACCTTTAAGTACTGTAGTTTGTGTTAAACTACTGTGTGCCATAATGCCGCGATTCTCACAGCAACCATGTGTTGCTTGAATATACACGCCAACATTCTGTGAATCTGTAGCCTTCATTATTTCTCTTGCGATGTCGTTACATAACTCTTCTTGTAAAGTGCCACGGCGAGCACACCATTGAGCAATGCGAGTATACTTGCTAAGACCAATGAGTTTGTTTGCTGCGATGATGCCAATATAGGCCACCCCGCTAACTGGCTGATGATGATGACTACACATAGAACGCAATTCACTGCGTACAACCAACATACCTTCATATCTATCCTCACTATCATTTGGAAAAGCAGTAGCATCTGGTGCCTTCTCATATCTACCTGCCATAATTTCATTATAATACATCTTAGCCAAACGACGAGCTGTGCCCTTACTGTTAGGATCATTTTCACGATCAATCAACAAGGTGTCTAATACCTTTTCAAAAGCCTGTGTAGCTTCGTTGATAAGCATTTCTTTGTCTGATTCTTGTGTAATGTATTCAGATACATTATCACCTGCCCAAAAGCGTTTGCCTCTAAGCTTCATTTGTTCGCGAATTACCACGCTAAGTGGACGACCGCTTTCGTTAGGATTTACTGCGGCATCTTCGTATCCAGGATGGAACGGTGCTTCATCTACTAGTTTAGTAGCGTTGTTTCGATCTTCTGATGTAAATGTTGTCAATTCTTTTTCTCCGAGTTATAGTCGTGGATGACCAGTCTTACTTCTATTGTAACAGTTATTTAGAGTTTTATCAAGAGGCAAATGAAATATTTCTGCAATCAGGATAAACTCCAGGTTGTGATTTTGGTTCTACAGTTGGTAACAATTCTAATCCCTTAGCACACAATTCTAATGTTGGGCAGTAATGATAACCTAGTATTAGGTCTGTTTCAGTTTCCCAAGCAACATGTAGATCGCGACCGTCTGCTCGTTGTCGACTGAACTTTTTGTATGCTAGCTCATCGTCTAACAGTATAGCACCAACCTTGCCTAGTTGCAAAGGTTTAGACCAACCAAAACTTAAACATTGAAACTGTCCTGGGCGATACATATTGCGCTCAAGTCTGCGGGCACTGTCCCAAATACGAGTACCTTCAAACTTGTATTCCCCGACCCATTGTTGTCTATGTTCTTGAGTGTGATAATCGTATTTGATTCCCAAGTGATGCATAAGCATAGGAACACTCAGATAGGTATATGGAGTAAACGCTGTTTGTTTGATATTGTCGTGTCTAAAACAAAGTTCAAGAGCATGGGTGCAACCATCTGTTAATACAACATATGGTGCACCGGTATATTCAGCTAGAGTAGATTCAAAATCAAATAAGGCTTGAAAGCTCATCTATTATACCAAGCCCATGCATGTTGAATAATATCATTTAACTTGAATTGTGGTTGCCAATTGCTGACCTTGATAAACTTGCCAGCATCAGCAGTAAGGATAGCAGGATCACCTGGGCGTTGCGGTCCAACTACAACTTCTATTTTCTGTCCTGTGACAATTCTAGCTGTGTCAATAATTTCGGCATTGCTTGTTCCCTCAGAAGTGCCAAGATTATAAATGTCACTAGGAATAGATTTATCAATTGCTAAAATATGTGCCAATGCTAAATCTTCAACATGAATGTAGTCTCGAACACAGGTACCGTCTTTGGTAGGATAGTCTGTGCCATTAAGAGTAAATGGTTTTTTATCTCGCATGGCTTCTAATACTCTAGCAATAATATGCGTGGCACCAGGAAGTTGTCCATTTCTAGCTTGACTCTCTGCACCACAAGCATTAAAGTATCTAAAACTTACAAAGTCCAGACCGTAAGCATTGCGATAGCTACTCAACATCCAGTCAATCATGAGCTTGCTCTGACCATATGGACTGATTGGTTCAGTTGGATCAACTTCTTGTATAGGCGTCATTACTGGATTGCCATAAGTTGCAGCACTACTACTGAAAATAACTCTAATGTTAGTCATCTTGTTGTTAACCAAATAGTTAACCATACTTAAAGTCTTAACAAAATTATTGTCGTAGTACTCGCCAGGATTTGTCATACTGGGTCCAACTAAACTAGTACCAGCACAATGTATAATAGCATCTGGTGCAAACAATCTTATACAGTCTAATCCAATTTCACTAGAAAAGTCACCAGTATGCCATTTAGCACCACAGTCAACTAAATGTTTTGGAGGCATTTGACGATCAATTGCCAAAACACTGTGTCCAGCATCAAGCAATTTAAGAACAGTTGTGCCGCCAATATAGCCGGCACCACCAGTTACTATTACTCTCATCCTTCGATCTTTCTTACATGATACTTGGCTTGGCTTACATGATCACGATAGCGATTACCTGCACGATTCCATTGTTCGCCTTTGCCTTCTAAAATGTCTACAACACGATCCACAGTACCATCGGTCCAGTCACTAATAAGTCCTGTGTTATGATGTAGTTCACCTAGCAAGTTTTCTAACTTGTGATAAGCATCATCTATTGACCAAGGAATGTAAAGCCTGTTAGGATCATCTGCGAAAGTTTCAGGAAAAGAACGATAAGCAGGAAATAGAACATTCGATCCAAGTGTATCTGCTTCGGATACTGTGTTTGATACCCAGTCTTGTAAAGCGCAATTGAAAAGCACACGAGTATCATTAAGGAGATTATAATAATCATTTTTCTTTAGGTTCTCATAAATTTTAAGTTTACCTTCACGCTCTAACTGACGAGCACGATCGATATACTTTTGATTGTTACTACGCAACGGGCCACCTTGGAATATAGCAAACTCTACATCCTTGTGTTTGCCCTGATCGTGATACATATCAATCAAGTCCATAAAGAAGTCTGGTTGCTTCTCTTGGTCAAACCTAGCGGCAAAGCCCACACGCATCTTGCGTTGGTCAAACGGTTTAATATTTTGCGAGCCACCTATACGCTCTAGAACTTCTTCTTTGCCAAATGCTAGTCCACTAATATTGTAAATTGGAGCCGACCAGCCTGCAATACGCATATGAGCTACCATCTCTTCGTTAGTAGCTAGTACGCCTGTAACAAACTCATTGACCATCTTTTCGTACAAGTCCATCCACTTTTGCATGCCCCATACATGAACAAAGTCATCTGGGTCAATAGCTTGTGCTAGACAGCGTACATACACACGCGGACGATGTGTTACTGGAACTTGATCCATGATGTATGGCAAACTTTCAATGCCAGGCTGGAACATGTCTTCGAAGTAGATAACATCTTCACTGGTAACTTCTCCGTTACGCATCATTTGAACCAGATTCATCATCTGACTCATACCAAAGTAACTACGACCATGTGCATCTAATACTTGTCCTACACAGATAGCCTGAGTGTCGTCAATGGTTTGGCCTGGAACATATACCACATCTAGTCCGCGACGATCAAACACACGCCGATTCCATTCAGTTAGTTGTAAGGTATAGCGAGCCTCATAACTCTCTAAGCCCATGTAGAATAACTTACGCACGGCGATATCCTGAGAATCTGCGTGAATCTTCATCCCACATGTTCTTGGCATTTTTACCCTGGCTAAACTTGTTGTACTGTTGCCAAGCATACGCTTTGAAGTTATACAAATCTTCTTCGCGATATCTGTAACCGTAGTCTACACAGAATTCCAAATAGTTTGACAAATCTTCCAATGCTTGCAAAGCTCTAGGGTTTACACGATGTTGTGGCTTTCCCATTTTATTTCCTTTTTAAATTACAATTGATTGTGTTGGACGAGTAAGGTTATAACTAATCAAGCATCCGTTCTCGCCGTCTTCGGACACTTCGATTTCTACAGCACGACCAGGATAGCGGCCTGCAATTTGTAAGTACAAGTCGTCTGCAATCATTTCGCAGGACTTGTAGTTGAGTTCTAAAACTCGATTTTCATTATAGGGACCGGTCCCACTGTATAAGTTCTCGAGCCAGCGTTTGAACTGGATGAACTCAATGTCTCGGTCATTGTGGAAGACATTGATTGACACCCTAAAGTGAAAGATATGACGGTGAGGGCTAGCAAGGAACGCAACATTGTATTCATCGTTAGTATTTAACGCAGGATCTGTTGCTGCCGCAGGATAGCAGTGAATACCTTCTCGCTGGAAAGTAACCCATATCTTACGATTGGCTGCGGATTTAATTCTCTCTATTGTTTCTCGTTGTTCTTGTATCATTTAATTACTTCGTCCTTTGTGTATTTAGACCAGTCAGTAAACACCTCGCGCTTTTGTAAGCTGTGTAGCGAGTGGCACCAGACGCCCGGGTTGGTTGCTTTAAAATCTTTGTCATCAAGTTTAATAGTTGCATTGTATCCAAGTTGGTTAATATAAGGGAGTTTAATAGAAATCATTGGAATAAAGTTGTGGTATTCCACCAACGGAGATTCAAGCAGGCCTTCTACACACTTTACATCAATATCAAGTGTGCATAAGTATCCGTCTTGCAAGAATGTATTAATCATTCCTTCCCAATCACGCCAGGTAGGAGCATCACTATATTCTGGGTTAGGAAAACTTTGGTTAGCACCAAAATATATATGGGTAACAAGGTATCCGCCTAGAGCACGGTGTGTCTTAAGTGCGTTCTTAATATCTGCTATAGACTGTAAGCCTACTACAAATAATGTAATTTGTCCAAATGCAGGAGTGTGTTCTACTTCAGTTCCTACAAAGAAACTTACATCATCGTGCCCATCTCTAATCATTAATCGTTTTCCTGTTGTCCAGCTTCGTATGCAAGTTGAAGTTTTATTTTAGAGATTTCGTCCTTCAAATGCAACCTTTGCTTCTTCAAAACCTCTAAGGTAGCATCTTCAAAGACACCAGTTGATTCCATTCCGTCAATACGCTTGTTAAGTGCAGCATGATCGTTTTCTAAGTGGTTGAGTCTGTGCTGTAATTTATCAATCATTTTTATATCCATAATAACCAAACAAGTCCAATATAGGTTAGAGCGTGTGCTAACTGATCTAACCCTAATTGGTTCCAAAATTCCTTAGTAGCAACATCACGAGTACCAAACCGCATTTTGATCCAATCGATGTGATAGTGTACAACCATATCAATTGCACCTAGTGTTACAGATAGTGCTGGATCTAATCCTACTAATAAAAATACAAATATAGTTCCTAATCCGTGTTTGGCACTGTGTGACATGCCATCCAGTCCACCGTAGGTACCTTTGCTGTCAATTTCGTCCTGTGTTTGATTGACAAAATCAACATACCAATGTTTAATAAACAACAACACCAACGGAATAAAAATTGGATTAAACAATTTGGTCTCCCAAGTGATCCAGTTTTGACTCATCAAATTCCACTTCGTCGCCGTCGACTCCGTCATTGTCATCAACTTCAAACAAGGCATTAAACTGACTGTGTGCGTTCTTGGCTTTCTTGCCTTTGAATCCACGAGTACCAACAATGTCCATCCAATAGCGATCATAGTGTTCAATGATAGCTTCAGCTTCTGCACGATCAGATGTGGCAAAGATAGCATCCACAATGTCTTTAAAGCGGGCATGGTCACCGTTTTCGTTCCACATCATCTTGGGCCAAGATCCAGCATCGTATTCACGGTTGGCTCGTTGTACTGCTTCCAAGTGCATCCAAACATTATGGCCCATTAACAATGCATAACTGAAACTATCCCATGATGTCTTGCCATTCTTACCAATTTTGTTTAAGTCTGGAGCAACATGGAAATGATTCATGTTGTTGGGATCAAATGTTTCTCCGTTTAGTTCAGCATCAGTTTTACGAACACCTGCTTTATAGATGCAAATGTCTTTCATCTTAAGCTCTCGGCTGATTGGACTTTCATCAAAGTGATCAACATAGCCTTCTTGAACTACTGTAGGACCATATGGACGAGTGTCTGTGGCATATTTCTTATCGTCCACAATAGGACTCATTCGATAACACCACTTGTCATTGTGTGGCAAGTCAATATGATGATATACTTGTCCGTTAGCTGTGGCTAAGAATGGACTAGCGCAGTCAAAACTAATAGTAAATGCAGGATTAACATATTTGCGAACAGCTCGTTGAATGTCTGTTAATAATACTGCCCACTCTAGTTTGCTTGTGCCCAAGAAGTGCATCCAATCGTGAACACCTTCTTGTAGCAAGCCATCGTGTCTAAGTGCTACCAACCGACGAAGTACCAAGTGTACATCACACATGTTCTGACCACCCATGGACCAGCCATTAAAATGTGTGTCTGGATATACTTTAGGATCACAATAGTGTTTCATTGTTTCATACCAACGATCTGCGTCAGCATGATTAGCACCTTGTAAAACATTTAAGAACTTGGCACCACCATTCTTAACACCTTTGCGATGCTTCATAAAGTAGTCGTTGTTGTACTTGGTAGCGTCCACAGCTTCTTGAAGTGTGGTAATTTGACAAGCGGCACTGGCTTTCTTATCGTGGATAACCCAAGTTGGAATATCAAGAATCATGCCATAGTCAGCAACACCATCTAACCATTTAAGTACAGCATCACGCTTCTTCTGCGCTTTAGGACAACCACTGTTAGCCTTCCAGTCACCTTCCCACAAGCCTTTAGCAATCTGGAATCCACCCGAGTCGCCAAGGATAACTGAACCCGGATCGCGATTGCGAACCATGTCTTCGGACCAGTCTTGTTTGTTAAGATCTAAGTTAGCATGTCCGCCTGAGTACAAAGACCACTTGTACGGAAACATACCTTTCTGTGGATTAAGCCAGTTAAGCATTTCCATGTCCGGAATGCCAGCTGGCAAGCGAGCTGGATCTACATAAGGTCCATTTACTGGATCTCGTTGTTTACCGACAAAAGTAGCATAGAAGCCACTGATAGCTGGTAAGAATACAGCGTAATCGTTTTGTTTGGCTGTTAAGTTATCTTGATTTAATGGCATAATTTATATTGTGTTCTTGGTCTCTAATTATAGAATATCCAGCTTCGATCATTAGTGGCATAGCAGTAGCACATTTACCATACCATTGTGGAAGTTCGTTTGCTGGTTGAAATTCTAATGCTGGGTCATAATAAGTATCATCCATTATAATTACAGATTGTTCTGCCATGTACGGTAAACAATATTCAACTTGTAATCGATGTTCTTCCATGCAATTTTGATTATTCATAACTACTCCTCGTTGCGCATACAAGGTTACTTGACGAGCATACTGTTCCAATACCGATGGGTTGTTAGTGTTGTACATGTAATCAAAATTATCTAAGTATAATACTTTAATAGCTTTATTTAGAGTTGGTAATATGTTTTTACACCACAATGATCCAGATTCCGATACTACCCAAGGTATTTCTGGATAACTTATTTCTCTTTCACTGTGCTCTACATCTATACTATAAAATTTTACATCACGGTTACTAGACCACTGATATAACCATCGACTGCTCCCCTCTCCATTTTCGCTACCAATTTCAACAACAATGTCAGTAGCTGAATCACAGTCAAGTTGAATGTGATCCAGGATAGTATAAGGAGCCCCCATTGATTATTTAGACTGCGCTGGAATCTTGTAACTATAAACAGCCAAGCCAGAATCAACAGTAATCTCTGCAACACCGTCATCACTGAAACGCATAGTCTTGTCACCAGTTAAATTTAAAATACTAATGACATGAGCAATTGGATATGACCATGCTCGTTTGAGTTGTCCGCCTACACCAGATTGGAATACAAAGTTACCACTGTGAGTTGAATGATCACCAAATGCAAATTTTAAATCACTACCATCAGTGCTAACTTGGAATGTTGGTTCCTCGGCATTGGCCTGTGCTTGCATTTTTAAACGCTGGATTGATCCTACAGTAGGAGTAAACTCAACTTGCCATGTAACTGGGCGCATCTTAGCTGTCTTAGCCTTTTCGTTAACTGCAGCCGCTGTCATGAAACGATAGTTGTTTTTAAAGTCGCCTGATTTGTTTTCAAAGTTGATGCCATCTAATGTGCCATCAGCTTTGTTAGTGATACTGAGTTTGGCATCTTCTTTGTACTCTTGCAAGTTTAACAATACCTTAAGTTTTGCCAAGTTTGGCATACCAAATAAGCCAACAAATTCTCCCACTGGGCCAGCATACTTGCCTTCTACAATAACGCTACGATCTTCGGCAATACCAAAGATATCTGTCTCTTGGGCAGTTCCTGTAATTTTAACTAGGTCAATGCAACCTAAGTCGTGCGTGTGTTCTACTAAGTCTAATAAGTGATCTCTCATGTAATTCTCCTTGTTGTTGATTATAACTGGTTTATTTAGATTTTGCAACTGTTTTTGATTTATTTTGGTACAATTGTTGCCAAAGTTTGACCGCCTCTAAGACTAATCAACTCGCCCGGTTTGCGGAATTCGATCCAGGTAGATGGTCCTTGGTCGTCCCAAACAAACTCTACTTCATACCCGATACTCTTTGCCAGATCGATGATCATGTTTCCAGGAGTATAACAAGCAAAATGTTGTTCTACTAGCATTACACCTTTGTCCCGATCACAGTCATTTATGGTCATGATCAATACTCCGCCTGTTCTTAATTTTTCATAAAGTTCAGTAAGATATTTTCGAATAACTTCTAACGGTCTAAAATTAAAAAAGTTATAAGCAAGTATTAATCCAAATTGGTTGTTGGGCAAACGAGTAAGTATTTCGCCATCCTGTCTTTCGTTGATAACATAAGGGCGCAATCTTTTTTGGTAAACTTCGCTGTGTTGATTTATAACCGGAGTTAATAAATCGTATTGTTCATCAACTAGATATAATGGATCGCAGTCAACCATATAGTTGCTATGTGTTTCTAGTCCAGGACGAATAATCATAGCTGGATATTTCCAGTTTGTATATCTTGTGATACGAGTTTTATAGAACTCGTTGGTTTCATCTAATATAGCAGGTTGACGATTTAAAATGTAGTCAACTGATTCAAAGACCATCTCCTTCTCGTACAAACGATAACTTTCAGCAAACCAAGGACGCTCAGCATCTTCAATTTGTTTCTTAATCGATTGCTTTAATTCATCAAGTTGAGATTCGAGTTCAACAAATTTTTCTGTAATAGAAAGTCTAGCCTGTTCAAATTTATCAAATTGAGAAGCTGTTGTTGGAAACGATTCAACCAAATGTGTAATTTTTTTAACTTCCAGATCAGCTGTTTGATGTGCTGGTATTGCTGAAAGTTTTTCAAGTTCGTTTTTAAAAGAGACAAGTTGACTTAATTTCATGTTAGAACTCGAATAAACTTTGGAAGGTGTTTTCAGTATTAGTGGCCGACTTTAAATCCCATTCTAGCACACCTAATAAGTTGTCTAATTTTTGATCAACCACTGTTGCTTCCATTTCACTATCGTCAAATGGTAATTCTTTGAACCACTGTGGTAAATGCAATTCATCTGTAGGATAGCCTATGCTGGTCCAACCCAGGGGATTTTGCTTTAGTTTACATACAATAGTTTTCATTCCATCAACAATTTGTAAACTATACTTGTCGCTGTTCATTCTACGCAAATTATTCCAGTTAAGTGCAGCACGGACATGTCCTGGCATATTGGCTTTACCTAGGCGTTCTTCTTCCTTGCCATACTTGGTCAAGTTGTTTACACGCTTGGGACTACCCTTCTCCCAACCTGGTCGCTCTTTGAATTCATATTTAAAGTTTCGAATCTTTTCAATGATTTCTTCACGAGTTTTACCAGTCAGTACATCGTTTAAGATCTCGCTTAAGAATTCTTGAATAACCTTAGGAGTATCACTACGCTTCAAGTCCAAGCCCATGGCTTTTACTTTGCCTGGTTCGCCATGTGTGTCCACACGCTTGTTTTCTTTGTCATAATACAGGACAGCATAACGCTTCTTGGTAATAAACAAGCCTTTGCTTGCTACAATCTCGCGGCCACCTTTAATCACACTGCCCATCTCTCTAGGCACATGGAATGACTGTTCCATAAATCCTGGGAAACTAGCATTGACTTGATCAGCTATACTGTTGTAAAGTTGGACAGCAATATCTTTAGACCATTCCATCTCGCCCTTCTCTACTGCTTCCTTGACAGCAGGCCAAGCAGTAAAGTAACAAGAGTCAGTATCACCATAGATGATTGATTCGCCCACATGGTCATACTTGCCTGTAATACATTCGTTTACATACGCATCCATATGCTTGGCAATAGCACGACCAGTTAGTGTGGTAGATTGTCCAATGCGCTTATCAAAAAAGCGGCAACCAGGGTTAAGAATTGCGCCATACAAACTATTAAGGTTAATCTTTTTAACGAGTTGTCGTTTATCCCAGTATTCTTCATCTTCTGCCGTTGTACATTGTTTAAGTTTAGCCTGCATTTCTTTACGCTCGGCATACCAGCGTTTTAATAGTCCGGGAATAACACCTTCACGCTCATAGGTAAAGATTGTTCCGTTGGCACTGATCATCCAAGGTTGATTACTGTCAAAGATAATCTTCCATACTTCTGCGGCACTGTGAACTGATTCTTCTCCGCCTTGCCAATCAATAGTAATTTCTGTGCCTGTTTGCATTTCCATTACTGCTGTGAATTCCAATGAACCAAACAAGCCTTCCCATGCCGCAGCAAAACTACTACCGCTACGCATCTTGTCAGCAATATAGCGATCAGTCATTACTGGTCGAAGTTGACCAACAATAGTTTCAGGTCCCATGTTAAGCGCACGAATCGCACTAGGGTACAGTGAGTTAATGTCTATCGACCCGACATATTCATGAACGCCCTTGCGTGGATACGCAACATACGCACCCGCCGCTTGAGTGTCTTCATCCGAATAGCGTTCCTTACGGTTTGGAACAACCATGCCACGCTCGTGTGCTTCATTAATAATAGCCTGTTCTGTTACAGCCACAGCACCCATGGTAGTCTGTAGCAACACTGTGTTTTCATGCGCCAGTGTATTGGCAAGATCCAAGAACTTTAACTTCTTATCCATCTGTGCCAACCCGTTAACGTCTTGTCGGTTATACTCAATAAATGTCTTGAAGTTTTGATTGTAAAGCTGATCCAGTGTGCCTTCAAACTTGGTCTTGCCTTCCAGACCTTCGTATTCAAGAATAGCATCCAAGCTATAACTATGACGCTCTTCATATGTGTATTTGCGATACAGTTGCATATAGTCCATATGCACACGGCCAATCAAGTCATATGTTTCTTGTTCGTTACCAAAGCGTTCAAACATACGCTTTTTAGGATATTGATTCCACAAGCAGAAGCGCCGTGTGTCGTCTTTGCTTAACACACGAGTAACACGATTAACTGTGTACGGAATATCGAAGCCTTCACTGTTCCAACCTGACAGTGCATCAGCATCTTCAATCAAGTCCAGGAATGTTTTTAACATTTCACCTTCGTCTTGGAAGATAATGGTGTTTTCAAACTCGCTGGCAATTTCCTGAGCAGTTTCTGTGCTCATATGTTTGGGTGGAACTACTAGAGTGACTAGCTGATCTAACCACTGCAAGTAAACTGAAATAGCAGTGATAGCATTGAACGGATCACTTGGTGGACTAAATCCGCGATCAGGATCAAAGTCCACCTCAATGTCGAAGAACGCTACATTTAATTTAGGACCGTCTTGTCCTTTGTAGTTTTCTTCTAGGCAACGAAAGATTGGATTGATATCCGACTCGTATAATTGCTTGCCTGACTGTATGCGAATCTCTTTGCGAAATTCTTTGTTGTTGCGAGTAGAGAATCTACTTACAGGTGTGTTAAAAATACTTTGGAATTTACCGCGAGGGTCTTCGTAGTAGAACACATAGTTGGCTGGATATTCTTGATAACATCTCTTTCCATCTCGTCGTTCTACAACATGAATACGATCGTGTTCACGATCAAATAGTGCATCTATATAACTCAAATTTTTCTCCGTTTATGGCCGGTAAGCCATGATTCATGCTCGTAATGTGAGCGATTCATTGTTTATGATATACTTATTTTGTTTAAAAATCAACTAAAATTTCCTTCAAACCACACATCGGTTAACCTTTTTAATTCTGTTATTGACTCTAGTGCTTGATCTCTGTTGGGGTGAGCAACATCAAAAACATTATGCAATTTAAATTCATCGTTAGTCCAAGTGCCCCAATTGATCAATCGAGAATACTCAACAACATCTGCATCAAACTGTTTAGAAAACTCATAAAATTTTAATATCTCAGAGTAGTTACCATCTTGAACAATCATGCGAGTGTGTAACTTCATACCAGTTAACTGTTTCTTATTTTTTAAGAAATTCATATTTGTTAATAGTTGATCCCAGTTGCCACCTCGTCGAATTTTTTCGTAGGTATCTGCACAAGTAGCATCAATGCTTACTGTAATTTTTTCAATGGCTGATTCTAAGTGCTCAATTCGTTCCCATCGCTTTTCGCATAATAACCCATTGGTGCCGATACTAAAAGCTACATTAGGAAACTTATCAAGTGTTATTTTATTCATGAAATTTAATAACATCGGGCTAGCAAACACTTCTCCGGTGCCGCTTAACATCAAATGCATGCGGCGATCTGTTGGCTCTCCTAACAAATTATTAAAAATTATCTCGCCAACCTTGTTTTGTTGTTCAACTTTGTCGTCGTCAACTTTAATAACTTTAGTTCTACAACTAGGACAACTTAGATTACAAGTAAAGTCGCCATGAATACTGATTTCATATGGCAGTTGAAATCTAGCTGAATCTTCTAGTAGGTATTTGATATTTTCCGGAACAGTATCTATAGTGTTTAAACCGTTATTCTGAATGACCCCGCAAACTTTTTCATTACAAAATTGATAAGTGCCGTTGATAATACTTTGACGAATAGATTGCGCCAGCGGTGTAGCTAACAACTCAGAAAGTGGCGTTTCAAGTATGTTGCCGATAGTAGCTGGCATCCATGCAGCACAACCGCAGAGACGAACTTGTCCATTGGTTTCTATTTGTATCATACAAAAAGGGCTTAGACAATATTTGCCTTGATATTGTTTGTGACCAAAGAATTGAGGTTTTATAATCACAATAAGGCAATTTCACATGTATACTTGTTAAACATGTTGTCAGTTAACAATGTATCTAGGCGGTCTCGGTGCCCTGCAATTAAATTTCCCAAGGGCAAATCAGCAAACTGTTTTTGTTTACTAGTTTGATGGCTAGATAACCATTCAATGAATTCATTGCTGTTGTAAATTTGCTGGCGGTGATCAGTTAATAAAAACACACATCCACCACTGGTACGCACATGCCCTGAAGTATCCCAATGCGCAGGATTGTCATTGCACATGAAACTTTCAATTAAAGTTTTACCTAAAATATGAGAGTCTAATACTAGATCTGCTCTTTCGTAACTGTGGCATCCACGAAATGGTGCTATATCGTAGCTAGTTGAGTCACCGTTGCTGTGTAAGTGTATTTCTTTTCCGCATCCTTGCCATTGTTGTTTTTGAGGAGTTGGAAAGTAATTTTCGATTGCGTGTATTAGAATGTTTAGTTGCTGAAAAATTTCATTTAGTGTGATCTGTAGTGCAAAGTCACTAAATTTATAATTCCAAATTTCTAAACAACTATCAGTAAAGTATCTGTGTAATTGATTAAGAAACTGCTGATCAATATCTAACGCAGTTTCTGGCAACGACCCTGTATATGGAAACTCTGTGTCGGCTAGTTGATCGATACAAGCACATATTTTTTCAAAGGTAGAATCAACATGTGCTTGATTAATAATATTAGAATAACCACCTATGGTACTACGAGAACTGATCTTACGATTTTTATTATTTAAATGAACGGCGTACTGCCATGCTAGTGATGCAGGTGTATCAAGTAACTCTACACTGACTGTATCTACAATCTCGCCGTTCGTATTTAAAAATTTAAAATCTGCTTGCAATTACAGTGTTTTTCCTACTTGTACTAAAATTTGCTCAAGCAATTCGTGATCCTGTTGTTCACGACCGAACTCAGCTTTGTGTGCTAACTTGATAGCTTTTTTCAAGATGCTTGGTTTGATTTCTAATTCTTCAGCAATGGCTTTGACTGTGTCGTTGAGGCCGCCTGTGAGTGTTTCAATTTCGGACATTACACTAATGCCTTCATTGATAATTTGTGTAAGTTTGTTGGTTTGCTCTGATGTAAAAACGCGATCTGACATTTAAATCTCCTGTTAGTAATGTATTAATTATACAGGTTTATCTAGACAATGCAAGTAATTTGGTAATGCTCACTTGGCCAAACACGCGATCGGGCACGACTCCGAAATGTTTTGCAGGCAGCAGCCGCCTACACCAAACCGTAACTAAACGATCCTAAGGGGTGTTCTATACTGGTGCGTAAGGATTAAGTTTATAATCCTCGTCACCTTGTTGTTCTGGAATAATCGGATAGTCGTTCATTTTATTTAAACCATTCGCAATTTTCAAGTAACTTCTCAATCATGTCTGTGGTAGTATTATGATCGTCAGCCATTTGTCGAATAAATGCTTTACGATCAAAATTTTCCTTAATCCACGGACCTTTCCTGTCAAGTGTCTGTACGATTGTTAAATATTTTTGTTTTATTAAAGTTGTAATCATTTTTATTACTTACCATCAACATAAAGCTGACTGCCGTTATTAAAGCTAGGACTAAATGGACTGTTAGCAACACGACCGCCTTTGCTTTGTGCCCATGCATATCCGGCACGATGACCTGAACAGTCTTTGGTGCAAGGGCTACCTAAAAATTCAAGTTCGTCTAGTTTGTCTTTAAGAAAAGTGTCAGCGAATGCTTTACACAATGCTTGTATTTTTTTATTAGCAGTTAAGCCGACTTGATGCTTATCTTGTGTAGGATCAACATAACCACAGTAAACTGAATCAATGCCGTGTTGATCTAATAACGCTTGACAACTTTCTCCTGCTCGACTATCCATATCTTGATTGCATGGACTTAATGTTGTAATAACAATACTGCCAGGAGGAACAGGGCCAAAACGATCAATATAGTTGTTTATAGCGGCACGCTCGGCATGAACACGCTTACCATCTCGTGCAGGATAGTTAATACCTGTTACACAATTATCATCGGGATCTAATACAGCGGCAGCCACCATGCCTAGGTCTTGATTTTCTTTTTGACCTTGAACTACAAGTTCACAGAGACGAACTAGAATTTCATCTAATTTTTCGTCTAGACTAACTGTGAACTCTTCTGCTCTCATTAGGCACCAAGGATTTGTTTGACTTCGTGTACCCAAGCACTGACATCACTGGTACCAATTTCGTCAACATCGCCTACATTGTAAGCAACTTCTTCTGCGGCCTGCATGACTTTTTCTGGGCCAAACTGTTGTAACAAGTCTGTGTGTGCTACCATAATACGACGAATAATTGCGCTCTCAACACCACTAGTGTCTTGATCCTCGCCTAGTTCCATTTCTTTCTTCTGCTGAGCACGGCGCTTTTGATAATCAGTCATCTTGGGTTGGCGCTGTTTTGCTACGGGCTTACCTGCATCTACATCACGCTCACGCTGGCGACGCTTAGAATAATCTGTTTCAGCTTCGTTAGTGGTGCCATGTGATTGCATAAGTTCACCAGAACGCTTAACATAGTTATTGTACAACTGTGTTAACTTTTCTACTGGAACATTTTTTCCTGTGCGATTTTTAATATCTCTAGCCCAACCTTGTATAAACTGTTCAGTAGAAGTGCCCATTGGCCAACCTACTACATTGTCGTTGAATGTTTGTTTAACAACATCCATGATACCTTCATCAACACTCTTAGGTTTCTTGCCAGCCTTCTTCATAGCAACGGCAATAGCGGCCTGTTGTGCTGGATTAGCAGCCTCTGTTGTGCCTTGTGGCAACCAATCACGATCATACAATACATAATGGTTAGGTTCAACTTGCTTTAATAAAAGTTTATCATCACGCTCTTGATCAATATACCAAGCATATTTCTTTTGGCTGTATGGCTTGTTCAATGGCTTCATTCTAATCATTTCGCCATTAGCTGCAATAATGTGTCCCATAGCACCAGGAACACGGCTATCTACTTTAGCACCACTGGTTAATAGTTGTTGAATCTTGCGTGGATAGATACTACGATCATCGTCATCAAACGGATCTTTTTTCTTTAATACTGGTGGAGGTGGTTCTTGATATCCGCCACCTGGTGCGAATTCTTTAAGATCTTTATCGTAGTCAGTAGGTGCAATAGTAATAACACTAGGATCTTTACCTTCTGCTTTGAATTTAGCTCTTAACTTGTTAGCTACATTTTCAGCATGATCATCGTCAGCAAAGCTCTTCCATTCTTTACCTTTGATATAAACTGAATATGGTGTTGGAGCTTGACCGGTTCTTTGAGCAACCATCTTGTTGCTCCAACCTTCACCTACTTCTACTTCTGTAGGAGCAACATCGTTGTCTGCTTTCTTGCCATGCCATTCCCAGATTACATCACCTGTTTTAAGTTCAATAACTTCAATCTTGTTATATTCTTTTTCGCCATAGTAGATCATGTACTGAGCACTAAAGATTGCGTCGTTTTTATTAACAAAGTTACCTTTGTTGTAGCCATCGCATTCAACTGTGTACAGGAATTCTTTTTGTTCTTCTTCTAATGTATCTTCTGCACCGTCGTCGTACCAGTCATCTTCATCTTCTTGATCTGCGGCATATTGATTAAACTCAACATCACTCAGGTGCATGCTGTGTTCACCGTGGTTGTATAAGTTTACAACAACAAATGCGCCACTTGGGCTGAACTCTGCAATCTCACCAGTCTTGCCTTCAAACTCATTAGGAGCTGTAACAATGATAGGATCACCTACATGTAACTTTTGATCTTCATTGAGTTTATTACCAAACATGCGACGAGCACGATCGCCAGCTTCGGCGTTAGCAAGTTCTTTTTCTGCAACGCCATACTTGGCGGCAATGCGTTTACGCAGTTCTGCTTCTAGTGCAGAACCTTTTGGAAAACTACGATAATATGCTTTATAGATAGGACCAGTGCGATCGTTTATTAATTCTATAAACTCTCTTGCAGCTGTTTGTAGCTTATCTACTTCTTCAGAATTTTTTTTTTGGTCTTGGGCTTCGTAGTAGCTACGACCCTTGCCCTTTAGCAAATCTTCTTTACCTGGAATCTTTTCAACTGGAACATTACCAGGAATACCAGCTTCGTCAAATGTTGATTCGTGCCCTTCGACCGCTTCTGGATGCTTGTGAACATACATTAATTCGCGTTTAGCTTCTGCGGCACTATCGAATCCAACAACACTATAACCTGTGCCGTAATGATATACATACCATTCGCTATTGCCAGGACTTGATTCAGGATCAATACCAATCTCTCCTACTGGTTTACCAGCTTTGTCTTTGAATACTTTTTTACTTGGATTAACTTCTTCGACTGATTCGTAGTAGCTACGACCCTTGCCTCGGAGTAAGTCTTCTTTGCCAGGAATCTTTTCTGTTGGTACTGAACCAGGAATGCCTTGTTCGCCAACAACACTACCATATCCCATGCACTCATCTTGAACTTTAAAATAACTGTCGTGTTCAGCTTTGGCTTTTTTGAATTGTTCTACCATGCCGTGTTTAGCATAGTAATCCATTTTTTCTTTTAAGTGATCAATACGAGCCTGTTCCAGCTTGTCAATAGCTTGTTGATGCGGTTCGCGTCCTTCAAATAGGTTTAACAAATTCATTTCTTTTTTTCCTTAAGCTTCTTCAATATAATCTTGTGCTTCGTCAGTCTTACGACGACGACTCATAAACATTTCTAAAGCCATTTCGGCTTCAGCTAAATCTTTAAATCTTGTTGGTAAACTACGGTTACCGTGGTGGATCTCAAACCCAGAGTTGTCATCGCCGTGTATTTCACAAACGCGACCATCTTCCATAGTGACACATTTGACTGCTTCTGGAAGATTAGTACCATGTTCATCGATTTGTTTAGAAACAAGATCACGATCCTTCTTTTCTTTTTGCTTTAGATCAGTATCTTCTTTTTTCTTGTCTTTGAGATCGGAATCTTGTTTGATTTCATCTGCTATATTACTTAGATAATCAGCAAATGATTTTTTAACTTTGTCCAGCACATCTTCGCTAGTAATAGCTTCTTCCAATGGCTCTTCGTCGGACTCTACGCTTTCTTCTGCGCCACCAACCAGCTTGCCGGCTAGAGGATTTTTAGGATCTGTTTTGGCTGTGAGTACTGCTACTGTTTTTGGTTTAAATGTGGCACTGAGTTGATTGACACTCTTTTGATTCTTGTCAAGACCTTCCTCCAACATACGGAGGCGTTCTACAATGGAGTATATATCGTTATGGTCTTGCATTGATCATGCCCTAGCGTCTTTCAAATAACTCTTAAGTTGCCACATGTACTTGCCGTGTTGGCTTAGTCTATCTGCGGCAAAGTTTGCAACATCATCACGACCTTCTTGGGTTGAAACATCAAACACTTGTTTGCTTAGATCTTTCATGGTCTGTGTATCTGCGAGTAATTCTTCTAACATTAATCGGGCACGAGGGACCTTGGTTTGGTCCTGTATTTGTGTTAATTCATGAAAGCGGGTTAGGCTTCCTGGGGCATATTCTTCTGCAGTACGGATAAATTCAGCAATAGGATCTACTGCATCAAACGCATCTTCATAAATTTGTGAAAAGAAACCATGTAGTTCGCCAAAGTCTGGACCTTCCACATTCCAATGGAACATGTGGGCTTTTAAATAGTACGAAAATGTACTGGCCAAGTAAGTTTTTAATAAATCAGCTAACATTATTTCTTCCGTTTATACTTTTTGTACTCTGCAGGCGTATTAGGCGTTGCATCGTCAGTAGTGTATTTACCAGCAAAGAAAGATCCTGCATTTCTTGCGACCATTCCACCAATGGGTGAACTTACCGGAGCAATACTGCCTGCTGTGGTGCTACAAGCACTTGCTTCTTCAGTCAAGTTAACAAATTCATACAGTCTCATTGGTAATCCTTAGTACATTATTTTCTATAACTCCGGGTCCAAAATCAACACGGATATTTTCTACTTTTAATTCAGCTAGATGCGGCTGTACTAATTCGTAGCGTATAGTATATTCGCCGGGTTCAGCTTCAATTTGTAGATTTTCTTCAAGATAAGCACTGGCCCATGTCCATGTGCGCTCGGCAAATAGTTCGTCATTAACATACAAACGATAGATAGGATCTAGGCCTTCCCATTCGCAATGTACATCAGCTAATACTCGCACAAATTTCTTATCCATGCTGTATTTAGCTGTATATTATTTGGTGGGTATGTATGCCGGAATGTCAAACATGCCGCCTAGTTTAGCGGCTATAGCACGGTGATTACCGTCGATAATATGCCCATTGGTGTCTACTACAATAGGATGTGTTTCAATGTATTGGCGATCAACGCTTTTAACTTGATCATAGTCAATCCACTGTACTCGATTGTACGGATCTTCTAGGTCTTCGCCTTCTTCGTCGGGAATATGTAGCTTGTTTAGTGGCACACGAGTCTTGCGCCATTGTGGGTGATTTAAAATAGTATCAGGAATATTGAAGCCGTGATGTATGCTGTTTACATAAGCAAGCACATGTTCAGCATCAGTGCCTTTTTGTTCGAATTCTTTGAGTCTCATTTTACTTGTTTAACACTGCCAATTTGCCAAAATTCAACACCATACTGTGATTTCATTAACAAGCGAGCATCTTGTGCGTTGGCAGCAGTTACAGTAACATCAATACGGCCAACATAGTTAGGTTGTTTGATCTGTACCTGTGCTGTCCACAAATTGTAATTTACAATAGGATTTGTGTTTTTAGCTTCGACTATTTCTTGAAATCTCATGTTAGGTACCTTAAAATCAACACTCCGGGTTGTGGAGATAGTAACTCTCCGTAGTTATTATTTACCGTGCTTGAGTAACCACCGCCAGCTCCGTAGTTGTCGTATCCGGGGCTATTATTCCCAATACCTTTGGGTCCTTTGCCAGCACCGCCACCTGCATAATAAACAGTATTACCAGTTATATCGCTGGCTAAGCCTGGGCCACCTGCACCACCAACTCCGTCAGCACTGCCTTGTCCACCGGGTCCTGATGCACCACCACCGCCACCTGGGCCAAATGGTGGATATCCACCACCATAGGGATTGCCCCCTGCATGTCCTTGTCCGGGTGTGCCATTGCCAGCAACAAAGTTCTGAAAATTTATATGAGTAACACCTATTACTCCACCACCACCACCTGAACCACCTGAGAATCCATTACCATAAAATCCTCCTGTGCCGCCGGGTATAGTTACAAGATCATTAAAAGCACTACTTATTGTAGCTTCACCTATGACTACAGGATATGTACCAGCATTAAGAGTAATGTTGCCTGTTAGAGCACCACCAGCACCTCCACCGGCCACATAGGAACTAGTTGGAACTGCGGCACGACCGCCGCCAGCAATCAACAAGTATTGCACATCAGTTAATGTTCCGCCAGACACAGTTAATGTGCCAGAGGTTTCAAAAGTGCGTACAGTATATGCACCATCAGTTGTTACTACGCCACCGGTAACTGTTGTCATTTACCTGTCCATTTAGCTATCATAGTTGCTTGACTAGTATAAAGTCCAGCACCTGGGCGACCACTACGCATACTTTGTTTTCCTGGATGAACCGGGAATGTATAACGAGTCCAGTCTTTGTCTTGCTTGACAATGGTATCATTCTTGTTAGGTTGATACTTGGCAGTAGGAACCATAGTGTAGCCTTTGACTTCTACTCCTGGAATACTGTTAAGCATTAACCACATCTGTTGGCCATGTCGTGTTTGTGTTGAGCCAGCTTCTATGGTAAGTTTTAGTATGCTTAAGGCAATACCATATAAGGCTTTGCCCAACCCCTGTCCACGATATGGGCGTTCAACTACAATAGTTTCTACACCCCAAGTGTTCAGCACATCACCTGTTTCAAACAAGTCTAATTCGGCAGCTAACTTTTCGCCATCGAATATTAGTATTTCTAGATTGCCCTGGCTGTTTTTATCTACAGCATAGGTAAACTTACTGCCGCCAGGCAATGGCTTCTTTTCTACTGGATGTTCTGGTGGAACAATAGTTCCTTCTTCTCCCCAGTCACCTAGTTCGCTTTGTGGTATGCGGGCTATTTCATTTACAGTATTAGTTCGACCTGGATTCCACTTGGCAATTAGACCAGTTCTATAGATTTTGTGGTACGGCACATCTTTAGCAAATTGAGTATGATATGTTGGCACATCCGGTATGGTGCTTTTAAGTTCGTGTTTACCTTGTTTGATAGGAAAAGTCCAATAGTCTCCGGTAAGTGGTTGAGCACCATTTTGTTTTAATAGTTGTTTTGCTTGATTATCTGTTGCTTTGGTATAACCTTTAATGTCTACTCCAGGAAAATTGCTTATTGTTTTCCACATACTTCTACCACTAGATGTTTGTTCGGTTCCAGAAACTAATGTAAGACCTAAGATTGATAATGCTATACCATACAAACTATGTCCAAGTCCACGACCTCGATACGCCTCGTCTGTAGTGACTGAATTAACTGTATAGGCACCAGGAATCCATTGACATTTATCTAAACTTAACATGGCTACAATAATATCATTTTTATTATCTCGTTGCTCAGCTGGCTTGTTAGGATCCACAATGTAAATAATGATACTACCAGGCGCTTCGCGAGTATAATATCCAAATCCACTGCCACCTGGTAACGGTTTTATTTGGGATTTTCTAGCAGATGGGTTAATGGGTAACGATTCTTTACCTCCAGAATAGTAATCATTTGGTATGCGGGCTATTTCACTTATGCTACCTTGCCACTCAGCACCTAGTTTCTGTGCTATGTGTTGCCATACTCCGTGTCCACGATCTTCGTGAGCACTCATAACAAACTTAGCGGGCTTGCCCCATAGTTGTTCTGCGGCCTTAAAGCATTGAGCAAATATGTTAGTAACAACACCAGCACCCTTGTAACTACTATAAGCATTAACAATGTTGGCATTGATCTCGCCACCATCAGCAGTGATACCAAAGTCTAATCTAAGTTTGTCACTATTAACATTATAGTAACCTTCTGGACTTTGTTTAACTGTGACTTTAGCTGTAGGATCTACTTGTTTCATTACACTGGTAACAATGCGCTTGACTGTGGAGGTGGGAAGCATCTCACCATAGATCTCAGGATCTAGTGTTTTATCTTCCCAAATGTTTCCTTCTTCACCGCGATTCTTATTCCAGAATGCACGACCTGCATCTGTTTGCTCGCTACTGCGTTTTATTGTATAGCCTAACTCTTTGGCATAATCATACATTACACTAGCAATACCTTGACCGCGATAGTGTTCGCCCACTTCTAAATCATATGGTAGAATATTGTTACCAACTCGATCAAAATGCACATGGGCAAGTTCTTTACCATTGGCATAAGCATAGATGCTTACATTTTCATCATTACTACGAACCTCAAGATCTAAGCCATCACGATGAGCCCGCTGTGTTTTTAGCTGGCTGTATTCTGTGACAAATTCCTTAAATCTCATTCACAGTTCCAACGACGGCGGGCTTTGCAGATAGCTTTATCTGGAGTTTTCGCACAGCTGATGTTGTGCATTTTCATTTGACCCTTTGAGCGTGAGCAATAACTCTTACGACGCTTGCTGGCTTTACTACCCTTCTTTAACTTGCTGGGCTTGGTAGTCACAGCAGTCTTTAACTTTGAACCAGGATGTTCACGACGATAGGCCTTAACAGCTTTTGTACTCATGCCATCTGTTTTGTCCTTCTTATTGACTTTTTGCCAATCTTCCATGACTGGAGTTGTAGTAGCAAACACATACAGCTCATCATCAGTTAATGACTCTAGATCTTCCCAGATAGCTTCAGCATCAACTTGATTGCGTTCAGCTAGTGTTTCAATAATGCTTTCGATAAGATCAAATTCTTCATCTAGTTCAACACTTTCGTTGGGCACACAGTTGTTAACTCTAACACCACCTTTTACTTTGGTGCCTTCTTTGTGCTTGCCCTTCCAGCACTTGGGATCCAAGCGTTGTTTAACTGCTTCTGTTATAAAATCACTAGCTCTCATTTTTTCTTTCCTCTACGCATATTTAACTGCCAACGGGCCAATTGTCCTTTACGACCTGGTGCTTTAGCTGCTTTTTCTAACTCAGCTATAGTAGCACCTTTAGGTATTCCGTGACGCTGACTATCTCCTGGGCGACCGGGACCCTTGCCATCGGCAAAGTTCTCAGATAAACCTCTAACTGACATGTTATGTCCAGTGCTACGCTCTAATTCATTAGCACGAGCATCAGCCTGTGCGAACGAAACATCGTCCATTCTACTGATTTCTCTTCCTAAGGTAACATCATATATGCTCCAGGATCCTACTCGTTGTGTAGCATCTTGCGGAGCTGATAAATTTTGTTCTCCTGGTTGTAAACGCTTGGGACGAATAGCAAAACGCTCGCCGTATGTTTCTGGATTTTCAGCACCAACTGAGCGCAACCATGCCATGCCTTGAGTATATGCTTCGCGACCAGTATGATCAGCAATAGCATGTAAGGCACTGCCAGTATCAATATCAAACAATTCCCAAACAGGCACACCGTTAGGCATACGCACTTGATTGGCTATAGGTGCTGTTGGGTTAGGATTTTGACTAAAGTTTTGTGCTACATCCGGTGCGGCTTCACCAGTTTTACGCATCTTAATACTAGGTGCGGCCAAATCATTATAACGGCGTTGAACATCAGCCAGCACAGCTCTAGCTTGAGTTGTGCTAACGCCAGAGACTGCGTCAAGTACTCGTCCAGTTGGTTCGTAGAAAAATTCCCAATTACCGGGCGTCATATCTACAGTCTGGTCAGGTTCTTGCTTGGGTTGAGCGATACGCTTGGCTAACTTGGCACGAGGAGTCAATGTAGTTGGATCCTCATACGGACGAACATTGAATCCTATTCCTTGATCCTTATACTTGTCGTACACTTTGTCAGCAACTTCGCCTTTGTTCTTGCCTTTAACAATTTCAAGAACATCACCGGTGTTGACATCGTAGACTTCCCACTGTTGATCTTCACTCATGTTGCGTAATTCATACTCACCTGAGTCTAATGCTTCGCGACCATACTTGCTCCATACTGCATTTTTAACTTGATCTTCAGTGTAACCGTTCCACTCAGCACCCGGGACAGGCAACCATTGGTCAGCAACTTTATCAAATTGGAACAGTTTCCAACGCTGGTTCATTTTCTTTTCTTTGCCAATGGTCTTTTCGGCCCATTGCTTTTTGAGTTGCTCAGCTGTGAGCTCGCCTGCAGCATACTGACTAAACAGGGCCAGTTGACTATCGCCTTCGGGAGCAATTAGCTTGTATAACTTTTTAGCATATTCTCTGCGCTCAAGATCTGGACGACTTGCCAGATACATGGCATAGGCATAGCGCATCATGGTGTTTTGTAATTTGTCCATACTACCAGCGACAAATCCATCATCAGCTTCGCCTAGCATTGGATTGGTACCTGCTAACCAATCTCCTCCGGCACTACGGAATTCAATATATTTGTTTTGTTTGTGAGCACTGGTATACTTGCCTTCACCAACACCTTTTTGTACTTCACGCTGTGCCAACTCAAGCAGGCCGTGTTGCATGAGTTTGATCACGCTCATTGGATCAGTACGGCCACCTTTGATGTTTTCTTTAAACTTGCTCATTGCACTCTTGGTATAGGTGTTGGCTTGACGACCAAATGATTTTAACACATACTCATCGCCTAGGAACAGGATCAACTTTAAGTAGTCAACATCACCACCTTTGTAAGGTACACTTACGCCCATATGTAAGCCAGTTGAACTGTTGGTATAAGCATCACCCTCGCGGTTGGCCCAGTCAGCAACTTGTTTTAATTTTTCTAAAGCCTGCTCCAACGGCATAGGAGGGCTTACAATTTCTAAACCATAATCTTCACGATCATCTGGTTCTAAACTAGAGTCTGGTTCTACAATCCACAAACCTGGTTTGCGTGTAGCACTGTGATATCCGCTACTTACTTTAACCGGCATATCAACAGCTTGTTGTAAACTATCGCCAATTTCTTCCCAACTGCGTGAGCCATCATTGCCGCCACCGCCAGTTAGATAAGGCCAACCCAAGTCATATGAGTTAGCAACATCACTCATCCAGCGCAGGCCAACATCATCAAAAAAGCCCGAATCATCATCAACATAAAAATTACTGCGGAAATCATCTAAGACTTCATCATAGAAACCATCTTCTTTTTCTATGGTTTGTTCAACATCTTCTTGTAAAATATCTTCAGCAATGGAAACAGCTTCGCTGTACTGGCTGGCCATCTCCAACTGCTCATCGCTCATTTCACTGCCTTTGATTTTGCCACTGGCACGATCATCGTGCAGTTTAACAACAGCATCGGCTTGCGCATCTGTTAAATCTAATCCGTCTACTAGGGCAGCATGAATGCGCTCGTCCATTGATTTTTCACGCAACCACGCATCTTTAATCAATTCATCACGCTCATCGCGCCAGGCGTCGTACATTTGCTCGTCTGACCACTCCATGTACTGTTCGTCCAAGCTGTCTTGTAAGCGTGAAGCTTGACGCTCAGTTAATCCGTATCCGTATTCGTCATCTTGGAAAAACTCTACAACTTGACTAATGCTACGGCAACGCTCGTCCATGTCATAGTCAGGTTCCATGTCCTCGCCATCATTTTCATCGCTGGTAGTGTCACGGAAAATTAATTCTGCTTCAAAGCCAGCTTGTATGCCCTTGGCTTCTTCGCTGTTGGCAAACTGTTTAAGACTGCTGGGACGCATACTAACTTCATCCAACTGCTCAGACTCTAATACAGTACCACGGCGCTTGAACTGATTTAATTCTAATGCTAGTTTTTCAAACAGGCCATTTGGGTTAGCTATTTGTGGATGACCCTGACTGTCTGTCTTTAATTTTAATTTGTTTGCTTCTTTGCCTAGTTGTCCCGGACGAATATCTTTGGTAAGTGCCATTTTGAAACGAGGATCGTTGGCCTGTTTCTTAGTAGGAATATAACCGCTGGCACTTTCGCCCAATTCAGTTTGGCTACTATCAAACAATTCTGGATGTAGTCGACCATAGTCACGCATTAGAATACCAGCACGGGCATTGGCTTCATTTTCCCATGGACTGCCAGTTTCACCTGCATCTGCACCCATCTTGGCACCGTCACGCTCGTGTTGATGTTTGTGTGTTAATTCGTGTGCCACTGTACGGAGCACATCCATGATGTGTCGTTGACCAAATGCCACTTCCAAGGTATGAATGTCGTTGATATAACGACCAAATGTTTTGTTACGCACACTCCACTGTGGATCTCTGCGCAACTTGACTTTGGGTAATGCTTCAATTTTTAATTCTTGAACGCAGAATTTAATAAAATCTCGTAGTACTTCTTCGTCTGTGAGTTCGGGTGGTTCTTCACTCAAGAACATTTTGGTTGTAGGACTAACTCCGTCCCAGCTCATACCAACATCTTCTTTAAATCCATAAGTGAATTTTTCTTTTGGTGCTCGTTCTTTTAAACTTAATTCTTGATCTTTGGCTGCATTACGAGCATCGTATAATTCTTTAATCTTGCCCTGTGTGCGTAACATTTTATAAGCAAGATTTTCTGCTCCTAGTTCGCCATGTGCATCTAGTCCTGCTTGACGCAGATCTTTAATTTTCTTGGCCAAGCGATCAATCACTTGAGAATCATCACTAGCAATGGCATTGTCAATACGGTGTTTTAGATCTTCGTACTTGCTACGAACTGCATTGTCGTTGACTTCACTGCGAATCTTGCGAGGAATATTTATCCAGTCGCTGTTTAATATAGAGTATACACCTTTAGAAACAGGAGGTTCGTTTGCGTTTTCTACATACAACTCAACATCGTAACCGCCAATTTTGTAATCATGTAAATCGTTGTATTGATATTTTTTAGCATCAAACAATTCACGATAAACTTCATCATTGTCTGCACGGGGAATATCAACTACCAAATGCAAGTCAATATCACTGTATGGTGTATAGCTGTAGTTGGCATTACTGCCAGACACTGTAATGTCTTTGACTTCAATGTCACTTAAGCCTAGAAATTCTTTAAAATCCTCAGCAATAGCTAATAGCTTTTCTCTAACTTCGGGGCGCATTGTTTCGCCAGCCCAGATTTTAGGATTTAATGTTTTATTAAATTTAACTGCGTCAGCAAGATTATAGGAATCTAATTCAAGAATGTTCATAGATGTATTTATTTGTAAAACAAAAGCCGCTATCAAAGCGGCTCGTGTTATACAGGGTTATTATGTTTATTTCTTTTTCTTTTTGCTGGCCAATACTTTAGCTTCTGCAGGTTTAGGAGCATCAACTGGTGCTGCTGTGCCAACAGGACCGCCAAGAGCTGTGTTATTGGTCAGGGCTAAACTGTGTAGATCTTTATACAGTTGATCTTGAGCTGCATAATCAAACACATAAGTTCCTGTGTGCTTGAGCAACACACGCTTGTCTACCCAAACTTTACCGCCTAAGTCACGCCAGTTTTCACAGAATGTCCAGTCCTCTGAATAGTAACGGTTCTCACGAACTGCTGTGTCAAAGTATGTTTTCATGTAAGGGTTTAATTCTGCAGGCAAGCCGATATCATTCATAAATGGTTTGGTAGCAGGGTGCGCATCTAATTTCTCAAATACTCCACGCTTGATCAGCATAAAGCCTGTGCCTGTTTTGCTTACTTCTTGCAGGCCATCTGGGCCTTCTTCAGCGCCTTCAAAGCCATTTACACACCATTTAACTGGTAATGATTTCATTGGGTATAAACCGCCAATAACATCCACATCGCGATTTAACATTACCAACAGGTGCCATGGCTCCCAGCCAATGTCAGCATCAATAAACATCAAATGAGTAGATTCTTTATTGTGTAGGAATTTAGCTGTTAATGTATTTCTAGCACGACTAATTAAACTTTCATTAGTCATTGTTTCCATTGTCCAATCAATGCCAATTTGACGGCAAATATTGGCCCATTTAATGTAACTCATAAAACAGGATTCTGTTAACATACCACCATAACACGGCATACAAATATGCACACGGGTAGTTTTTAAATAATCAATATTAACTTGGATTTGTTGTTGCCCTGGCTGTGGTTGCTCAGTTACATCATTTACATTACTGCCTGGTGTTTGTGTTGTTGGTGTTGCTTGGTTTTCAGCCATGGTTTCCTCTATTAAAGTGTCTGATATTTAATAGAGTATAACAGGTGTGGTTAAATTTTCCTAGGCTTTTTTTCGTCGATATAGTCTTCTACTAGCACTTCAGTAGGACCTGTGGCGTGAGCTTGGCGCTCTAATATTAATAATTGTTCTAATACTTTGATTGCACTTAAATTACCACGGCGAGCTTCTTGAACTATGTTTTGTGCTCGTTCACTGGCACCCAATTTGGCATCAAATATATCACGCAATTCTGGATAATAAGTTCCATATAAATCAGTTATGATTTGATCACGGTCAGCATCATTTCCAGCAATATACATCTTGCGAATTTCACTGGCACTATTGGCATCTGCGCCTTTTACACGGAAGTTGACAGTGGGCGCAACATCCACATAAGCATGTTTGGTCAATGGCTGTAATTTTTTAAGATTTTCAGGCAGGGCTTGCATGTAGCTGGGATCACCATTCTTTTTTGTGCCAAATTTAAATCGAGCACCATCTCCAGCCATGTCTTTTTGACTCACAGCAAATATAAGTGCTGTATTTTCGGGGTCAGGAAGATTATCTGTTAATTCTTTTACTTGATATGGATTGCGTACTTTTACAATATGACCTGCAGGAATACCCAGCTTGGTCATCATTGAGACTTTATCTGCATAACTAAATGGACTGGTTACAGGAGCCTGTACATCGCTAGTGGCAATATAAACATTATCTGCACCGTATTTTTTTGCAAGATAATCGTAGCTGGCTTTATGCCCTAGATGAAATGGGTGGAATCTGCCAGGGTAAACAACAAGTAAATTCATAATCTAATATTTATGGTTACATGTTCTCTAAGAGCCACAGGTATATGGGTGTGGTAAATTCCAGGTTTACTGAGCCGTTACAACCCATTTCACCATAGAATTTGTCCAGTATAGTGTCTCCGGAATTATTATAATTGTGAACATATACAGCTCGATCAATGAAAATTTGATTTAATTTAATTCCATCAAATGCCAAGTCTGAAATAATTAATCTGGCATCTTTAAGAATATTTCCGTCTGCGTCAACTACTGTGTCTGTTGCAGTTTTATTTTTCAAAACGAAATTTAATAAATGCTCGCCTTCGTCATCATTTAAATCGTAACTAAAATCAATTTCTTCTTTAATATGGTCAGAATCAAATATTACATTGTTGTCTATTAGAATTTCCAAGCCCAGTCGTGCTGACGCATCAGAGGTGTTGATTTTACAGGATATCTGTACAGTGTCGGACATAATTTTATTTGAAGTTAATATGCTGCTGTTACTAAGGTAATAGTGCCTGCGGAAAATTCAGTGACATGTGCTCGCACATGAGCAAAATTGCCAATCACTGATGATGTGTGATAACTGCTAACTGGGTCGATGCCATCACCGTAATGATCTATATCAAACCAATGACTTTGATCTGGAGCATCTTGTAGTGTGGCTTGAATAGTAACGATGCCTACAAAGTCGCTGACACGATATCCAATGGTTTGCAAGTTGCCTTGTCCATTGTAGTAGTTGGCAGCAGGCAAGCTATTACCATAAAATTCCATGCTACTGCCATCATAGTTGCCGGATGGTGTGCCGTTAACTGTAGCAGGAAGTAAAGTTACAGTGGTATAAGAATTCATTATGCTTGTTGAATTTCTACCAGAGTATTTTCGCCAGCCAATGCTTCTACAACACTAGCAATTTCTGCTATGTTTTCTGCATGCAATGGTAAGTTTGGATTGTCAATAGAATTTGGAACCATTCTGCTAACAGTAATAATAAGGGTTTGTTCGATTAATTTTGCCATAGTGTATTATTTAGTGATAATTGTCTGGGTTTTACGAATTAATCCTGGCCTAATTAAACTAAGCATGGTTAGCCACTGATCGCCAGTATAATCTATAAAATAATAGTCTTGAACACGCAAATAGGGCGATTCATACAGCCAGTGTTTAAAACTAGGACTAGTTCTAACATGCTCTTGTTGGTTAATAAAGAAGTTTTTAATTATTTCTTTTTCCACAGTGGACAACTTGATACTGTGAAAATAACTCCTGTATTGGTAAGTACTTCTCTTTAATCGTACAGTATTTCTTGGACGATTGACCACAGCTTGTGTATAGGTTTTGTTTGTCAAACATCTGACTTGTCTAAGCTGATCTATTAGAGTTAAATCATTGGTATATACCCAGCCAAAATTTGTACTGACCACTAGTTTACAAGTTTTATCGGCCAGCATATCACATACTCGGTGCAAATCTTCTCTGACTTGATCAGTGATTGGATTTAATCCTGTGGATCCTCCGTGCAACACTGATTGCCAACGCTGTCGAGCAATTTCTCGCCATTCGATTCGTTGATCCAGTCTGGAATCAATTACCTTGTGATCCAGTCCACGCATGGAATTTGCTTCGGCCAGGGTAAAGCCGAAGCAATAGTTGTAACGATTATAAAATAGCTGGTCTTTTACAACTGGTTTAAATGTTAGGTTTAAATTGGTCAAGAACTATATACCCATCCTCGTTTACCACAGGTTGTACACTGTTTGGATCATCAGTAACAAAGTCAATAGCACCATCACGAGTGACCACATGAATTGTGCAATTTTCAAGTTGATCAAACAATATACGCTTACTCAATGGCACACGGATAAGTTCGTCAATTTTACGACTTAACGGACGAGCACCCATCTTGTTATCGTAACCCTGCTCTGCTAGTAACTCAATAGCAGATTCAGTCAAAGTTAAACGAATGTTCTTGGCTTCTAAACTAACTTTAAGTTCATCAACAAATTTAACAACAACTTTCTTAACAGCCAAGCTGTCGAGTTTGACAAATTTACATACTTGATCAATACGATTACGCAACTCTGGCTTGAAGAAGTCCTTCATTGCTTTATCTTCACTACCGGTCTTTTCTAAACTTTGTCCAAAGCCAATGTTGTTTTGTTCGTTGTCGCGGGCACCCAAGTTACTGGTCATGATAATAATGCAGTTCTTGAGATCTACAGTTTTACCGTTGCTACTTGTGATGCGGGCTTCGTCTAGCATTTGTAACATGATATTGGTTACATCTGGATGAGCCTTTTCAATTTCATCAAACAACAAGATACTAAATGGGTTCTTGCTTACATCACTGATGAGTTTACCACCGCCCACATTGCCATCTTCAAAGCCCACATAGCCCGGAGGCGCACCAATCAAGCTACTTACTGTGTGCTTTTCTTGATACTCACTCATGTCATACTTGAGCAGTTTCATATCCAAGTTTTCAGCCAGCAACTTGGCCAGTTCTGTTTTACCTGTACCTGTGGGTCCTAAGAACAAGAAGCTGGCAATAGGACGCTTGTTGTTGCCAATGCCCGAGAAGTTGATATACACACGCTCTAGCACTGCGTCTACTGCGCTATCTTGTCCATACAAGCGTTGTTTGATATTGCTATCAAGCTCAAGGATATTAGCACTGCGCTCATTTTGTAGTCGATCAACCGGAACATCAGTTACACGACTCAACTGTGCCATGATCATATCACGAGTAACAGTAACATTGCCTTGATCTTTTACACGCTCTTTGGCACAAGCACCGTCAATCAAGTCAATACTCTTGTCTGGGTTCTTACGATCATGGATATAGCGGCCACTCAGTTCGACTGCGGCTGTGATAGCATCAGTGTCAATTAACACATTGTGGAACTTTTCCAAGCGTGGACTGAGTCCAATAAGAATCTGTTCAGTAACTTCATTGCTTGGCTCGTCGATGCTGACACGATGGAAGCGACGCATCAGGGCACGATCCTTTTCAAAGCTCTCGTAGTATTCTTCCCAAGTTGTACTTGCTACAACCTTGATGTTGCCTTTGGTAATAGCCGGCTTTAGCATGTTGGCAAAGTCCAGACTACTGTTGCTGGAACTACCAGCACCCATCATAGTGTGTGCTTCGTCAATAAACAAGATACAATTCTTCTTGGCTTCTAATGCTTGGATAACTTGCTTGAACTTTTCTTCAAACTCACCACGGTATTTGCTACCAGCAAGCAATGATCCAATTTCTAATGACCATACTTCGTTGTCTCGAATAAACTCAGGTACACGGCCCTGTGCAATTTCTTGTGCAAGTCCTTCGATGATGGCAGTTTTACCTACACCAGGATCACCTACCATGATCACATTGGGTTTGAATCTACGGGCTAGTACAGTGATCATTTCTTGTAGTTCGTCACTACGGCCAATCATTGGTTCTAGTCGATCTTCATTGGCCAACTTGGTAAGGTTAGTACAATGTTCAGTTAGGATTTCGTTGGCTTGTTGATCGCTGATTACTGCATCTGCTTGATTGTAGTTGGTGTTCCAGAAATCCATAAACTCCTGTTTCTTGATACCGTACTTTAACAAGTAGTAGTGTGCGTGGCTATTGTTTTCAGCCATCATTGCTAGGTACAAGTCAGCTGTGGTCATTGTGCGACGGCCTGTAAACAGAACCTGTGTCATGGCACGATTAAAACAGCGTTCAAGTGCATTGGTCTTTTTAGGCTGGACATTCTTGTCCGTGACCAAGCTGGTTAGGCTATGCAGATATGATTCGAGCTCGGCGTCTAACATGGTAATGTCAGTGCCAAATTTTTCTAAAACTTTATTAAACGGATTATAGCGAATCAATGCCAATAACACATGTTCGGTTAAAACATACTCGTGTTTGAGATCACGGGCAATTTTAACTGCGGATTCAACTATTTGTTCGATTTCTGGATTGTTTTGCATAGCTTCCTTTAAATAATATCCTGTACCACTATTATACTATGTATCGAATTAAAATGCAATCTATATGAATACTTATTAGTTGCGATTTTGGCGAATTTGGGTTAGTAATTCTTCTGGAATGTTGTCTGGTAAACGGGCTTGTATCAAAACCAGCAGGTCGCCCGATTGCCCTTGTTTTGTTGTGATTCCACGGCCACGCAATCTTAACATGGTTCCGGGCTGTGTGCCAGCAGGAATGGTCAAACTCAAGGCATTACCATTAATATCTCTAATGGGTGTTTCACAACCTAGTATAAGATCCCAAACAGAAACTGGGTGTTCTGTATGTAAGGTAAGCCCTTGACGAGCCCACTTGGGATCTGGGTGTACTCTAAAAGTAATAATCAAATCAATACCGCCTGGTCCAATTCCTGGATACTGAATGCTTTCGCCTTCGTTTATTCCTGGCGGGATATCTATTTCTACTGCTTGTGTGCCTTGCTGTGTGCCTATGCTTACTGTGCGTTGTCCGCCTACTACTGCATCACGCAGAGTAATCCACAAGCTCATCATGGCTCGTTGTTTTTGACGCTGTTGACCAGGATGGTGAAAACGAGCACCAAAAATATCAAATATAGATTCAAAATCAAATTGACCGTTGTTGACATTAAAATTAAATCCACGGCCCTGACTCATTGGATTATCGTGCTGTGCTCGCTTTTGTGGATCGCCTAGGATTTCATAGGCCTTTTGTATTTCTTGAAAACGGGTTTTATCGCCACCTTTGTCAGGATGATGTTGGCTGGCCAGCTTGCGATAAGCTCGCTTGATTTCGTCGGCGCTGGCATCACGATTGACACCCAAGGTTTGGTAATAGTTATTCATATAAAAGAAAAAGCAGACAGCATATTAATTATACTGTCTGCTCGGGGTACTGTCAATTACTTCTTGGCTAGTTTTTTGGCTGGTGCTGGTGCCTTTTCAGGAACCTTTGTGCCTTCTACCTTTTTGTGTGTTTTAACATTCTTACACACTTCCTTCTTGGTTTTTGGGTCTGTATGGCAAACCTTTTTGACTTCTGCTTTAGCAAATGCTGTAGTTGCAAATGCCACTAACACTAGTGCGATTAATTTTTTCATTTTGTTATCCTTATAGTTCTGGTTGAGCCGCTGGAGGCGGAGCAACAGGTTTAGTACCACCAAATGCTGGAGCTGGTGCGCTGTTAAACGCAGGAGCGGTGCTTACTGAATTACCACCCAACGGTGCATTGCCAAAACTTGGTGCTGGTGCAGAAGAACTACCAAAACTTGGTGTAGGTGCCGCTACAGTTGTACCAACTTGGCTTGCGCCTGCTAACTTCTCTTGTGTACGACCAAATGCTGCAACACCGATAATAGCACCCATGGCCATATGGAACAATCCTGCACCTTGAAGGGTGATTGGCATCCATTGTGTTTCTACTTTACCGCCACCTAGGGTTTGTAAGATACCCCATAGGATTGGGAATACAACAAAGTCCATTGTACATACCAGCATGTACATCCAACCCATCATTGGACGCCATTTGGCATTCATCCAGTCTTCTTTTTTATCTCCGTCTAACACTTCTTTTCCTTGTTCCGACATATTTGCTCCTTTATTATTATTTTTGTTATGTCTATTATTTGTTTTACTTTACGCTATCAAATATTTCTTTCTGTTTAGTGTACCACTCGTTCCACGCTTCAACTTTGTATTGACACTCGCGATACTGTCCATAGTTAGTAACTACAGTATCTACTACTGTGCTTAACTTGGTTGTACTAGGATCAATAGTTTGTAAGTTAGGACATGGCTGTTGCAACTCACCCGGTACACTAGGGAACTTGCGCTCAACTGGAACTGATACGCAAGCAGTTAACATTAATGCTGATAATACAACGGCTAGTTTCATTTTTTAACTCCTGCGGCATCATTTAATATACTAACAACATCACTTGGTACTCGACATTGAGCATCCATACTAGCAGCGGCTCGTTGTACGCGAGCATGTGCATCTGCTTGTACAGCGGCAATCTCTTTTTGCTTTTCAGCAATCTTGCTTACTAATACTGTGTTGGCTTCTGCACTCTTGGCTTCTGCTACTGCTATTTGTTTTTCTAAGTCACTTACACGAGCCAACCAAGCATTGTTGTCACTGATAGCACCTACCATATACAAACCAAATGCAGTCATAATGCCAGCGGCCCATTGAATAGGCAGTCGATACTGTGCTACAAAAGGAATGAACTTGAGAACAAAACTAGCGGCAATGCCAGCTAGGCCCGCCAGCAAGATCAAGTAGAATACAAAGTCTGGTAACCATTTTAAAATCCACATATTATGCTCCAAAGATATGTTTGGCGTGTTCGTAGTGTTTTGTACGATCTTCTAGGCCAATTGTGCCACCGTTAATACGCTTGGTCATGGTAAGGATATCATCTATGTCAGCATATTGATTCAAGTTGTTGGCTTCCCAGAACCAGCAAGCTGATTGAATAGCGCCTTCGAATGTTTGTAAGAACTCTGGTACTGATTCAACAGGCATTTCTAAACTGTCAGCAAATGATTGATAGTTGTTTTTGCCTGTAAGTTGAATCAATCCACGACCGCAGTAACGATAACCATCACCTGACGCTTCGTCGCCATTGCCCATGCGATTAGCATAAACACGATTGGCAATTAGTTCTTGCTTGTTGGGCTGACTAGCATACTGCTCTGCTAGTTCGTCTGTTGGGAAATACTTAGGAAATACCTTGCGCAATGTAGCGGCACGATAGTTTAAGTTTTCATGTAGTGCTGTGAATCCACCGGACTCATGAGCGCACTGTGCTAGGAAAGCAGCCACACGCTGTGGTGTGTTGATTTCATAATCTGGTAATATTGAGTTTAATGCTTCGCACCAATGATCCACATAAGGATTGTTTGGTATAATTTGTTGTAGTTGTTGTTGTGTAATTTCCATATTGGCATGCTCCTTGATACCAATATTTACCGTTTTGTACCCCACTTTACCCTGGACCAAACTCGTTCGTGGCACCAGTATATAAACGGTTTAACAACCATTTCTGTGGCACCTATGCCCAGGCTAACAATAAACTGCCCAGTTATTATGTAGGATATTACAATGGTGGTTAAAGTCCCACAGCAACGATAGGAGTAGGCTTTAACAAAACTGCGAGTAGCAGTCTCTGTGTTATTTAAGGCCCAGCTCTTTACGAATCTTTGTAGCACTGATGTCTGTAATTGTTTCATCAAATGATTCTTGTTCAATTTTATAACCCACATCACGCCCGTAAGTAATGTTTACAATGTTAGGCACTACTTGTATTTCATACTGCCCTTGATAGATAGGATCTAGATCACGCTTGATAAATGCTTTGACTCGTTCTATTTCAAACGGGTTACTACCTTGCCAGCCTTGACAGTCGCGGATTTGTATGACTACTTGTCCTGTTTTAGCAATAGCTCGTTCAAACAAGGCGCGGTGTCCGTCATGCCAAGGTTGCCAACGGCCCAGCATCTGTACTGTTTCTTTTTGCCAATCAAAAGTAGGTCTACGGCGATTGCTAATAATATGCTCACCGATAAACTCTGCCCACTTTTCTGCGTTTTGTTCTGTAACACGGAAGTCATATACTTCGGGCTCAACAAAGGCCGCATTGGTATCTGCGTAACGCCCTTCACGGATAGTGTCCATCCAAATAGTCCAGTCGGCTTTGAAGTTGTTACGCATTTCTACCAAAGGAGCAACAAAGTCGCAAATAACATAGTCGCCGCCGGCTTCCATACTAAATTGAAACATACGCATGCTTTGACGAATACGACCATCGTTACTAAAATCCCAGTCGTTGTACTTGCGACGAATATCGTCGGCATTGAACCAAGTTACTTGAGCATTTAAATCGCCGATGTGTTCGTTTAACGCACGACCATAACTAATCTCGCCGTGCGCTTCTAAATACTTTTTAAGTTCTGCCGCTAATGTTGTTTTGCCTGCGCCAGGTAGGCCCATGATTAAAATGCGTTGTGTCATAGTTTCATTCTCGCTGTTATTGTGTAATACTTATTGTGCTGGGTTGAGCACTATCAAACATTTTAATCATGTAATCCCCTGCTTCTTTATGTGCTGTGTGTAATGGGTGCCAGCTTGCGGATTCTGGATAGCCGTTTTCTCGACTCCAGTCTAAAAAAGTTTTGCCATCAAATTCAGTCATGTAAGGCTTTATATACTCTTGTAGGTCTTTTACAGCCGGACTCACATGCCATTGCTGATCAAATAATAAACGATCCATGTAAGTCATAATAAATGGAATATTTTTTTGATTTAAAGTATCAATAGCCAGTTTGATATACGACAAGCTGGTAAGTTTGTCGCGGTATTCAGAGTGCAAATCTCTATAATAAACCTTAGATAAATCATCTGAATCAGATGGCATAACAGTGCGCCAAGGAGTTTGTCCCGGAGTAGGCGGAACAGAAGGATAATAATCAAATCGATCAATCCAAGTCCATCCAATCACAAACAAATCAGACTCGTCGCTGGTACAAATTCGATTGAGTATTTTTTCTAATATTTGTAAATTTCCAGCAGCTGGACGAGCATAGCATTTATAAGTGCGCCCAAGATGTTTGGCCAAGTGAGCTGGCCAAGTCAGTTGACTAGGATGAATTCGAGAATTTGGTTGTGTGGGGCCGTTTAAGTCAGTGCCAAAAATAAAACTGCATCCAAAACTTTTAAGATTCATAGGTAATTATATACCTACTTTTAGATTACAGTTAAATTAATCCTGCGGCTGATTGGATTGCTTGTAATTCAGGATCTTTTTTGTCGTATGTGGCAACCACTGGCATACCTGCTGCAATACGCATTTCGTTGAGATCTGTTTCATAACGATCGCGATAGGCTTTTGGACTAAGTGGAACTGTGGCATCAAACGCATCGCGACTAAAAGGAATTTCTTCACCTTTGTAGTGCATGGTCCAATCTGCACTATCTTCATATTCGGTTAGAGTATTAAGATCGTCCAATAAGGTTTCTACATTACTGCCAGCATTACTGCGACGGCGAATTTCTACATAGACTAGATAACGATTAGGTTTAATTTCACCTGGGCTACGATCAGCATCAAGTACAAAGTCGTAACCACGCTCAAACCAATTCATGAGATCCTTGGCTGCTTGTTGATCTCGTACAAAAAAACTAACAACGATAATGTCATCATCGTCACCCATTTTACTTGAAAATTCGTCTATGTGAATAGTCGGCTTCATTAGGCCTTCTAGTTCTTTAAATCCTAGACTTTCAAATAGGGGCTGGTTGTTGGAGTTGTTGTTGTGCATTGTCGGCTTGCTCATCATTTTGATAACTGTCTTGATCTAGATCCTTCTCGTACGCATCATCTAAATCTGCTAAATCAATGTCTTGATCTTCTAATTCGATACTACCTGTACGAATGTCGCTCATCAAGGCTTTAGGCATAGTAATTTCTACTAGCCATACTTTCTTTTCTTCAATCTTAGCTTTGTGTGTGCCAGGACGATAATCACTTGGATCTTCAATCTTAACAGGCACTTTCATGTTGGTTCGTTTGTAAAGTACTTTACAATCAAATGGTAATAATCTGCGGGCACCTCTTGGGTCTGGCATGAGTTTTTCAGGCCACATAAATGTGCAGGCTACACGGTATTTGGTTACTTCTGGACCGGCTACTAATTCGCCCAGAGCCCAGTTTTTAAATGCATAGATATCTAGCTCATCAAGCACACGCTCAAAGTCTAATAATGTAAGCAATGATCCTTCTGACATGTAAATGTCGCGAATGTTTTCGGCAACTTGCCAATAATCTGCGTGGTCTTTAAAGAGTTCTTGATCCATATAGTTATTTATGGTAGTTTATATACTAGTAGAAGTTTGATATTTGGGTGGACAGCCTAATACTTATGACTATTTTAAATCATTTACTACCCACACTAAACTCACTGTGAATACTCCGTAAATATCTTGGACAGCAGGGTGCTGTCAGTTTTATTTCTAACTACAACGGAGTTAACTTTGAGTAGAAAAAGCGCAGTAAAATCACAAAAGCGTCAACTAATGACAAACCAAGAAAACACCATAAGATTTGATCAGGTAAAACCAGTAAAACAACGACCCATTGATATCGTGCCGCGCACAAGGAATCAAGAGCGTTTGGTATTGGCTTTACAAGATGATGGTCAACATATTGTGGTCACAGCCGGTCCAGCTGGTACAGGTAAAACCTATCTGGCCATGTTAGCCGCTGTAAAAGCATTTCGTGAAGGAGCTGTAGAACGCATTATATTAACACGCCCAGCAGTGGGTGTAGATGATGAAAAGCACGGGTTCTTGCCCGGAGACTTGAATCAAAAGATGGACCCATGGGTTCGCCCGCTTACTGATATCTTGCGCGAGTACTATCGCCAACCTGATATTCAAGCCATGATTGAGGAGCAAAAAATTGAGATTGCCCCACTGGCCTTTATGCGTGGTCGTACCTTTAAGAACGCTTATATTATTGCTGATGAAATGCAGAACGCAACACCAGCTCAGTGTAAGATGCTAATGACCCGTATCGGGGAAAATAGTAAAATTGTTATCACAGGAGATGTGGAACAAGCTGACCGTAGTAAGGCTAACAATGGCCTTGCAGATTTGTGCAAAAGATTGAAGGAAGGGGGTGTAAAAGGTATAGCCGTTTGTGATTTAGATAATCGCGACATTCAGCGTCATAGTATTATTGACTCTGTGCTAGACCTTTACGCTGACTGACCTGAAATCAATTCAAAGATTTCACGCCAGTTTTTAACCAGCTGAATGCCTTCGTGGTAGTAGTGCATGTTATGACCGTGCTCTACCAGAAGGCATTTCAGTCCTGCCCTATAGCCTGCTTCGGCATTTTCAATTTTGTCTTCGATCCACCAGCAACCAGTGCCTTCGTATTCTTCCAAGGCTTCGTCTTTGTGTGCACCAGTATCCAGGCATACAACCCGTTCAAATGCATCACCAAACAACTTGTGGATATTCATTTCACGCAATTTAATAGCATTAGGATCTAAACTAACACTAGTAATAGCATGGAAACGGAAACCGTATTCTTCATGCAAGCGTTTGATATAGTACATGGCATCCCGCTGTGCTGGTAAGAATCCAATTGCCGCTGACTCGTTAAACACTTTGATCAGTTTAACTACTTGATCTCTGCTGATGCCGTAGCGTTTGCCCATATCGTAGCTGAGTTTGCTACCGGGCACTTCTTCGAAACCATGCTCCTGCATCCAAACATTAAAGGCCCACTCCCAGTCAAGGCATACGCCATCACAGTCAGTTAGGATAAGTTTGCTTAGGTTCTTAAATTTCGATTTCATAGTATTATTATACTTGAATCGGAATTAATGGTCAACCAGCTACAGACTCCGTAGTAGCAGGGGGTTTGTTACCCAAATCAATTTCATGCCCGTTTTCGTGAAACAAGCGTTCAATGATGTTGGTATAAAATGGGTAGTAATAGCTGACAATTCTATCCCAGTCCTTGGGTACTGTAGTATCACGCATTGAGCATTTGAGAACTTTGAGTTCTTTAAAGTCCAAAATGACATTGGCTGTTTGCCAATCCTTTGTACGCACCCGAGTGCTGACAGCCATAGCTTCGTCAATTTGACCTGAAGCTTTGTGATAGTAAGTTAATAGTAAGTATCTCATTGTTGGTTAATCCAGTTAATAAAGTTAGTTGGGTAGATATTTAAATCTAAATTTCGTCTAGAGGCAAATTTGTTGATGAACATTTTTAAGTCAGCTCGTTGTTGATCAGTTGGAGTCTCTGCAATTGATTGCGTGATCCTATTATAGTGTAATTCTGGAAGTGCAACTAGCTCTTTTAGTAACTGTTGCTTGCTTGCATTGTCAAGTACATTGATTGCCATGAACTCGGGTTGATATGCATAAGTGATCAGTAACTTGGTGCCTGCAAATTTTTCATAAAATTCTGCCAGTCCGAATATTGTTAAGTTTGTTAGAGTCAGGTGAAATACATGCTTAATGCCCGACTGTTTTATAAGTTCAACCTTGTGTAAGAACTCATCTGAATTGATGCCGTATCGATTAAACTCTAATTTTTTTCCAATGTTTTCTGCACTGATGCGCAATTCCAAGTTAGGATAGTCTTTTAACTGCTCCAGAATCTTTTCAAATCGTGTGTTAGCTATACCAAGTCCAGTATAGATTATAAGTTTACCACATGATCGAGCCAGCTCAACCACTGACATTAGCTGGTTATTTAAAAACGGTTCACCACCGGTAATTGTAAATTCTCTAACATTAGCATCTGTAATAAGACTAACTTCATTGAGTAAAGTTTGATACTGTTTTGAATTTATTTTTTCGTTTTGTGATAACCGGTATAATATTTTATCTTTGTCAATGAGTTTATATCTGTTGTCATCAAGCCCGTAATCGCCGTTGTCCAGTAAATCTCGTTTCCAAGCTGTACTGTATTCTTTACAGCAATACGAGCAAGTTAAATTACATTCGCTGGTTACTGTAAATTCAATTTCTTCTGGCTGTACATTGATATCAGTGTGCGTCTTTTCAATACCGTGTTGATATATTCTAGGACTAGTAGCGCCTTTGTCTTCGGCAGGCCAACAATTTTGCTCGCAACTACTATTACGCTGGTTATTCAACATCATTGTACGCTCTTTGTGTATCAATGGTGTATTAAACAGTTGCCCTGGATTTTCCTTTAGCCACTGTTTGTCAATGGCATGCGGTGTAGCAGCATGGCAACAATAAGTTAGATTTGATTCAAGATCTACTTTAAGATACTTGAATTTCATCGAGCAATAATAGTCTCGATCCATTTATAGTTGACATAGTTCTGTAATAGTTGCTGACAAGTTAATTTCTTGATCTGCTACCAATGGAATATTAACTAATCCATTGCGAATAATAACAATAGCTTGATCTTGCTTGTGCGGATCAGTTGACCACAAGTCTAAGTTGTCATACATCCAACGGAAGATTTCATCAGCTTCTTCTGGTGTGCTTTGTTGACACAACAATGTACGAGCTTCGCGAATCTTGCCATGCTTGAATAATTCTACACAGTCCAACTTCCAGTCACCTACACTCTTATCTGCACTGCTAGGCGCATTTAACGATCCGCTGATGCTGTTTTGTTGTACAAGATTTAAACACTTGCGCAAGTCTGGATAGGTAGCGCGAACATAACTGTCTAGGGTGTCAATATCAAATTCAACACCTTCTTCAACCAACACTGTGGCCACTCTAGCCGTAAACTCTGTATGATCAGTTTTAAGAATATGAAACTGTTGTAGCCTTGAATGTAGCGGTGGAATAATCTTGTTAGGATAGTTACAAGTCAAAATAAATCTAACTGTTTCACTGTAGTCTTCCATCAAGTTACGAAGTGCTGGCTGTACTGACTGCTGATTCATGTAGTCTGCTTCGTCGATCAATACAACCTTAAATGTGCCATAAGGCATGGTTTGACAAAACGATTCTAATTTAGTAACCCACTCAATCTTACGACCTTCCTTGGATCCGTTAACATACATAACATCATATTCATCAACCTTGAGTTCGTTGATTAACATTTTAGCCAAGGTAGTTTTACCTGTGCCCGGACTTCCGCTAAACAATAATTGCGGAATAGTTCCATCTTTAATCCATGCTTGTACTTGCTTTCGTTGATTATCATCAACAAACACATAACCATCTACTGTAGTTGGTCTATACTTTTCTACCCAAAGTTGTTTCATTTCGGTCCCATATTATTTGAAAATTTAGCTGCCGGTCTACGGCGTGGTTCATTCTCAGGGCGTTTTAGCGCCTTGATTAATTCTTCTTGTTCTTTGATTTTACGCTGGTCGCGTAACTTTTGCAACCACTTCGGAGTCATTAGGCATCCAAAAGATCTTTGAGATTTTGTAGGGCTTCTGGCGGCAAAAAGAATTCACCCTTGTTCCAAGGCTTCTCTGGCTCTTTGCTACCTGTGTATGTGCTGGTAAATTTCAAACTCTTGTAGCCTTCTGGACGCATGCATTCAGTAAGTTCTGCCCACAGTTGATATACCGATCCGCTTTGTTCATCGACTTGGTGAATTAACTTTTTCATACTAGTTCCTCAACAACGCCCAATGCTTCTGCTAGAATTAGGAAAGCACCAGCGGCAAACAATTGGCCTGTGCAAAGTAGTGCACCAGCAACAATACGGAATCCACTTTTAACAAAACTAATATTGCGATGCAATTTTGGATCCGGATGTTCTAATTGTGATTTTTTTGGTTTAGTTAGTGCCATGTTATTTTTTTCCTGTTAAAAAGTTAATTAAATTTGTTAGCCTTGTTTTAAATTGCAAGGTATTAATCATTGATGGATGATGCGGACAACGACCTTGCATGTAGTCGCACATGGGCGAATATGGTTTACCGCAAGTTTTGCAATCAGTCTTGTTTGTTTTCATTACTCTTTGGTTTGTTTAGACACATGAACAGCAGTACTCATACTATCGTCCTGTGGCATTTCTGCTGAGTCAGAGATTAATAAAATATCTTTAGGATCAATTTTACGAAGAGTGCGTTTACCAGATTCGTCTTCAATGTCGATTCCGCGAGTCCAACGACCATGTGCTACACAGATCCATTGCCCTACATGCACATCCTTTTGGTCAGATCCTATAGCGTAAACGCGACCCCAGCGAGGACGAATACCCAAGCTAGTACCGTTGTCATTGAGCAGTATCAGGCCGCCTTGTGTTATACGATGATCAAAACTCATATCAGTCACAAGTACATCCTTTTTTAATGCTCGTAAATCTGACTGTTTAATTTGATGTGGTGAAAATGCTGGTTTCATTATATTCTTCTAACTCCAGGGTTGGCTTCTCTTGCAAGTTCTCTAAGTGTTTTTTCTTTTTCTTGCTTGACAATTTTTGATCTAGCAATTGCCGCAGCAAGTCCGCCGCCAGTGGCTGATACTTCTGTGTCAGCGTCTGTGGCTTCATCAACAGTTGTAACATCTTCCAACTCAGTATCATCTACTGACTCTTCAACATTATTTTGTGCTTCCTGTGCTTGCAACAATGCTTGCTGTTGTGCTCGCTTGGCTTTACCTGTACTAGTATGAACTTCAGCTACAGTTGTTGCAGGAGTAGTTGTACGAGAATTTTGTCTTTGTATTTGACGATTCTTAGTTTCAATTACTCGATTGTTGCTGTCAAGTTGATCGCCGCGGGCATTGACATTCATGTTGCCAACTGCTCGTACATGTTCGTTTTGTAGCATGATAGTGCCCAAATCAACTGTTTTACCTTGCGCTGTTTTGTAAACTTTACTAGTCATTTTGTTGTTCCTTAAATTTGTTTGTATATTTAACGGAGAAATTCGTGTATATCTAATTTATAGAACATGCTATCGATTCGATGCACACCTAATTTATACAAGATATAACTAGCTACACTAGATCCTCTTCCTACACCCCAAATAAGATTATTTTCAGTCATAACATCTACTAGATATTTTAAATATCGTAATAGATTAAACAAATCTTTTTCTTGGTACAATAGTAATTCTTCTCCGCATCTTTGTAATTCTGCCTCTGTTGTACATAAGCCCAACACATATTCTGCAATATCTAATTCTTTATACTTGGTTGGCATGTGCCAATTGCTTTGATTAAGATGATCAAATTCTTCAACTGACAGTTGTGATAATTCGTTGTAATCTAAAAACTCTGGAATATTTTCTAAAACCAATGCAGCCGTTTCTAAATTAACAGATTTATCTACTACCATTCTATGCAACGATTCAGCTTGGCCCTGCATGACTAAGTCACACACATCTGATTCATTAAAAATCATTTCGCCAAACTTATTCTGTATCATTAGTTGATTTAAAATTTGCAAAAACTACAGTATTTCCAGGTTCCATATCTACTACTTCGTCGGGCCATGCTAGTCCAACATCTCTCCAGGCACTGGTTTGTTGCATGGTTACAACTTTGTCGGACTCGATCAATTGCAAGTCAGAGTGTACAAGATCTGCTGCTGCCCACCAGTCTGGAATAGACAAGTCATCTGAGGTTTCGTTTTCACCATGCAGATAAATTATACCATTGCCTGACGAAATTTCAATTTCAACAATCTTGATGCGGTCTTCCATTATAGCATTTAATTTATGAAATAGCATAATACCAACCAATTGATCCCCAGGGTCTCCTGGTAAAGTTGTAATATCAAGGCCGGCACTAGCAAGTGCTGTTGCCTTGGTTACATCATCTGAATCAATGAATATAGTATTTTCAATTTGATCAAAAATAAAATGTTTGGCTCGACTGATAGCAATATTCTGTTCAAGTGCATTATAAGTCTGAGTGATCATCCATAGCTTGACTGTGTACTCGGTCATTTCTAATGAGTCGTCGTGCCAGTTTCCAGCATTAAAACTAGTTAATTGTGCTATTCTTACATTCATGAAATATCAATCACATCATCAAAGTTATTGCCATTGTCGCCACCACGGATCTTTTCTCGATATTTGGTTTGAAAACTTTCAATAGCCATTCTTAGTTGATTGCAAAGATAAGCATTGCCAGTTCCGTAGGCAATACTAAGTTTTCGATTTAGTTCTGAAATTTTATCAAGTAGTTCTTGTTCAGTTAAACTGTCAAGATTGGGTATTAATGGATGTTCCATACTGTAATTGTACAGCACATCCATCTAAAAGTCAAACGATTTAGGCAAATACAACGCCGTTATTACCTATGCAATACCATTTACTAGCAGCAAAGCGCAATATACAAGAATCACCAATGTCATTGAATGTCATTGTGCCAGATCCAGAAGTTTTCCATCCAGCATTGGCCACAGTGATAACCATATCGCCACCGTCTGCAATCATAATAAAGTCTTTGACCTGACCAGCTACACCGTTGCCCAATGTTGCTGTCCATGAACCTGTGGTTGCAAATTTAGTACTGGTAACTCCTAAATCACATGGGAAACCTGATGATGGCAAAGTCTCACCACTTCCATTTAATGCTTGTAAAAGTTTATTAGTTTCGTTAACTGTAATAGTTGTGCCACCATTGCTGGTAATAAATTGGAAACTATACACACCAGGAGCAGCAAAACTTATAGTATTTGTTGAAGTATTTAAACCTTGGATACCGATATTATTAACTGATACTGCCGCAGGAAGAGTTAATGTATGAGTAGCACTTGCAACTGTAACTTGAACAGTAACACTTCCAGCTGTGCCTGCTGCTGGAAAATTACTAAACGCTAAACTAACTGATCCGTTAGTAGTTAAAGTTTGATATGAACCCAAACTGTAATTAATAGTTTGTGAACCGCTGACTGTACCTAGTGGTACAACTGTTTCGCTCATATCTTGTAATTGAGCATTACTTAACACTGCACCTTGCATGTCATTGTTTAATGTAGTGCCTGTTAGTGCTGCTTTTAATACAGCTTTATTCTGCAGGTCTGTGATTTCATCAGCTGCATACTGAAAGTTAGTTTTCGTGTTGGTAAAGTTATCACGAAAACCTTGTGAATTGTTATCTTGTCCAGCGACTGGGTAGGCGCCGTCAATATTTTGTGGGTTAATTGCACTAGTCATAAGTTATCCTAATTTATTGTAAAATGTTCCGTTTGGGGAATACGAGGTATTTATCGTATATCTGAGTAGACGAATACATATCTACAGGGGCTATAAACTGTAAACTATTTCCATCAAATACGGTTGGTGTTCCATCTGCTGATTCAATATTCCAAATTGCTCCGTTACCAACACCCGAGATATTGGTTCCAGCAATATTATCGTAATTATTGCCCACTGTGGTCAATGGTGAAAGTTGGTTATAAAATACAGTTTGAATTGTGCCAATTGAGTTGACTCCGGATACTGTGATTATAATATCATTTACACCATCTTGGCCGCCAATTTGACTGCCTAAAATTTTGATTTGATCGCCTGGATAGGTAATGTCTCCATTTGACGCTGTTTCGATTCCTCTATATCCTACACCACCATTGAAAGAGGTAATAATGTAATAAGTGTCGAAATCAAAAGTAGTAATGGTAGGAGGTCGAGGAATCCAGTGTTGATTTTCTCTGTCCCAGTTTTTAGTCAACAGATTATCTAATTCATAACGATCTGCTTCAAAGTCAATTAAATTTAACTGCTGAGTAAATCGTTGTTGTATATTATATGCAACTTGTCCACTTTGTCCAGGATTGGTATAAGCAATTACCCAAGCATTAGTAAAGCCCAGAGTCTGTCCGTTGGCTTGACGGCTCAACATCCAGCGAGGTAATACATTACTGGTTTGTCCAACAACATCAATAACTTGATTACGCATGTCAAATAGACTATTTGGATATACCTTTGAAGTTTCAGTTGAATCAGGTTCAGCGATTGGAAATGCTAAATTTACTTCCTTGCCTACACTGGTACCACTGTTGTTTACTAAATTGTCAATGACTTCGCTGTAAACAACTTCGTAGATAACATTACCTACATCATCTAATGCACGAGCAGTTTTAATTTCGCCCAGTGTCAAATCTTTCCAGTAGTGGTTTAAATTTAAACTAGCCACATACTCATCTAATGTCGCAACAGTAAGACCATAGGCATGTGGATACACAACTTTTTTTGCTATGCCAAAGTTTGGATCATCACCTCGATAAATTAGAGCAGGAGGAAATATACTAGTATCCTGTAACAAGCTATCTAGTATTGCTCTGTCATTGAATGGGGGCATTGCCTGGATATAAAGATTATCATATGGTTCGTTGTATCTTCTGACCACACGAATTGAAAAAGTTTTATTAACATTAACTATACCATTTACGCTATACGCATTCACAGTAAATGTATGCACCATGTCAAATGTAGTTGGTTGTCGAACTGTATTAAGATCCACATCAAATGTAGTGGCGCCGCCATCAACAGCAAAAGTATCAAAACTAACACGACCAGCAATATGTCCAGACGATAGTAATTGTAAACCTTGAGGTAATAAACTATCACTACCTGACAGTAATTGATATTGTAATCCTAGACCAGCAACATTCACAGCCTCAACATACAAGGTGCTGGTGGCGCCATTGTCGATGGTTCCTAAGTCGCTATCGGTTAACCAGATAACATCAGAGTTAACTGGGCCATTGATAGTCAATGAATAGTAGTAAGGATCGCTAAACACATCAGGATTCAAAACTTCTTTGGCTATAACACTAAATGTATAGGTAGTTGAACTTAATCCTTCAAATGGAATATATCCATAAAGCCAACCAGAATTAGGATCTAGTGTCAATCCTGGTGGCAGATCGGTGCCAATGAATTGAAATTCATTACCGGCAAAGTCCAAGCCAGCAAATTGAAATGCGTAGAAATTATCACTACGAACAGATCCAATACTTCCTTCTGGGGTTGTAATAATTGGTGGTTGTAATGGGCTGGCGTCAGCAGTAATAAATGTATTGTCAGCGGTAATGTTAGTGTTATCTGCAGTCATAGTACTGCGAGCATAAACTAAAATACTAAAAGTTCTAACATCGCTAGTAACACCATTGGTAACTCGTAATGTAAAAGAATAATCTGTAGAGGTCACAGTTGAATCTGGATTAGGGCTAATGTATCCAGAAATTATTCCTGCCGCAGAAATAGTTAATCCTGTAGGCAGTGAACCAGCAATTAGGGTAACTACATTGATTGCATATACATCTGGATCATAATAATCAACAGCAAGATCAGTAATCTGTTGTCCATCATAGTAAGTAGCAATTTGGCCAGGAGGAGTAGTCCAAGTAACTTCGCTTTGACCTGTTACTGTTAATGTAAAAGTTCTATCGGCTAATTTATCAACTACAGTAACTCCGTCGATCACTCGTTTAGTAAATGCACGAACAGCAAATTTACTAGTGGTATCAACAGGAACATCTAAAGGAACACCTTGAATAACCGCACCAATCTGTGGGTTGCCAGATAACACACCTGTTTCGTTTATTTGAATACCAGGTGGCAAATTGCCAGCAATAACTCGGTAATATACATCAGCATCCGAGATAGCTACCAGCGGTGTTTGATAAAAAACACCTTCTGGTATGGACCCGAGCGTGCCGGCTGGAGTGACCCAACTTGGTATTGAAGACATTATTAGAGCCTTCCGACTACGACCTCAATTATTCCAGAGTCGCCATCAAACGATTCAAGTGCCTTGCCAATTACTGTTCCAATTGCTGGAGCAGATTCAGCACGAGCATAACCATCGCCGGCACTGACCATCATAGCACCTTTCTTAACAGGACCTCGTACCTTGGTTGGTACACGACCTGTTAGAGCTACTACGGCAACAAATTCACTAGCTAATCCAGAATTCATTCTGTAAGCTGGGTCAGTAGAAACAACACCAGCTATAGTAGGACATGCATCTGTGTTACATTGTGTAACTTCGGCTGTGCCATCAAAACATACAACTGTTCCTGGCTCATAGTCAGCATCGGCAGTATATGATTCAGCTAAGTCAGCGTAGAGTGCTGTAGTTGCTGTGGCATAAACAGTATTGAAGTACTTGGTTGAGCTACCAATGTTACCAGCTGCATTTGATCCACCATTGACAATTGCTGTTGCGGCTGCGCCACTGTTAACTGTAAGTACACCAGCTGTGGTTAAATTGCCACTTACTGTATTACCAGTTACACTCAAACTAGCCAAAGTACCAACTTCAGTAGCTAATACACCGGTCAATGCAGAACCGTTACCAACAAAGTAATTACCAGAAATGTTTCCGATAGCACTTACAATGCCACCAGTTAATACATTACCACCTGTAACATTGCCAGAAGTGCTTGCACTTGTTCCTGTAATAACGCCACCTACTGTACTTGCAGCTGTTACAGTACCACTAGCACTTAAAGAGGCTGTGTTAACATTGCCGCCAGTGATGTTACCGGTTGCACTAAATGTGGTACCTGTGTATGTGATTGCACTAACAGCAGCACCGCTTGAAATATTACCACCAGTGATGTTACCAGTTACACTAACTGTAGTACCACTGTGTAAACTAGCACTAATATTGCCGCCAGTGATGTTACCAGCAACTGACACAGTACTACCTGTATGATTTGTAGCACTGACATTACCGCCAGCATTAACATCTCCTGTAACAATCGCATTGCCACCAGAAATATTACCAGTAGCTGAAATTAATCCTGCGGTTCTTAAATTGCCGCCCTGTACATTACCAGTTGCACTAACTGTAGTAGCAGTCACAGTAGAAATTGTAATATTACCACCTGTGATGTTACCAGTAGCACTTACGATACCACCTGTTAATACATTTCCAACTGTGGCATTACCTGAAGTAATTGTACCTGTTGTAGATATACTATTGCTACCAAATGCAGATAATAATGTTGTAACATTAGTATTACCATATGAAGAAATAACACCAGTTAATGCAGAACCGTTACCTATAAAGAATCCAGCAGTACTAATATTACCAGTTGCACTTACAACACCTCCGGTTGTAACATTGCCACCAATCACATTACCAGTTGATGATACTGAAGAATTAATAACAGTTCCACTAGTAACTAAGTTGCCACCTGTGATGTTTCCTACTACAGATACTGTAACGCCAGTATGAGCTGTGGCACTAACATTGCCACCTGTGATGTTTCCAGTTGCACTTACAATGCCACCTGTTAAGACATTACCGCCTGTAATGTTACCAGTTGCACTTGCTGTTCCACCTGTGGCTAAACTTGCTCCAGTAACTGCACCACTTGTACTTAAACTTGTACCAGTCATTACACCACCAACAACACTGGCGCCTGTGACTGCACCGCTTACTGATAAACTTGTACCAGTCATTACACCACCAACAACACTGGCGCCTGTAATTGAACCAGTGGCACTAACTAATCCAGCTGTTCTTAAATTTCCACCGTTAACATTTCCGGTGATACTTACACTTGTAAGAGTTCCAACACTTGTTAAACTAGAAGTAACTACACCTGAATTTAATACAGTACCTGTTAAAGAGTTAGCATTGACACTACTAGCTACCAACCCAGTCAACGCAGATCCGTTACCAATGAAATAGTTTGCAGTGATATTTCCTGTGGCACTTACTTGGCCGCCTGTATTAACATTGCCACCGGTTACATTGCCTGCAGCACTTGCGATTCCGCTAGTGAGCAAGTTAGTGCCGGTAACGTTACCAGATCCGCCAACTGCAATAGCAATACCACCTGCTGTAGTACCGTCGCCAACAAATACAGCCTTGCTGTCAGTTGTATAAATCAACTCGCCAGTGACTGGTGTTATGTTAGCTAGTTGTGCGGCTGTTCCGCGTCTAATTTGCAAACTCATTTATTTCTCCTAGAATATTGTGCCAATGTCTATTTCATAAGACGCCGGTGATGCAATTGTTCCCATGTCAATGTTTCCTGCTGAGGTCTGGGCAAAAATCCATTGTAATGGATTGGTATATGTGTTGGCAGCAATGTATCCAAAGTCCCATGCGCCATAAGTGGTATTAACACCGTTGGTTAATCCATAAAGTTGTCCGGTAACTATTCCTGTTACATTGCCAACTACGCTACTGGTTGTGGTTCCAGTAACTGATATATTACCAGCAGTTAAATTGCCAGTGTAGGTTGGTAGATATGCTGCCACATTGGCATTGGTATAGTTGCTTCCGCTACCGGTGATTCCAGTTAATAAACTACCATTACCAACAAAATATGTACCAGTAATGTTACCAGTTGCACTAACATTGGCTGTAACTAAAACATTGCCAGCAGTAACATCTCCGGTGTAGGTTGGCAAGTATGCTGCCACATTGGCGTTGGAATAATTGCCAACTGGCAAATTGGTTAATTGACTGCCGTCACCTACAAAATATGCACCAGTAATATTACCAGTAGCAGATAATGTGCTGAACTTACCGGTGCCCGGTGTAGTAACACCAATGTTCATATTATCTATTGATCCGATGCCTGCTGGATTAATAGTTACAGTTCCACCAAAGGTTGGACTAATTGAAACATTATTTGCAGTTGGGTTTAATGCTACAGCACCTAGTCCGGTGACAGTAAGTCCAGTTAATGTACCAATTGTAGTAATGTGTGGTTGACTGACGGTGGTTAATGTCCCACCAAGGTTGCCAGTGTATGTTGGCAAGTAATCAGCGACTTGAGCATTGCCATATGATCCGCCACCGTTTCCACTGAATGAAACCGGAGTGCCGTTGGCATAATAATAATTGTTGGTATATATTCCTATAGGAGACAAGGTGCCAGTGTAAAATGGCATGTATGCAGCAACTTGAGCATTGCCATAGGTTGCTGGTAATCCAGTTAATAAACTACCGTTACCAACAAAGTATCCAGCAGAAACATTACCAGCAGTTGAAACATTGCCGCCTGTGATATTGCCTGTAGCGTTTAAGTATCCATTAAGATTAGCACCAGATGAATTGACTACAATTACATTACTAGTGCCGTTGACTGTAAAAGTAACATTTGCGTTGGGACTAGCAATTGCAACACTGCTGGTCCCACTTGAAATTTGTGTGGCTGCAATATTACCAGTGTTGGTCAACTGCGCCCAAATAACACTGGAGCCATTGTAGGTGCCAAAACAATAGTAAAAATATGTACTATTATATGCATACATTCCGGGCACATCGCCAGCGCTGCCTACTAGTGTAGGTGGTGGTTCTGTTTGTGCTCTAGCGTATAATTCTGTAAAATTTTCATCACAATATTCAAAACTTGTCCGTAAAGGGGTACCTTGCCCGTCGTTCGGAGCCGCGCCAATATTGATAATTTGTTGAGCCATAGATCTAGTTCCTCTGCTGTATTTAGCAGAAACTAGATTTAAGGTGTTTTGGGTATTTTAGTAAGGACTAAAGCTGGAACCGCAACCACAGGTTGTAGTTGCTTGTGGATTATCAATGGTAAAACTGCTACCGTAATCACTTTCTTTGTAGTCAACTGTAGCACCTTGTAGGTAGCCACCCGACATGCTGTCAACCAGCACTTTTATGCCAGAAACTTCTAAATCCCAGTCATCTTCTGCCTGGGCATCGTCCAAGGTAAAGCCATAGCTCATGCCTGAACATCCGCCTCCCTGTACAAATACACGGAGTTTGAGATCTGGGTTGTTTTCTTCTGCTAAAATATCCTTGATTTTAGCTACTGCTTGTTCGGTTACTGTTATCATAATCTTTCGCTACAAACATTCCAATTAATAATTTTCCAAATATTATCCAGGTACTTTTCTTTGTCCCATTGATAATCTAGTGCCCAAGCATGCTCCCACCAATCAACGAGTAAACAGATATCTGTTCTAACCTGATGGTTTGGAATGGTTTTAATCGTGCCCGATGTGCTAAGGTATACCCAGCCCGATCCCTGCACAGCCATGGCCACTTTTTTAAATTCATCTTTAAAGTCTTCGTATGTTTTGAAGTTTGTTTCAATGAGTTCAAGTACTGCTCCTTTGGGACGGTTTGCGCCTTTGGGCGGTTGTAGTTGTGGGAAAAATTTATTGTGTAAAAAGCTACCAGCACGGTTAAAGTCTGCATTGCCTTCACCACTATTATAGCGTTTTGCGTAGCCTTTTGCAAGATGTTCATAGTGATATTCTATGGTCTCTTTGCTCATTACAGGATCTAAGGCCTTTTCTGCATATGGCAGTGGAGTAGTTTCCAGTTTAGCTGGACGGGTGCTTGCTTCAATTAAGTTGATTTCGTTACGCATATTAATATTTATTTTAAATGGTACTGAAACCAATCATTCTTGACTGGTATTCCAGTGTGCTTTGATACAATAAAAAGTCCCAGTTTGCTTCAATAAAGGCAGTGTGTTTGTTATCTATCCAAACCAAAAACTCTGACAAATCAATGGGTCTAGGATTCCTAACATACAATATATGTTTGGCCTTGTTGTTTTCTGCGTTCATCTTGGCCAAGCGTTCCAAGTGTCCTGGCTTGAAATCAGGACTACTCACTTGAGGAATAGGCCCTACAATACGGCAATCCCATACGCCTAAACTATCGCTTATTAGCTCGGGCCAATTTGTATAAATTTCTATTTGCGGCCTAGGGTTATTTGTTTGCCACTGCCTTAGATTATCCAGCAATTTTAATTCAGTTGATTCGTTGGAGTTTTGATATCCTTGTAGTTCTTCGTCAATAATGCCATGCAAAAATAATCTAGTATGATCGCCAACTTGTTTTAACACTGATGATAATTGTATAGTTGGGCTTTGCATTTGTGTATAAGTTAAATTAAGAACTTGATGTAACTGTTGATCTGTAGTAATTTCCACTGGATCAACCAACCACTGATCAACTGCTGTTTTAGTTTGATCAAATAATAATACTGATATAGTTTGTTCCGGATTGGGCTTGCTTAATCCACTGGCAAGTATTCTACTGCCGCCTGTGGCCCACTCGAGTTCGCCATCTGAATATATCATGTTAACAAAGGCTGGCCACTTCCACTCAGTGGTCAGTGCTAGTCTTGCCATGCTTAATTGAAATTCTAAATCTCTATTGGTTGTAGCAGAGTTTAAATCTTGTAGGAATCGGCGTCGTTTAGGAGTGAACAGTTGGGCAAAGTATTCTTGGTTAATGTTTCCAATGTACAATTTGCCAAACAAATTTAAGAACGGTAAAAGACTGTGTTGTCCAAAATCTTCAACTTTAATACGCAGGGCAATAGTGCCCGATTGAATAGGAATCGCATGAGCTAGCCCATGCTTATCTTCTATCATTTATCTGCGTCTTGTGATACGCCCGCGGTTAAGATCGTACGGGCTAAATTCTAGCTCTACTGTATCTCCTGCAAGCACTTTAATATTGTTTTGTCTCATGCGCCCACTTAGACTAGCAAGCACAGGTTTTTCAAAGTTTTCGAGCTGAACTCGATATTGTGTATTACGCAATACTTCGGTAATTACACCTTCCATTTTAATAAAATCATCTTTACTCATGTATTTTGTTTGCGACTATCCTTTCATTATCTACGCATTTTACTTATCTCAATTGCCTCTTCATCAGAGAATACAGGCACGGCATTGGACTTGTGCATAGTACCAATGCCTTTGATTTTAGTGCCTGTGTATTCGTTATCTGTGGGCTTTACGCAGGTAACCCAACCAGTATCTTGGCTAGGTATTTGAGCCGTTTCACGACCTGGTGGCGTTTTTGGGATAAAGTCTGTGATAGATTTTTTAGGTGCATTATATGGTCCTGTACTAAATTTAGGCGCCATCTTGTCAAACTCAACGAGCTTGCGATCCCAGTCAGCTTGTCGCTTTTGTGCTAAACGCTTGGCTTCAGAACTAGCCCATTTGCGTGGGCCTTTCTTGCGTCCAGTTGTGCTTAACCAGGGTCCTTCAAGATGGAATGCCATTATACGAACTCACATTTGTTATTCATACTACTATTATAACAAAATGCGAATATTTGGTCAACCTATTCGTAGAATAAGTGCTGTCCAGTCTTGGTTACAAACTTCTTGGTTTTAGCCCAAATTGGGCGCACTCCTGTAGAGTGGAAGAATAGTGCAGAGCCGTATTTGCCGCGATATTCTTCGTAGTCTCCACGAGCAATACCTTCAGCAATACGCTGACTTTCTACCCAGCGTTCATCTGTGGGTTTTGGAGCACGGGCATAGCCCTGGCATGTCCACGAAAACTGACATACTGGCACTTGTTGAACTACTTCTTCTGTTCTAACAACTTTTTCAGGAGGGCCAAAATACCCTACTCGAACCATTTCTGTGCGTTTGACTTCGCGTGTTTTAGTGACCACTGTGCGAGCTTTGACAACTTCGCATACGCTCTTACCAAAGCGTGGATCTTGGGCACGATTTATAGTAACAAGACCAACGGCAATTTTGCCCTCAGTTGGTTCGCTACCTGACTCGTAAAATATGTTACGAGCTAGACACTCTACATCCTTGTCTGACAAGAATGGAGTTGCAATTATGTTAACTGTGCGCTCAACAAACTTGCTGGCTTGGTCAACAATTTGATCTCTATAAGAGACTTCTGCTTTTACTTCTGCTACATCTACTGCAAATGCACTACTGCTTACTACTGTTAATAACGATATAAGAAGTTTTTTAAGTTTCATCTTCGTCTCCTCGACGCAATACTGTGCGTATCAGCGGATTCCCAGGATGGGCGCAAAGACAGATGAAGTGTATAGAATTGGAGACAGATTAAGACCTCGGGCCTCAGTGCCATACTCTTTAAGCGGTGCTTTGTTTCTCACACGGCCTATACCATTTGTCATTGAAGAGGAGTTCCGAAGTCCTCTTATACTACTGCTTGCTTTACGGCACAAGCCCGTCCGTTTTGGAACAGTTCTAGATTGTAATCCTCCGCTGATCAATCAAATGACAGCCTGGTTGTTTTACTGTTCTCTAAAATACTTAGTATTATACTATTGATGTTAATAAAAATCTATGATTTTTGATAGGTTTTTGCCGTTATCTGGGTATATTACTCAATATAACCCATGTTTATTAAATTCCACAATCAACCAAGGAAACACCTCACGCCAACTAGTCGATCTTCTGCGATCCATTTCATTTAAAAAATTAAACAGATTTTTGATTTCTTTTAAGTTTGGACCTTTGGAACCAGACTGCGTTGCAATCCCTTCAAGATAACCTTTGCTTGATTGTTGCTCAGGAGTATCAGCAGGTTTAAAATCCAATGCTCGTTTAAAATCCTCGGCAAAAATGTCACCAAAAATATCAATGAACATGTAACTAGGACCATTTACACTATTTTGATAATGATGCACAATTCTTTGCTGATTCCACTGTTGTATTTTTTCAAGCAAGTCCGGAAGAGTTTTTATTGTAAGTGGCGTTACTGTTGAACTTACTATTAAATTAATCCAGTCTTGAGTTAACAAATATTCAAAATTCTTTTCCCATGCAACCAAGTTTAACGGATATCTAACATATTCTTGCGGAGCTCCCCAACAATCTAAACTAGCAGTAATTTCAAATTCTCTTAGTTTATCTTGATCAACTAATTGACCAACCCGTTGTACTATTTTTTGTAGATAGGGCAATCGACAATTAAGATTGGTAAAAATTTGTAATTTAAGCTCAGGTGCTGGATACTGATCAAATAATTCTAAACATTCTTCTAGTTCACTTTGATACAACGGTTCACCACCGAGAATATTAAAATGAGTTAAATGTTTTCCGTTGACTTTTAGCCATTCAAATATTTTTTGTTTATTTTGCTCAATGTTTTTGCTTTTGTTAAATGCAGGTTGCCCAAATTTTATATTTTCAGCATCCCATAAACTGCTAAAGTGCGGGCCACAGTATAGACATTTTAGATTACAAGTGTTATCAAAATAAACTTCAAGTATTCTAGGAGTAACATGTACCGCGGTTGGATCAGTGTCTAATTCTGGAGGTGCATGTATGCCAGGAAAATCTAAATTAGTAATGCGATCACTTTGGCCGCCCGCTGATTCAATATCTTGACAATAGTTGCAACCGCGCTTGGGCCACAACCCTTCAAGCATACGCCGACGGTCGTCTAATTTACTTGGTGTATTATGAAAATCAAATTGATCTGTATCAAATTTATGATGGTCAGTTCTGTGGCAACTGGCTGTTTCTTCTGTGGTTAAAAATAATGTACTCCAGGACCATTTGAGTTGACAACTTGTTTCAGACCTAATAGGAAATACTTGATTTTTTAATTTAGAAGTTTTTTTAAACTGGTTGGGCTGATAACCAAACACTTTGATACACTCTTGTTTGATATTGTCAGGTAGTTGTTCAAAGTCAGTTTCGTTGTCGCAGTCGGGCCAGCTTGGGTCGCGAATTTGATTATAAAACTCTTTCCATGCTGACATTACTTGATATCAGGCGGTGGCATAGCTTTTAGCTTGTTCCACATTTCGCCTTGTTCTTTTAACTTGGCTTCTAGGGCACGATATTGATCACCTAAGGCTCGTAGTTCGTCCCATTCCTTTTCCATCTTTTCGTTAATGGTTATGAGATTTAGTCGTTCGCGGATTTCTTTCATCAAGCCCATGAGGCTTTCGCCGTTGACTTCTATGTCAGCGTCTTCACCATCTAAACGGATTTTTGGACTAGCAGAGTTGCTGAACCATGGTTGTGAATAACCAGTGCTAACAGTGTACGGTCCTAAGGATCCAGTAGCAACACCGTTGTTGGTAATAGCAGTGTTAGAGTAGGCAAACCCGCCATTGGTAATTGTACTATAAGTTCCAGGAGCACTAACCGATACAGTCATGCTATCAGCTAGTGCTTCGGCCATTTGAGAATGGGCATCCATCATTACTTGGCAGCAGCTAACGCTTCTTTTTCTGCGGTAATTTCTTTACGACGCTCTTTGATACCTTTGCTCATTTCTTGTAATGCTTTACGAGCACGAGCAGCTGACGCTTTAACGCCTTTGGTTGTGAACTTCTCGTTTTCAGAGAGGTAAGTGTTAAATGCTTCTACGATTGCGTCATGTTGTGACATTGTTATTTCCTTTATATAAAGTGCCTGAGCACCTATTAATTATACACTATAAAGGCAGTGTGTCAAGTATTTTAAAAGTTTATATGCCGTTTTGACCACGGATCCCAAATAACCATATTATCCCACGAGTGTGTCCAAGTGACCATAAACAAACTTAAAGTATTATGGTCATAGATATGCATGCGGTTATCTTCAACACGGGCTTGAATACTGCGGCTGGTTTTGGTCCATTTTATTAAACGGTCATTGGCTGCAGAGTCTCGGATTATAACGGTAAACAGTGCATCGCCGCTTTTAAATATTGGTAAGGTCATTAATGTAAAGGTTGATCTTTGGGTCTAGGAGTATTGTATTCCTTTACATATTTAACAAAATCATCATCTAAAATTACTCGTTCTTTATCGTATTTCTGAGCCACTTCGTCAGACACACCCAGTAATCTCATAAGTCCGCCAGTGTGAATTTCCGTTATGCCCTGCTCATACAGCACTAGCATAAGATTGTGTATTGCGGTTTTGATTGTTAGATCTAATTCGTCAAACATATCAAAATACTTAGCCAAACGGCTAACCTATTAACGATATTTAGATTGAATTTCTTCTACTGAGGACGAAGTAACACCTGTGGTGATTACTGTAAATTGAAATTGTTGTACTTCTTCTTGGCAAATGTCTTGTTTGCCCATTCTACTCACCCGGCAGTCCTTGCCATTAACTGCACTAACAACATGATCAGTGGCAGTTTTGCCTGTGGTTTCATTTACTGCTACACTAGCAGCTCCTGTTGCCATAGATACTACTACTGGTATTGCACAACCAGACAAAAGAATAACAGCCAAGATCGCTAAAAACTTGGCTGTTATTCTTAATATCATTTGGTATTAGATACAGCTAGGACCGTATTTGTTTTCACCTTCGGTACTTGGAATGAACCATAGTGCCAGGCTAAACACAGGACCAATGTAAGGGATCAACATTACCAATGCCCATACACCCGACTGACCAAAGTCACGAATGCGTTGACTAGCACTGGCCCAGTTGGCTACGCAAATAGCAATGAATCCAATGATGCCAAGGATAGCTAGTACGCCACCTACACCTGGTGATACTGCGGTAACGGCTGTGATAATGCCAATGCCTAACAATACAGCTACAATACTTGCCAACTGTAAAAGAATAAAGGATTGACGATTGCGACGACCTGAAAATTTGAATAGGTCTGAAAATACTGGTTTACTCATGATATGCTTTCTAAGAAAGTTATCAGGGGACTTACAGTCTGGGCCTACACCCAGCGTCCTGCCCCTGGGTTATTAGGCTACTACTTTTTCTGCTGTTTTAGCAGATGCCTTAGTTGCTTTGACCTTTACTTCGCCTTTTTTGGCTACTTTGGTCTTCTCAGCCAACTTGTTTGCTACAGCATAACCAGCGTCACCTTCAGTGATACCAATGCTTTGCAAATGTTGGAGAGCTTCTAACTTGGTCATTGCCTTTGGCAATTCTACCAAGTTAATGTTAGTACAACCTGCTTTGTTCAAAATCTTAATACGAGCTACCAAATCGTTAGCGAAACGAGCCTTAACTGTACCGTTAGGATTTGTTGCTGTACCTGCTACTGTAAATAATTTTTCTACTGACATGATGTTGCCTTTCTAAGTTGCCTTACTAAGTTGATTTAAAATACTGTACTGCCTTTATTACATACTACAAATACTATTATAGCTGAATTGGGTTTTAATGTCAACCATATAGTATGCTTTTGGTTGTCCAAAATGCCTTATTTGGCAGCTTCTTTGGACACTTCCTGGACTTTGGCCACACCGTTGTCCAAAATCCTAGCAATTCCGGATAGACCAACAGTGCAAATCAAAATACCAAAAACAGTTCCTAACACAAATGCTTTCATTTGGATTCCTCCACGAGTTTGACACGATTAAGTTGAGTAGCTCGGTCACTGTGTCGTTTGACTGTGCCACGGACAACAACATTGGTTCCTACTTTGGCACCTTCACGATAAGCAAACCATATCGCATGATCGTCGGTGGTAATTGCAGTAACAAACCAAGTGTTAAATTTCATCGAAAAATTACAACGAACTACTTCGCCTGTAACTTCTATCTTATCTCCAGCGATTGCTTGAATACACGAGCAACGAGCCAAGCGACCTTCTGTTTCTTCTTTTTTCAAATCGTTGACATGACTCTGCGGTATAGCTGTAAGTACTGCCATGTCATAGTTGCTGGTAATTGTTTTCTTATCGCATAGACGAGCAACAATTTGTCCCCATTCAGTGATTTCATCTTTGAGTGTGGCCATAGTTGCTGAGCTTGCCATGTACTGACGACACTTCTGGGCCGCTTCACGATCAGCATCAGTAATCAACGACGGATCGTAAAGTGCAATAGTTACAATTTCTCGGTTGGTTGGCTTGACAATCTTGTCGCCGGACCTCTCAGGAACTTTCAAGTAACCGCCGTTGATGCGATAAGCCGCTTGTGCCGCTGACCATACCAAGTCTGCGTCTATTGCATCAATACGATCGTATTTTTCTCTGCGGCTCATACCATTTCCATTTTAGTTTCGGCCATGAATACTGTAACGGCCTGTTGCTGTTCTGCGTTCAATGTCTTGTAGTTTTTAACCATACGCTCAACTGCTGTTAAACTGTCAACACCGTTGGCAATACTGTAGGTAATAATTTCAGCTAGGGCTTGATCTAAGGTCATATTAAGCGTCCTTTAATGTTTCAAACAATGTCAATTTATTAACAATATCTTGCAACTCATCTATCTTTTCTTGTGTATTCCTGAGAGTTGCTTGAACTTTTTCAATATCTGTCTTGTTTAGACCACGCAACATCTTGGCAATATCATACATCCTCTCTACTTCAACTTCAAAGCCTGTTAAGTCTTCACTGGGTTGATTTCTAACCACTGTACGATATCCATCGTCGTATGTACTATTATAGCCCAGGAGGTTGGCAATTTCTCCTTCTTCGATCTCGGCCAGGTAACCGGTTTTTGTTCGAGCAATAAGTTTCATTAGTCTAACCTTGAGCCAGCATAGGCCTTAAAGCCGTAATTCTCAAATACTTTGGCGGCCGCTTCTGCACCTGCTTCAAGGGTGTCAATGTTTTGCACCCCCAAGCCACTTGGGTTCCAAATTTGGTAGCTACCGGTATAACTCTTACGCACACCAGCTTCTTTTAGCGCACGACCCAATTTGGTATTACCTTTGACTCCGTAGATATCAACCCAAGCAAAACCACAACTAAACTTGTCCTCGCCGCCTAACTTGGTATCAAAAAAGAACTTAGCGGCTTTCTGTGCCTCGAGTCTAGCTTCAAACACAATTTCTTTAATTTGTTCTACTGTGTAGTTCATTTCTGCTCCTAATTAATTACTATACTACTATTATAGCAAATTGGGTATTTCGGGTCAACCGTTTTAGATCTTTACCAATTCTGTAGTGCGAAACGACTCAGAATCGGGGTTAAATGCAGGTGCTTCTGGTGTTACTATGGCCCGCAAACGACCCAATTTGGTAACAGTACCAAATGTCATGCCCAGGTTTTTAAATGAGGCATAAGCTACACGATCACCTACTGTTAAGGTACGGCCTAATTTGTCTTGTAATGTAGTCATTTTCTGCTCCTTTTTCTTTACTATGTTAATAGTATAACAAATCGGTAATTTCTGGTCAACCGTTTTAGTCGTAACTCTTTTTGTCACCATGGCGTTCATTATGCTCGTATCCAGCCAAATATTCTTCTAATTCTGCCGAGTTTAACTCGGTAATTTTAACACCGTTACCGGTGCCCTCTGGATACCAGTGTGGATCGTGTCCACGACCATAATAACTGTCTGCACTGCCACGATCAAATAAACCACCGTGACGCTTGCGATCAAACTGTGGGCCACGGAGAACTTGAACAAGTTTTTGAACTTCGTTAAATTCTTTCAACATTATTAAACTCCACAGGCTGTAAAGAAACGACCGAAGTCAAATCTTGGATTAACTGAACGGGCTACCTGGGCAAATGCTTCGGCTGCAATTTTGGCTGACTTACGATCTGGCATTTCAGCGATTTCTTTTGCCATTGCGATAAAATGTTTTCTTGTCATTTCTTGCTCCGTTTTTTAACTCTATATACTATTATAGCAAATTGGGTATTTCGGGTCAACCGTTTTTAGAAGTGTGGGTCCATGTATTCGTGCTTGCCTGGCATCAAATAACAGTATTTGCAACCGGTTTGAGTATAATACACCCGGCCATCTTTGGCTTCTTTACGGGTATATTGACGACCTGAATCTGTAAAAATAAAACGCTTGGTGATTCTAGCAATTTTACCATCGTAGTAACGATCGCCACCAATTCCGTGGCTAACATCATCTCCAACTTTATATTCTACTTGATTCATTTCAGCTCCTTATTGTTCACTATAATAATAGTATAGCAAATTGGGCATTTTGAGTCAACCTTTTGGTAAACCCGTAAAAAAGCCCCTTTTACGGGGCTAAAAATGTGTTGTTTTTAGGCAACAGACCACTCTGTTGTGCTGAGCCATTTGGTGTATATACAATCAGCTGTGGCTTGATGCTGTGCCAAATGATATGGAATACCAGCGAGAATTGTAATTTTATCTTGGGCAGATTCATACTGCTGTCTAGCTAGTGCCCACTTGTCATCGTCCTCGTAAACCCATGAATCAATTTTAACTTCATTGATTTCTATGTGGAACTGCATGGCCAGGTGTTTACCATAGGCCCAGACTTGATTAGGGCAACTAGGACTAGTAGCTAATCTGGTTGCACCTTCTGGAATACTAAATGATTCGTAGTGCCAGTGGATAACTGTAGGTGTAGGATTGTCGCCAAACCATTCCTGGACCAACGGAGTGTCTTCATAGGTGATATTTTGCCAACCTATTTCTGGTTGCGGACTGGCTGAGATTTCCCCACCCAATGCACGACTCATTAACTGTCCACCAAGACAATGTCCCACAACAGGAATATCTCTATGTATGGCTTGCAGGATTAATATTTCTGCTTGACGATTACTTAATAATGGATCGTTAGCACTCATACCTCCGCCCATTACTGCCAGGGCAGAATATGGTTCAATACTACTAGGAAATTGTTCGCCCGCTCCAGCGTTGCATATTTGATACACGACATGATTGCGATCTAGCCATGTAGTCAAATATGCTGCGTTTTCTGGAACTTGATGTTGTAGTATTAAAACAGGTTTCACTTAGCTATTTAACACTTTTGCTACACTATTCATTACTGCGGCAATACGGCCAATATCACGCAGATTCTCTACTGTATAGCCTTCTTGCTTGAGTGTTTCGTAGTGTGCTTTTACACAGAAGTGACACTTGCCTACGATACTAGCTGCCAATGAGAATGCTTCAAAGTTTGACTTGGTAGTTCCGCCATGGCTAGCAATAGCATTCATGCGCAACTGTGCAGGCAAACCTTTAAGTGCAGGATCATCAGCCATTTCAACATATGGATACCATACATTGTTTTGTGCCATAATGCTAGCGGCTGTCATTGCTGATTCAGCTAGTGCTGGTTCATCGGCTAAAATTAAACTAACTAATTTGCCATTGCCTGTTGCGGCCAATGCGGCTACAGCACAACCCATGGCCACATCAGCATCTAATGTACTACGCAAAAGGACCGCATCAAGATTTAACTTGGCGTCCTTTGCGTAATCAGGCAAGGCACTTTTGACTTGCTCGATAAAAGACATTATAGAGTCTCCCCGCCTACTGTACGGTTACATGCACATAATTCACCAGTTTGTAACGCATCCAATACACGCAATGTTTCTTCTGGGCTACGACCAACATTCAAGTTGTTTACTGTGACATGCTGGATAACATTGTCTGGGTCAACGATGAATGTTGCGCGAAGTGCTGCACCTGCTGGAGCATAGAACACGCCTAACTGTTCGATCAAACTCAACTCACCACGCTGTGTGTCAGCGAACTGATTGTGTGTGATCTTCTTCAAATCACTGTGAGCATTCTGCCAGCTAACTTTACAGAACTCATTGTCTGTGCTACCTGTTAGCAATACTGCATCACGGTCACTAAAGTCGCCTGTTAACTTGTCGTAGGCTACAATCTCTGTTGGGCATACGAATGTAAAATCTTTTGGATAGTAAACGATTACTTTCCATTTGCCTGGAAATGATTCTTCTGTGATATCAAAGAACGCATCTTCTGGTTGTCCTGGCTTGACACCGGTTACTACAAACTTCTCTAATTTATGTCCTACTGTCTTCATGTAAATCTCCTTTAAGTTGAAAAATTGGTTTCTCAGTGTTTGTACTGATAATTGATTGTAACATTATATACCTCGAAAATCTATGGATTTTCGTTATTTGGTTTATAATATTTTTTGTTAATCGTTATTAATTTTTTAAATAACGATTTAGGACCAATTTGCGTGATATGCTTCGAGTGCCCGCTTTCGAGCAAGTAGTAATCTAATTTTTATTTCATCGGAGATGTCATTGACTTCGGCTGTTTGATCAACCAACTCTGGACGACGATACCCAACTTGTATGTCAGGCAATTCATCATAGTAATCATCGTCGTCGTTTAAGGCTAAACGAACAACAGGGCGTTGGTGTTTAGGTAGGTGTAGTTTTGGTTTGTGTTTTGTGATGACCACACGGGCCCGACCTTCGGCTGTCACAATGCGGGCAGGCGGTTCTAAGAGAGTATCGTTCAAGACTGGGCTGGATTGAGCTGAGCTCGATTGTGCCATTAAACTTAGTATCACTAAGATTGGAATTGTTAGTACGCATAAGCATGATTGTCTCCTCATCATACTATATTAACGCACAAGCTAGGTATTAAGTTGACACAATATTGTTCAAAATCCACCAATCGGCAATCTTTTTATGTCCTTCAATGCTAGGATGTTTTTTAGCTGTGTACAAGTATTCGTATCCTGTTGGTATTTTTATTTCTTCGTGTGCAAAGGTATAAAATACACCCTGTCCCCAGGAATCGTTAAGAATATCAACCAAAGTATTGCCTGGAGTTGCCCAGCCCACAAAGTCGTCAACTTGACATACATCAGTTATTTTGGAGTTGGCATGATCTAACGAATTGTCAAACAGATTGAACTTGATAATTCTAACATTAAACTTTTTGCTCAACTGATCCAGCAAACTAAGAATATAAAAATAATCAAGTTCTAACAGTCGCTGGCGATCACTGTTCTTATCCAACAGGTTCCTATCAACCATAAACGCACCAAATTTATCACTAGTGCATCTATCAACTTCATGCAACATGAATCGATCTCTAATAGTAGTAGTGATTCCAAACAAAACCAAGTCGCCTGGTTTAATATTACCGTTGATTAAATTTGTCCATAAGCGATCAATCTGCGGATAGTTACCCGTGCCACGCTCGGCATAATTTGTTAAATCATATCCGTAGTGTTTGGCCAGTATTGAAACAAAACTTACTTGTGTTTTTAAATATTCAAGTCTTTGGTCCCAAGGCATGCCGTGAGTAGCAGTAGGGACTTCGTGCAAAAAATCATCTTGGTCCCCTACAATAAAACTATCACCAAACGCATGTAATTGTTTAGACAAATGTGCGACCTTTAATATAGTTTGTTACAAACTCAAATTCAAAAGTAGATAACCACGGTGACATTGTTTCTAACCCAGGAACATCAGTAAACACTTGTAATGTGTCATTCTTTACAGTAACTCCTGCGCCAAATAATACATTGTTTCCTTTTTGATCGTGCAAGTCTTGAATTTTTTGTTTGAGTTGATCAGGAGACCAATTGACAATTTCTCTTGGGGAACTTAAAAAATAAGTTCTACGATCTATGTGTAACAGTTGAGGAGCATGTAATAGGTTAACATCCAGTATGCCACTGTCGGCCCATAAGGGTCTGACACCATCTCCACAATGATGATACGGAAGAACAATACTTGGTATTTTTAATAAGTGTGCAATATGAGCAATTCCGCCTTCATATCCAATAACGCACTCGCATAGTTCGTTGAGTTGCCAAACTTTGTGTTCGATATCTATGTTTTCACTGTTGAATGTAATTACATCATATCCGCTGGCAACAATTAGATTAAAAATGTTGGCATATACTTCTCTGGAGTATAACTTGCTGTGAGGATACCGGTTATCTATGTTTTCCCCAGGGTTACTGCGATGAAACATTGCTAGGCCAATAGCTGGCTTGTTTTGTTTGTTAATTGAGAACTGCTGATCAAATGCGTTAATTGAATCTACATCAAAATACGGACTAAAATATTTTAGTTGATCGCCCAGTTGGTCAGTTATGTTGTTATTGTAGTCTGGATCAAACACCACATCCAATACATCGTCGCTTATGTTAAAAATGCGTTTTAACTTGAACATGAGATGATTTTGATCATCAACATAAATGCAACTTGGAATTCCTGCGTCAATCAACGCCGACATGAAACCAATATTGGTTCCTAGTCCGACACTGGATAGTCCATATTCAAGTTTTTCCATATCACTTTTGGCCAATATATTCGTGACTGTAGCAAATACGACCAGCATCTCGGGCTGTAGTAGTTCCACCGTAGCCGGGCATCTTACGAGCTGAACCGTCTTTAAGTAGATAGCTACCTAAACGACTTTTCTTGTTAGTGCTGGTTGGACGCCATAGGTCAGACTTTTCGCGGTGTTCACCAAAGCTAGGATGTGCTGTTTTAGAGAAATATCTTAAGCCCTTGTCTACATAGATCTGAGCAATAGCATCGCTAAATGCTGTGCCTATTCCCATGCCTTGAAACTCAGGTAGTACAACTGTGCGATGTCCACGCCAGTAACTATGAATATCTCTGTTGGTCGAATGTAATACTGCGTGAAATGCCACAGGTTTATCTCCAATAAGGCCAACATAATAGTGACCACTACGACTCATGTTTGTGTCGAGATAGTGATACTTTTTGAACATATCCCAATACTGCGGACCTGTGCTTCTGATGGTAAGGGTAATGTCGGGTCGTCGTCCCAGACGAAAGGGTGACCTCCGGTTTTCTAATACCTGTAAGTCGGTATCGTACACCCATTCTGGATCTAACCAGTCAATGATATCTCTGTGACATGATGCAATATACAACACACCAGGATTACGGTCAAAATACTTGCGAACACTATAAGCAAGACTTTTAGCAGTGTCACGGTCAACAACACTTGTAAACTCATCAATGATTGTGTGTCCTTGATCTAAGCCTACAGCAATTTCAAATCTATGAAACTCACCATTGCTTAAAGTATTAGGAGCACGGAACCAAGCAGGAATAGTTCTTAGCCCGCAAGCCAGTAACAGTTCTTCACCCTGCTCAGGAGTAGAGAAGTTTTCAATGACAGTTTTAGCGTGATCAATCACAATAGGTTTTGGGTTGTCTACTGTTTTTAATATTGTAGTTTTTCCTGACCCACTTGTGCCAACAATTAGTACAATGCCATCTGTAGGTAGCTCTGGTATAGTTACAGGACTTTCTACATAGTCCTTGATATCATATCGAGCTCGAATTTCGTCTAAGTAATTCATGTTAATCCTTTTCAAATAACCAGAGATCTTCAAAATTACCATCTCTAGTTTTCATAGCTTGTCGACCTCCAGCAATAGCAGACCACTGTACTTTATAGTGTGTAGGTTTACCTAAATGTAATTCAACTATATCTCGCATGTCTTGGCTAATAGCGACTTCTTGTTTGGCCTTGTTACGATAGTTACTAATTACAAAAGCAAAGCGGCCGCCAGGTTTGAGAACTTGTTTAGCTGTCTTAACTGTAGCTTCCCAATAGTTCAATAACCAATCTTGATAGTTGGGATAGTTAGTAAAACTTTGGTCAGCACTGGGATATATCTCTAAGTCAAAGTATGGTGGACTAAACAACACCGCATCAACTTGACCTTGATACATAGCCACAAAGTCTGTGCCCTTTGCTAGCTCTTCGCTGGGCGAACAATATAACTTAACAGTCTTGTCCTCTAGTTCAAATAAACTGCGATCTTTATACGCTAACCACTCTTGGTGTAATTTCTTTCCATTGTTGACTACTTCTGGAATCACATCAGTAGCTACAAAATGTTTAAAGTGACTGTTATAAAATGCCAGCTGATAGCTATTCCAACCCATAACAGGTGCAAACAATGTTTCTCCTGGCAATAGTTCATCTAGTATGCCACGATATGTTACAGGATTGAATACGCTTGCACGATTACACCCCATCATAAAGTCAGTCCAGAACTGCCCGTAGTTACGATCTTCTATACGGCATATATGATCAAACATAGCAGGGCCAACCAAACTATTACGAATTTTAAAATCTTCAAACATGGCTCGCATCAAGCCAAATGTATATTCAAAGTCATTGGAGTATAGTTTGCGTGTGTTGAAGAACTGCTCAAAGTTTATATTCTTACACAAGCGACCATACTTGGAATGTGTGCGCCCAGCAAATGTCTTGTCTTCAAGTATGCTGGCATTTGGAAGTTGAAAATAATAATCAATATTTTCAGAGATAGCAGCAGTACGGTCAAACCACTGTCCTAGTGCTTCATCTGCATCTGTAACCAGCACTTGGTACAGTTTCTTCTTGTAATCGTCTAGCCTACTGACACGATTGTCTTTGGTTGCGTTCTTCTTAACAAAGGTATCCAAGTCACTGCGAGTAACAAATTGCCCAGAAGTATCACTGCCGTTGAGAACAGCAATCTTTGAGCAAAAGTCTGTATAACTAATATTTTTGTTTAGTTTAAACTGTTTTAAAAATTGTTGCCGGGTATATATCATCACGTATTTATATCAAGCAATAGTTACTTCACAATTGTTAACGGTTAATGTTTTTGTAATTTTTAAATTGTCTTTGAGTACAGATTCAGGAATACCAATTACATCTCGTTTCATATATTTTTTATCAATGGCACAACGATCTTCCCAAGCCTGGCGCTCGCCCATTAAACAGTCTTGAACTACCTTGATATTTTTAGGAGCACTGATATCGTAAATCCTAACTAGTTCTAATGTGGTTTTGTCTCGACTTACTAAGATATATCTTGGATATATTAGATCGCCCATGGCATGAAATTGATACAGTGCATCTGGGTAAGTGCCTAATCGCTTGCGTCGTTCAACACGACTGCATTTTTGTTCAATTAGCACACCTTGAGATTTTGCATCTTCGCCATTTCTAGCAAAGTTAATATTATAGTCGGCGTCGTATTGACTGACGATTTCGTAAACTGATAAGGAACTCAGCGTGTCTGTGTCAAGCACATCAATTTTGTGCTTGCGATAAATTTCTTCACGCTCTTTAAAAATACGCTTTCGGTATTCGTCGAGTTCTTTTAGGATTGCTGGGTCTAGATATTTTGCCATTGTTTATTATAACACACTATACTATGCTTCATCAAATAATTCGTTAAACATAATTTTACTTGACCATCTCAAGCGTCTGCCCGAAATAGTTATTTCACCTTTTTTTTTGTGCCTGTCAAAGTCGCCCTGTCGCATGCCCTTTTCTTTGTGACAGTGCATACATAATTCTTGTAAATTGGCAGGGTCATTGTTGTTAGGATCTCTATCTATGTGATCGATTTCAAATTTGCCTTTGGTACTGACTTGATCAAACTTGCTGTGATCAGTAATACACGGAAATCCCAAACGACCATCTAAATTACTACATTGATTCTTCTTAAATGGTGTAACTCCGGGACGCAACGGTGTTTGGCTGTAGCTACTAATATGGCAATCGCCACAAAACACACGATACCTAACTCCAGGTTCGCCAACACGGCCGCGCACAGGCACGGCAAATTTGTTACATCCTAGGTTTACGCAAATTGGTCTCATTGTCACCTTAAAAGTTATTAAGAGCTATAGTATAGCAAAAATACTTGTGTCCGTCAACCAAAATGCTCTTCAGCCCCCGGCGGTCCTTTATATCCTTAGCATTGCAACAGCTATTCTTACTGTTACTGTGAGTTCACCGATCAGTGTCAGTCACACTACGCAAGGCCTCATCCGCTGCTCGACAGGGCTCGTTATCGCATTGCCAGCGCCAGTTAGGGTTAGACTGGGACCACCCCCGGTTGATAAGACCAGTTATCGTGCGGGTCGCACTAGCCGGTATCACCCGGCGTTCGAAAACTAGACAATAACCGATTGTTGAGTTGTATCTCGTCGATTACTGTAAAAACAAATACCTTTACTGCGTATTAAATCTGCAGATCCTTGTGGATCATAGCGAAACATATTTTTAATTTCTTGTTCCGTTATACCTTCTGCACCATCAACAATATATATCTCATAATGTCGGTCCAAGTTAAGTTGTGCCCGCAATCTAAGATGGAAAGGATTGGCATACGCATGTCTTGGACTTTCGTGACCTTGTAAGTTTTCCCACACCACACGCTGTTGATCAGCAGTAATGTCAGCCACATACTCCAAGCCTTCGTTGCACCACATGACAATAAATTGGTGATCCATGTTAAAAATCTAACTTCAATTTACCAAATGAAATATCAAGCAATACTGCATATCGCATTCTGCGTTCCCAGCCACTGCTTTCAGAAAGTTGATAATCATAAACTTCAACACGATGCCGTTTAATTGTGCCAGTCTCTAAACTTTTAATTTCCCAACCGTTGTAATCTTGTTTGAAGTTGTAAGGGCCGCGGGCAGTTTTAAGTTTGAATCTGCGATCTAAGATTTGGTTAAAATAACCTACACCATGATTCTTATAACGCTTGTCGTCGCCGATGGGTAAACATTCAAAGCCTTGAACTATTTCCAAGTTTTGACGGCGCTCTTCAGCCTTACGATCACGATCCAGCTTATCGCCGATGCTACGGATATCCTTGCCAGACAAACCGCACATCTGTGCATAAGCAACAAATTGTTGAATTTGTTCCTGTTTATCTGCAGAGAATCGTTTGAACTTGATGTCGGACATTATTGTACTGTATCGCCCTCAACGCCGTAGAACACTGAGCAACCACGCTCTTCAGCTTCTGCCATTAACTTTTCTGTGGCCAGGTCACAGCATCGTTCAAACAGCTCATCAATTTCATCTTGTGTCAAGTGATATTCTGGAATCTGGCCGGCCATTACAGCTTCTGCTACCATCAAGCGTTCTTCAGTCATTTATTGCTCCTGTGGAGTAAATCGTTCATCAAATGCGTCTTTAAGGCAAGTAAATTCCTCACCCATAGTATTAGTATAACGGATCCAGTCTTTTTGGTCAACCGAATAACGCTCTTGTACATAAAAGAACTTGCCGTGTTTATCTTTGTAAATTATTGCCATTATTGTGCCTTTGCTAATCTTGCTGATCTATGATTTTCCCAACTTGCATCCAAGTTGGCACTTTCTCTAAATAACTTGTCATATGCTCGTTCAGTAATGCCAGTATATTCATGAGCACCAGACTTTTCATAAAAATCGTAACTGACCATCCATTTAGGAATGATAGTCATCTGTGCGCCGCCGTCGTGTAGAATAGGTAATTGACGCCATTGAAACAATAACCGTTCTACATTTCGTTGCCAGTAATTCTTTGCCCAAGCGGTCTTTGCGCCAGTGGCACATTTACGAGCATGGTCCAGACGGTTACCCAATGCTTCTGCTTCTTCACCTAAAAAACGATATGATTTCATTGTCTCTCCTTAGATTTCTAAATTACTACCTTTTGCACGATTGTAAAAAACATGGTTACCAATCTGACCTACTTCGTGATCAGTATCAGCCCATTTTGGATCTTTGATGTAGGTTGCATGATAGTACAAACTTTTTGCCAACCCACGAACACGATGTCCTGCTAGTACCTTTCGAGCTACTTCTTCACTCTCTGCCCAAACTCGACTGTCAGGTCTGGGCAATTTCTTTGCTAGTGTCCAACTAAATTGTTTCTTAGCATAGACCACTTTGCAAATCGTGTTACCCCAGTATCCAGTTTTTAATCGATTAATAGTAACATGGGCTACAGCCATTCGACCACGATCGTCTTCGCCACGAGCTTCGTAATAGATATTTCGAGTCAAACATTCAACATCATTTTTATTGTATTTGACTTGTTCCTTGACTTGAATAATATCGTCAAGTTTTTCTTCTAGCATATCCATTCGAGCTTCTTGTCGAAACAGTAAAATAAGCAATAATACACAACCAGTGGCAATCCATGCACGATTTGTCATTACAACCCCTATTAGTTACTATACTACTATTATACTAAAAGGGTAATTTCTGGTCAACCTATACTTTTTTCAGCCCTACAGTGGTAATTTGAGCCAGTTTTTCCTTAGGAGCACACAGCATATTTTGGTAGTCTACTATAAAGAATTCATAGTCATCTATATCACTGAGTGCCGCTTTGATCGTTTCTGCACCAGTAATAAAGTACTCGACCCATATCCAAGGTCTGTATTTTTGTATAGTGTTAATTGATCCTTGCAGTGCTGGAACTTCGTATCCTTCTACATCCAATTTAAAAAATTCTAAACTGGGTAGATCCATAGCGTCAATACTGGTTATGTCTACCACACGATCGTTTAACCAGCCATCTTCTTCTACTGTGGTATCGTCGCTAAGTTGTACAGTGCCAAAGTCCTGAGCTACGCTGTAGTCAATTGCCGGCAGTTGAGCTATTCCGGGTTCTGTACCAAGACCAACATTGTGTAGGTAAACATGCTGGTATCCGTTGAGTGCAAGACTGCCGCCTACTGCCTGAAATAACTGACGCTGTGGTTCAAAGCTGATGATTCTTATGTCACGATTCTGCGTCATGTGTGCCACAGGAATTGTAAAGAACCCGGCGTTGCATCCACCATCAACAATGATCGATCCAGCAGGTAATGTTCCAACAATAGCAAATATATTGTTTAGTTCATCCTCGATATGTGTACGACCAGTCTTGACGAGAGATTCTGCTTGAAACAAACAAGTGCGTGGTACAATGAACTTGCCATACACGCTGTCTAATACTACAAAATTATCTACCTTCATTTACGCCCATTTCATTACAAATGCTAGGTAATCACGCTCGTCGTCAAAATAAAATATGTAACGACCGGGTCTACGATCGCTTGACACATCAACTAACTGCCAGCGCCATTCATTAGCTAATTCACTTTTACACCAATCTAATACATGTTCTACTTCGCCAAATGCCTTGCTAATTTCTTTGGCATGATTAAAACTTGTTTTGTCTCTTGACCACTCTACAGGACTGTTTAGGAGCATATTTCCATGGGTTGTTTAATTCCCCAAAATTGGTGACTTTCTTCAATGTCTTGTACATATCCAGAACTTGGTCTACCACTCTTAGGATCAGTCATCTCGTAAAAGAAAAACTGGACGCCATCTTGAATCCATGTGCGTTTTGTATAATAACTAGGATACCCTTCAAAGGTATCTAAGGATAATTCACAGTCAGGAGTAATTTCCCACAATACTCCACTAACTGTTCTTCCTTTGCGAGGTTCAATCGTGGCATGACTGTAGAACTTTAACTCCCAGTCTCGAACAACAAATGCTCCACGAGCCAGTGCATTAGGGCATCGCCATTGCATGTTACCTGGATGCATGTTTGCGCCATAAGCAAAATAAAGTTGTCGTTCTACTAGCATACTGCCTCTGCGAATTTAAGTTTAAAAAGTAATGCGTCTTGTTGGTTGCGAAAACTCCATGTCATTGATTTCTCGCTTATATCTGTTATATACCTATCGCCCGGAAGTCCAAATAATTCTATAGCATTAGCACACAATGTATCCCAATAAAACATAGGATTATTTTGATCGCGCCACGGTATGGTGCAATGGTATAGATACTCAGGTTCTCGCAAGATAATGTTTCCGTATATAATCATCCATCTGCTCGGGAGGCCATGTGCTGTAATATAATAAGTTGTCTGTTATACCAAACCTATTACAAAAACTTTGCCCATAGCGTTGACCATGTAAGGCTTCCCAGGTATAGTCTTTTTGCCATAATTCAAAATCATCCTGGGCGATGTGATTGTTCCATTGAACTCGAGCTGTTGTTGTTGCTGTGACCAATTGGCCAAATGCGTTGTGTCCTGTCATATACTATTTTAACACGCTTTCGCCATTGTTGTCAACTTCAATCCAGGTATAATCTCCTAGCCATTTTACACGGCAAACATACTCATAATGGTCTGGTTTGGTTGTAGTCCATTCATCTGGTCCAGTTTGGGTTAATAAGGTTCCGCCTCTAGCACGATCCATGGCCAACCAATAGCACTGACCATGGTAGATCTGGAAGGAATACTTGGCCGCATGAACCAAATCGGTAATATCTAACCGTTTTCTTACTTCATCTGCTTGGCGCTGTAGTACTTCCACCAATTCCATAATTCGGTTGTATTCCTGTTTGGCATGCATACGGGCAACATTGACCATGATGTCCTTTTGCTTTTCCACAGGAATAAGGTCAAAAGCAGGACCACCCACATCGGTAGGATAAGGTGTTACATTACGATTAAAGAACTCAACCAAACTACCAGTTGATGTAGAGTCGTAGCTGTCACGCCCATCTGCAAGATTTGATTTCTTCTTGCTTTTAGGATTGCGTGGATCGTCGGGTGGTAGTGTTAGGCCCATTAGGCGTCTTGTCCTGCTACAAACCGATGAAAGCGACTATTTGCGTGAACTCGTTCTTGCTGCTCTTCAGTGAACATCCACAGGTAATCTAAGAAATTTTCTTCACCACAACGAGGGCAACGATCCGTGTGATCTTCACGCACAGCAAGTAGTTCACAATTAATACAAACTAAAGGACCTAGACCCACTTTTCTGACCATTTCTCAGCAATCATTGTAGTTCCAGGTTACTCAAACGCCAGTATCTAGTTTTGATATGACTACCACGCAGATGTTCCATCTTGGAGTAGCACTTGACTGCCATTTCGGGTTGCTTAAACAAACTTCTAAATAACGATATTAATTTGTTGTCAGTTTTAACTTCATACACACAGCGTTGGTCACTGGTGTCCTTGAACCAAAACTGAGCAAAGTCTCCTGACCGACGACTTTTTAATACTTCACGAATAGGAGTCAGTGTGGTATGACTGATCATACTATACATACCTGGGCCATCAAATTCAATTTGTGGAGCACCTTCAAACACTTGATCCAGGGCAAGATCTTCCTGCCAAAAGTAAGGCAAGCGATACAGCATGCCTAGCTCGTCTATTTTGAGTGGACGGATATCAGATAAGAAAGCATTCAGCTTATACTGAAACTCTGTAGGTGTTTGTCCTTGTAGAACTTTCATTGTGCTACGATGTAGGAAATACTTGCGTAAGTCATGGGCCATTTCGCGGGCTTCAGGAGTGACACGGCCAACTTCGTTAACAGGAACCCAACGACGAGCTGGATTCTTAAGCCAGATCAAGTAGCTAGTGATAGTTAAGGCCACAGGATCATCCTCAAAGGTAGCGTCGGGAACTTCTTTCTTTAATGCACGATCTGTTTTTTCTTCTAACAATATATCAAAGTCGTCGTCAACTTCAAACACAGTATTAGTATTATAAACTTTGGTTGGTAGTATTGTCATTGCCATAATTTTAGTCCCATAGTGCTTCGTAATATTTGCCAAACAAGCGGAATCCATTTGCCTTGCGATCCTGCCACTTTTGATGTCCTGCTTGATCATACTTGGTTTTGCTTACATTATTAAGCAGGTCGTCAAGTCTTGTTTCTGGATCGCATTCGCTGTGATCAAAGAACTTGCTGTCAGCATTGTCATCTACTTTTTGTTCAAATGCCCAGATCATTTCGTCTAGTACCCAGTCCCAGCGTCTAAAGTGATTACTGTCAGTGTCCCACTCATTCTCTTTGGGTTCTCCTTCAGTACTACGCAAGTTTAATCCTTCTGGAACATCTTCATCATCAACAAATGGTGCACCATGTTTGGTGGCAGCAAGTTGCTTGAGCATGGGAAGAATAATATCAGCCAAGGTATGATCCATTGACCATGTATCCCAGCGATCAATTTTAACATAAGTCCAGCGTGGGTGAACTGTATCTAAAAACTTTTGTATGCCTTGGCAAACAGGATTTAACAATTTAACCCAACGAACATATGGATTATTGTTTGTATCTTTAAGATTGTAAATGCGATCTTCATCTTTTTCCCAAAAGCACACAGCCTTAAGTATAACATATGGACTAATCCAGTGATTACGGTATTTGCTTATCCAAACTTTCATATGGGATCATTTCCTGCTGTAAAATTAACCAACTTAAACTTGTTGTAACATTCTGGACATAAACAGTTGTACCCAGGCCCACCTGAAGAACTAATAGTTCTGTGACAATCCTGACAAGACATAATAGCCGCTGTAGAGATCCATCCCGGCTGTATAGGATAGATTGGCTCCCAGTGATCTGTGAAAGACATTTTGCCATCGACTAATTCTTTTAGCCGTTTAAATCTGTAGCCAATGATTTCTTTGCTCATTTTAATCCTAATGTTTCCGGACTGTGATCAACTCGACTGCCTTGCTTGTCTGTGTAAAAGAACGCATCTGAATCTATGATCTTGACTCGCATGTCACAGTGACGAATATCATAGTCTACAAAGTTATGCCATAGGTCATAGATTCTAAACACATATCGGTCTCCACCGCACCAGATCAAGTAGCCTTCGCGGCCGTCAGCTGATTCAATTTTCATCATATTACCAATCAATTTTTAATTTTCGGCTTTCGCCTTCGTTACAGTCGGCACAATATCTCTTTTGATAAGCATAGAGATTACTAGTTTTCTTTTCGATGTCAGACCACTTCATCCAGCGGTGAAACCCAACACGACATTGCCAGCGTTCCACAAATGGTGCTTGATCTTTGAGTGCTCGAAAAGTATTTTCTTTGTTCATTAAAACAAGTTTTCGTTAGGGTTTCTAAGTGTTGTAGTAAACAAGCCCGGAAATGAATTTAAGTCTGTAAAGAATTCTACCCGAGCACCTTCCTCACCACCTATATTATCGGTTTCGTTGATGATATGCACCCAGTCATTGCCAAAGGTATCCATTAGCTCTAACAACCGCTCAACTTCGGCACGGTTAAGATACAAGTCTCGAATCGGTTTAGGTTCCATTTGCATTACCAACTCCCGTCATCGATCCAAAGATTAATAGTTAAAAATAACCAACTTACAGTTCCAGTCCATTCTTTAGGGCCAGCCCACTCGTCACGAAATTTACTGGTCCACGGAATCAATCGCCAGTGTAAGGGATTAAGTGTAACTGATACACTTGCTCCTGAATATTTTAACCATTTATACATTAGATCTCCAAATACTGTAGTTTAAACCAATCTGCCATAGCCTCGTGACCTGTGTAACCTCTAGGGTTACATACCACACGGGTTTCGCCAATCCAGTAATTAAAATTATGGTGCGTATGACCATGTAACCAGTATCGTATCTGCGGGCGAGCTTCGATAAAGTCGTCTAGCTTGCTACGGAATGCGGCATTTAACATGTTGCCTTTATACTGTTCAGCTACGCTTAACTCGCTTGGGCAATGATGGCCAACAACAATATAGCTACCTGGATCACGGGTAACATGGTCAACATAGGCCAGCATTTTATCATGATCAATAACACTATCTTCTGGTGTCCATCTAGCCGGTTCTTCTTTGCTCTTGTAGCCAATGTTAATTAAAGATCCGTCTGGGTTCTTGTTATATTGTCCACCATTTTTACCATCTGGCACCCATAAGGGATTCCGTTCGTAGATAGGAACTTGACGCACAACCATGCGATTACTGTTGAGCACTTCGCGGAAGTCATTCATGGCATTCTGACAGTAGCTCATAGCTACACCATTTTGCTGATCCATATCAGTCCACAATGTGCCACCAATAAAGGTATGGCCCTGGTGAGTCCATGTTTGTTTTTCAAGGATGTGTAAATTGCCGTAGTCCAAGTGATATCGAAGAATGTTCTCTGTATGGGCTACATCACCCGAATAGTGTTCATGATTGCCCATGATGTACACCACATGCGGAAATTCTCGACACACATGATCAAAAAACTGACGATATTCTTTTGCTAGATGTTGCAGGTAAGTAGGGCGACCATCCACAAAATGCTTGGCCACACAAATGTCACCAGCAAGAACTAGGACCTCTGCACCTTCGGTATTGTCCAAGGTAATAGGTCCAAATTCTAAATGTACATCACTAGCTAGGGCTATTTTCATCTGTGACTAACTTTAATAATTCTGTTTTAAATTGTTCTACTACTTCTGGATCACCGCCAGCCAAGTATGCTGTCTTGGTTGGGTAGCGACTTCTAAATGCTTGGGCGATTTCCCCCACTGTTTTACCTTGGCAAACAAACTGCTTATCTTCACTATTATAGCAAAAATATGTATCTTTGTCTAGTTCAATATCCAATCCAACCATACTGGCTTCGGCTTCGGCAATGACTTCTTCTACCATTTGGTCAATGCGTTTTTTAACTTTAAAAATTAGGTAGATAATATACAAAACGGCTAGACCAACTCCAATTCCGATGCCGGTCAACACGCTTACAACAATATCATTTAATTCCATTATGCTAATCCTTTTTCTTTGACACCGTCTTTATACCATTCCGTTAACGGTTCCGGCTCTTCATATTCTTCGTAACCCCAGACATCTGATGCTATATGCTTATAAGCTGTTTCGTCCTGATTACAGTCTACATAATTGTCATCAAAGTAATCGCCATCCCAATTCGCACTACCTACAAAACCAACACCGGGTTCCCAATAATCCAAATTAAACTGCACTCGTCCGTCTTGTTGTGCCCAAGTTAAAAACGCATCAACTGGCGGTGCCCACGCTGTGCAAAAAGAGAATTCTATTGTATCTTCTTCTGCTTGATTTTCAAAGTACACATCTGCGATGTCCCACTTAGTTCCCCAATTATTAATATTCCAATCATACCAATCTTGATCATTTGCAAACTTAGGTTGTGGTACCATCCAGTTTAATAGTGGATGATCATCCTGATTTAAGATGTCTGTGATTTCTTTGATTACAGGAGCAGGGCCGGTAATACGAGCACGATTTGAACACCAATTTGGCATACGATATCCTTAATTCTTAATATACTACTATTATACAACGAACGGATTTAATGGTCAACTAACCGAGATTGGATCTCCATGTAGAACTGATTGTATTTTGCAATCCTAGCAAGGTCTTTATCAGTGACACCCTTTAACCGACGGATATCACTGTTATGACGCAGGTCGCAACTCTTAACCAGCATAGCATCACGATTGGCAAACACACCTTCTTTGTATTCGTCTAGTGTCTGCCCAGGTTGCTTAGTTAGAGCCTTAATACCATCCATAACTCTTACGCTAATTCCAGCGTCAGCTAAGTCCCTGTAAGTAACCTTAGTGTCTTCAATAACATCGTGTCCAAGAGCAATACATTGCAATTCTTCGTCGTCGGTCTTTAGGTAGTGCATGACTTTTAGAGGGTGCAAAATGTAAGGTGCGCCGCCCTTATCAAATTGGCCATCATGTGCGTTGGTAGCAATAACTAACATTTTTGCAAGCATTTCACCTCGTTTCATAATGATCCTTTCCTAACTATACAACTATATTATAGCATTTTGGTAATTAATGGTCAACCGAGCTAAAACTAGTGCAAAAATGAAGGAAATTTGGGCTCATAAAAAAGCCCAAGCATTGCACTTGGGCTAGGGGTAATACCTCCGAACGGGGTATTAAGGACTTAAATTACAATGTAATTCCCATTGCCTGAGCTTTGTAGCCAAGGGCTACTAGCTTGCGTGATGGTTTACCAAGTACATATTCTGTAACTTGAACACCATTGCCAGCTTTGCGGCTATTCGTATAGACGGCAAAGCCATTGCTACGAATGCGTGATACTTCAGCGGACAAGTTCTTAACGCCCATTTTTGCTGCTTGGCTAGCTGTCAAAGCCTTGCCTGATTGTAGTGCGGAAAATACTTTAAAAGTCTTGGTTTCTGGATTAAAATGTTTCATTTGTAAAAATTACCTTTCTATGTTAAACGCTGTTTAACAACAGCATGATGCTAGTATAGCAGAGTATTGCACTATGCGCAATGCCATTAGGTTAAGCATTTAGCCATAAATAATGAAAAAGGCTAATTCCACCTATGACTCAATATGTAATCAACATCGGCGCACTACCAAATGATGGTACTGGCGACCCTTTAAGAACCGCATTTAATGATGTAAACTTGAATTTTGATCAGGTTTTTGCCGCAGGGCCAGTGTTAAGTAATGTTCGTATTGCCAACAATACTATATTAACTACAAATACCAATGGTAATTTGATTCTAGCACCAAACGGTATAGGAGTAGTACAAGCCAATGTAAGCATTGTACCAAACTTGGCTAATATTAGAAACCTAGGTAGCCCTACACAACGCTGGGCTACAGCGTATTTGCAATATGTTGATGTGTCGGGTGGCTTATCAATAGCTGGTAATTTAACAGTAGGTGGTGATTTAACAGTTCAAGGCGACATTATTGAACTGGGTAACATTACAACAGATTCAAAGACAATACATCTGGCAAACTCAGCCAGCACTGCCAATGCAGCCAATGGGTCAGGCATATTGGTTGGTGCAAATTCAAATATTGCAACTTTCTTATATCAATCTAATACCAACAGTTGGATCAGCAGTATAAACATATCCTATGCAAATGGACAAGCAATTGGTGGTGGAGTAATTCAAAGCAGTTCAGCTCCTACAAATCCAACTGATCAAACACTTTGGTGGGATGAAGTATCGGGTCGTTTGTATGTTTGGTACACCGACGATGATGGTAGCCAATGGGTTGATGCAGCACCAAGTGGCGTAAACTTTGCCAATGTGGCCAGCAATATTATTCCTGCAGCCAATGTAACTTATAGTTTGGGCAACAGTACCAACTGGTGGCGTGATGCATGGTTCAGTTCTAACACAGTTTACATTGGTGGTGTTGGTTTAGGCACTACAGGTAATGTACTGACTGTTGCTGGACAACCAGTTTTAACCAATAATAGTAATACTAGTGTCAGTACCACAGGTAATATCACAGCTGGGTATTTTATCGGCGATGGCAGTCAGTTAACTGGCTTGCCAGCACAGTATGGCAATGCCAATGTGGCTGCTTACTTGCCAACCTATACTGGTAATCTAAGCGGCGGCAATCTTAGTGTTACTGGGTCAATAAACACCGACGGTGTTATTATTGCTCAAGGAAATATTCGCGGTGCCAATTTAAATGTTAATGGGTTAATTACAGCCACTGGCACCATTACAACTCCAGGAAATATCTCAGGTAGTTACTTGTTTGGTAATGCTAGCCAACTCACTGGTATTCCTTCGCAAGTTGGCCTACTAAGCATAACAGGTCAAACCATTAGTGGCACTACTATCAATGGCAATATTAATATTGTTCCAGAAGGATCTGGTGTAGTTGCTGTACCGGCCGTTGCAATGAGCAATACCTTGTTATACACTGATGAAGGTGGCTACAATATCACCACTAGCACAGGTAATATCAGTATCAATGCTGATTCGGGCAATGTTTATACCAACAGTTCATTCTTGCCAACTAATCCAGATACATCTGAACTAGGAACTGGGACTAACTACTGGAACAGTATCTATGCTGGTACTGGCGGTTTAAACATCAAAGACTCAGTCGAAGATATCACTGTAAACTTATTGGCCCAAAGTGGCAATTTGGTTATTGCCAATGCTGGTGGCTTGACTGTAGCAGACTTTACTTTTTACAACAATGCAATTACCATTGGCAATTTGCAACAAGACATCACAATCGGTACTGTTGGTGCCACAGGCAATGTTGTATTCAATCGTTCTATTGCTGTTAGAGACAGTGCAAACACTCGTAATGTGTTTAGTGCCTTTAATAACGGATTTGTATCTATTAATGCCAATAATATTCCAACAGGAACAGCTGGTGCATTAAACATTGTTGGTAGTAGTTCTGGCAACTACCAACCAGTTAATGGCGCTGGTGGTATGATCCACATTACTGGTAACGACAATACTCTTGCTCGTATCACTGTTGATGGTTATGCAACTAGCAACACAGGCCCACAGCCAGCGCAAGCAGGTTACGGATTAATTGCTCTTAGAGCAAGCCGTGGAACAGCTGACAATCCTCACTATGTTTTACAAAACGACATTCTAGCCAGCTTTAGTGGGCTTGGTATGACTGGTACTGTTGCCAACGGCATTCCTAGTTATAGTACAGGACAAGTAGCAGGCTTACAGTTCTTTGCTGCGGAAGATTTTGTAACCAACACTAGCGGCAAAGGAACATACGCACAATTTAAATTAACACCTGTTGGTGGAAGTGCTGGTGTAAATGCACTGCAACTTGACACTGATGGTATTACATTACCAGTAGCAGGCTCTGGTATAACATTCCCTGACACTACTTTCCAAAATACAGCTTTTGTTCCTACACAAGTGGTTCAAAGTCTAACAGTAGGTACCGGTCTTACACAGACAGTAACACAAGGTAATGTGGCTATCAATGCCACTGGTGTGCAAAATGTAGTTGGCACTACCAATCAAGTTATTGTGTCTGATTCAGGTGGCAAGAACTTGACATTAAGTCTACCACAGAATATTAATACTAATTCTAGTGTACAGTTTGGTAATATCACTGTAGGTAATATTGTAATCACTGGTACTAGCACATCAGCCAATACCATCTCAATCAACGATAAAAACTTTACCTTAGCAAACAATTCTACAAGTAATACACAGATTGATGGCGGTGGTATGATTCTTGGTAATGTTTCGAATGGTAGTTACTACAGAACATTCTTATATAACTTAAACAACAATCGTTGGGATACTGACGGTGCTGGACTAAAGACATTAGCGTTAACTGCCGATGACATAGCTGTTGCCAACTTGGTAGCCAACGGAACTGCACACTTTGGTGCAGCCTACGAGGGTATCAATTACGGCAATGCAATAGTTCAAATTGATGCGAATCAAAATAATCCTGCACAGTTAGTACAGATTAATCATAGCTCGGGTACTAATGCTATGTCTATGTTTGTTGCTTTAAATGATCTAGGTGTAGATAGTCCATCTTACTCGGCAGCCATTGGTATAACCAGTAGCACTTTTTCAAATCCAGATTTATCAATACTTGGCGACAGTGATACATTTGTTTCAGCTAGTGGCGGAAATCTTTTATTGATTACCAACAATGCAGGACAGGTAATACAGTTTGTCACAGGAGGATCAAATACCAGCAATCTTCGTGCTACTATTACCGACACAGGCCTAAGTGTAGTTGGTCTTGTACAGGCCGCAAACTTGTCAGCATCAGGAAATGTGTTTGGAACAAATCTCAGTATTACTGGTAATATTACAGCACCATTCTCGAGTTCTGTATTAACTACGGCTGCTCAACCAAATATTACCAGCGTGGGCATACTGACCAGCGCAAGTGTTAGTGGAAATGTTAATGCAGGCAACCTAAGAACTAGTGGGCAGATGAGTGCCAGCGGTAATGTAACCGGTGCCAACTTTGCAACTGCTGGAACTATTAGTGCCACAGGTAATATCACAGGTGCTAATTTAATTGCTGCCGCTGGAACATTTAGTTCAGCCATATCAGCCACAGGCAACATCACAGGTGCCAACTTGGTTGCCACAGCTGGAACATTTAGTTCATCGATATCAGCCACAGGCAACATCACAGGTGGCAACATTAATACTGGTGGTGTATTGAGCTCAACTGGCAATATCTCTGGCGGCAACCTAAGAACCACAGGTCTAGTAAGTGCTACAGGTAATGTGGATGGTGGCAATATCAGAACTGGTGGTATTGTTGTTGCCTCGGGTAATATTGCTGGTGGTAATGTTTTAACCACTGGACAAGTTAGCGCAACTGGTGCTATTTCTTCGGGTGATGGAATTTCAGCCACCGGCAACATCACAGGTAGCTTCTTTATTGGTAACGGATCTGTGTTGACTGGTGTAGTTGCTACAACTGCAACAACTGCGGTGACTGTAACTGGAAACGCACAACCAAACATCACTAGCGTCGGTACATTAACTAGTGTAAGTGTAAGTGGTAATACCAGTTCTGGCAATTTATTAACTACTGGAATTGTAAGTGCTACAGGTAATGTTCGTGGAGCCAATATCAATACCGACGGTATAGTAAGTGCATTAGGAAATATTGTAGGTAGTAACTTGATTGTTACCAATGTCACTGGCACATTAACTACTGCCGCACAACCAAATATTACCAGTGTTGGCACACTATCAAGTTTAAGTGTCTCTGGTAATGTTACTGCTGGCAACTTGTCTGGTACAAATATTACAGGTACATTAACCACTGCTGCTCAAACTAATATAACCAGTGTTGGTTCATTGACAAGTTTAAGTGTTGTCGGTAACATTGCAGGTGGCAACTTATCTGGTACAAATATTACAGGTACACTGACCACAGCAAGTCAGACTAATATCACAGCCATTGGAACTCTTAGCGCATTAAGTGTCAGCGGAAATATTACAGCTGGAAATGTCAACAGCAACACATTTGGTATTCATACAGGCAATGTAACTGGCAACTTAACTGGCACAGTATTAACTGCAAGTCAGCCTAACATTACCAGCGTTGGTACATTATCAAGTCTGAGTGTAACTGGTAATGTCACAGGTGGTAATGTTCTAACAGGTGGTATAGTAAGTGCCACTGGTAATGTTACAAGTGGCAATATTTCAACTGCCGGACAAGTAACTGCCACAGGTAATATTACCACTAGTGGCAACTTTGTTGGTAATGGATCAGCCCTAACTGGTGTGTTTGCAAGCAGTAGCATACTAAAAAGCACCCTAGTTATTAACCCAGCATCGGTTGGTAAGACTGCGGCTAGTACACAAACATTTACCTTAACTGGATTAACTACCAATCACAAGGTGGTTATTTCAGTAGGAACTGCACTGACTTACGGTATCTTTATTACTGCTGCATGGGCAAGTGCCGCAGACACATTGAGCATACAATTCATGAACATCACAGGTGGTGCTATTGACTTGGGCAACATTGATATAGAATACATAGCATGGGTGTAATATGGATCAACCTTGTGGTTCGTGGCCAATGCCTAGGTGGCCTAGCCTGCAATGGAGGATGTTGCAGGGTCAGAACCTACACTGATTCAGAAACTTATGTTGAAACATTTTGTCCAGAATACAATACTGAACATGGTACTTGTAATATCTATGAAACTAGACCCGAAGGCTGTCGTCGATATCCTGATGTTACAGCATTGACAGTGTCAGGAATTCCCAATGGATGTGGATATCGGTTAGAAGAAGAAATTTAAACAGAAAGCTAGCAACTGTGACTGCATTATGTCACGGTAAATATAGAAGAACAATAACAGGACTTAAGAATGAATATTACATTTCCACCAAACCCTACTACAGGTGATACATTTACAGCCGAAAACGGTGTAGTTTATACTTACGATGGCACCAAGTGGGTAGCTGCAGGCACAGGTGGCGGCACTGTTCCAATTAGTACTGGCAACATTGGATTTGTCGGAGACGCTATCTATGATCTAAATGGCATGATCATAGAAAATGCAGATTTATCACATGGTGCTACAGCGGCAATGGTTATTCCTGCCAATGGCAGTACCAGTCCTATTCAACTAAACAACACCTATGGCAATATTGCTCTAAGTGCTGGCAACAACGCCGTACTTACAGCGACTTATACATTTGGTAAAACTGGTAATATAACATTACCAAGCAACACTTCAAACATCAACTATGCCAATGGCGTAAGTATCCTTAGCGGTATTGGTGGCGGTAGCGGTAACTATGGCAATAGTAATGTTGCTACATTCTTGGCTAGTTTTGGCGCTAATGTAATTAGTACTACTGGTAATATTACAGCCGGATTTGTCAAAGGTGATGGCAGTCAATTGACCAACTTGCCTGCTGGAAATTATAGTAACAGCAATGTAACTGCTCTATTAGCCAGCTTTGGTAGCAACAGCATTAGTACCTCGGGCAATATTACAGCTACTAATTTTATTGGTAATATTCCTGCCGCCGATGGCAATACTTCAGTGCAAATTAACATCGATGGCCACTTAGGAGCAGCAGCAGGATTTAACTATGCAGGCAACACCTTGTATGCGCATACTGCATCATTTAGTGGAAATCCAGATTCTGGAGTTGATGGATTGTATACCGGTGTTCCAGGATTTACTATTCTTGGCTCGTCAGTAATGACACAAGTTACAGGCAATGTTATTGGATATAGCCAAACTAATTTTCAAAATATCAGTGACTCACCTGTAGCCAGTGGCGATTACATTATTACTTCAGACAACGGCACTGACAGCACACACTTTCTTGACCTCGGCATAACCAGTAGCACCTGGGACGGCACACAAGAAAACAGTTTAGGAAATATACTTGGCCCAGGTGACGGATATTTGTATGTACAAGATGGCAATCTAGCACTAGCAGTTAAAGATGGAATAGACCAGCATGTTTGGTATTTTGATAATGTCGGTGCGTTAAATTTACCAAATCCTGGTACTATTCGCGCTGCAAATACTCTAGCAGGTCCAGTTAATTTAGTGTCAAATAATTTTGTTCAGTTACAATGGACCACTGATGTTGCCAATGTTGATCCTAACTCAACTGACGCTATAACTAATTGGGCTTATATTGATTCTAATGGTTTTTCTGTTGAAATGGGAGTTAATGATACTGGTAATACTCATTCATGGTTCTTTAGTAACAACGGCAACTTAAACTTGCCAACTGGTGGATACATTGGACCAGCTGGAGTTAAGGGCGATGGCACAATGATAACTGGCGGCAATGGTAACATTACTAGTTTAACAAGTTATTACTCCAGTGGAATGTACTCAAGTTGTGTTACAGATAACGCTGACGGTACATTAAACATTTCCACATACGGTGATGGCACAGGATTACAAGGACAATGGACATTTACTGGTGCAAACTTAGTATTAGCACCAACCAATGTTGGAGATGCTGGGTCAAATGGTACACCGGGCGAAGCACAAGTGCTTCGAGGTTCACGCAAGATTATCAACGGTGTTTACACTGGCGCAACTAATCCGTTTGCTGTAGAATTACCAGGTGATGGTTCCGCCACTGTGGTGTATAAGTCAGAAACAGGTGTAAACATCAACAGTGCCAAAGTTACTTTTGCTGTTCAAGGCACAGGAGTTGGCGCTAACTGGGAACAATTTGATGTTGTTGTGACTTACGATTATGCTAACTCAGGATTGTTGTTATGGGTAGTAAGCAACAGAATTAAGGCTAATCCACTTGTTGCCGATACTATTGTTACAGCGGTACAAGGTGGACTTGGCGAATTACAAATTTTATTACAACTTCCTGTGGGCCAAAATGGCTGGGCTAGTTTTGATGCAACAGAATTTGGACTCATGGTAGATTAATAGGAAAACAATAAATGTCACAACAACCATTTAACTCGGACGGCGGGTTTAGCACTACAGGTAATATAACAGGTACTAATATAGTAACATCAACAGAAACAACATTAGAAAATATTGGTTCGTTAATGTTTAGTGGTAGCAACTGGTTGTCATTCTCTCCAGGTGTTACTATTGGATCGGGTGCTTATACTGTTGAGTGCTTTGTTTATTTCCAAGCAGCAAATTTACCTGGCCCCATTTTAGGATCGTTAACTCCTGATAACAGTGGATTTAGTTTAGTAATTTCTAGTGCTACTCAAATACATATTGACCAAGATGGTGTTGCAGCCAACAACTATACAGTAGCACCAATGGCCGATGATACTTGGCATCATATTGCTGTAACAAGAAACAGTAGCGGTGACGAAACTGTGTTTGTCGACGGTGTGCGATCATCAGATGGAATAACAACCACTAATTATGATTTTAGTGGAGCAAGTACAAGTGTTGGTAAATTCAACACTGGTGGTCAATGGTGGTATACCGGTGGCGCAACTCAAATTAGAGCAGTAGCTGGATATAATGTGTACGATCCTAATGCTTCAACTATTACTGTCCCAACTACATCACTGACAGCAGTAACTGGTACAGAACTTCTATTAGATGTTGAGTCTGCTGGAACATACCTTATAGATTCTAGCAACACACAAACTGTAACCGACAATGGCGCGGTCACATTCAGTGCCAGCGGACCCGCGGTAACTTATTCTACAACTACCGGTGGTACTATTACAGCAAATAATATTTCTCTAAACAGTGGCTATATCAACGGTGGTACTGCTATTGTTATCAATGATGGTATAAATTCTATAGCATTAGCCCCGGGTGCTCAAATGGATGTATTTGGGTTTCCGTTTAGCCAACCAACTCGCGGCCAGTTAACAATTACCGGTGACATAAGCACTACTCAAGCACTGGGCACCTGGTATTATGAATCAGTTAACACTGTTACATATCGGTTATACACAGACGCCACTTATACAGATTTAGTAGATGCCAGTGGGTGGACACCATATACTGGCGGAGGGTTAGTTGCTATTACAAAACAATCGCCAGTTGCAAATATTGTTATTAACTCCAATGGATATTTGTCGACATTTACCGATAATGGTCAAGTTATTCTGCCTGGCGGAATTGATTTAGGTGTTGGCGGAAATCTTGTATTATCCAGTGGTAATATCACAGGTAGTGGTGCAAGTCCTGCGCCGAGTTTAAACGGATTTCATAGTGTTGGCGCTATAGATTTAAGTGCAATCGGCAACATCACAGGCGGCAATGTTCGTGCTCTTAATAATGTTTATGTAGAAGCTACTAACGGTAATCTAGTACTAGGCGATGCCACTGCAACTGCTTCCCCAGGATTGAATTCAACCACCAGTATCACATTTGTTGCGGACAGCGATGGTACACCAAAAGAAATGGTGTTAAGTACCGATGGTACCTTATACACACCAGGTAATATCAGTACCACAGGTAATATTGCAGGTAGTAATCTTCTTGGTAATGGTGCAACACTTTCTAATGTTGCTACTCAATCTAAAGGATCATGGACAGTAACCACAGGTTCTGGCACTTACAGTTTTACAGTACCTGCAAATGCAACTTATGCCTTGTGGGTTGATGGAAACATACCCAACGGTATCATTGTATGGAATGCTACTGTAAGTCTTAGCAATACTAATGTCCCAGCGATCGGGCAACAATTTGCCTGGTATTATCTAACAGGAAATAATCTAGTTTGGACCAGCATACCCAATCAAATTATTGGAACAGCAGGATCAATTAGTAACGCAGCACCTGCTGTGGCCAATACCAATGTGTTTACATTTGGTATTACTAACAATTCGGGCTCCAGCCAAACTATAAACTACGGTTGGACTAAAATAAGTTAATTATTAATTTTTAACTGAATGATATGTTTGCACTCGCCCTTTTGCCATTTACTGGCTGGGCAGGTGCAAGTCCATGATCCGCGATCATTAGTCACAGTATAAACAGAACCCTTTGATCCAGGCACTCGAAAAGTTTCACCAACTAAGATCAATTCCTCTTTAGGGAAGAACCCCCAAATGTTATTAACTTCCTTAAACTTGCGTCCACTAGCCTTGAACTTATAAGGAGTGGTCATTTCTTGAATCTCACCTGTGCTGGACTTTACATAACCGTACATTTTGTCCTTTGAATCTGACAAAAAGTAAACATGGTTGGGCATAGCAAAATCTGTATCCCACTCGGTAATCTCTTGAAATGCTTTCATCTCTTTAACAACTCCATAATCTTTTCTGGTTTCACAATGTCATGCAACTCTTTAACGGCCGACTGTTGAACTTCATATTCTATTACTTGGAAATCGCCAAGAAACTTACACATATAGTCATCATTCAAACAACGAGTGATATAGCTACGCAACTTACCTAAGGTATCAAAAGTTTTACCTTTTTCGCTCCACTGATTGTAGGCGGTTCCTTTGCTGTACAATCCAGTAACACGATGTCGAATTTTATAATGCGTTTCCATTATACCTGTTCAGCTTCTGTGGCACGCTCATCCAACCATTGGGCAATTGAGATTAAATCTTCAGCTATGGCTCGCAGGTCAGGTGAACGCAAATACACTTTGCCGCCACCTTCGCTGTCGTGCATGTAACCTTTAACTTCGCAGGCCACAGGATCAACAGTAGGGCCAAAGCTACCTAAGAACTCCAGGGTTTCTAATTCAGATTTGGTAAGTTCTCTCATGATTCTAATTCCTTTCTAGAAGTAGTAACAACTCCGGGATTCATTAATCCTTTATATTCACCGGGCATTGTAACAGTAAATCCAAATGGTTTAAATCCATAGTTCTTGTCGCAATATTCACAAACAGCATCATAACTTGGACGCTCACCTTCGAACAGCATAGTAACAATACCTGTACCATAGTCCATACTAGATTCTAGTATCATCATTCGCTCCTTAACTGCGATCAATAATTACGGCTTCAGTTCCACCGTTACCGACGGGTCTTTCATAAGCATCAACATAATCACTTAAATCACCTGTCTCGGCAAAATTAAACTTAGCAACGTAAACAGTAGATTCTGGATTCATTTTCTGTAACTGCTCGATTAATTCTTTAACTGTCATTTTCTTGCTCCTTAGCGGCTCAAGTTGATAATACGACCTTGGAACTCTGAAAAACTAACTCTCCACGGAACAAACATTTCAATACCAACACGATTGTCCGGACCAGCTATAGTTGAAACTCGATCGTTGCCAAAATGGTCTTTGGTAACCACAATCTTGTAGGCTTGATAACCTTGCTCGGTGTTATTGGTTTCAATCACTTGACCTTCGATGTAGCAATCGTCACGACCAACCATTGGCTTGAAGTCATATGCACGAATAATATCACCTTGTCGAACTTGTAATGTAGTCATCTTATTGCTCCTTTATTTTCACTATACATATATTATAGCAAATTGGGCATTTCGGGTCAACCGTTTGGTAAACCCAGAAAAACCCCCTTTTACGGGGGTTTAAGGTGTTGTTTTTATGCTACACTTTTCTCGTATTGTTCTAGCAAATTGTGGCACAAGTTAAGGGCCAACATAGCACCATACCATGCCATTCGCTGTTCTTCTTTGCTGCCACACTCGTTGAGCATAATAGTCAAGTGATCAAAGTCTGCGGGTGTGGCCCATAAGCTACTTTTTGGAATTGGATTTGTCATACTTCTGCTACCTCCCAGTTGTTGATACGGCGTTCTACTTCATCGTTAAGGATCGTCCTGACTGCGCTTACTTCGCCGTCGGTTGCTAGATTCTCGTTGTAAATCTCTGCCCAGTGCATTAATTCTTGAAAGGGCAAATTGCGGATATATTCTTTGGTCATTTGTTAGTTTGCCTTTGCTAGTCGATACTCTACCATACACCGATCATATTCAGCTTTGGTAACTTCTACACCATCTACTAGATAGTGTGCTTCGCCTGTTTCGCGATTACCATATGATGTTAGTTCGTACATAATTAAGCTACCTTGTTTTTAGCGTTAAACTCGTTGCGGATCCGTTCAGCTTGCTTGGGTGTCATCGGAATTTCTGGATATACTTTACCAAATACACCACGACTTACTCGAACCTTTGCACCTGTAAGTTCAGCAATAGCACGATTGGGCACTGTAACCTTAACAATCCGTGCTTTACGCTTAAACGGGTTTTCGTCTTTAGCAAACTGAGTAAAGAAGTCAACACAGGCTGGATCTTTGCCCATGTAATCCATAGCCAATAACTCCTTAGCGGCTTGTGACTTAGTTTCAACAGGCTTGATAGAGACCATGTAAACTGCTTCACCAAATGCTTCTAGTTGGGAGATTCGTTTTTCGTCAGTCGCTGTACGGAACTTCCAAGTACCGTCTTTAAGAATACTGTAACCTGCGTATTGAATCTGCTTCATTCTTGCTCCTTTTTATTAACTATACATACATTATAGCCTAAATGGAGTTTTTGGTCAACCGTTTTAATCCAGTAGCCAACCCTGTCCAGAATGCTGGTGTAGCCAATGGTAAAAAGGGCGATCTATAGTTAGTGCCCACTTACCATTAAATCCTAGATAATTGGTTGGATTATTATTATTGTGATCATTAATATATTCAGTTAAATGACTATATTTGGGTATTATTTCGATATTATCAATGCATATTTGATTAATGATTATAGCAGTTTCATATTCTGTAGTATAATGTTTATCATATAATTCTAATATAATATTATATGGCTTTAATATATCAATTTGATAATCCAATATAACAGGCGCAGATAATCCTGTATATTCAATTAAATCATCTGGTGTGATTATGCGAATATTGGGCAGTCCAACAGGGCTCAGCTCGATTCTAAGCTGAGAATATGGATTAATATCCTTGACTTCTGAATAATTCTTCATATTGTGGTAGATAATCTATAATGCTATTATTACGAATTGATTCTAATCGTTTTAGATAATCAATCAAGTCAGGTAATCGATAGCTTTCATCAACAGCAGTTTCAAGATAATTGATATAACTTTCAGCATCTTGACAAATTTGTTGGCGGGCAAACTCAGGATTTCTAGTGTTGATGATCTGCTCTTGGGAAATATCAGTTTTGCTTGCCAGCCAGGTTTTCATTTGATCTTGTATTGCCAGTCGATATTCTATGGGCAACACACTGATGCGCATGAATTTTGGTTCTTCTAAGAAATTACAACTTTCCACACTTAAATTATGAGTCCACGCATAATCATAAACGGTGGTCAGATCTGCTATGGACAAACAGGTTGGAGTGATTCTGAGTTGCATTAACCAGCCTTGAGCTTTTCCTATTGCAACCCATTGGTCTAAGATATCATTAGTAGTGGCCAAACGGCTGGGATATCTTACATAGTCGTTGACCTCAGTCAATGCTTCAACACTCAGTCCAAGATTAATTTGTTTAAACTCGGGCAGTATATTGTTGATTAATTCATCGTCCCAGGAAATAAGATTGGTAGTAAACCCAATGGTTATATTTCGAGACAGATCAGCTGAAATTAATGCCTGCAATATCTTTTTAAATCCTGGAGTAATTAATGTTTCGCCGCCAATAAAATGCAAATACTCAAGACTGGGACTCGCAATTAAATCTTTAATAAACTTTTCTAACAGTACAGGATCATCACACCAGGATCTTGGGGGTAGTTTATCTATCAGCTTTAATTGTTTAAATTCCGTGGCCAGTTTGCTAGAGCTTTCGGGAATACAAAATACACAGGCTCCATTACAATAATTGCCCAGATCTATTTGCCAGTCAACTACAGTCCTCAGTGTCTGCCCGTGATTAAGATTGCTGTAATCAAAGTCTGCTTTTAATGGGCTACTGATTAAACTTTTTTCAAAATACTGTTGTTGAATTCCTGTTTTTAACAGTTGTTTCTGGCGTCCGCTTACTTTGCCGTGCTGTTCCATTTTATAGCAGTCTTTACAGCCATCAATTGCCAGGCCATTTAACATGCTAGCTCGTAAAGGTGCCATGGTCTTTTGAAAATATACCAAGGGTGCTTGTTGCTGTATATTATTCTCTAGATCAACACGATATTCACCATCCCTTTGCTGCCACCTACAGTATTCATATGAACCCGAATTATTAATTCGCATATGAAACCACGGGCTTGAGCAAAAGGTTTGGTTAAAGGACATTATCTACTGCTAATTACTCGATCAGCTAGGCCGTAGGCCACAGCTTCTTCAGCACTCATAAAGAAGTCGCGTTCCATATCAGCACTTAATTCTTCAAAGGTTTTACCAGCACTGTTATGCTTGACATAAATCTCTGTTAAGTATTTCTTCATTTTTAATATTTCTTGTGCTTGGATTTGAATATCTGTTGCTTGTCCACGAGCACCACCTGATGGCTGGTGAATCATGTGTCTAGCATTGGGCAAAATAATACGCTTGCCAGGTGCGCCTGCTTGTGCCAAACAACTACCCATACTACATGCTTGGCCCATTACTACAGTTGAAACATCGGGCTTGATAAAGTTCATTGTGTCATAAATTGCCATGCCAGCTGTAACAACACCGCCTGGGCTATTGATGTAAAATAGGATGTCCTTGTCTGGATCTTCTGATTCTAAAAACAGCATTTGCGCCACTACTAAACTGGCTGTATGCTCGTTTACATCTGTATCCAGCATGACAATGCGATCACGCAAGAGTCTACTGTATATATCATAACTGCGCTCGCCTTTTGAGGTTTGTTCTACTACAATGGGTACTAAGTTTGGCATATTGTCTCCGGATAAATGATAAGTAAGTATAACAAATTTTTTAAAGAAAAGCAAATGCGTGATATTCTAAACTTACTTGATTCCATATTAACCGAAAGTGTTGGCCTAGCTAACCGTAAACCCGGTACTCTTTTTGCCAATCCTGAAGGTGATCAACTGGTATTTCAGGGGCTAGAATTTTACCCACAAGGCGGTGGTGCGTATGCTAGTCCAGAAGAGTTTCAGGATGCACTGGCACAAGTATGTCAACAGTTAGGAATAACTCCACAATCAATACAATGGGTAAGTCCCAAGGGCGATGCTGTTGCTACTCCAGCACCAGGAAAGGGCGGGTTTGGTATTGCACAATTCAATGATGACAGTGGCAAGAGCTATTACCTAGGACGCTACTTTCAAAAGATTTCCCCAATTCGTGCAGAAAACAGTTTTGCCAATAAATTACCAGGTGGCTTTACACTACAAACTGCTGTGGCAAAAAAAGAAGCAGCTGGATATAAACCCACTGATGTATTATCAAATTTAATCAATTTAACACCTGCTGATATCTTATCACAAATACAAACAAAATTTGGTGCTGACAGCGACGAAGCTCGAGCTACAGAAATCTTTATGAGCTCAACCAGCTATCCAATTCGTATTCCTCTAGGCAACATGAACTACACAGCATTTACCAATTACTTCTGCGAAATGTTGCAACCAATGGCCCTAGTCATGGGCAAAAAGACCACAGGCTCTGCTCAAGACGCTGCTAAAAAATTCTTAACCAAAGGTGGATATACTACTTGTAGTATCACATTCGGCAGTAGCAAAATTGGCGGACTCACTGACAGTACATTAACTAATCCAGCTGGACAAATAATGGGCTTGTCAAGTAAAGCTGAAGCTGGTGCCAAAGCAAGTGCAAAGAATCTAGTGGAAAAGATTGATGAAATGGCAGCCGATCCCGACGGTCAGAAACTGTTAAAGAAATATGCCAAAGAAGTTGAATTAATTAATACTGTAACTGCGGGTAGTACTCCTGGAAGTCTTAATACTGCTGTGTTGGCAAAGATTATTACTCCAGAAGAATTAGATCAAATCATGGCCATTAGAAAACTTCCGCCTGGCAGTGAAGTTGTAGGGCAAAAGCTATTAAGTAAAAATCTTGAAAAGAAATACGAAGGCCGTAAAGCTAGAGATCCAAGTGCAGTTATTCCTTTCTTTCATATCCGTGCTGTTATTGCCAATGAAGTTGCTGCCTGGGTTAATAAAAATACCAACTTTGGCCAAGCAGCTTCAGAGATTCTAAACTGGGGTGCATTTATTCAAGTTTATACACACGCAGATCAAAAGGGTGACGAAATTGTTTTGAAACCATTTGATGTAGTATTTCCTAGCACTGCTGTAACCAATGTAGAATTAAGTGCTGACAAGACCTTTTACAGTACAGGTAGCAAGGGTAACTTTACTTTTAAAATCTTGTACAACGGTGCTACAGATGTCACTGATGATGGCACAGATGGTGATGAAGGTCAAGTAGTTGCACCAGCAAAAACTACCACACAAGATTTAGATGCAGTTGCACAACAATCTTCAGGGCTCAAGGCCAGTGCAGGTGGAGTTGAAAAGAAACTGGGATCTAAAGCAACTTTAGGACGCGGTCGTCAAAAGTAATTAATAAGTTAAATGAGTGGTTGTTTTAAAAGGACGGCCAATTGCAGCATATTCTAACTGCTTGAGAACCTTTTGTTTCATTTGACGCACTTTGATGTGGTCATGATTCCAATCAAAGGTAGCTAGGAATTTTCTAAATGTACCTTTCTTGGTACGACTAGTTATGTTGTCCATGTAGTTGCGAATAACTGCTGGATTATAACCAAACTTATCAATCATTTCACAAGCAATATTAAAACTAAATGCACCCATTTCATCGCGATGACCATAGTATTCTTGATCCATGCGTTGCTTGTGATAGTATGCTGTGCTTTCGTATCCTGGAATATCTTTAAAGTTTCTGCTACGATACTGACGCATGTGAATAATTTCGTGTAAGATAGTATCAGCAAATAAACTACATATTCTGCGCCAACGGTACTCGGTTATTCGTGCGTCTTGATCCAAAGGATTATAACTCAAGACAACTTCAATAAACTTCTTTTTGCCCTGTTTATCTTGCACACTGTCATAGGCTCCGCCCAAATAAGGAAAGCCGCGATCTTGTTTACTATCATACTGCCATTTTCTTATGGTTACTGGTAGGCAAGATTTAATGTGTGCGCTTAGTCGCTGATGTAGCAATTTAACTGGCATTTTTTTGCCAACAATATCAGCACCAGCACTATACAACATACTGTACAAATTATTGCGATTGAGCTGACTCCAGTTAAAATCCTGACGCATTTGCTTCTCCGGTTGGACAAGGTATTTAGTGGGTTATGGCCAGGAAATTAACCCAAGAGAAAGCCCGCATAATACGGGCTTTGGGTTGTATTGCTTGAATTACTTGGTTACAGCGAATTTCTTAGCGAAATCTTCAGCTTGTGTTTTAACAAGGTTAGCAATACTGTTCATTGCTTCTACTTGTGCGCGAGCAAAATCGCTAGCATCTTTGGTCAAAGTAACCAATGTCTTGCTGAGTTCTTTTGGTTCTACATAAGCCAATACAGCCTGTGTGTTCTTTTCAGCTTGGTCAATAAACTTGGCTGGGTTCAATGCTTCTTTGATTGTGTCTAAATTAAATTGTTGCATGGTAAATCTCCTAAATTAAGCGAGCTTCTGCGTTAGCCCGACCATCGGCACTAACTTGTTTTCTCTAACTTATTTATCTATTATATATTGCACTGCAACATTTTGCAAGTCTTTTTGGTGAAATTACTTACGCTCTATGTCCGATTCTTCGCAGGCTGTGCCATACTGTATTTCCACAATTCTACAAGGGTTAGTAAATGGGTTGCTTAAACGGTGCCACGAACCCACTGGAATATCTATAGTTTGATGTGTATCCAACAACAATGTACTGGTATCTGTTTCAACCTTGCAGTTGCCTTCTTCTACTACCCAGTATTCTCTGCGTTGAGCATGTCGTTGCATGCTTAAACTTTTTCCAGGTTCTACTGTGAGCTCTTTGACTTTCATGCCAGGCGCTTCATGCAGTACACGATAATGTCCCCACGGGCGTTCTGTTTTAGGTGCTTTCCACTCTTGCAAGATCCAACTTGAACTATTAGATTTATTTTCGCCACCAACTCCAAATGCAAAATATAAATTTTTATCAGCACAATCCATTTCTGGAATATTTGTTGCTGTGCGATCTCCACCATTGGCAAATATCAAATCAGCTTCAGGATAGTGTGCTCTGACCTGTTGAATAAAATGCTTGGCTGTGCCATCTTCGTCGTTGAAAGTAAACACTTCATCAACCATGGAGAGATTATTAATAACACATAATCTTTCATTCCAGGGCATAAATGCACGACCCTTTTTACGCTCAAGCCATTCGTCGCTGTTGAGTCCAACGATCAACATGTCGCCCATGGTGCGAGCTGCTTTAAAATAAGAAATATGTCCAGAATGGACAGGGTCAAACCCACCGGTGACCAGCACAATTTTCATCAAAATACTTATTGACGAACTTGAGCCAGCCCTAATTTTTTAAGAATTGTAATATACATCCAGCCAATATCAAACTCCCACCATTTGGTACTGAACTTGGCATTGGCACCATCTGCGTGATGCCCATTATGCAACTCTTCACCACCAATCCATACAGCTATAGGAATTAAATTACGACTGGTATCTGCGGTATCAGTGTTGCGATATCCAACCCAATGCCCTAGACCGTTGATTACACCAGCAGCCCAGAATGGAACCCAAATCATTTGAATGCCCCAGACTAACCAGCCCCATAGGCCAAACAAGCATAGATCAATGATAAGCATAATACTAATGCCAAGTCTGCTGTGTGGAGTGTAAAGGTTCCGTTCAATCCAGTCGTCGGGTGTGCCTACTCCTAGCTTTTCAACCATGGCCTTGTCTTTGCTGGCCGCATGATATAAAAATGCACCACCAAACAACACACGCTTGATGCCGTAGATTTGTGGGCTATGTGGGTCACCTTCTTGGTCTGACCGTTGATGATGCTTGCGATGTATTGCTACCCATTGTTTAGTAACCATGCCGGTTGTTAACCAAAGCCAAAAGCGCATGACATGTTCTACCACAGGATTATATGAAACAGCTCGGTGACATACTCCGCGGTGCAAATATAGTGTCACACACGCTATGGTAAGTTGGACCATTACCAGGGTTGCTATGATTGTAGTCATCTAGTATTTAACCGTACATCTCACGATATAACATGCTATTATTCTGCAAGAATGTGTGGAACAAGTTGCGTTGTTTTATGCAGATTTCTTTGTTGATAGTAATCCAATTAGCTGGGTCTAACTTTATCTCGACTTCGCTATCACCATACATGTTGTGAGTTTCCAGCCCATGCTTGTGGCACAAATGCTGTATAGGCTTGTTCCAACCTAAACAATGCATAAACAATTCTTTATAGCCACGATTTCGGGCCCAAATAAGAGCTTCATCCATTAAGATATTAGCAACTCCTTGTCCACGATATTCTTCGTCAACAATCACACCAAATTCTACTACTGTGTTGCTGACAGCGATATGAATAGTACCAACCCAACGAGCACCGTCTTTGGCCACTAAAAAATAATGATCGTCTGGGTTCGCTAGTACACGATCCATTAGTGCGTTGATCACATGTTGACTACCAGCTACACCAAAGTACAGTTGACGAGTTTCTTCGTCTTGAATTTCTAGCCAATCGCCAAACTGTTTATAGTGTTGAACGGGTAAAAATTCTGTAATGATCATTATAGACCTCTACAAATACCTTTGGCATCAGCGTAGCAAGACTGAGATTCTTTAATTTTGCCGTTACGGGCTAAATTTGCTGCATAGTTTGCTTCGCGTATGCTTTGAATAAAACTTACAATTGCGTTGATAATTTTCATAATACTTTTCCTTTATTTTCAAAATAGCGTGTCCAAAACTCTACATCTGCATGGGTTTTTAAATTGCGTGAGTTTAGGAATTGTTCTAGGGCACTTGCATCCTTGGCAAATAAGTGCATAAATTGTTCTATAATTTTTGTCATAATAATCTTAAATGGTTACCAGCATGACTGCTAGTATTGCCAACAATAGCAATAAAGCAATTCGTTCATGTTTTGGCATAGTATTTTCTCTCATGGTTTTCACTAGTAGTATATAGTATATATTGCGGCAATGCAATAATAATATTAACCGTTAATGATTAAAACGGTTAAATACATGCATAAGGAGATTATTATGTTAGAATTTTTTAAGAAACTTTTTGGCTCTAAACCAGCAGAAACACCAGCACCATACAAGGTGGAAGCACCCAAGGTGGAGCAACCAGTAGAAGTTAAAAAACCTACTGTTAAGAAGGCTACTACTCGTCCAGCAAAAATCCAAGGTGAAAAGAAACCCGGTGTAAAGGCCAAAACTGCCCGTAAACCTAAAGCTCCTAAGGTTTAATGCTGTAAGAAATACCGGATTAATCCTATACTATCAATAGTAACTAGGAAGGCGGAGTTGGCGAGCAATCCAAAACTCCGTCTAGTCCAACAAGCCCAGGCACTAGCACAACATCCAGCAATAAAAATACTGTAAAGCGGCACTACAGGAATATCTGGAACTGTAACGGCAAAGATTACAGCACTAGTTACACTACACGACCACGCAAATACTTCTGCGCAGAATCTAACTCGATTACTTGCCCAATCTTGTTTAACATACTGCCAACTGTTTGTAATCCATTCCACTATAACCACCTTAATTTAAAATATGTTGCATCTTCTGGGCGTTCAAATCTAAAATCAAATCCTTTGTCAAACTGGTGTCCGTGTAAGTGATATCGGCCACCGGGAGCATCATCTATCCACTCTAATATATCTCTAATACGATAGTCAGGACCAGAAAGAATATCGTTCCACAATATTATAATACTTGTCCAATTAGGCGGTGGATCTTGATAGTCTACTTTTTCCATTGCTCATATAATGCACGACTAGCAAGATTCTTGCCCTTAGACTCGCACATAATATCAAAATCTTCTAAGAAACTCAATGCCCATTCATTAGTAGCATGATTCCAATAGAAGTCCGAATGCGCTCTTAGTTTTTGCTTACTATGCCCGGATTCGAGAAGTGCTTTATGGTCGGGGGCACAGGTCGCATCATGTCCGACAAGATAATCTTCACGACTAAGAGCATAATGAATAGTAGGACGAGTACCCCTCCAACTGTCAATAACTCTTTTACAATTGTCGCTTCTGGGGTGTATGTATTCGCCCTCGCGGACCCAGTGATGATGAATGTCCAAGACAGTAGGAACAATATCAGAAAGCATAAGAGTATGTTGGAGCCCATGTGTTATTTCCTCGTTTTCGATGGTGATGCAGTTACGAGCCTCAGGTGACAATCTCTTGTAGGCGGCTCTGATACCTTCTGGCCCTTGACGGCCTGAGATGTGTACGTTAATCTTATAATCTTGGAATTCTTTTCCGAAACCCATCCAACGGACCATATCTGCATGATACTCAAACTCCTCTATTGAACGGTCAACAATGCCCGGGTTATCAGATGCCAACACAGTAAATTGCCCAGGATGGAAACTGAGACGAGTATTAGATGACCTTGCCAAGTTACCCACTTGTTCAAAGTGAGTTTCTGCGTACTGTCTAACATCTTCACGGCGCCAAAAATACTTCCAATCGTCATGAGTATAGACAGGCAAGAGATCACTGCTAAGGCGGACCATTCTAAGATTATCATTTAATGTACCTACTCTTTCTACTAGTTTACGGGTCGATTCAATATTTTGAACCATTAAGTCCCACAACTTTTGTTCGGCTACATCTCGAGTTTGGTTGTTTAGCCAGCGCACTGTGGTTGATCCAGTGTTATATGCTTTTGCTGGATCTTTGGGCTTAATGCCGTTGACCTGGCTGGGTTCATCGATCCATTTGCAAGCAAAACCAATACGAGGAGCTGTAGTTGTAGTCATACAGCTATTATACAACTAAATGACTTATTTTGTCAATCTAGTAATTTCAACACACTAGACATGGAGTCTTTGGTAAGATTATCCAAAATCATGTCTTTACCAATTTCTCCTGGATGGTCTACTAGTACCCATTGTATATGCTCATTATCTGTTATTGCTTGCCGAATCAATCCTCTGTAATTCATTCGACGATGCTGTTCTAATCTATCTGGGTTTGGTGCATGATCAGTCAAATCAAATCCCAACAGTAGCACTATATCGCTGGTACCAGTAACTAGATGCATGGCTACAATGTCGTCTTGATGATCTACATCATGTTCGAACGCACCACCGTAGAGTCTAACTCCTTCTGGTCGTCCTAACTGTTGAAATATTGAATTTGAAATATAAAAATTACAAGTTTTTTGAAACTCTCGTTTAATTAGTTCTGCGGCTTTGACAGGATCATTGCATATTACATTGTCAGTTTGGCAACTACGCCAAGTAGACCACGATCCCCAGAAACTTCCAATATTTTTGAGTGGAGTGACATCCAGAGTTGGATCTAGCACTACTGAATCAGATAATACCCAGCTTACATTCATTCTGCACTCTTAAGTGGTTGCCATTTAAATGCGCCCAAGCATACCCAGGCAAACACACGATCTGCTCCTGGATTAGAATTAAACACCATGTCGCCACGAGTACCGGACCAGCCTGGCACTGCTGGTTCAAAACTAACTTTATGTAGGCCTAATTGAAGTTTTTTAATTCGAGTCAACCCGTCTGAAGTAATTTCAATTTGTGGCTGGCGATTTACTCCTATAACCAATCCTTGCAATCTGCTGGTGCCCACAAAGGCCTGATCGCTTTTAAATTTACCAATGCTGACTGATACTTCTTCATCCCATACACTTAATGCCATGTCTGGCAGATCAGTGTTGATTCCTACACGAGTTTTTAGAATGTTTGCAGCACCAATCTGTGCTTCTCCAGTTACTGATAAAGTGTCCAACACTCCCAATGACTGTATATTTGTTTGTGTAATTGATCTTGATAAACGATTACCGTCAATTAACTTTATGCCATCAACCGTGACTTGTTTAAAATCAATACCGTTTTCAACAATATGATCAGCTACTTGTTTAACCAAGTTTCCTTGCCATTCTGTTGTTAAACTATCCAGGGTTTTTTGACTGATATCTGCAGACAGTTGCGACCAAGCAAAATTATCAGTGTTGATTGATCCTTTGACTACTAAATTTTGTATGGTAGCAGATTCTACAACATTTATACTGTGTGCAGTCAAGCAATTCTCTACTACCACAGTATCGTCCATCACAGTTAACTGACATGCAGAGGCTTGATCGCTAATACCAGTGCTTGCAAACTCTTTTAATATGTCTTGACGGAACACGGTCATATTGTCATCAACCCGTTGTTTGATAATTGGGTTAAGATCAATAGACCCTAGTACTGCTAATGTATTTTGCGTGATAGCTTGATTGATTTGTGCTTCAACTCTGGCTTGCCATCTTGGATCTTGGCCAAATTGCTCAACGGATGCTTGTGTATATTGTTCAACTGCTTGATCAATTGTTGACTTAATAACCGCAGGGTTAACAAACTCTTCTACTCCGGGTATTTTTCCTTCATCAAACAATTTGCTGACACTGTCTTTGACTGCACTAACAATTTCTGGCATAGTTGATGCATTAGCAAATTTGCTCAATATACGATCTTGAGTGTACTGTAGTATTTTTTGCTCAAGACTTTCTAACCATTGGTCAGAACTCATTACAGTTAATATCTGCTCATTAACTGTTTTAGTAATTTGGTCTTCAATCATGCGTGTTATAGCATTAGGATCAAGCATGTCGTCTCCTGGTGTCTAAAGTAACGCAATGGAATCCACCACCTAATGTTCTACTATGACTTAGTGTAAGTGGAATACTATCAATGCCCTTGCTCTTTAGTATATTAATTAGCTGAGTTTGGGCAGCATCTATAATAACTGTTTCAGGGTCTAATACCAACAAGTTCATAGCAATCCACTTGCTAGCATATGGATATTGGTAAAAGCTCTGTGGTACAATCATATCCTCAGTAACCCAAATCTTTTCCCAATCTTTAAAGGCTTTAGGACAGTTTTCTGCATTTACTCTACCGGCATTGAGCATTACTAATCCTTCACGCAACGGAGTAATAGTTGAATCAATATGCACGCCTGCGTAAAAATTAACCAGCTCAATATTAATCTTAGGAAACTTACCACACAACCACTCATAGGCTGCACGATTGCCGCTGGCTGATTCTAAAAACAACCAAGTATCGCCTAAACGACATATATTAGCTGCGTCTAGTGTCATGCCTTCGTCTCTAGGCATGGTGAATATGTTTCTAGCTTCGCCTATTAGTCTGACATAGTTTTTACTTTCTTGATTGCGGCAAGGATACATCATATTACAATCAACCAATGTATCGCCAGCTACTAGCATACGGTCTCTAGGGCAGTAATTGTACATGCCTTTGTTTTCAACAAAGTCCATGGGCTTGGGTCTGTAAACAATTGCGCCATAACGCACCAGTGTTTCGGACAGTATGTCTAACTCTCTATTTGCTTCATCAATAATAAATTGTGGAACTGGGCCACTGGGTGCTGGTGTTTCTGTCCATAAACTATTGCGGGCTTCTTCTGCAAACACTGGATCAGTCATGGGCCAGTTTGCATTGGTAGCACTACCTACAATAATTTTTTCCAGTGGATCCCACTCATTTCTACTATTAATCATCAATGTGCCCTGTAATTTGTAATGTGTATCTATCTTCTAATCCAATGTTTGCTGCCATGTGTGGAGTATCATATACCCACTCTACCACTTGACCTGCTCGCCAATTGACCACAGGACTGCCATTTATTTCCAGGTAATGACCAGACTTCCAATCTTCAAGTAGTACCAATGCACGACGAATAGTTTTTTCTTGGCCTTCAAGTTTAAATAATTCAATATATCGTTTATACAAGTCCACATGGTTGGGCAACACTGTTCCTGTGTGCATACGGTAAAAGGCAATGCCCACATCCTTCCAGCCTTGACCTTCAAAAATTTCTATAAATCTACGACTCCATGCAGGTAATTGGTGGCGCATGTCACACAACTCACCAACAAAGTTAGGAGGATATCCTTGCCCTAACCAAAGACTAACATTTACAGGATCGTTAAATGGTTCTGTAATATAGTTTAATTTTTTGTACTCATCATCCCAAAATGGATAAAGTTGATATTTGTGCGTGTATTGCGTTGACATTTTTAGTTCCAGGGGATTCTTTTTATTAAATAACGATATATGAGTATTCCATTAGATCGTTTTTATTTGTACATCGACAGTGTTTTAAAGCAAATCACAAACGATACTATAATTTATCGGTTTTTCCCTCATGGATCAAAAAAACTTGATGACTTGGTTCCATTGTATCAAGACAACCGATCTTGGTTTGAACAACAAATAACTGCCAATCTAATTTGTCACGATCAAGAACCATTGTACTATGATTTATACACCAAAGAAATGCTGTATGACTTTGTTAAGTTTTCTAGAAAATATCATACTCGTGGTGAATACCTAATCAATAAAGTAGCCAGCTTGCATCTACGCTCAGCAGTTGAATCTCCTTTAAGTTGTTATGATTATACCTTGTTGTTACATTCAGAGAAAAATAGCAGTGAGCTTGCAAAATATCAAGACAACAATTTCATTGCAGTCTACTGGTGGAGTCACGCTGTTATTGCTAGAGATTGGTTTCGTTATGCCGAGCATGTTACACAATCAAAACAAGTAGAAAAAAGATTTTTAATTTACAATCGTGCCTGGGCCGGAACTAGAGAATACAGATTAAAACTTGCCGACTTCCTAGTTCGTCTAGGATTAGAAAACGATTGCAAGATGAGTATTAATGCAGTCGAGCCTGAGTTAGGCATACACTATGAATTACACAAGTTTAAAAATCCTGTGTGGCGTCCAACAAATGTGTTAGAAAACTACTTTCCAATTAGCACAGCACAAAGTCACTACAGTGCTGACTTTGATATTGCAGATTACGAGTCTACAGATATAGAAGTAGTGCTAGAAACATTATTTGATGACAGTAGACTTCATTTAACTGAAAAAAGTTTGCGACCCATTGCTTGCGGACAACCTTTTATATTAGCTGGTACACCTGGCAGTTTAGAATACCTGCGCAGTTATGGATTCAAAACCTTTGGTCATATTTGGGACGAACGATACGATCAGTGTGCAGATCCAGAAGAACGACTGGGAAGAATTGCGGATCTTATGAAACAAATTGCCAACTGGATGCCCTGGGTTAGAGAACGCAAAATGGCCGAAGCACAGGCCATTGCTGATTATAACAAACAATTGTTTTTCTCTGTAGACTGGCAAAACAATATCCTCAACGAACTTAAAACAAACTTGACTGCAGGTGTACAACAAATGAATCAGCACAAAGGTGGTAAACATTTTTATGATTTACGAGAAGTTGCCAAACACAATCCCGAAGTAGCAGAAATAGTAAACAGTGACCTGCCTTGGCGCACACAAAAGGATGTTGAACTGCTAGTGCAATGGCTTAAAAACCCTACATAACGAATAATTTAAAACTAAAATAAATACTCACATAATAAAAAGACTCTAACAAAAGGAGCTGAGTATGAATGAAATCTTCAAAATCATTGGGGATCTAGGTTTTCCAATTGCCACTGCACTTGCTGGTGGTTACTTTGTATATCTCACAATTAAACTATTACTAGCTGGAGTTCTGTCAGCTATTAAAGGCATGGCTGGCATTATTACAGCCTTAGATAATCGTGTTAAAACAATGAATCACGATGTTATCCGTATTGACACTATTGTCAGTAACGCACTAGGCTTAAAGCCCGACACAGATCGTATTGCTCGTGCCGACGGCAAGAATGATGCACGGAGAGACTAATGGACTTTGATATTGAATATCTAGTTATGCAATTACACAGTATTGCTCACCAAGTAGAACAAAGAATTGGATTCGGTGAATTAAGCAAAAACATTCGTGCTTGTGCTGATCGACTAAGTGATTTAAACAAGGCCGAATAATGCTGTACTACGATTATACCTGGGACCTAGAACCTAATAGGATTGTATTAGACGCCGAGCTTGATACAGACAAACTAGATTGGAAGAGCGGCGATTATTTTCAAGTTAAAAATGTCAATGGTCGTTGTGTGTTGGTTAAGGTAGATCCTTTAGTGAAATTTTTAAAAGATGGTGATAACAATGAAAAAGTATGATCCTTATGCATTACCCATTAAACAAATTTGGACCGATTGGGATTTGGCCAAGTTTGCGCTGATAGCGTTTGTTGCTGGAGTTATTGTAGGGTTGTTAGCATGATGTTAGAAGTAACTTATGCGTTTATTGGCTTTATCATGGGTGGCATTGCTATTATTATAAGCATGTATGCTTTGTTAACACTAAACGAAGCAATTGAAAATGGCAAGCAATGGGTCAAACTTAATAAAGACTTACAGAAAAAAATAGATAGACTAGAAAAGGGCGGTGCATCATCACCGTGGAAGAAATAAAATGGGCGAAATAGTAAACTTAGTAAACAAATACGGCTTTCCAATTGTTATGGCCGTCGGAATGGGGATGATTATTAAATATGTTTGGATTTGGGCTACTACAGAAGTTAAGCCAGTTATCAATGACGCCAATACAGTTCTTATTGCTCTTATTGATCGTATCCGCATGCTGGATAATGATTTAATTCGTTTAAATCAAAAAGTAAACACAGTATTACACCTACGCGGCAAGACCATCGAGCACGAGCGTGTAGAAGCTGAATCACAAATTAACGAAGTCGTTAAAAAAGACAAATAAGTAAAAGTGTGAAAACACTTGTAGCTATGCTGTTAATAGCAGTATGCAATCTATCATTAGCAGAAACATATATCCAAGTCAACGGAGCCAGTGTGCATGACCGCCCTGGGTTCAATGGATTTAATTACGGAGCAGGCCTTGAACAAACTATTACAGACAGTTGGTCAGTTGCTGGTGGTTGGTATCGCAATAGCGAGTATCGTGGCAGCACCTATGGTTATGCTCGTTATGCTTTATATAAGGACGGGCCTTGGGACATAGGCATTGGTGCTGGACTAGTAACAGGATATAATTCCTACAAGATTGCACCCATGGCATTTCCTGAAGTTTGTTACAGTTATCTATGTGCTATCGCTATTCCACAAGTTAATGCAGGTGGTGCCAGCGCCATAGCTGTGCATCTTCGTGTGCCTGTAAATTAGATTATTTTTCGTGCGCTACAAATTCACCATTCCAGTTTTCTGGTAAGTTCTGTTCTTTCATAAACTCGCAACGCTCGATCCAAATCTTATAGTACTTGTCCATTTGTCCGCCAAACTTACCAATTAATTCTCCACATAAGATAGCGGCCGCATCAAAATTTTTCTCTTTGTATAATGCATGCATCTTGTTATGTGTTGATAGTTCTTTGGTGTAGTCTGCGCCTTTGGTGCGTAATACTGTGTAGATCAAGTCTGCCACAGTTTTACCTTTTGGTTGTAAGTTATCTAACAACAGGTAGAAGAAATCATCTTTGGTACGATTGTAAGTTTCAGCACCAATAATACATAGTACACCATATGCTTTGCAACGAGCTTCTAATCGTGCCGCCGTACTAACCATATCACCTAAAATGTCATAGCTGTGTCTATCTGTGCTTCCCATTTCGCCAATAAAGCCAATGCCCGAGTTACAACCCCAGCCCATTGCCGCAGGAGGTAAGCCTTGTGCTTCCATTAGCTTAGTGTACTCGTCTACAGCATCTAACATTTGTAGACCGACAGCAACGATTGTTCTTGCGTGATTAGGATCTTCAATAGGAGCACCGTGAATATGCATACTTGCATCTCCTACATACTTGATAACCATGCCTTTGTTGTCCATGATAGGCTGACTAATAGCATCCATATAGCCGTTCATGTACTTGCCAAGTCCAGCAACATCATCACCGTAGTGTTCACCAATAGGAGTAAAGCCACGCAGGTCACTAAACATAACACTTACATCCTTACGCACACCACGCTTGATCAAGTCTGGATCCTTCTGCAACATATCCACAACTTCTTTAGAGCAGTAGCCAGCAAACTGTTTCTTGATCGCTTGCTTCTGTAAGAACTCACTTACAAACTTAACACCATAAGCATGAAGAAGCACAATGACAAGACCAGCGACCGGAACAGTTGCGTCCACAAGCCAAGCGAGACTTCCATAAGCCCAACTAGAAAATAGTAAACTCCCGCCGAGTATAACAACAGATGCACAAAGTCCAACATAAACCCACCTTGATAAAAATAATAATAAAATACCTGCCACTAACACAAATATAATTTCAGCGCCATCGGCCCAATCTGGGCGAGTGATAGCAGGTCGATCTTTATTTGCTATTACTGTGCCTAATACTGCTGCTTGTAAATCTTGTGGTAGCATTTCACCCATGCTTGTTGCTACTGGATTACTTAATCCTTGGGCTGACACACCCACAATAACTATTTCACCTTCAAAATCATCTGGCAGATTGGTTAAACTATACTTGTCCGGAACCAAACTCCAGTCAATCCAAATACGACTTAAACTATCAGTAGCAATAGGTCCAAACTTTGGAATGCGCATTTTCTCTACACCATTCTCGTTTAGTTTAACCTGGAATGTCGAGTCTCCTGCTGCTACACGCAACACTTCCATGGCCATACCAGGATAAAGTTTTTGATCGCTCATTACTACCAACGGCATGCGTCTTACTACTCCGTCAACTTCTGGAAAAGTGTTTACAATTCCAACTCCAGCAGCTGCATTTTCAACAGCAGGTATGTTGGCAATAATTCCAGGATATGTAACTATTTGATTTTGGTATGGTCCAATTATAATCGTTCCTGGGTTTCTTGGTTGGTTTCTTGTTTGTGTAGATCCAATACTAGGTAGGATGGTTGGGAACTGTCTGAGTGCTTGGATATAAGATTGATCCTGACCCATACGATCGCGATCAGGAGTAAGAATATTAAAAACCACCAGACCAGCGTTACGACGATAAAGTTCTCGAATAACGGAAGCGTAGATATCGCGACTGAAAGGGAATTGACCATATTTTTCTAAGGCTTTCTCGTCTATGTTTACAACACTAACTCCAATGACCTCTGCAGGTTTACTAGTTACTAGTGTGTCAAAGTAGCGCAGACGAACGCTTTCAACAAAAGTAGGATCTGCTACACGCAATCCAACTACTAGTGCCAATGTTAGTAATGCTGTCCAAGGACTTGTTATTATTTTTTTAAGCATAGAGTATTTAATGAAAAAAATACCCACAATAAAGTGGGTACTTAAAAATCCTTCGTAGCCGGCTTGTTTTAGTTATAATGCCTGCATTCTATTTAAGAATTAATCGTAAAATATAAACGGCATACTTACTCAGGAGCTAACGCTGAATGATATTGATAACTGATGTTCCACCGCGATTGACTTGCTGTGTTACTGCTGTACCATCCTGCGTGATATTAATTACAACATCGTGGTCTACAGGTACAGTAACTTCTGCAATATGTGTGGTAACTTTACGAAGAATTACTTTACTTTCGTCATCACTAAAATAGTAAGTTATTCCAGAAGCTGGCGAATACTTTGGTAACAACGAAGCTTCGTTAGACAGTTGTTCTTGACTGGCTGATAGTTGTGCAGTGCTTAGGTCTAATAGGTTTACCAATAAGTCTACATCTAAAAAGTTAATGTCCAAGGATCTAAATTTTTCCAATTCGTTTTTATCTAATTCATTGTACTTGAGTAGATCTTTGTTTAAGAAGTTTATATCAAGTGCAGTTTTCTGAGAGTTTTCATTTGTGTCTTTAACTACTTCCTTAGGAGGGCTAACAATCAACAAGTTATTAATGTTAGCAGTATCAATAGTTACTATTACTGGTGCCTGTGGCGGTACTGAAATACTAGTAACTAATGTGGCCTGAAATGCCACATCAAGAAATACTGTACCAGCTTCATTACTCACACTAATTGCTCCAGTAACACAACCTTTCTTATCGCAACTTGGTAACAACATAACAAGACTACGACCTAGTTCATCTACTGTCATTGAGAAATCTGTGCCACGCACTGCTACTGTAGCTGTGGGTGTTTGTATGTTTACTGCCTGAGGATTGTTTTTAGCAATCTGTCCTGACGCATATCGAGCTGTACCTTGTACCATCTTCATTGACAGTTTGCCAGCATCTTTGTTCTTTGGATCATAAACAAAGTCATCAATCAATACTTTACTTTGTTCTGTAATGTTTATTGTGGTGTTATCTTCAAATGTTAATTTTGCCTTTGCCTTGGCCGTAATGATAGTGTCGTTCATTTCGACTGGCGCATTAACCGCACTCGGCGAGGACTTTTTGTTTCTAACTATCTCGGTAGGGCCAGTTTGTTCTGTAACTTTCCCTACCGCTGATATACTAGTCTCGCTGAATAATGCTAATGTTATTAAGGTTACCGCTACTATTAACCGTGACACTATGATTCAACATTCCTGATTGAGTAACTGCTACTGTATTAGTGTTTCCTGTTACAGTAATATCTGCCGAGGTTGTGCCTGTGGCAGTACTAGTATGAGTAACAGTATTGGTATCACCTGTTACTGCAATATTACTGGTATGATTGGCACCAGCACCTAGCAGTTGTCGTACAGTATTGTTATCTCCTGTAATGGTTTGAGTAATTACACTACCACCGCAACCAGATGACCCAGTCGTACCGCACTGAATCTCTTGAGTGTTATTACTACCAGTGGTTGATACTGTAACATCTGTTGATGATCCATTAACCACCATGTCTAAGGTATTGTTGGCACCAATTTGATCAATATTAACTGTATTAGATCCAGACCCAATATAGGCTGGCGATAAACTTGTGCCAATTCTATTATCAGAACCTTCTTGTAATATGTTAATTGTAGATCCACTGCCTACTTGCTCGACATAAACTTCATTGGCCATCGCACTACCCATGGCTACGATTCCTACTACAGTAAGTAATTTACTCAGCAACTTACAAACGCTTGTCATACTTGATTTCATTTTAGTTTTTGCTTTGGACAAAATTCCAAAGACCCTTTCGTTGTCCGTCTACTATCATTTCGTAAACTGACTGCTCAATGGCCACACGAACTGCATAAGTCGTGGGCTCATTTAATGCGGTGCCAGTTTCAATTTCCAATGCTTTGGTTGCATTATCTACAAACTTTAGTACACCTACATCATGTGCTGTAGAGTAAATGGTTTTACTTACAGCGTTGGTTAACAATACTTCGCCGGATGCAATACTGATTAGTCTAAGACTAACTGTAACTTCATCTACTCTGTATTGTTGACTGCCTCCGATGCCTAAAAATCTGGCACCGTTACCACCTGAGCGTATATTGCTGTCATAGCCAATAACTCCGCCCTCAATCAAGACACCTGCCACAGTTAGTGGCTTTAATGCTTTGGCATCTTTACCTTCGTACACTTCACGCTGATTGCGTATAAGTTGACGCTCTTTAATTAGGTTGTCAAGTCCAACACGCTCAACAACTCTAAACCATCCTCTAGAATCTTGTAGACTCTTAATTAAAAATACTTCTGCACCTTGCGTAACAGCCTTACTGAATACTGCTAGTTTGTCGTTGGGTTTCATTTGTCCAGTTAGGTCTTTGAACCCATACACTGCTACAGTCATTGGTGGGCCTTCTAGTGTAGGTAGTTTGGCCATTAAATTTTCTTTGGGTTGAACGACCACAGGTTCTTCCTGTGCGGCCATCATGTGAAGATTAGCGCAACCTGAGAGGGCTAGTGTGCAGAAGAGTATAGCAAGCCGTTTCATTAGAATGCAAAGCTCGCCAACGGAACTGTTATCTGCGTTACACCGCCGCCAGCTTCCGTAATTGTTAATGTAACATCAGTTGCGGTTTTAACCCAATTGATATTTGTACCTTGAAAGTCCATGTTACCACTATTTCCGCCATCACTGAACATGGCATCTGCTAGTTGCTTGGATAATTGTGCATAGATACGACTTTCCACATTGACTAAAAACTTAGCCAAGTTAGTGTTTTTAGCGTCGCGCTCAGCTTTATCTTGCGCAGCCTTGTTTTCGTCTTTGATTTTTTGAGCCCGTGCGGCTTCCATCTGCTCAATGGTTAGCACATGACTGGACCAGCCAATTCCGCTGAAGGCGGGGCTGTTAAACTGATGAATCAGTTCTGCTGACACTGCGACGGCTTGTAAGGAGATCGCAATTATACATAGCAGAGTAAATCTTATTATTATTATCATACTCTCGCTCCTATTGATATTTATAGGATCTAGAGCAAGAAATTAAGTGGTATTACTAAGGGTTTTTAGACTTTTTCAATTATAGGAGACCATTCGTTGGTTAACTCCAGGGTTTTTAGCTTGCCGATGCGTTTTTCTAGTTCTTGATAAAAAGTATCCAGTTCGCCGTTCCATTTGCCCATAAGTTGTTCCATGGCTTGCTCGCAATAGTTCCAATTGCGCTTCTTGTACTCCTGCATAAGATTATGATGTAAATCTACCATACTTTCAGCTAGAGCCATTTCTTCAAGGGGAATAAGTTCCAAAACACAATAAGCAGTATTAACTGGACCATCTGATCCGATACGAAAGGTATCTAACTCTAATACTGTGTACTTGTCTTCAAGTGCTGCTATATTGTCACCAAAAATTATGTTCATTGTCAATCTCCTGTAAATAGTTATCATGACTTTTGCCTTTGATTTAATTTCTGACCTACACATCGAAACCTGGGATGAGTTCGACTGGACTGGACAAGCTACCAGCCCATATTGTGTCGTGGCCGGAGATGTGTGTAGAGACCGCAGTGTTCTTGTTGATGTACTAACTCATTTAGGACAATGCTATGCCGCTGTATTTTATATTGATGGCAACGATGAGCATCGTTATACTTTAGAAGATCTTGGAGCAAGCTATCAAGAGTTAGTTCAGCAAGTTAGTAATATTCCAAATGTTGTTTACATGCAAGACAATGTAGTTATTGTCAATGGCGTTGCTATCTTGGCCACAAATGGATGGTGGTGTTATGATTTTGATCCAAATATCGAAGTTGCGCAAACCATCGAATGGTATCAACAAAGGAATGACATTACTCTATCCGCAGCAAATAATATAAATGGTGTGGCTTATCATGATGCTGTATATTTAATTAATAGTGTTGCTAGATTACAAACACATCCAGATGTACATTCAATAATAATTGTAACTCATACTCTGCCAGCATCATGGATTATAGATCATGATTTAGAACTAGTTGATACCTGGAGATTTAATTGCATGGGCAATCGACATTTGTTGTCAGTGCTGGATGAAGATACTGAAAACAAAATTAAAACTTGGTGCTTTGGGCACTATCATAAAAGTGTTGACCGTGACTTTGCAGGAGTTAGATTTACAAACAACTGCCGAGGTCGTGGGGACACTGAGTATTCTCAACTGGCGTATTATCCCAAGCGTATTGAAATTAGGTGAAGGCTTATCGCCCTCATGATGCCCGTAGCACTCGGCGTCCCGAGAGTTCACTAGTAAATTCTAGCTATATCAAAGTGAGCATAAGGTATTCCTACCCCATAGGCTTGACCGGACTGTTCTGTTAAGCCGATTCTGGCTCTAGTTTAACTTGTAGTGGATAATTTTGACTGCGGGCACTTACTGTTACTTCGATGCCTTTTTGTTCAGCAACTTCATATGGCAATACTGCTACCACTGCTGATCCTTGTTCGTGGATATCTTGGGTAATTTTTACTGCGGTGTCTGGAGTATAATTAAAAAAGTCTAATAGAGTTTCAATTACAAATTCCATACTGGTTTGATTATCGTTAAGATAGATCACCTTAAACATTGGAGGTTCTTTAAGAATTTGATTAACTTCTATTTTTGTAACTGTTCCAGCTTGTGACATACAAGTTCCTTTGTTATTATAGTGGAGAGCAGTATGCCCTCCACTGTATTTACTATATTATATTACGATTCGTATGATATCGCAATAGTTTTAGGCTTCATTGCTTCAGGAACTTGGCGTTCTAGCTTGACAGTAAGAATACCGTCCTTGCTTAGTGCGCTAGTTACTTCTACATAGTCAGCCAAGGTAAATGTGTGCATAAAACGACGGGCGCTGATGCCCTGATGCTCATACACATGACCTTCTGGCAATTCTTTAGATAATTTCTCACCAGTGATAATCAAATTACCTTCGTTAACATTTACAGTAACTTCACCCTGCGTAAAGCCAGCAACAGCTACTTGAATCTCGTAGGTGTTGTCGCCAGTTTTTACAATATTGTATGGTGGATAGTTCTGTGTAGTTCCGCCAGCATCAATTTGACCAAGCAAACGATCAAATAATTTGTCTACACCGATTGAGTTGCGATAGAATGGACTGAGGTCCAGAGTTGTAAGTCTTGTCATTGTTTTCTCCTTTATTAAGCAAGTGACATAATACTGTGGGCCCGACCATCGGCACCCACAGTAATATTTATTACAAATTAACTACTAATTACATCATACCGCCCATGCCACCCATTTGCGGTTGAGCCTGGCCTTCTTTGGCAGGGATCTGTGCAATTGAACAGTCTGTGGTAAGAATCAAACCAGCAATACTTGCGGCATTGACCAAAGCAGTCTTGGTAACTTTAGTAGGATCAATAACACCTTGTTCTACCATGTCGCCGTATGTACCGGTTGCGGCATTGTAACCATAGTTGCCAGACTTGCTAGCAATTTCATTAATGATTACATCAGCAGGATCGCCAGCATTGAAAGCGATGCAACGAGCAGGTTCTTCCATAGCACGGGCTACAATAGCAATGCCAGCTTGTTGATCAGCATTAGCGCCTTTCAAGTTAACAATAGCTTGTTTTGCACGGATCAATGCTACACCACCACCAGCAACAATGCCATCTTCAACAGCAGCACGAGTAGCGTGGAGTGCATCATCAATGCGATCCTTCTTCTCTTTCATTTCTGTTTCAGTAGCAGCACCAACACGGATAACAGCAACACCACCAGCAAGTTTAGCCACACGCTCTTGCAACTTCTCTTTGTCGTAGTCGCTAGTAGCTTCTTTAACTTGTGTGCGGATCGACTTAACACGGTTTTCAATTGCGGCTGTGTCGCCTGCGCCATCAATAATGATAGTGTTTTCTTTACCAATCTCAACACGAGCAGCCATACCTAATTGGTCAATAGTAGCTTTTTCAAGTGTAAAGCCAGTTTCTTCAGCAATAACTGTACCGCCTGTTAGGATAGCAATATCTTCCAACATGGCTTTGCGACGATCACCGAAGCCAGGAGCTTTAACAGCACATGCCTTGAGTACACCACGCATTGTATTAACTACCAATGTAGCTAATGCTTCGCTTTCAACATCCTCAGCAATGATCAACAGGGGTTTGCCTGCCTTAGCAACTGCTTCTAGTACAGGAATCAACTCGCGAATATTGCTGATCTTCTTATCAACCAACAAGATAAATGGATTATCTAACTCAGATACTTGCTTGTCTGGATTGTTGATAAAGTATGGGCTCAAGTAACCACGATCGAACTGCATGCCTTCTACAACATCTAATTCATTTTGTAGACCTTTGCCATCTTCAACTGTGATAACTCCTTCTTTGCCAACCTTCTCCATGGCTTCGGCAATGATGTTGCCAATGTCTGCATCTGAGTTAGCACTGATACTGCCAACCTGTGCAATCTCTTTGGTAGTTGTGCATGGCTTTGAGATCTTTGTAAGTTCTGCTACTGCGGCAGTAACTGCTTGATCAATACCACGCTTAAGGTCCATTGGATTGTGACCTGCTACAACATACTTCATACCTTCTTTGACAATTGACTGTGCCAAGACTGTGGCTGTAGTTGTACCATCACCGGCATTGTCTGCTGTGCGGCTAGCTACTTCTTTAACCATTTGTGCGCCCATGTTGGCAAGTTTATCTTCCAACTCAATTTCTTTGGCAACTGTTACGCCGTCCTTGGTTACATGAGGACCACCAAATGGACGCTCAATAACAACATTACGACCTTTAGGGCCTAGTGTCACTTTAACTGCGTCAGCTAATACATTAACGCCTTCAACTAATTTATTGCGACCGTTGTCGCCGAATACTACTTGTTTTGCTGTCATATAATTCTCCTTATTCTACAATTGCCATTACATCATCTTCGCGGAGGATGTGAAGCTCTTCGCCGTCGACTTTGATTGGGGTTGCGGCATGTTTGCCAAACAACACACGGTCGCCTGCTTTTACTTGATTTGGAACTAATACGCCATCTTCTGTAGTACGGCCTGGGCCAGCGGCAACAACATCACCTTGGCTAGGTTTTTCTACTGCGGCATCAGGAATAAAAATTCCAGATTTAGTTTGTGTTTCTGCTTCAACTAATCGAATAACAATACGATCGTGAATAGGTTTTAAATTCATTATAACTCCTTTAAAATATAAATGATGTTACCACAACATACTATTGTAACACAGATAGGTAGCCGTGTCAACAGTTATGTTGTAAAGATGATTAAATTTTTGGGAGTTGACGCTAGGTCAGATAGGTATGCTTTGACATGTAATTTCTCCTTAAAAATAAGCAAGTAATAAAGTAGACCCAATTGGCATCTACAAATTTATTTATAACAGTTTTACCAAGTTCTGTCAATTATTTTATGTTCAGTATAGGGTAAATCTGTCCAGGTCAAACGGAAAACGATATAGTGTTTGTCGTCGTTGAATGCTACTCTAAAAGTATTCTTGTAGTATTTACAGGTATAAGGAATCTCGTTTGTTTCGGCCCAAGACTTGATTTCTGTTTCAACCATCTTTAAAATGTGGCCTGCAAGAAACTGCGGATTTTCCGCTGGTGTTTTAAATTCTATAAACACTTAGTAAAGTTTTTTTGGAAGTTGTTGACCGCGGATTTGTTTTCTTAAACGGGCTTTGGCAGCGCCTTTTTTACGCTTACGCTCAGTGGTTGGTTTTTCGTAAGTCTCGCGGGCACGGAGGTCATCAAGTAATCCAGATTCCTGGACTTTTTTCTTGAATTTACGGAGAGCTTTTTCTACATTACCGTCCTTGACGATAACTACTTTTCCGTAATGTTTCATTGATTTTCCTGCAATAGTGTCATAGGAGTATTTACCTGGGTTTTATTGATTGTCAACTGTAAAATGTTGTTCTTTTTGTATCTAGGTAAATCAAACATATGAGGCATCAATATACGCTCTAATTCAGTGTGTAGGCCACGAGCACCGGTCTTGGTTTGCAGTGTGCGATCTGCTATTAGTTCTAAACTAGCTGGATCAAATGCTAGTTCTACACCGTCTTGATCAAACAACCATTTGTATTGACCAACAAAGTTATTCTTAACTTCAGTTAAGATCTGTACCAGTTGCTCCTTGGTCAAACTGTGTAAACTTACATAACTGCTGAATCGACCAACAAATTCTGGAATCAATCCATAGCGTACCAAGTCGTCGGGAGTTACTTCTGCTAGATCAACATTTTCAGCGCCAACTTGAGCATTGAATCCTATACTTGTACCTTGCACTCTGTTTTTAACAATGTTTTCCAGGCCAACAAAAGCACCGCCAGCCACAAACAGTATATTAGTGGTGTCAATTTCTATACCATCACTAGTTGATTGTTTTCTTGATCCTTGTGGTATAATCTTACACTTAGTTCCTTCAATTAATTTAAGCAATGCCTGTTGAACTCCTTCACCAGACACATCCTTGCTTACTGTTGAGCTTTCGCTTTTACGACTGATTTTATCTATTTCATCGAGGAATATAATACCACGCTGACAGCGTTCAATATCGTTATCAGCGGCTGTGTACAATCTAGCAATTAAACTTTCAACATCGTCTCCTACATATCCAGCTTCAGTTAATGTGGTTGCATCTGCTACTACAAATGGCACATCTAAGTATTCTGCTACACTACGAGCCAACAATGTTTTACCTGTGCCAGTTGGCCCTATCATTAAAATATTGCCTTTGTCAATGTTGTGCCCAGAGTTTAAATTGTTAATGCGTTTATAGTGATTAGCAATGGCCACCGACAAAATGATCTTAGCACGGTCTTGACCTATCACTCGCTCATCGAGATAATCTCTGATGTCTCTAGGATCTGGTACAGATTTTTTAGTAGTGTTTGTTGTTTTTGCTGTGTCTTTTAACAGGTTGCTACACAGATCAATGCATTCGTTACAGATAGCAACCTTGTGGCTAACAATCAACTTGCCAAGCTGGTTTCTATGCTTGTCACAAAAACTACAGTGAGTTAGTGCTTCTGACATGTTATGCCTTTGTTTGAGTATCGTTTAAGCGTTGTTCAATACTAGCTCGTTCAGCTTCGCTTAACAAGTCAAGATCAAATTCGCCAGTACTAATTTTTTCAATGAGGTGATCGATGTATGCTTCGTCGTATGCATATTGATCACTTAATGTCTTGTCTACTTCAATCCAATGATTTCCGTTAAATTTGTATAATCTACTTGGCAATTGATCCACACGCAAAAACATATCACTCTTAGATGGCTTTGCTGGGAACTGTGTGCCAAAGCCTTTAACTTCGCCAGCAAGTCTATCCGGCGCATTGTCAGCTTCGAGACCCAACGATGGCCAATATTTTTTATCATTCCACGGTAAGTCTGAAATAGCACCAATGCTTAACAATCGTTTTTGATGTTTGATTGTATCTTCTGGGTTGGCTTCTTTCCAGCGACGGCGAGCTTCTTTTTCTTCTATGCTTATAAGCTCGTCGGCAGGTAGAGGATCATCTATAATTAATTCTTCAATAGGAGCATGTTCGGCTTCGGTGTCTTTTTTAACCAAACGCTTGGCGCTTGACCACATACTGTCTAGACTAGATAGTATCTTATATTTCTTATCTTCTTGAGTAGCCGATTCATTGAAATATTCATCAGGAATTTCTACTTCGTTTACTACAGGTTCAAGATTGTCAGACTGATCATATTCTTGTTGAGGTTTTTTGATAAACTTCCCACGAAGTTGTTTTATATATTCACCGCGGGTCAAAGTTTTGCGTGGAGTAGGGTCTGGATCATCTTCACCTCGGGCCCAACGAATACTTTGTTGTGCAGCTAAAATTAATACAAGTGCCAACGGATCAAATACAGCAACAATCATAATAATAACCCATACCACTGCTTTTTCTAGTATGTTAGCATCAGGATTATCGCCGTAGATCATTTTAGCAATATACTTAATAGGACCAACTTCTGCTTCTACCTTGCGCACTTCTGCGGCAATAGGAGCGCGAAGATCGTTTAACTTGACAATTTCAGATTGTGCTGTGGCAATTTCTTTTTGTAAGTTACCACGCTCTTTGGACTGACTGCGACGAATTGCTGTAGCTTTGTCTGCACCTTGTTCGTTGGTGCTTCGAGCCATGGTTTGGTCAACTGCGGCATCCATTTGTTGTAATGTACGACGAGCAGATTCAATGTTGTCTTTTTGTATCTTAATTTTTTCATCGTAAATGGCAATCTTGCTTTGTACATCACCACTTACCAAGTTTTGATCATTGTGTGCCTTTGAAAGGAATCCAAAGATACCCATACTTGTAATAAACATCAACATTACTACTGCTGGCAATAGATATAGTTTAAATTGAGCACTAGCACGATGCCAGTTGTTCTTTAACCATACTGCCGCTGTGACTTTGCCTAGCTCTAAGCTACCGCCCATGATCAAAATTGGAACTACTGCTCCAGAGAAGATCGCCGCAAGTCCAGTGATACTATAGTAAGCACCAACTACCTCGATTAACAAGGCCACAAATAATGTAAAGTATCCAAATATCATAACTTAATATTTATTTGTATTTGTTTTGAGAAATAGACAGGTTATAATCTCTTTCGGCGTGTACTAAACGACTTTCTAATCGATCTATACGGCGTTGTAGGTTAATTGTTCTTACCAATAACAATGTCAGTGCTACAACAACTAAAGTAAAAGTCAATCCCCAACCAGCGATAATGCCATAGGTCCAGAACCATAAATCATTAAGGCCATTTGTAAGTAGTGTGATTGGATTCATTTGTCGTCGTATTTTTTAGTAAAGATATGCACCAACCAAAGTATTAGTAGGTTTAAAGCATAATATATCGCTAACACAATAGCGATTTTGATATTTAATTCACTCAGGTCGGCCGCCTGTACACGAGCCACCCGAGAACCAAAGTTCTTCAGCTTGTTCTCGGTATTGCGCTAGATCATACTCGTCTTTCTTGACACGATACTGATCTTCAGTTAGAGCATGCCAGCCACAACATTTACCTGTTGGGCTACGGCCACATCCACAACCACCTACTGTTCCTGGTTTTGCTTGCATTAGTATGTTCCTTCTTTATCAAATTCAATGCCAGACTCTGCGGCAAGCTCTGCTAATGCCGCATCAAGCCCTGCAATAAACTTTGCTTTTTCTGCTTCAGTTGGCTCGCAATACTTTTCACGGTTAGCACGGCCTTCTTTGGTATTAGGATCATAGTCAATCCAAGTAAACTCTGTGCCATCGCAATCAGGGCAATGATCGGTGTAGTCATCATCTGTGCGACGATCTTCTCCCATACCTACCCAGCCACATTTTTTATTATCGCATTTAATATCAACTGGCTCTTTGGGACGATTCTCCCACGAACTTGTGTCCCAGTTATATCCTGACCATGTCTTAACACCTGCAATAGCAGTAAACTTGCCATACTCCCACTCACCAAAGTTTTCACCATTCCAATACAATGATCCATAAGTGGTGCCAAAGTTACTCCATACCGCATTATAATATCCCGGATGCACAGGCTGGTGTTTAGCAAAGGCAAAGTCTACAGTCCGTTCCCACGACTCTGGGCTTGTGCCATACTCAGGATGTCCCCAATCTTTATCTTCAGGTTCGTAGCGTTCAAAGTTGCCTTCGTCGTCGATTAAACGAACCATGTTAAAGTCACTGCTCTTACCATCTGTACCACCACCCCAGTTGTCAATGTCTTCACCGTTGTAGGTTAACCCACTAACAATGTCTTCGCCATCAAAATCTTCATAGCATAGCTCTAATTTTTCAATATCAAAGGGTGCTGTAAGTTCTAAGTCTGCTTCAAAGAAAGTACCTTTTTCGTTGCTTGATCCAACAAATACAATCTCGCCTTTTTTGCGTGAGCCAATCCATACTTCGTCAATGCAATTCAAACTTGGACTACCGTCTAATCCATCACAGTCGCCTAAGGACTTTTCAAAAACTACATTACCGTTTTCGTCTTCGATCTGTAAGGTACCACTATCACGACTTGCACCATTAGTATGACCCATATCATCGCACTCATACCATGATCCAGGAGGGAATGGCAACATGTCTGGGTCAAGATCCATTTCTTCCGCAGCATCGCTATCCCAAGCAATATCACTTAGATCAACTTGGTGTTCCATACAGTAGTCCCAAACTTCTTGACTGACTGTGCCCATAACCTTTTCGCCACCGTAGCCCCAGATACTAATCTTATAGGTGCATGGTGTAAATTTTAATGTGTCAATTAGTAATTGTTGTTCGTTTTCTGTTGCCATACTAGCCTCTGTTGAGTTGTTGCCAAGTTAACCATTCTTTAAAACTATTATATACTATTCGTGCTTCGTTGTCATCCTGTTCAATCTTCTTTCCGCGAACATAAAATCCATCTGGGCTACAGCGTAGCATTTCGTCGCCTAGTGCGTGAAAACTGATTGAATTTTGGTATTCATCAGAGTAGCTTTGACCAATCGTAGTTTCAGTAAGCACGGTATTTGGACTTTGAATTTTAAATGAGCCTACTGTTCCATCTGGGTAGGTCATATCAATATCTCTTGGGTCTAGTGTAGACATTAGTTGTCACCATTTGCCCAGGCAATAGCTTTGCCTACAATGATACCGATTAGAAACGATCCGGCTATAATGACAATACCTTCAACAAACCAATGCTCTAACATCCAATCCATCATAATTTTTCTCCAGGTTCAAATCCACGGAAACGAACAAAGCGAGGAAATCGCAAACTGTAAGTGCCATCTTGGTTTTGTGTTACTGCGTCTGCTTCGACTTCAATAACATCGCCAAGTAACTGATCTCGGGCACTCCAATATTCATCACGATTAGCATCGGAAAGGCCACTGCCCACATTAACATTAATACGACGACCATTATCATCTCCTTCGCAAATTATAGCACCCAATCGACCTGCATTACGACCTGTGCCTTCTTCAAATCCAATAATATTTAAGTCTACTGTAATAGTAGGCTTCCACTTCATCCAAAATGTACTACGACGACACTCATATGGTGCTCCTAGGTCTTTAATCATAATACCTTCAAAGCCTGCCTCTACAGCATCTTCAGCATAGCGACGCATAACATCATGTCCTTCAGCTGTGTCCAAGTCAACTTCAATACCGTCCATAAGACGCACACAATCAGTTGAGTCAAACACTGCGCGATATCCTTCAAGAATTTCTAATCGTTTATATTGTTGAGCGTTCCAAAAACCATGTTCAAATCCTGCTAATGGAACCCAATCAAACACACTATATGTCATGCCTGTTGTTTGCACATCACTCTTGCGTTGTGCTTGTTTCATTAAGGCCTGGAAACTTTCACCAATGATCTCGCCATCTAATACAAAACCATGAGGATTGGATTGAAGTAATCGAGCAAACTTATTTTTAATATCTTCTAACGACTCTACAATATGCGGAAAGTTATCAAAGGGTTTACCATTGCGACTGTATAGATTAACTGTGGTCTTGGTTACTACTGCCAACACACGCACACCATCTAACTTTTGTTCAATGCGTTTTTTGCCAGTCATCTTGGCTGTGTGCTTTTCGCTGTCTGTAGCTAGTTGACAAGTAAACACTGGGATCTTCCATTCTGTGTTGCCAAGCACCTTGTTTAGGGTCTTTTCACTAATGCCACAGCGTAGGTCTTTGATAATAACTCTACGAGCAAGACCATTCCACTCAACTGAGTCAAACTGTTCACTCATAAACTCAATGGCTGTTTTAGCATTATGTCCGGTAAGACTACGAGTACGCAAACCTTCTAACATGGCCCAAAACTTTGGCCAAGGATTAGGTTTATTTTCTAATCCTACAGTCTCTGGAACCTTCTTAACGCCAAACACATAGTAGGGGTTGTAGGCTTGGTAGCAGTTGAACAAGAAGCATTGAGCATTAGAGGACCCTAACTTACTTGCCATTAGGGCCTTCTCTATTACTGATTCTTTGTGTAAACGGCTGTCGCTTGCTTCTAGGTCTCTAATCCAGTCTGCGGCCACTTTGATCTCGTTAAATTGATCACCGGTAAAGTCTATGGTGTTCATTTATTTAATCAGTTAGCAACAGATACTTGACCAACTACTGCGCCTGGTTTCTGGATTGCTTCTGCACGACGAGCCTTGTATTCAGCATTTTCCACAGGCATCAAATTAAGAGTACTTGTAGTGCCATTAGGTTGCACTACACTAACCTCAGTACCTCGTTGTGGAGCAACTGGAGTAACTTCAGCTGGCTTCTTGCCAGTAGTAACTTCATCCAGTTCTTTAAATGCCTCTGGAGCTCGAGCTTGTGCGTCTTTAGTAGTCTTTAACACATTCTTGTCGCCAAGTGGTAGTGTAACCAATACATAAGTTCTAATGCGATTACCTTCTGACACATGCTTCATTTCTACAGTTTCTACACCTGTAATGTCAATGTCAGCACACATGCTACGGATTGCCAACTCACTTTGATCGATACTAGTGTCGCCTGAGTCTGCACGATAAATCTTAGTTTGCTGACGAATCTTACCACCTGCGGCAGTACAAATCTTAGCATAGGCCATTGCCTTGGCTTTCATATCAGCCATACCAAAGTCACCGGATGTTGCTGTGCCATTTTCAAACACATAGCCAGGTGATTTGGGCAACTTGCTCATCCATTCTGGTGCTTGACTAATAGCCGACGCCATTTGTGCTGTTTGCACTTGGTTCTGGCCCGAGTACATAGCACTATAATTGGTGCCACTTGTACCACAAGCTGTTAAAATACCTGTTACTGCGAGTGTAATTGCTACTTTTTTCATTTCGATCCCCTTAGGGTTTGTTTACGATAACAACATTTTACTACAATCCTTACCATTTGTCAACCACTTGCCATGCGTTACCATTTACTTGACAAATAATGCCCTGGCGTTGTAGTAGATCACGACCAGGTCTTACTTCAGGTTCTATAAACCACCGACACTGACTAGTTCGGTAGGTAAAAGGTTTTGGAAAGTGTGGATGTGGTCGAACTTCGCTTTCTCTAACCATTTCACCACGCTTGACTACTCTTACTTTGATTTCGGGTTGGTCATTACAAACCATATTTTGCTCTACTGCTAGTTTGCCACCATTGGCACGACTTAGTATTTGTATGCGTCCACTATCAACTGCACCATTGCACAACTCTTGATCGCTTTGAGTTTTAGGTCCAATCTTTTCACCTTCGGCAGTAATCCAATCACCGTTTACTTGTGCCCTGAAAGTTACTATACACTTGTTCTGTGTAAAGGAAATAGGGACAACCAATGGTTCCACATCTGCAACTGCTGTGATACTCATAGATGTTTGATTAGTTATAGCTGATCTAACATAACAATCAGCATTGACTGTCGTGGCAAACAGTACAAGGATTAAAGGTATTTTGCTGGACATGTAGATCTTAATGACCAAATATTATTTTTTAACTTACCGTAGTAGCGTTGATCTTCTAAGGTAGGAGTATGGTTGCGAAAATAATCCTGGTACTCATTAATGCGCTGATTTAAAAAATCAATTTGAGTTTTTGCAACTCTACAATTTGCTACAAAATTAGTCATGTTAGCCTGCTGAAAGGTTGGGGCTGGTTGACTTGCACAACCAACCAGCGCCACAGTACCAATCATGACTAAATGTTTAAGCATTTTGTTGATAACGATATTCGCGTTTTAACCAATACTTGTACATGCGAAAGTAAGTATCAGCATCGCATGTAGGAAAGCCAAGATTTATAGCTTCGTCTTTGTGATCCATATACATTCTTTGCAACCAAAGTCTAAAGGATGTTTGTTTCATTTTTTCTCCATGATATGTTTAAGTACTGCGGTTGCTTCCGGAAAGCCTTGCTTCTGTTTACTGATTACTGCACACTCAATCATGTCTGCTTGTACTTCATGTAAGCCCGACACAAAGGTCATAATGTCTTCCTTCTTCATTGTGTAGCTAATTTTGTATTGTTTCTTCGGTTCCATTATGCATTATCCTTTAAAATATTCCACACTTCTTCTTTTTCAACACGGTCAGCAAATGCACTTCTGCGACCATTGATATCCTTACACCAGGCTTCCACTTGATCGTAACTGCCCCAAGATTCGCGTGGGAGATATTCGATAATCCATTTGGCAATCGGTTGCATAGCAGGGCCATTTACAAAGTCTGCGGCATATACTGCTCGTTCCATGTCCATGGACAACATACTAGTAACAAAACCGCCTGGCTCCCAACCTTTAGTCAAATAGTTAACCAATGTTTCGCGAGTGTGCTGTGGAATTTGATGATGGTCAAATAACCAAGTTAGATCATCTCCCATTATTCTTCTACTCCGAAATGATCTAGAATATTCTTCTGGCATCTATTCATAGCAAAAATAACACCTCGTTTATAGTCTAGTGATCCTTCGTCGGAATCAACAGCACACATAGCAAGGCATTCATCTACAATCAACTCGGCGAACTTTTCAAACACGGTGTCTTCCCACTGCCAGTTTACATCGCCGGCTTTGTCATATTTCTTGAAACCTGCTTCCGAAGCATATTTGTTAGCCTGCACATAAAGTTCTGTAATTCGCTCGTTCATCTTAGGCACCGTAGTAGACAGCATCTTGATCGGCTGACCAGTTGGCGTATTCTTCTGGATCAATGATATCAGCAAATTCTGCTTCGTCAACTACCCAACCTTGACGACGCAATTCTTCGCGACCGCTAAAAGTCTCCTTCATCTTGTCCATAGTGTTATGGATAGCATTGATTGAAGCTTCTAAATATTCACGATCGCGCCACTGCTCAGGAGTAGCATAACGAGGACGAAAACCAAAGAAGTCCTTGTGGAAGTCGCTCAAATAACTTTGCAATTCTTCTACATTGTACTCTGCTAAATGATTCTGTGTCATTGCTTGCTCCTTATTATTAACTATACAACTATTATAACAAATTGGTAATTATTGGTCAACCATTATCCGGGACTTAGGATTTACGAGTTTTTAGCTCTACCCTGGTCGTCTGCCCGGTTTGGAGATAGAACTTAACTGTTTACAGTAGCAAAAGGGCTGAAATCTTCACTCTGTTGTTTTTTTGCAACGAAGTCAAAGGCATATTCGCCTGTGCTACCAATTGGGCTGATTTGAACTGTGCCCAAGCCTAGGGTCTTGGACAATTCGTGGAATACTCGACGAGCTTGTGCTTCGGTGATTGTGCGTACAAACAAGGTGCCATTGTAAAACTCAGTTTTAACTGGTTCGTTGGCAAGAGTAAGTTTAACTAATTGATCTACGGCTGTTTCAAACATATCTGCTCCTTTATTATCACTATAATGCTAGTATAACAAAAGAGCTATTTTGGGTCAACCTTTTGGATTGTGGCGTTTTTACAACACTATTTTATGACTAAATTAGCGGCTTCTTGTGCTGAGTATGTGGATGGTATTAGATTAGCAGTAGGAATAGGAGGTACTGGATCAGACGGTATGTGATTATTAGTTTGTATGCCGGCATTGCCCAGATAAGGTTGGTTGTGACCTTCGCGTAATGTAGCAACTAGGGCCTGGCCTGTAAATGTTCCAAGGTCAGCAATACCTTCCCAAAATTGAAATAAACCGCCTTCTTCATTCTGCTGACCATAAAACGGTAAACTAGTAATTAAACTATAAACGGTAGGAGTACTGTTGGGAATTAAATTTGCAAAATCAATTTGTGCTTTTGCCTGTAAATCTTTTTCCAATGCTACTTGAGCACCCAATGAAGTAAAATAAGAATTCAGAGTTGAAACTTGGCCTGGACTGCTGGTAGCGATATTAGAAATTTCTGGGTATGAAACTGATAAGAGCCCAGGGCCTGTTGCTGGGAAAACATTTCCATCACCGTCGCCACCGGCACCACCGGTAAACGCATTTGTAGCTGCAGTTGTTATCACTACATTGCTTACATTTCCGACATTTCCAGTTTCGGCATAGTATGTCCCAGCAGCTGGCTGACCGCCTGGAATAGTTACAGGACCACTGATTGGATCTCCATATACACTTCCAACTACACTGTTCATGGTTTGATATATTGTAGTTAGATATGAAACATTTGTATTTGCAAGTGTTGAAACTGTATTGATAAAAATATTAGCAACCTTATAACCGGCGGCAATTCCTAATACATCACATACTGCTATTGGCTGTCCATTGTTCCCTAAAGAAATATAATAGTCTGCTATTTCAGGAGGAACCGCTTGAGTTAATGCAGAAATTTCAGGAAGATCCTTGGTTGTTTCCATTTCAACTACTGCGTTGGCTAGAGTTGGTAGATTTATATTAGTAATGCCTGCAATTTGTTGTAGACTAATAGATAATGCTTTGTTGGCCAGTGCTTGATCGGCTGGTATAATTTGTTGTAAGCGTTCTAATGATATCATACTAAAGTCTTGACCACATAAAAAGGTAATTCGGTAACCAATGCAGTGTTAACAGTACCAGTGCTGTTAAGATAGATAGCAATAGGACCGTTCGCTGTTGGCGCTGTTAAACTTTGGAAACTGTTAGGAAATAATTTATAAGGATTTAATAAATCAGCCATGGTAGTGATACCTACAGTGGTAACACCCATTACACTTAAAATTTGATTTAAACTATCTCCGGTAATTTGTGTCATGCCATTGTACATTAACTTTTGTATTGAATCTGTAACACTAATTGTTGGGCTGTCTAGATTTAAAACGATGTCCTGCGGAACTCCAGCGGCAATAAATGTTAGCGATACCACAGGTACAGTTCCGGTTATAGAAAATATTTGTTGTACCAGTGCTAGTGGAGTGCCAAGATTACCCAGCGTTGATAAATTTATTAGTTGTCCAAGATTTTTTAAATCTGTACCAAACGCCTGCGTGGCCAAGTTTACTTGAGTGATACTGCCAGTGATCATATCATTCATTGTGGTAAATGTATTACCAAGATATGTTTGACTGTTTACTGCGCTACTAACAAAATTACTTGTTTGTTCAGTGTATCCTTGTGCCTGGTTAACTGCTTGAGCAACTTTACTAACATTACTACCGCAAATATCAACTGCTGCTTCGGCAAGAATTACATCTGTCATTTGAACACCAAGACTACTGTATGCTGGTGTTAGACTATTACTAAGAGCCGCACAGGTATTTGCTGCTAAAGTTTCAAGACTTAATACAACATCTGCTGATAAAATATTTCCAGTAGTACCAACTGCAAGTGCATTTAAAAATGGAGATAGCAGTGCTGTGTTTTCGTAGCTGGCGATTGCTGTTGTTAGTCCGCCATTAATACCGATGCCTTGATTTTGTAATAATCCAGCGCCGGCATCTAACTGTAAGGGAGTAAGTACACTATTAACCAAGTTACAAACCTACTATTACATCAAAACTTCCAGAGACTCTTGGATGAAAACAAGTATCAATGTCGCCAGTGGTAACAATTGGCTTGCCGCCAACTAACACTTTAGCATTAGTACTTGTAGTTTTTGCAGCACAATGTGTCGGAGGGCAACCTTTAACACCACAACATGGATGAGGGCTGATTGATGCGCCTATTGTAGCTACAGGTCTTCCATTAACAAGTACCGTAGGATCGCCGGTAAGAATTACTCCCCCTACAGCATTTCGATCTCCAACTCGTTGTACTTGTCCTGGCATATTATCCCATTAAAATTTTACTATTGCGTACTGGTTTAATACCAGTGGTTGCTTCCAAGTAACTGTCGCACACTTCTTCGCGGCTAGGTGCAATGATAGATACTTGTTGTTTATTTATAGTCACACTTTTGTCAGGATCTGCGGTAAACAGGCTATTCATCATGTTAATGCCTTGGGGACCTGGCACTACAGTTAATGGTTTGGCTACTGTATAAGTTGTGTCGTCTTGTGCGGTAATTTTTGCTACAATTTCATCGCCATTGGCAATTTTGAGTGTGTAAACTTCATCTAATGCTATGTTCATGTTATCCTTGTAAATGTTTTCTTAATTCTGTAAATCCGCCGATATGTGCATCATCTAAAAAGATTTGTGGTAAAGTGCGAGCATTAGGAACTGCTTCTAATAGTTGCTCTTTGGTCCAGCCATGCATGATATTGCGTTCTTCAAATTCAATACCTTTTGATTCTAATAATGCTTTTGCCTGTACACAAAAAGGGCAGGCGTCTTTGCTCCATACTACAGCTTTCATATTTTTCCTTTTCTAATTATCTTTAACTCTTTGGTTAAATGTACTACTTCATTATCATTGTCCCATTGCACTGTAGTATAGTCGTAATCACTAATGGCTACTACAGTACCGTATCTAAGCGAATCGGTTACACGATCTCCGTTCTTGGGTGCTCGAACAATTGGCCAGATGGTATCAATTAACTTTATAATCATAGACATTTTTATAAATTTGGTAATTCGTCATAGTCCAATGAATCAGACATGACTCCAATAACATAGTTAGTCGATTCTGACTCCTGGAGTGCAGTTTGTTTGTTCGACACATTGACATGTTTATTGAACCACGGAATAGGTGTAGTTTTTGGTGCTGGAGTTTGGTATTTGATTCCAATTTCCTTAAGTGCGCCTACTGCTGTATAGTCAACAAAGTCTTTGAGAATGTTAGCATTGAGACCAATCACAGGACCTTTGTTAAACAAATAGTCAGCCCAGGCTTTCTCTTCACGGATAACATCCATGTACAATGCGTACACTTCTGCTTCGCATTCTGCTTTGGCTTCAGCAAAGCGTGGATCTTCTTTGCATACTTGATTGATCAACCAAGCTGTCCAATCCTTGTGTAAGATTTCGTCTTGTAAGATTAGACTGATGATATTGCCGTTGCCAATAAAGATACGATTCTCTACCATTGCTAAACTTGTAGCAAAACTTACCATGAAGCGGAATGCCTCCAATGCGTAACTTGCATGTAGAGCTAACCAGATAGCACGGATGTGTTCTTTTTCAGTAACAGTTTCGCCTAGTTCTTTTTTACAGTTTACAATATGTAATGCTTCGTAGTAGTTGCCTACACTTGAGGCCATTTCAACAATTTCTTTAGTGTCATGAATGGTGTTGAACGCATCTTTAGGCACATTGTAAATGTTACGAATGATGTGACTGTAACTACGACTATGAATGTTGGTTTCAAAGAATCCCCAATTAAACATCAATGATTCAAGTTCAGGGATTGAACATACAGGGGTGAACACTTGTGTAGGACCACGACCTTGTAAACTGTCTAAGGCTGTTTGTCGTAGCAAGTTACTTGTGAAGATATGACGAACTGTGTCGCTGGCTTCTTTAAAGTCATTGGCATCCTTGGTCAGTGACACTTCTTCAGGTACCCAAAAGAATCCACGAGCTTCTGCTTCAAACTTGGTCAGCTTGTTATACTTTACTTCTTCGAATCGTTGAATGGTAACAGGGCCAGCTGGATCCAAGAACATCTTGCGATGCAGGTAGTCTGTTTTTGTACTTAGGTTATATTGTTCTTTACTCATAATTTGCAACTTTCGCAATCTTCTTGATCATCAAAATCTATTACTTCTAACTTGCCAGCTTCTGCAACCGGGTCGTCTTGTCCTTTACTACCTTGCTTGTTAATCAAACTGTAGTAGAATGTCTTTAAGCCCCAACGATGTGCCTGCATTAAGTTTTTAGCAATTAATGTAGTTGGAACTTTTCTATCGCCAAAGTGTGCTGGATTGTAGAATGTGTTTGTACTAATACTTTGATCCACATACGCAGCCAATACGCTTGCTGTCTTTAGATAGTTGGCGCAATCTTTTTGTGCCCACATGAGTTGATACTTGTTCTTTAGTTTGTTGTACTCAGGTGCCACTTGAATCAAGCTACCTGCTTTTGATTCTTTAACAGTAATCAAACTCATTGGCATTTCGATGCCGTTGGTACTGTTAATAACAACACTACTACTTTCAACTGGAGCAATAGCCATCAAGGTAGCATTACGAACGCCGTACTGTTTCATATTGGTTCTCAATGCTTCCCAATCTAATTCTGGAGTAAAGTCGGCTAATTCATTTACAGCACTGGCACGAAGCTCCCACGGGAATGTACCTTGTCCATAGCGTGTCTTGTCACTGTGCAAGCAAGGACCACGCTCTTTGGCCAACTCTACTGTGGCTTCTGTGAGATAGTATGCTTGATGTTCCATCCATGACTTAACTTCTTGTAGACTGTCTTTCTCGCCGTATTGTAGGCCACGCTTGGCATGCCAGTAGGCCAAGTTAGTAATGCCAATGCCTAAGGGTTGAATTTCATTGTTGCTTAACTGACTTTGAATACTTAAAAAGTCTTGATAGTCAAGGATATTACATAGACTACGCTGTAGGATACGGCAAGCACGACGCATGTCTTCTGGGTTACGGAAAGCACCCCAGTTGATACTGCCTAGTGTACATAAGGCAATACGACCTTCTTCGTCATCTAATCGTTTAAATGGTTTGGTAGGCAACAAAATTTCACAGCACAAATTACTTTGATAGATTGTGTGATACTCTGGATCAAATGGTCCTTGATTTTGTACATTGTCAATAAACACCAAATAGATACGGCCAGTGTCTGTGCGTTCTTTTAGTATGCCACCTTTGAATACATCCTCTGCGGCCATTGTTTTTGTACGCAAGTCTTTACGCTTTTCGTATTTTACATAAAGCTCTTCAAATAGTTTTGTATCTTTGTAAAAAGCCTCATACAACTCTGGTACTTCGTTAGGATCAAAGAATGTAATATTCTCTTTGTTCTTAAAGCGACGCCAGAAAAAAGCGGATAAGACAACTCCGTAGTCCATGAAGCGGACTCGAGTTTCTTCAGTTCCTTGATTATTTTTGAGAACGATAAGATCATCAAACTGATGATGCCAGATAGGATAAAAAACTGTAGCACTAGCATTACGAATTCCTCCTTGACTACAACTACGCAAATCACCAAACCATTTTTTAAGGAATGGAATCATACCTGTGTGCATAATCTCTCCGCCACGGATAGGACTGCCTAGACTACGCAAGCGTCCAATCTCTAAACCAATGCCAGCTCGTTTGCTAGCATACTTGGCCATCATCTCTCCACTAGCAAATATACTATCAAGATCATCATCGCTACGAATGAGTACACAGGACGAAAATTGTTTTGTAGGGGTACCCAGACCAGCAAGTACAGGAGTAGCGAGAGTGAAAAGACCGTCACTAGCAGCATTGTAATATTCTTTGATATATCGCATGCGAGCTGAGTTAGGCTCTTCTTTATGGAACACAGTTGCTGCTGCAACCATGTAGCGAACTTGTGGGGTTTCATATATTTCCTTAGTGGCACGATTGCGCACCAAATATTTTTCAATTAATTGTTCAATGGCCGCATAAGAATAACCTTCGTCTTTCTCATGGTCGAGCATATCATTCATACGATTCCAATCTTCTTCTGTGTACCATTGAAGAAGTTCTGGCGTATATAAACCTGTGGCTACATTCTTTTTAACAATTTCATACAGGTGTGGAGGATCATAAGTTCCATATACATCTTTACGCAACATGCTAAGTCTTTGCTTGCCTGCCACATATTGATAGTTGGTATGACCCACATCTGGATTACTTTCAATATCAATGAGATCAACGATTGCTCTTAGCGTAATTCCATCGATCTCTTGTGTAGTGATTCCATCATAAAAATGTAATTGTGCTTTTATCTCAATCATTGATTGACTGACATCTGCAATTCCCTGGCAGACTTTAGCCACTTGGGCTTGCCACTTTTCAATATGTAGTGGCTCTTTTAATCCGCTTCTTTTAACTACTGTAATTTGCGTCATTTAACTCTCTATTTGTTTTAATTTTACTTTGTACTGCTATACGATAGGGTGCGACTGGTACTTCTTCTTGATTTTTACTTCTTGGAAGGTATTTACGATGCTACCTGGGTTCCAATTAAGTATATATTTTTCTTTTGCGACCTGGACTAAATTACTGCCATCTTCAGTTAAAATCAAGGTTGCAGGCGCCATATCCTTACGGTCGACTAAACTTATAGTATAGAGGATTCCTAGTGCTCTTGCAAGATCACAATAGACATTATCGCTCAAAAGTTGCCAAGGATCTGGCCAAATGGGTTGATCATCCCAGTGCAAGTAGTACGGGCGCCAAGGTGAGTCAAACCACCATTGATTAATTTTAAGTAGTGCTGATTCTAAAGGAAGAGTTTGGGCATCTGCTCGTAGCTGATTCCAGCTAGCGAGCCTGCTATCAAATGAAGGTAACCACATTAAGCTAAATGAGTAATAGAATAATGTATGGTTCCTGGAACACCAGTGTCAGTAGTGGTGTAACTTACAGTAACAGTTGATCCAACCTGTGCAACATCAAGAGTAACTCCTGTGCTGTTATTTTCTGTATACTCATCGCCAAATGTCAGCGGAGTAGCTGTAGCTACAACAATAGTACCAGTTCGATAATCAGTATCTCGAACAATAGTGTAATCTACCTTGAATGCTTTTACTAAATTAGCATTAACTGTAAACAAGTCATCGGTTGTGTCGTTGATTAAAGTAACTGCGTAGCCAGACTCACGAACATAAGTTCCTAATGCTAGTTCGCTACCGTTAGTAGTAGCAATACTTGGTAAATCGTTTAGGTCAACTCTAGGAAATACAGTTGAAAAACTAGCGGTGCGTTGAAACAGATCGCTAATGCTTAAATTGTTTGCACTCTGTATACTAATAACGGCTGTTGCTGGTGTGCCTGTGCTTCCTGTAAAGTGATTGCCTACATCATAAAAAATATTATGACCGGATGCATTCAAACTGACATCACCAAAAATAATACCTTCAGCATAGATATTGTTGAATGTATTGCTAACAATCCTTACACCAGTTGGGCCACCAAGTACTGGTGTGCTGGTTCCTAACAATACTCCATTGTATAAAGTATCAAAGTTGGAATTACAAATTGTAACTCCTTGAATTTGTTGACTAGTATTAACACCCCAAACTGTGCCATTAAACACGCAACCGTCAAACACTATTTGTGAAGTAACTAAACTTGCAGTGCTTCCAAAGTTAACACCGACAGTGTTGTTTGCTTCTGTGGTTAACTGTGATTCAGTTAACGGCCCGTAGAATCCTACATTTTGAAAACGGCAATTAGTAGCATCGTTAACATAGAAAGGATTTGATAATGGATCTAAACTGCTGAATCCAAGATTACTAATTGTAATATACTCAGGAGGTGTTGCACCATTACTACCAATGTTTAGACCAACCTGCTGTAAACTATCTGCTGTTTGTGCAACATAACGAATGCTTCCGCTGTCGTCAACTAAAGTAATTACAGAATTATCTGCACCTTCGCCGTAGAGCGTAGCATATGGAGGAATATTAATTGTGCCACTAACTAGATATACGCCAGCTGGGAAAAATAAACTGCGACGAATTTGTGGATTTGACTCTCTGCAGAATAATTGATATAGTGCGCGATTAATTGCTGCTGTATCATCAGTGATACCATCGCCTACTGCGCCAAAGTCTTTAACTGTAGCGTATTGGTCCAGCCATGACTGTAAACTTTGTACTACAGGAGTACCAGATGTTGGACCTGTTTGAACTGTATAACCCGCTGCTTGACCTTTGTAGGTGTATATTGCAGCAATATTAACAATGTCACTAAATTCTGTTAAAATTTCAGTGTTTCCAATAACCGGAGCACCGTCTTCCAGTGTGCCGTTACCGATCCATAACTGGCGTGTGTCCGTAGACCAGCCTAATTCTGCACCAGCTAACTGTGGTAAATCAATGGCTAACCCTTTACGGTTAGTAATTTGCGAGATCTGTACAATGGCCACTTTTAGTCCTTAAATTCTATCCAGTATTTAGCTGGATTAGGCTTGAAGGTAGTAAAGCTCTAAACGGCGCCACCACTGGTCTGCCCAGTAGTCAAAGTCCTTGGATTCTAGGGTAAATTCTTGATATACCGGCTGTGTAAGTAGGTTGCCCATGTCATCTGTATTGGGCTTAACACACATTAATACCACACCTTTGCGTATGTTTGTTCCGTATACTTCGTTGTGTGCTAGAGCATAAGCTACTAGTTGTAAGTAGTAGTCTGTAATCCACTCCTGCTTCTTGGGCTTGTTGGTTTGTTTAAAGTCTAGAATACTTTCGTCGCCTGTGTGTATGCCACAGCAGTCTGTTGTTCCAGCATATAGTTTAGGGAAATATAAAGGAATCTCTACTCCCCAGAACTCATCAACATTACATAGTCCGGCTTCAATAACAGTATTGGCCATGGCATGACTTGCCCAACCAAATGGATTTGTTCCCCGATCTTTTAGTTCACCTGTTTTAACATAGTGTTCCAAGTAAGTGTGCATGCGGGTTCCACGGTTGGCAGCTTCTGTGGTAATTTGTTGTGCCTTGGCATGCCCTACATTTTTACGCCATTGTTCTAAAGCAGCTTTTGATTCTGCTGGTTTAGTTTTATCTAAGATAGTAGTAACACTTGGCACCTTGCTACCATCTGGGGTAGAGTATAAACGCTTGCCTTCTTCGCTGGTACGACTTAATTCGTGATAGTTAAATTTAGGATTATATGTCAAGTTGTTCTACCTCTATTCCAGATTTTCTAAGGAAATCAGGTCCATCGCTACTACGATATTCAGCGCCATACCAAACACGCTTAATACCAGATTGATAGATGAGTTTGGCGCAGTCCAAGCAAGGACTATGAGTGACAAACAAGTCAGCGCCCAAGCCGCTGTCACTACTTCTCGCCAGTTTTGCAATAGCATTCGTTTCAGCATGTAATACCTCTGGTTTTGTTTTTAATTCGTTGTTGACAGTATCTTCGCAGTTGTTGTCCCAACCTGCAGGCATACCGTTGTAGCCAATACTAATAATACGATCTTCTTTTACAATAATAGCACCAACATGCAGTCTGCGAGCATGAGAGAGTTCAGCAAATATTTTTGCCGTTTGCATGTATGCTAGTTTTAATTTTTGTTTCATAAAGTTTTAAAGAATTCTGCTTCGATTAATGCTTGTTTAAGTTGTGGAATTATCTTTTCATCTAACTGGACTGAATATCCTTTACCGGGCCCGTCGTTTAGTTTTATTTTTAACAAGCCGTGTTCTACACTTACAAAACAATAAACTTCGCCAGTAGGTTTATAAATCTCTTTCAAACTCTAAAACTTTCTCCGCATCCACAGCGGTCTTTTTCGTTAGGATTAATAAATTCAAAGCCTTCATTTAGGCCTTGGCGCACATAGTCAACAGTTAGGCCGTCTAGGTACGGAGCGTCTTTGGGACTTATGAATACTTCAAATGTGTTAAACTTTGCAGCAAAGTCAGACTCTTCGCTCTTGTCTACATATTCTAACACATAAGCAAGTCCTGAGCAACCTGTAGTTCTAACACCAACGCGAATGCCCACGCCGTGTCCGCGCTTAGAAATGTTTTGTGCAATTTTACTGATAGCTTTTTCAGTTAGAGTTATCATGCTTGGCTCTATAGTCTGCTATAGCGGCTTTAATAGCGTCTTCCGCAAGGATACTGCAATGGATCTTAACCGGGGGTAATGCGAGCTCCTCTGCAATCTGCACATTCTTAATAGATCCAGCTTGCTCCAGCGTTTTACCCTTGACCCATTCCGTAACGAGCGAACTACTCGCGATCGCTGACCCACAGCCATATGTTTTAAATTTCGCATCTGTAATAATTCCATCTTTGACTTTGATTTGTAGCTTCATTACATCACCACAAGCAGGAGCACCAACCATACCTGTACCTATAGTGTCGTCTATTTCCAACTTGCCCACATTTCGTGGATTTTCATAGTGATCGATTACTTTTTCTGAATAGGCCATTCTATACTCCTTTGTATATTATAACACACTGCTAGATTATTTACAACGGTTTTGATTAAGAGCGGCGCTTCATTGCCGCTTTGGCGTTTGAGTCTACTACTGCACGAGCTTGGTCTACACTCATTCCGGTAGAGGCTTCTGTGTCGCCTTTGAAACGAACAACACCAGAATTTGGATCTAGTGGTTCTAATACATTGCTAAGTGGAGGCCGGGCAATTAGATCTCCTAAATTATCAGGAGTAACATTAACACCTAAACTTTTAGCCAAATCAATAAATGCATCCTGACTAATTTGTTTTTCTGCAGATTCGTCTTCACTGCGACCAGACAGAAACTGGCTTAGTGCCATTAGTTTCTGTCCATTGGGATCTGCTACTTCAAAAATACGCATTATTAACGACGAGCGCGGCCTAAACTTGCTTTAGGGGTCTCTAGGTTAGAATCAAATTCTGCATCGATATCTTCTTCGCCGCCGTCTGGAGCAGGAAGTTCTGCATCAACATCAACTTGTTCTTCGCCTGGCATAGGTGCAGTAGCCATATCTTCGCCTGGAACTGTAGGAGCTTGGCCAGTTACTACACCAAGTGCTTGTTCCAATTGACCTTTACTGGCTTGAAGATTTTGAATCATGCCTGTTAATGCAGCACTTGCGTCTGTATTAAATTGCATGGCTTGGTCAACACCAATTTGATTTTTAACTTGATCAACTAATGCTGGCAAGTCTTTGAACTGCATAGCACTAACTTGTTCTAACATCTTCTGTACTTGATCAACCATGTCTTGCGAGGCCAAGACTACTTGAGCTTGTTGTACTTCAGATTCTTTTAACTTGCGACGCATGCGACGATTTTCCATTGCAGTCATTGTAGGATTATTCATCTGCTGTTGTAGGTCTTGAATTTCTTTTTGTTTAGCTCTGATAGCGTCTTGAATTTGACGCTTCTTTTGCTGAACTTGAGCAGCCATCATTGCCTGTTGCTGTTGCGGATTAGCTGTACCTACTACATTAGCAGTTGGTTGAATTCCACCAGCAGCAATGCCAGCATCTTCGCTAACGCGAGCTGATAATGCTTGCTCTAGCATAACCAATTTAAGATATGAAGGATCTTGTTCGCTCTTATGGAAAGCAGGAGTGCGGCGATGTTCACGCACTAGTGAACGAACACGATTTAAAAGTTTTGTAGCTTGACTAGAGGTAATAGCGTCAAATTTAACACTATTTCCAAAGTAGCTTTCGAAAACCTTAGCGGCTTGTTTTGTTGGGCTGATTGCGGCCAGTTCTTGCAGTTTCATTATTGAATCCTCGTTGTTGAATATATTTAGCCCAATTTACACTTTTGGCTAATTGATTTTCTAATTGTTTTTTTCTTATAATTTTAGTTTCTAGCTTGGTGCCGATATTATCGCGAAATTCAAAGTTTTTACTGCGATCAGCTACACTTGCTCTAGAGTTAATATCATTGGTTAGTGTGCCCAATTTAATATCAGTTTCTAACAGTTCTCGAGCCAGATTATATGCTTGATGCTTGTCAGCTATACACCAGCTAAGTGCTGTTTTTGTGCTGTTAAACAATCCCACATCTGTGGCTAAACAGTAGACTCTATATTTTGTTTTTTCTGGCAGTATGCGATAGCGGCCAAAAACTTCGTAACTTCCATCTTCGTTGCGCCAGATAGCATTGGGCAGAAGATCTGGAAATTCCTGTCTAAATAGACGATTGACTTCGTGATTAAAATTCATTTAAAAACATAATGGGCAATAAGCCATCCACAAAGACCGCATAATGAAGCTATAATTGCAACACCCCATCCAATAAGGCGGTCGTTTTGTTTTTCAGTTATTTTGCTAACACAGTCCTTGACTTCTTTAACCATTGTAGCAACACTGCCTATTTTGCTATCTAATGTAGCTAATTTAGTTTCAAGTGCATTGTAGCGTTCGGCGCAGAGTTCCACATGCGCTTCAAGGCTTTTCTTTTCAATATCTGTAGCTTCAACCATAATAGTTTCCTTATCAACTATTTATTACTTTTTGACTGAACCATATATTCTGGTCTGGTCCGTTAGTAATCAAAATTGGTGATAATTGTGTTTGAGCAATATCAATCATTGGAATACAGTCAGCATCGTCCCGTAGTACTGCAACTGGATCATTGTCTGGGCCAAATATACCGGCTGTTTCTACTTCAAACTCAAAACTCCACTGGTTGTTATCTTTAACTGGATCTGTTAAATCAAAAATTTGAGCTCTAAGAGATATTAACTGAGTTAATGTTTCCCAATTTCTCTGTTGATTTCTTGCACGATTCCAGCTTTCAGCATCATTTATATCATTACCGTTACGGTCTTTAAAAGGCATTTTATTGCTTTTAAAGTGTCCTACAACACCGGTAGCTGTAATATCAAAAGTAGTGTAACACTCGAATCTCATTGAGATCCTTTTGATAATTCGTAAAGTATTTCTACTTGTTCGCACAATTGATCCAATGATGCATTGTCTCGTCGAGCTTGGAATATTTCTACCCAGCGTTTGGAGTTTTCTAAATCCTTTGAAAGTTGTTGTAGTTCAGGATCTTGGCTGTGCAGATTCCTAGCGTTTTCACCAGGGCGACGAGCATACACAGTACGACCACCATCTGGACTTTCAAATATCGTTACTTCAGTTATTTTGCTAACTTGCATAGTGATGTATTTAAGGCGTAAAAATAAGCCAACAAAAAACCTGCCGAAGCAGGTTTAGTGTGATTACAAATCTAACTAATTATAGATCAGCTAAGTTTGTGAATGCAGCTGTGCCAGTAGCAGAACTGATACCGATTGTGCCGTTTGCAGATTGTGCAGCAGCTAAAGCTGTAGCAACGTTAGCAAATGCGCCAGTTGGGTATGTAGCAACTGCGATTGTTGTACCTGTTGTAACTTGGTACATAGCAACTGTAGTTGTTTGTTGAACTGCTTGGATAACGTTAGCAACGAAACCATTTACACCACCAGCTGTTGTCAACGCAGCGTTAGCTGTGAATGTGTAAAAGTCTAACTTAGGACCAGCAACTTGTACAGGACCTTGAGTAGCGATGTTTGCTGTTTGTGCAACTGGACCGTTCAATACGTCAGATGCGAATACTGGTTGTGATCCACCAGAAACTTTAGTAATATAAGCCATTTTTAAATCTCCTTAATATGTGACCTCATTGGGTCTACTTTTATTTATACCTTTTGGTAAAATTCAGGAGTTTGGTGTGAATTATTTGGGGTTTACTAGGCGATTTGCACGGGTAAATTCAAAGCGATTAACAAACTTAACCACTCCGCCTGGCACTGTAACTACCCAACCCTCTTGTCCAGGAACCTGGCGATCTAGTTGTTGCAGGATGTCCATTTTAATATTGTGCAGTAGAATAAATGCCGTAAAGGCCGCTGTTATGCCAACTTGATTACTTCTTGGACTTGTAATGTACTGCCCAATGTTTTGATACTTACGTTCGCTAACTGCACCACGGAGATATGCCCCAACAAATTCTCTAAGGAAGTTTACAGGATCAAAATTATTAATATACTGGTTATCATTTCCTGAATTATGAATAGTCCAATTAATATAATCAATACATAGCTTGGGTAGGTCTGTTACTTGTGCTGCTCGCAAATCATTGGGATTAAACAAGCCATCAATTGCGGCACCGTGTTTAGTAACTAATTGTTTTAACTGCTTAACACTCTTGCTGTCAACAGGCTCTACATTCTCAGTAGGATGTATTGGCTCCATTAATAAAAGTCCGTTAACTGGATTTAAATTAGGACGGCCCAGGGGTTGTTTAGCGGCTCCAGGTTCTTTATAACGAGTATGGATGGCAATACCTACTTCACTATCGGCAATTTCTTGGCCTAACTTACTAGCAGCAGGAATACTATACGCAATAGTGTTAGGTTGAAATACTAAATTACCTGCTTGCTCAGGAGGAGTTTGTGTGTATAACAAATCGCCTTGTATAAAACCTTTAAAGTTTTCTGGAACAGCAGCTTCTAACATAGGAAATAACTTTTGATAAAGTGGTCCTAGTGTTTCAACACGAGTTGCAGGTTTACCTTGAGCTTCGGCATCTGCATCACGCTGAGCTAATAATTTAATTGCTTGTTTGGGGCTACGGAATAAACCATCGTATCCTTTAGCAGTAAATCCACTCACATCAGTTAATACAAATCCGCCGTCGGGCATGCGTCCAAATACCAAGGCAGGTTTACCGTCCCACTTAACTGTGGTAGATTTCTTTGTGTCGGTTTTCATGTGCTCAATAACATCTAGAGCTTGTTGAATACCTTTTGTTCCATTACGGAATACTAAATCTTCAATATGTTCGATACCTTTAGCACGACCGCCGACCTGTGGCATTACTCCTTCAAATATAGGTTGCATGCCTTGATTGACAATGCGGTCACGCAAACGAGCTAAGAAGTTTACATCACTAACTGGTTGATATAAGTCAGTGCTTTCCATTGTAGATTCTAGAAACGGTAACCCTTCGCGTTCCATGTGAGCTTTAAAGTCTGCTAGTTTAGCGTCACGATTAGGATCTGTGCTTAATGCTTGTAGTATAGTTTCTACTGATGCTAAGTCTTGTCTGGTAGCTGTTTTGTTTAACAATATTTTAGCAACCTTATCAGGATCGTCAGTAATAAGCTCATTGGTTGCACGGTCAGCAATACCTGCATTTTGATTTAGCTTGTAACCCATGCTCTTGGCAATACTATTCATTAACACATTGCGCTCACGGCCTTTGTACTTGCTGTCTGCGGGCATGGCACCCAGTACAAACTTTGACCAAGGTACATTGTTTAAAAACATAAAATCAGTTTGCACATATCCGTTGTTAGGATTGCCGTTAATTGGCGTTTTAAAATGCACTGCACTACCGGTTTTCTTAACCCAGTCTTCGGGCTTTTGTTTTTGGCTCAATACCCAGCGAGTTAGCTCGGCTACTAATTGTTCTTTAGTGTATTTGGTTGCATCGATGGCAATATCCAAGTCACCAGATGTATCTTTAATACCAGTTGACCCAAGAGTATTATTTTGTAAATCTAAACTAGGAAGCATTTCCTCTAACCATGCCAATGTAGTTTTTACATCAGTCTGATTGATACGCTGTGTTAGTGCGCGACCATCGCCGTCCTTAAAGACATTTCCACCTTCAAAGATATTCATCTTAGGCAATACCTGCTACTTGATCTAGATATGCGTTTACAGATGGTTCTGGCTGTCTGGAAGTTTTAATATCAGCCCATTCTCCGTTGTCATTTAATCCGTATGTTCTTCCGTCAAATTTAACAATCGCAGGATCTTGACTGATAAGTTGCGCACCACCTTGAGTTTGTTGTTTAGTTGGGTCAGCTTGAGCCAAACTAGCAACTTGTACCAACTGTGTAAACAATTGTTTTTCTGTATTTGAATTTAGTGCTTCTGACACTGGGGCAGGCGTAAAGGGTTTATTGGTTGCCGGATTAACTATAGTAGATTGTGCTTGTGGTGCTGGCGCAGGTGAAGCTGGTGCAGGTTTTGCTACTGCAATTTTAGGCTCGCTTAGTTGTTTAATTAAACCAACAATCTGATCTTTATTAATAGCGTCGTTGATTCCAACATTTTTTAATAAGTTTTTCTGTACAAATGCAGTAAGGGCCTTTTGATAAAGACCGTCAGTGCGATTATTAAATGCCTGTTTGGCTCTAGGATCTGTAATTGATTGCTCTAATCGTTTGGCGTAGTTTACCCAAATTGGATAGGCTTTGTCAGCTATCATTTGTATTGCACGATTAGTTTGGCTTATTTTATAGCCTTGTTTAGCTCCAGCAAAGCCGGATTTAATAGCATCAACAATGCCTTCATTTAATTTAGTTGTTGTTATTTCATGAATTTGCATCTGTTTTTCTCACGGTTCTTGTAAACTTACCAGGGTCGCGTTGATTAATAGCATTGAGCAATTTACGCTGTAAATTCTGTGCTACTTCAGGACTATAACTTTCTTCAATTTGTTCAAGTAAACGAATAGCACTAGCAATAATGTTAGATGCACGGTTTTCAATAACATGGCGTTGATCACGCTCAATGTACATTGAGTCTAATTCTTCTAATAAACTGCGAGTTTTCTTTTGCATTTTAGTCCAGGACCTTTTTATTATTTATTAGATTTTAAGGGTTTAATAAGATACTTTTTAACTCAGGAAATGTTGATTCCCAGTTGGTATTGCGGCGGTTATCTAAGGAATTTAAATAATCCTGTATTTTGTAAGGGTATTTGATGTTATCCAAGGCTAAAATGCCTGTTACAGGTTGTCGGCGATGTTCAATTTGATCACCAAAACGACTGATGTAAAAATTCTGATTTAACCATAGATCTAAATCTGCAATAGTATAGTGATTTAACACACTGATAGAGGTGTTTACAGCCAACATACAATTGTGCGGGCTTTGATCTACAAACCACTGTAGGTTATTGGTCACTCGGGTCCAATCAGCTGGGTACCGTTGGTAATTAAATCTTGCTGCAATATCATCAATGCTAAAATCAAGTTTAATTAAATCAAACTGCTCCCACAACTCTAACAATTGTTTGCTGGGCAATATTGTAGCATTGGTATTGTAATTAAGTTGTACTTGTTTTTTATCGGGTATTGACTGTAAAAAATTAACATGTTCTTTACTAAGCAATGGCTCACCACCATTGAAATGTACAAATTTTAATTGTGTTAAATCCAATGTTTTCCAAAAATGATTAATTATTGTTTTTTCCAATGGAATTTCTAGTTTTAGTTCTTGCTTCCAAGTGCTACTGCTGTGTGGTCCGCATATAGCACAAGCCAAGTTACATTGGTCACCAGTCCAATAATCCAATCGTAGCATTTCAACAGTATTGTTATAATACCCATGATCTTGATACCACTGATTGCTGTGTATTCGCCGACTGGATCCTGTGGATTTTTCTGCTGCTTGACAAGATGAACATGCGGCTGGAAAATTACCCTGCGTCCATTGTTCTCTGATTTGTTTTAAATGTTGGTTATCGTAAAATTCAATCTTATCTGCTAGTCTTGGAGGAGACACGCAACAAGGCGATAACGATAATTGATTACCATATTTTACAACATTGAGATTTTTAAAAGCATCAATACAAGTTTGCATTATGACTGTTTGATTTGCCCTAGCAATTGTTTTAACTTGGCGCTTTGTACATCTGCTGTAATTTTGCCATCATTGTCGTTGGAATTACCAAACGGACCCGGAGGCGTAGCGGCAGTCATTGTACTTTTAGCTTTGATACTGTCTAACAAATTGCCTCGACCAAATGAATTAACTGGGCCAGCATCTTCTCCAGGATCAGTAATACGCATGGTTTCAATGTTATAGTCCAAATCAATCTTCATGCCAACACCTGTACTACTACGAGATTTCATACACTGAATTTGATACTTGCCACGCTCACGCATAGCTCTACTTGTAAAGATACCAAACACATTATCTGCAGTATTGATCTTACTGATACCACCCGAAATATGACTATGATCAAATTCTACTTCTTCTACCGCACTACGATTCAACTGTGATGCAGTTACAAACAACACATTAAGTTCTTTGGCCAAGTTACGCAATTCTTCTGACACATATTTGTCTTTGACAAACAAGTCATTTGGGCTAACTTTGGCACTAACTGGCATCAACAAGTCCAAGTAGTCACACATGATAAAGTCTACTTTGATACCTGTTTGCACTTGCACTTCTTTGATGTAACTACGGATATCGTTAATGTTGCTCTGTGCTGGCAATGCTTTAATACGATACTGTCCAGACTTCTTGCTTACAAGTTTGACTTTGAGTTCAGTCTGATCAATATCTTTGCGAATCTCTTTGGTACTCATACCTGCCAACATGGCATCAGTACGCAGGGCACATAGTTCTTCAGAGAGTTCCAAACTAATATACACACCACTGAGTCCTGCTTGCAACCAACTCAATGCTATGTTCATCATAACAAGTGATTTACCTGAACCAGAACCACCTGCAAAAATGTTAAGTTCTCCACGACTAAATCCACCATACAAGATCTTGTCCATCTGTGGCCAACCTGTGCTTACTTGTCCACCTGAATTAAAGTACTTGTCAATACGAAGTCTTGGATCAGCAAAGTAATCTGTACCCATGTCCTTGGTCAAACTAATTTGTACTGCATCTTTGATCAGTTTCTCTACCGGATCATACTCGCCCTTTTCCAACAAGTCTGCACTCTTTAAAATTGCTCGTTCAAGTTCTTGTCTGCGAGTAAACCCTTCGAACTCATTCATAAACCACTCAAAGTGACCGTCGTTCAACTCTGGAATATGATTTAGTTGTACACCTGTTGCTGCTTTGATCTGTTCTGTGCCAGGCAATGTTTTATATTCATTGCTGTGAGTGGCAATAAACTCTGCTACTGGGCGCAAACTTCTATCAAAGTTTTCTGGGTTATAAATGTTCTGCACACGCACATACGACTCTGCGTCTTGCAACATCATTTCTAAGAATAGTTTTTGGACATCAAGTCCGTAGTCTTTTAACAAGTTGTTTCTTCCTTAGTTCTATTTTAATTTTACTAGTTTCTTTGGCTTGCATTATAATTAGCAAAGTTCCAAGTCTACCCAAACGAATTACAGCGTCATTGACATCTTTGATGCCTTCTGGCCACTCGGGTATGCTTACTGCCCACCCTAGTTCCACAGCACGATCTACTAGTTTTATACCAGCTTCATCTTGATCCGGGACTACAACAACTTCTCGTCCTAGACTGCGTATTAGTCTAACTTGTGCATCGTTGATCTCGGCATGCAACACTGCAAGCCCATCAATGCTTAATGCATCAAATACACCTTCAACAACAATCACTGATTGCCATGAATCTTTTTGCAAGTCTGTGCCAAACACATAACCGTGTTGTATGTCTTGAATATATCTAGGAGTTCGATCATCTAAGAATCGTGTTGTATGTCCTACTACTTGATTATCGTGTGTAAAGGGAATTACAACTCCGGGGCGTGGCATTGTTTTATACAGGAATGGATAGTCTAGTGGAACGCATCTATTTTTTAAATATTCTGTAGCTGTGTCATTGAGTGGGTATGTATCTGCAGGTAAATCTCTATCTTCAAATTCAATACTTTGTAATTTTTGTATTACTTCTTGACGCTCGCCTAATAAGCCTTCGATTGATCTATGCTTTAAACTTTCAAGATTGATTCGTTCTATTTCTTCTGTGGGCACATTAAGCCACTCTAGTAATCGACGAGCTTTGAATGTCAGATTGCGGCCTAGCACAAACGAGGCAGTATAGCCACAGTTGAAACAATGATATGACCACGAACCATCTGTGCCGGGTTTAAGTCCGCCACGCTGTCGCTTGTCTTGTGAGTCGCCACGATGCACACAACAAGGTGCGTTGAAACTTATCCAACCAGAACTTGTTTGTTTTCGTTTAGCAGGTAAAAAAGAAACCACATCAATCATGCTACTATTATAGCAGATTGTTTGGTAAAGATCAACTTATCTGTAGTATAAATTGTCCACAAATCCTGTACCAATCAAGACCATTGCACCTTGATTGTTTGGAGCCACAGGATAAACAGGAGTGTTGATACCGGCATTTGGAACTACCCAATATCCGCTACCTCCGGTAATGACTTCAATACCAATTACCGAACCGTATCCAATACCAGCTGCTGGATGACCAATTGGGTAGGTTGCGCTCATGATAGCCCTAGCAGTTGCGCCAGCACCATCGCCAATAATATCAATTTGAGGAGGTGCAAGATATCCGCTACCACCGTTGACAACATTGATACTGGCAACCGTTCCGTTTTCGCATACAGCATACGCAATTGCCGGAGTGCCAGGTTGAGTTGGTGTAGCAAATATGCTGTTGTTAAAACATAATCTAACCAACGGATACCAACCAATGATGTTTAGATATACTGTTCCAGTGTGGTTGTAGTAAGTTGTACTGTCGGTCACATTAAATGGGACTGCTTCATAATCTTCTGCGGCTTGTGCCTTGATTGTTCCTGTATAACCAATTAGGTCCATTTGAATAGTAGTAACGCCCTGTTTAGGTATAACAAAACTACTAAAGAATTCTGTGTTCAAGAAACTGTTCCAATAATTAGCGCCGTTAGGGTTTCCAGACCAATAGCTGGCTGCTACTGGATAGTTGGCAAAACTGGCACCAGCATAACTGCCCTGTGCTGATAATTTTGTTGTAGGTATTGTAAGTGGACGACTAGGTACAAACTGTGGATATACGCTGTCTACAATGTCAATGGGTGCAGCAGCACCAGATTGTGCATCTGTGAATACAGCTTCTGTTAGGCCGCCCATGGGTTGTGTTCTACTGATGCTGTAGTTGCCTGGTTCTGCTAGTACATTGTACAGTTGATCTCTAGTCAGTGTAACTTTAGCACGGCCAGTTGGGCCATTTAGCACAGTCATTGGCTGTTCAATAATCATAGTAGTTCCTGTTGTATCCACAACACGGAACATGAATGAACTACCTGTGATATTAACAGGTTTTTCCTCTTGGTTGACAAACTCAAACAAGAGCACATTGTCAACACCTTTATTAATTGTTAGTCGTTTAGCGTACACGGGGTTATACCTATAAGTAAAAGTTTCACCATCGCCAGTGTCTATTAGCAATACTCGTGTGATCTGTTGGTATATATAGGCGGTAGTTGAATACATGATGTATTTATAGTTTTAAACGGCCATTTCCAAAGTATAAATATCCCATAATATGAATGCCGAAATCTTTACTAAATTAGCTGAAAAATATCCGTTTATAACGCTGTGTGTTTACGCCTCTAACGAATATATAGGAATTGTACAAAATCAAGACGATGCTATTACTACTATCTACGATTTCGGTGCTATTCAAGACATTGAAGCAAAACGACTGTTTTTAGAGTTAGCTAATGTTTGGTGGTGGGAAAGCAATCGTAGCGTTCCTATTAACATATTCCTTAAACATGAATGGGATGGTTTCAAGCCCTATTTGCGTACTTTTACCAACAAGGACTTGGAAATACTACATGGCCCTGTTTGCAGTCTAAGCGAAATGGGTCGCAAGAAATCCAAGCGAAAATCAATTACTCTTGTACGGAAGATTGATTAAGCAAGTTCATATGTAGTGCAACCAGTGCCGCATATCCAATAGCATGTGCATGCTTAAACACAAAACCTCGACTATCATCACCATCCCACACTGAATCAAACACTTCTGCCCATGGTTTGTTTTGCAAGTGAGCTTTACCTGGACGAATAATACTAATAAACGCTGCCATTCTAGGAATACTATCCGGCTTCATTTTAGCCAATAAGTCAACATAATTTCCTATGTGTACCAGTTGGCTGGCCCATGCTGTATCTGTCCATAATCTTTCCCACGGTGGTTCTTTAGCCAGCATTTCTTGATAGTGTTCTGGACTTGTAACCAATTCATAAACACTCATGTTTAACAAATCAATTTTAAAGTAACCGCGGTCTTCTGCTTGCTCGTAGTCTATTGCAGCACATTTGTTAACTGGATCATACGGAATGTCAGTGACATACACGCCACTGTTGTGTCTGCGCACTTGTCCTTGATGACTTTGTCGTGCAGATGTAGCTTGTATCAATTGTAATAACTGATCTCTATCAGCTAAGTCTAAGTCAATATCTGCTGACATTACCAACCTGCTTTCTGTAGTATATCTTTGGCATATTCGTGATCTGCTGGATAGTCTTTGAACTTGCGCATCCAAAAGTCTGCATCAATATAAGGCCATATCATTGCAACTTGGCTTGAATCCAATTCACTTAGAAACTTTTGTCCGCTTTCGCAGTTGTAGATAATCCACGGACTAATGCGACCTGTACTGACTGCATAAGTCATTTTATTTGAATTGCCAAAGCGTAAACAATCATGTGCAGGATGTCCTGTTTCTTCTGCCCAAGTAATACCAAACTCAACGGCCCTAGCCAGTGCGTCATTGACTGCTTCAACTCGCAAATAGTCTAGCAAGTATTCTGTATACACTGAATCTTTGGCCCAATGATCAATCTTTTTATTTTGTTTGAGTACCCACTTGACAAATTGCTCGGGGTTGATAGCTTTGATGTCTACACAATAGCGACCAAACTTAACAAAGGCTTTATAATAAGGGCTGTCTGCAAAGTCATCAAATGTTTTTAATTTTGCACTACCTTGTGTAAGCTCATAGAATTTAATGTAGGCATGAAAGCCCAATCGTACACCTGCTTCATCTTTTTCCATGCGACGACGACGCGGTTCGCATGAATGCACCGCAAGACTAGATTCTTTAACAAAATCTTTCTTACAATACTGACAGGTATACTTCATTTCTTAACTTCTCGTCCTAGGTCTTTAAGGTATGCGTCTATTTCTTTTTTAGTGTTAATCTTGGACATTACTTCGATTTCGTCATCCTTCATATGAGGATATAATTCTATTAACTGTTTACGAATGCCACTAGCACCAGGTTCCTTCTTCTTAGGAGCAATCCATTGATGCCGTTGTGTTCCTAGCCCTGGACTAACTGCTGTAGCACATAGCCACTGTAGTTTAGGATGGCGATTAATATCAAAGAATCGTTTGTTAAAATAGTGATTACAACTTTGCAAGTAGTATCCTTGTAACTCTGGAGCACCTTGCACACTACTGCCCCAGCGAATCATAAGATAGTTACTAAACTTTTTCTTTTCTTCTGGGGTTAACTCGTCGTAAAAATCTCTGTTCTTACGATCGAACTGCAACATTTCGTTTTGTATGTTTAACTTATCCACTACCAAGCTCGATTGTAATCAACTACTTCACAGTTGCGACTAATATCTTTAACAAAATAAACACACTCAGGCTTTTCACCGTTACTAACTGGTACACATAACATCTGACCATTTTTTAACTTAGGAGCATACCATGTTACTTCTTGGTAGACATCTACAATTTCTATATCAAGAAAACTAGGTCTAAAACTACTCAATGGATTGAATTGAAATGCTTTGAATCCACGATCATTGATGCTGGTTAAAGGTAGTACTTCAAGATCACCCAAGTCTGGTTCACCAATTAAGATTTGCCAATCCACTGGCATGCGTACAAGATTGGTTCCAATGCGCAAGACCAACGCAGGCGCAGTAAAACTTTCTAAAAAGATTAGCGGAATATAATGATAGTCTGGATCTTTGGGATCGCTGTTATCAAATATAGCAAAACGCATGTCATCTACTTCGTCTGGAAGATGATCCAAATCATACGGTGTATCGTCAAGTGTTAATATTCTCATAGATTTATTATAACATATTTTAGTATAGTTGCAACCTTTATTTCCATTCTAGTTTCTCTTGTGTGTATGGGTAGTTTGCTTCTTTGTAAAATTGTTTGCGTTTGGTCAAATGCCTTTTGGCAAACTTACAGGTACTAGTTACATCCCATATTTGTACATGATCTTTGTCTTCGGCTTTTCGAATGCCTCGTCCTATACTTTGGATAACTCTAACAAAACTCTTTCCAGGCTCCACCAGCACAAGATTAAAAATACGAGGAATGTTAATCCCCACAGCAGCGACACCGTAAGTAGCAACAATAATTTTTCCAGTAGCTTCTGCAACTTCATCATATTCATCTTGTCTGTCCTTTGCTTTGGTAGCACCGCTTACAAATACAGCCATATCTCCTAACAATGCTACTAGTGCGTGGCCTGCGGCTACACGATCTACCAGTACCAAGGTATTGCCAGTCTGGTTAACTTGTGCTATTAGATGTGCTATTGTTTTTAATCTATTTTCGTCCTCTAACAAGAACTTTAATTCACTTTGATAGTTGGCAAACTCTGCGTGATCAACTAACTGTACAACATTCACATGACATTGTGCAAGTACACCACGGTCTTGCAGTTCACTGGCACTGAGTTGATTGATTACTGGGCCTAGACTGCACTTTAACGCTTGAAACTCAAATGGTTCTTTGGGTACTGTGCCTGTTAATCCCCAACGCAAAGGTATCTTGGCCATTACGCCTGTAAGCAAGCTCTTGAGTGCGTCAGCTTTGGCCATGTGTACTTCGTCAACAATAACACATACAACATCTTCTAAGAACTCACCAATGGTGCAATCACCAACTCCTGCTTTGGTATTCTTAAGTAATACATTTAAACTTTGCCAGGTGCAAATAGTATGTTGGCGACCCCACTCTTTGCGATCTCCAAAGTAAACACCAACATCCTGTTCCATGTTGATATAGTCTTTTTCTGTTTGTGTTACTAGGCTCTTGTTAGGAACAATTACAATACTACGACCATAAGGAGAAACTGCATTTGATAAGGCCGCAGTAATAACTGTCTTGCCTGCACCAGTAGCAATCTCTTGTATGCATTGTGGATTGCTAAGGAAGTTGTTAATGACTTCAACTTGATAGTCACGCAACTCCATTGGCTTGCCTTCCATTGGATGCCCCTTGGGCCACATAATATGAATAAACGCATTTTCTGCTACTGGTGCAAATTCAAAATTAACTGAGTAGTCACGCTGATCATCCAAGTCAATGTCATAGTTAAACTTCTCAAGGATAGGAATAATCTCAGGCAACAAGTTTACATAGGTACTACCACCCAGTTGAAAGTAACTTACTTTGCCATCCCAGCGTCCAAGCCTGACTGCGGGCAAATAGCGGGCACCAGGAACATCATATTTAAACGCATTAACCAAAGCACGACGGGCATCAAGTTCGAGTCCTTCGATCTTAATGTTTACTTCGTCCTTAATTATTATTGTAGCTGTTTTCATTATAGTTATTATACAGCATATGATATGAATTTACAACCATCGATTCGAATTCGTTGTTATCGATTTTTTGATGTACAATTATGTGCCATCTTGGTTGATCGCTGTTATTAACTAATGCGTGGTTGTTTGATATGTCTAACCAATAAGCATCTCCTGGTGAAAACGGAATGACTCCGTGTTTTTCCATTACAAATAGGCAATCGGTTGGCTGTGTTATAGCAATATTGACAGGGTATAGTTGTGAGATCTCTGTGTCTTTATGAATAGATATGTAACCATGCGGTTCGAGTAACATGATTCTTACTCGAAAGAATGTATTAGCGGGCCAACAGTCTGAAAAATACTTCACTGTGTTTGGCATATATGCTTTGGCTTCCGGAGTCCAAATATACGGACGATCATCATTGTAAAACTCATCTTCTTTGGTAGCATCAAAACTTTTACCACATATACAAAAACTTTTCCAGCCTGCATGTTCTTCGTACTCGCCTCTGTGGTTAACTAACAAACCGTTAACCTTTTCAATTTCTTCAAGGATTTGTTTGTAAGGAACTTGTATGTTTAATTTTAACCACGGTAATCCAGATTCATTTTGTATCCAATCAAAGTCAGCAGAAGGATTGTACGCTGGCAACACGCACTGTTGTCCTGCATATTTTTTAATCATCAGCTCACTTATTTTTTTCTTCATTTTATTTTTTCTTGAAACTTTAAATAGTCATCTTTGGTTGTGTGCAACAATGTCCACTTGTAGTCTAGTATATTCGAGCACCATATGTTATCAAAAGTAGTTGTATCGTTATCTATTACCCATTTGATCAAGTCACCATGTATAAAAGTTACAGTCTTACTTAATTTTGCCTGTTGCCATGACAGCTTAAAACTATCGTCGACTAGGTTGTTAAATGTAGTATTGACATATTCAATAAACCTAGATTTATTTTTTAATTTTAAATAGTCTAACTGAGTTAGGTTGGGGTTATCAAGTTGATAGCGTGGTATATTGTTTTGCTCAATGAAATCCCATACAAACTGTCCGTAGTTTTCACCGTCCCACGACTTCCATAATTCCTTGCAGAACTCAATCTGGCAACTGCTTATGTCCACTATTTGTACTGAGCTGGTTAAGGGCTCAACAATATTTAACATCCAAGACAGCCCTGAGCCCGGAGTTAATAATTTTTCCTTTTTAACTAGCACTATGGGTTCATTGTTAAACACCCATAATTGGTTTTCGGCTAGTTGCTTGTAGTCGCTAAATTTGTCCAAGTATGAGTCTGTGTTATAAAGAAAAAATTTCAAATCTCTAGCGGCATTGTTAAAATTAACAACTGGCGATCCGTTATTCAGCTGAGCAGATATCAGCCCTTGACCAAAGTTTGTAACACTATGAGATACTAGTGTGGTTCCTGGGCGTACCCACAACGGTGTATAATCGTCATGTAAATTTTTACTACTGCGCACAGCTTTTGGATAAGTCACTGCTGACGCATTAAAATCAGAGTCGTTGAATTTATCAATGTCCATAAACCAACATTGTTCATCTAAGTGTAGCAATTGGTTTGGATGCCAGATCAAATGCGCAATCAGTCCATTATGAGGATAAGTGTTTATTAATTCTTGCCAGGCTTCCCAATCTGTAATAACAGTACCACTGTTGACAAACAATGCCTGTTTATAGTTTTGTTCCTGGGCCCACTGGTAACCCGAAACCCAATCATTACATATAAAGATAGGTTGGTTGGTAGGTGCTCCAAATTTGTTAAACTTTATGCCAGCTAGAGTTTGATTCAAGTCTGGTCCATCTTTGATTATAACTGGCCATGTCATTATAAAGTTACTCGCACTGGAAAATTTTTATTCTTTAATTCCACTAACAATCTATCAAGATCTGGAATATGCCCAAGTACCGATACCGCATGCATGTCTTGAACTGTCCACGATGTCAACTCCCAATGCTTACACCAACGATCGCTGTAATTTTTCCACCAATGATCAAATTCCTCGACTTGTATATCCGTTAGAGTATCAATATTTTCAAGTGCAATCACAAGTTTTGGACGCAATTTTAACCAAGGCTTGGCCAGCGCACACATACGATCTATATCGTCTGGTTCATTGTTTTCCCAATATGAATATGGTGTTTTTCCTAATTCGGCCCAGGCCACATATACAGTACCGGCAGAGATCTTTGTACTTGCATCTGTTAACCAGGTCTGGTCAAATGGTTTTTCTAATAGACCCGACTTCTCTCTGTAGTCAATGTTCAATGAGTAGTTTGTAAAGTTATAGTAAAGCTCGCACAGATGAATATGTTCGTGAAAATCTAACCACTTTGATTCGCCGTTGTAGTTTGTTTCATAAATTTTGTGTATTGTATTAAAGTATTCTTGATCTTGTTCTAAACAACGGGCTTTATCAATTTCAACTGATACTTGGGTAGCATAGTAAATTAGCTGGTCCACCAATTGCTCGTAGCTCATATCACTGAGGTAATACGGATTGTCCCAAGGTTTAAAAGGAACAGGGACATGTGATAAATTTTTATAAATTTTTTGGTACTGTAAACTTAGTGGGGAATTGTTTAGTATTAAATCTATAATTGTACCATTTGACAATATTAGTTTCATTATAAGATATTTAGTGACCGTAAAATTGCAAATAAAAAAACAGGTACCTTTTTAGGGGTACCTGGTCAAAGTGGGTAGTGTTTGAACTACCCAGGAGCTACTGTTACTACTTAACCGTTTTACAATCCCCTTAAGAATTTTTCATACAAGTTGTAGCCGCTAATGCTCTCCAATTTGTATCTGAAACTTTGGTTAAGTCTGCAATCTTTAGTGCCATACGCAAGCTCATCTCACGCAAGCGGTGTTGATTTTGCTCCATAAACTCAATGACCATGTCACCTTGTTCTTCAGTAAAGTTGTAATCTGCAAACAACTCGCCCTTACGATAAATCTGCTTGATACGCAAGAAACGATCACGCATAGTGTTAAGAGTCAAGTCTAAAAAGTGACAACGACTTTGTAGTGCTTCCAAGTGATCTTGCAATTTCTTACTCTTAAGGTTGCTGAACTGTAAGTTTGTGATAAAGATACATGCACCCTTAAAGTCAAACATATCTGGAACGCCTTCACGACGCAACATAGCACTATCACTATTCCAGTAGATACGACGCTTCTTACCTGAGTCCAATGCCGCCTTAAGAATGTTCAAGCTAAGGTCATCTTGGAATACGCTATCACAGTCATCAAACACTAGCACATTGTTCTTGTCTGAATGTTTGTATAGAGTGCAGTACAAACCAATCGGAGTCATTGCACCTTTGATAACTTCGTACTTGATCTTGCGACCACTCAACTTGTCAAACAAACCACTATGCTCTAACTGTTTTTCTACACCATAACTCTTGCCTACACCAGGAGGGCCAACTACAATCATTGCACGAACATCACCTGCAATTGTAGCTTTAGTCATCTGATCTAAAATGTCAAAGCGTTCGCCAATACGAGCCATAACTTCTTCATCAGTTTCAACTGGTGCTTCAACTTTAGCTGATGCTACTTCTTGAACAATCGGAGCAGGTACATAAGGTGAATACACACCATCTGCCACAAATTCGATATCTTCAATTGTGTTCACATTGATGCGAACTACTTCAGGTAAGTCTGGGCCAAAATAGCCATCTGCATTTACAGTCACATAGCCTCCTTTAGCGCCTGTCTGAAATCCTTTAACTAATGTAAACGCAACATTTTGCACTGGTATATTGCGATACACACCATTTTTAATATTCACTGTACTCAAGGTTAGCTCCCTTAATTAATTGTTGATAATACTATTATAAGTTATTTGGATTTATTGGTCAACCGATTTGCTAGGTCTTTATATACACGGTAGTCCTCAAAATCGCTTACTGCTCTAGCGGCTTCGGCTTTGATGAGCAAAATTGCATATTGTTTTCTTGTTTCTGCGCTCATTTATAACTCCGTTTTATTATTGTATATACTATTATAGCAAATCGGTAATTTCTGGTCAACCTGTTACTTCTTGACCATTTCGTTGAGTTTTTGTTTGTATGCAAGTTGGGCAACTCGCATATCGTATAATAACGATGCCGCTACATAAGCCGCAACACTCATAAAACAAAATGCCGCACCGTTTAGCATGGCCTCTGCGCCGTATGTTTCGGCTAGATATGTTAAAATTGATCTTACACCTGCTACCACTACTACCAGTCCTGCGATAAATCCTGCTACTTCTAATCCTGCTTTTAATTTAATGTTCATCTTTGTTTCCTTTTCCGAAGTTATCTTAATTTCTTACTATACAACTATTATACAATAAAGGCAATTAACGGTCAACCGTAAAAAATCCCTTTAAAAACAAGAGGTTACTGCCAGTGTTGCTGTATTATAGGGTCAAATACTTCTGCTGGCTTGGGATTTCCGTGAAATACCACGATGCTAGTCTCTGGTAACAGTGCAACACCTGTGTCTGGGTGCTGATGGCGCCGTTTAGTAAAGTCGTAGCCACCGTCTAAGCACTGCCAACGATAACTTTGCACACGGGATAGGTCAAAAAAGCGCCTGTCGTGAATTGGGATCATGTCTGTAATATAATCCTGATCACCGTGATATTTGCTCATCATTTGATCTAAGGATTGTTGTTTAAACTTTTCCCAAATGTAAGAATATTTTTCAGTGTTCCACCACATGACACTAGAATTGAATCCGCTGAAACCAGACCGCCATAAGTGTTTAAAGTCTCTCACGGCCCACAGATACTCTGGCGGCGTTTGCCAGATCCAATCAATGTTTCCAGTTATCACAGTATCTAAATCAAAGTACAATAACGAACCTCTATGATGTTCAGGATTAAACAATTGTATTTTATACCACCAGGATTGCTTACGCCCTGCAATTTGCCAGTCAACTAATTGGTGTTTAATAAATTTGTCTGGTACTGGCCTATCTGCTTCGGTATAGACATGTAATCGTATGTCTGGAGTAATGTTACGATCTAACATATTGTACAATCGTTCAACATAGTCCCACGAGTATCCATCACTATGTATTACACAAGCACAGTCTATAGGTGCAATCGTTGGATCCATAGACCTTCCTTGATTTCTTTAACAGTATATTCTGTATGGCATATTTCTACCAACCACTGATCTCTATCTATATCATATGGCTTGTCCAGATCCTCAATTGCTACAGATACCGGTGCAGCTAAACTATAAGTTCCAACTATAGGTCTCGTTCCAGATATGGCTGCTTGTATTCCTGGGCCAGAACAGTAGTTCACTACAGCATGATAATCAAAATGCATATCAAAACTATCATAGGTGTCTTCTAACTTTTGTGGCTTTTCAATTGTGATTGTTTGATTCAATGTTCCAATTTGCAGTGGGCTTCTTGGGTGCGGACGAATAACAATAGGCCGGTCTGATACACGCCGAATCTCATCTACAATGTCCATGATCCATTCTTCATGATTTTGATTGGCCAACTGTAAACTAAATCTGTGTTGTGCGGCGATTAGAATAGCAGGATTCTTACTGAGATTAATTGCTAGACTTATGCCTAACTTCTTTGGGCGGTCCATGTCTAAGTTTTCAGTATGTCCGTAGTAACCTAATCGGTTGATATGATTCAATGCAATCTTCCAAGTTTCACCTCTATACAGTGCGCCAACATCTACAATAATAACCGGCTTGCCACTGTTACGATAAAGTTCGTAAATTCTTTTGTTAGGTGCCATTCGGCCATACCATAGTGCTGACCATATTACTGCGGCATCACAGTCTTCACCATTTTCCACAGGAGTGTGACCGGCAGTCCGTAGACTATCTAATATGGCCTGCATAACAGGAATACTGTTTAACGCACATTGATTTGGGAAGTAGGCTACTCGCATAAGGTTAAATACTTATATGAAATATACTGTAGTTACCACATTTAATGCTGATGGACTAAAACAATACGGTCAGCGCATGATAGATACATTTGAAAAGCATTGGCCAGACCAAGTAGAACTAGTTGCCTGTGCTGAAAATTGCCAGCCTGTTATTACTAAACCAAATGTCAAGGTTTACGATTTATTAAAACTAAGCACACCGTTGAACACTTTTATTGAACGGCATCGTAATAATCCCAAGGCACACGGACAAGACGGCCCACCCGAAGTGTTCAATGCAAAGAAGTCGTTTAGATGGGACGCAGTAAGATTTTCTTATAAAATTTATTCTATTGCCCTGTTAGCAAACTACACTAGCGGAGGTTGGTTAATTTGGTTAGATGCAGATACTTGTACTCACAGCGACATTACCATAGCTGACTTGGAAAAACTATGTCCTTCAACAGCAATGATTAGCTACTTAGGACGAGGCGAGAAATATCATTCAGAATGTGGATGGGTTGCATATAATTTAGATCATCCAGAAACTAGAAACTTTATAGCACAACTCAAGGGCATGTATGACCAGGATAGAATCTTTGAACTTCCTGAATGGCACGACAGTTATGTGTGGGATGAAATTCGTCGTAAATTTCACGATACTAATCAATTTCACAATCTGAGTACTGTGATACAAAAGCCAGGACGAGCCGGGCATCCGTTTATAAATTCTGACCTAGGACAATTTATGGACCATCTTAAAGGTGCTAGAAAAGTGTCAGGCAAAAGTAATAAAACAGATCTTACAATGGCTAGACCCGAGGCATATTGGCAATCGCTGTCTTAGACTTAGGTTGCTTGTCCCACATTTTAGTTTTAGTTAAACTTTTCTTTCCATCTTCATCAATGGCTGCACGGCCCATAAGATAAGTGTGACACTGTAAGCTAACCACAGTGGCATTCATTGAATTGTCAGCTGGAGCAAAATAATTTTTATAAAAGTCTGTAAGTTTCTTTGCACCCTGTGGAGTAAGTCCATATCCAACTGCTCCAGGCATGACTTTGCGATTAAGAGGAACTGCATGTGGTGTACCTGTAGGGTTATACAATTTTTCCGCATACCATTCGTCTTTATAAACAGATTTGCCTGTGGCTACTAGCAATACATCTTCCCATTCAATTGGCGTCCAGCCTCTTTCAAATATAACATCATCTTCAAAAATTAGTATGGGTTCGTTGATTTCTACACATCGTTGCCATAATCTAAAATGGCTATGAAAACAACCCATTACTCCAGGGCGTGTAGCACTGGCACGATATTCGTCGTCAACAGGATTACCTTTGAAACTAGTATGATAAAGAGTTCGGCCTTCTGAATCAAATATTTTTTGTGCGTGGTTGCCGTAGGTACCTTCGTGGAACCGTGCGTCTAATCCATACTCTTTTAGTTGGTTGTAGACTTGTACTGCACTTTCGAAAGAACTAGGAATTTGACCAAGACCGATAACATAAGCTAGCATAGGAATATTTATATGCGTAGTTTTTGAGTAAATATAATATGAGCGATATTTTAGTCAGCGTACTTTTACCCACAAGAAACCGAATTCCGTTAGTCAAGCGCACAGTTGAAAGCCTATTAAGTAACAGCGACAATCCTGGCCAAATTGAAATCATGATTGCTTACGACGAGGATGATGCCAACAGTCACGAGTACTTTAACAGTGCGCAGTGGAGTGACTTGATTGATCGTTTTGGTTCTCATACCCAAGTGTGTTGTTGTCCTTGTTGGGGGTACAGTGGACTTAACTTCTACTATACTGCCATGGCAAAACAATCACAAGGACAGTGGCTTATGGTTTGGAATGATGATGCTGTAATGCTCACTCCAGACTGGGATCAACATTTGGCCGCAGAACAGGACTATGTTGGTTTACTACACATGACTACTGAAAATTTTAAAAAGACCCTAACCTTATTTCCGTTAATCCCTAAAGTTTGGATTGAGTTGTTTGGTGAGATTAGTTTGCATCAATTGAACGATTCTTGGATACAAGATATCTGTCACGAAGCAGGTGCTGTTAAGGAAATCCCAGTAAGTGTATTTCACGATCGTTTTGATGTAACGGGCAACAATCTAGATGCAACATTTCAAGATCGTCAGTATAATAAAAAATTATACAATCATGAAGATATGAAAAAAATTAGATCAGAATGGGCACAACGATTTAAACTGTATCGCGAACAAACTGGCGCATGTGAGCCCACGCCTGTCCAGATCTAAGTTCACTAAAATTCCAATGACTCATTGCTAATCGCTGAACCCATGCTAGTCTATCGGGCATTACAGGTGTTTCAATTTGTGATAAACTGGTGTTAGCAATCTCTTGACACTGGCTATGCGCAGGATCAGTTACAAATACAGGATATCCTTCAATAGCAGCTGCAACCACTGGGCTAGAATTACGATTAACTACTGCCCAGCACCCTTCTAGATCGTCTTGTAATCTTGGATTTGATGATATTGTAAAATTATAACGGCTGGCTAATGCAGACAACGGTTTAAGATATGTGTCTTTTTGTTTGTCGCCTGGATGTGCTCGTAATACAATGGGTCTTTGTGTATGCTGTCGCAGGCGTGCTAATGTTGTTTCAGTCCATTCTTTAACTGTTTGCGTTCCCATACTCCATCCACCATCACGCTGTAAGCAAACTAAGATGTGGTTACCGTTGGTTCGATAATCTTTAAGAGAAATATTTAAGTCTTGTTGTATCTGTTGCCATCTCTTGGGATCTATTATGGTATCACAGTAGATACCTGTGTTGGGAAATACTCCGTTAAAACTATATCTTAGATAGTGCAACGGATTGTCCTTGTTTGCATATAAAAATAAATTACTATCAGCAGTAACTACATAACGATTGGCATCGCGTTGTTGATTAATTACATCATTCCGTAATTTTAAATGTGGACTTGATGTTTTATTTGCAATCCATCCTTGTATAACTGCCACATCACTGGCCAGGTAGGTATGAGCACGAACATCAGTTGAGTTATCACCGACTGCCCTAACTCCTTCAGAAAAAAATTCCAGCATATTGGTTTTTTCTTCGTTAAACTTTTTTGGTACACTAAGGTGATATACTGCTACATTAATCATGTGTTTTTTGTAAGCAGTAATCTGTTAGCATTCTCTCTTGATGCCATTCGTCACCTTGAGGTGTTGTAGCAAACTCGTGAAAACACGGAGTACCCAAAGTATAGTGTAGTAGTTTAGCATCTAGGTTTGGTCCATATTCGTCTGGTAACCAATTCCATTCTTTTGGTAGTTCGCCAATGCGCTCATCATCGATCCAACTGAAACGGTGTAAGTATGCACCAGTTGATTGTTCAATGAATTCGGGAGTTAATTTTCTATTTGGATGATTATTGCAATTCCAAAGAATAACACTGGACCAGTTTTTTCTAGGATAGTCCTCGTTCTTACTACCAAGATACTTTTGTTTCATTTTGGTTTTGTAGTCGTGCTTGACTACCATGACATCTTTATGACTATCTCGTAAGTCCCACAGTTTAGTAATATCATCGCGAACAATCATATCACCATCGATAAAAATTGCCCAACCGTTATAGCTCATTAAATGAGGAACTAGGAAACGACTGTAGATAAATTGATTACTGCCATCTGTGTGTGTTTCGTTATAATCTTTAAATAGGTTAAGAGCCAACGGCACAATTGCCACAGGTTGGCTAGCATGTCGAATAATACTGTTTGCGCATACATGAAAAGCGATTGCTTCTCGAGGATCATACCCGATAAAAATTGGAATCATGTTTCTATTTATATGCCGTTAATACGCAGGGCTAGATCTGAGACATTAATGTTAAACTATGGTCGATCCACGGAACAATCAAATCTTGCTGTCTTAGATATCCATGAGCATACACACTTTGTTCAGCAGAGTCGGGTAGCAACTTCATTTCAGACAATTGATGCCAGGATGTAGTTCTAGGATCCATTGGTTCGTGTTCACTTTTATATACAATTGCATGTGTCCACGGTTCATTTACTTGTTTTTGAAAAAAACCTATGTTACAATTCCACCCGGTGACAGCCAACATATGAATAAGACTAACCATAGTGTGATGATAATAACATCCGTCTGGTTGAGAAAAAGACATTTGTCGATGTTTAATTGTCAATGTGTCCGGTACAGAAATAGCCAACATCGAACCTTCACTAGAAATATTTCTCCAGTTCTTTAATGTTTCCAACGGATTGATACAATACTGAAAAGCATCAAAACACCATAATATATCAAATGGTTTATTTGATGGTGTATGTATAGTTTCTTCAAAATTAGTTTGCTGATATGTTATGTTTGGATTTTTTTTAATTCTTCCTAACCTATCTTCTAGATCTACTCCTACACATCGAATGTTAAGAGGCAAAGGATTTTCATCCCTAGTGGTTCTTGTTGCCCACCAATCAATGTCGTGGCCATCGCCGCACCCTAGATCAACTAAAGTGCTAACACTGGACATAAAATCATCGTATTCGTACAATGAATTTAATACACTGAGGCTGGGACGGTCTGGAGATTGATCTGTTGTAAACATTAAATTTGTATATCTTCCATACCAGCTGTGCGCAATCGAACAATATGGCCCATTTGCCAACTCTTAGCATCTAGACCTTTCATGATACCAAGATATTTGTTACGCAACAACGCTACTTCGTTAACTAGTGTTTCAAAGTCAATGACTTCGTCTTCTCCATCAACATACTTCTCTGCATCACGACTAGTTAATGCACGAGCATATCCTTCTAAATACTTTTGAAAATATTTTCGTCGGATTTTTCTTAATTGAATATTAAGATAGTTTAGAATTGCTTCGATTTCTTGAAGTTGATTAAATCTGTGTTCAGTGATGCCGGGCAAGGCGGCTATATTTTTTTCAATACGGCCGCCCACACGACATTCAGCTTTAGCAGATTCGAGTTCGTGTTCATAATGTGCAATAAAATCTGGAATTGCACTAAGATCAGAAGTGACACGACTATACCACATTAATAGTCGTCGTCCTCTTCATAATCATCATCTTCGTCCTCTTCGTCTTCTTCATCCTCGTGATCTTTGAGATAACTTGCAAGAGCTCGCTTAACTTCGCTATCACTTTTAAACACAGATTTAATATCATCTGCATCTGCATCATTATCGATCAATACAGAAACCAATGTTTCTGCTGCTTCATCACGATCTACTGTATTAACATAACGCTTGAGTTCGTCCCAAATTTCTTTGCTTAATTCTACTGACATTCTTATTCCTCCGAGTCTGTGTCTTCAGTACTTAGTTCTACTGACTCAATTGGGTGTTTACCGAACTCAGAAATAATTGTATCTAAGCAACCATCTTCGTTGGCTTCCCACTTTTTACGGAACTGTTTAATGATTTCGCCATCAAGTGTTGTGTAAACTAAACTGTTGCCTTCTTTCTTAAGCAAGCCCTTTTTCTCGGACAAGTCTACCATGCCTGAGTATGGACTCATACCTGTTGCATAAGGAATCTTAACTTGTACGCCTTCAAACGGTTTAGCATAGCGTGTTTTCATAATCTTACAACCAGCACGGATACCGTTTACTTCGGATACTTTGTTGCCATCTTCATCTTCTTTCAGCTTCATTTTCTTCATAGCTACTACGATACTTGATGCGTAGATAAAGCCTTGTCCACCTGAGATCTTGTCATCTGGATCGAACATATCTTGTGAAGCGTATGTGTGGTTTGTACATACCATGCCTACATTGTAACTACCAAACATGTTTACACAGTTACGAACAAGTGCTGTAAGTGCCTTAGGTTTACGACCCATGTCACCTTTCAAATCACCTGCTTCAAACTGATTCATGTCAGTCGGAGTCAACAACATACCCAATGAGTCAATAACAAACAGGACTTTCATGCGCTCGCCATCTGGTAGTGCTTTGTAGTCTGTCATAAATGTACTAATAGTTTTAGCTACATCGTCAATCATGGCCATGTTAAGTTTAAGCAACTTGCTATCGCTTGTATCAACACCTAATGCGTGTAACCACTTTTCGTCAAGTGCGTTTTCTGAGTCAACTAAGATAACAAAGATGCCTTGCTCTTGTGCATGTTTGACAATGTTGCCAGAACAGATGTATGATTTACCTGCGCCTGATTCGCCAGCAAATACTGTTACCTTACCAAGTGGTATGCCTTTGTTAAAGTCGCCTGAGATAAGATAGTTCAAGGCAAAGTTGCCTGTGCTGATCCAGTCTGTTGGATCGTTAAATCCAATACTAAGACCATCAATGCTCTTAGTGATGTCCTTGCGGAATTTTGATATATCAAATGGTTTACCCATGTTAGTCCTCTTTAGTTTAAAACAATGCGAGCTCGATTATTATCTCGAGAATTTCTATATAAAACTTTTCTATATTCAAATAAATTTTCTGTTAGATTTGGTATATTAGCAATAGGTACTTGAGTAGCAATCAATGGAATGTTTTTTTCCTGCGCCCACTTTTTTGCTTCTGGGCTGAAATCAATTGTTTGAGCCTTTTGCAAATTTAGTTGGAATGAAAATTCTAAATTTTCATAATTGTAGTGATCGCCATAGGTTAACTTGTCATCGAAGTATTCAAACTTGTTGTAGTACTGTCTACCAACATAAGTGTAACCGAATGAAAAATTAACAATGCTGTTGTTACTAACCATTGTGTCCTTAAACGGATTTGGAAAAACTTTCCACTTATTGTCGGCACTAAATTCTAAATTTGATTTATTAAATGCTGATTCTAATCTATGTACTCCTAAATTTACCTCTTCGTATGGATAGATATATCCTAACTTTTCTAAAATTTCGCTAGTCTTAACAATGCGAATTTCGTCTGGATACATCTCATGTAACTGCCAACCGAGAGAAGCAATTTTAGAATTGCTGTTAAACCTGAGTTTATCAATATCAACAGTATTGAGTTGTGAAAAGACCCAATCACAATGTGTTTTATTTAAAAAATCTTGGTTTAAATATTTTTCTAAGTTTGTTTGTTGATCAAATGATTTGCCTATCAAAGAATATAACACTTCGTTGGTTTTTGATATTGCCCAATGTAAGTGTGTGATCTTTTTATCAATGTCATTGAACAATGCTTGACGATTTGAAAAAGAGTTTTGTGAATCTGCGTTAGACTGATTTACAAAGAACTCAAATAACTCGTGGTTATACACAACCTCGAAGGGCAAGGTATCACCTGAATTATCAAACACCAAAGAAAATTTCATTATTATATAGTAAGTTAGTAGTCTAGGGTTTCCCCTAGACTATTTTTATTACTGCTTTTGACGACTACGAATCATAGCCAAAATGTCTTGAGCATTTTGTTTAGGTTCGCCACTTGCTGGAGTTGCTACAGGAGCAGTTGCTACAGCTGGTTCTTCATCATCAAAATCACTTGATGTTGCTACCGGTGCTGGAGCAGATACTTGTGGTGCTGGAGCACTTTCTGTTGCCGGAGCACTAGAGCCAGCAGGAGCACTAACACCAGCTGGACGGAAGTATTGACCCCAACGATCTGTATCATAACTCTGACCGTCAACTGAAGCTTCGAACATTTCTTTAATTACTCGAACTTCTGCTTCGGTTGGTTTCTTAGGTAAGAATGTTGAAAGATCAAACAAACCATGTTCAGCGATAGCTGCTTGTTCAGCTTCTGTAAGTGCTGTTTCTTTACGGGCCCACTTAGATCCGCTGTAGTCAGCAAAGCCACCTTTGGCACCTTTGGTGATACGGAAATCTAAACCACGCATTAAGTCTGTTGGCAATTCTTCCAACTCTGGATCCATTAATGCTGATTTGATAGTAGTAAAGATTTGAGGACCAATGATGAAACGACGAATTGGATTAGCCGGAGTTCTGTCGTCGCCAAGTGGGTTCTCACGAACAAACCCTTGGAAAATGTAACTACGCTTTTTCCAGTACTTACGACCCATTTCTTCCAAGCTCTTGTCTTTAAACCAGCCACGCACTTCTGTAAGGACTGGGCAAGTCTCTTGCCACATTTCCACACAAGGTACTTGTACATAAACTTGTTTTGAATCCATTTCGCCTTTGATACCATTGAATGGTAAGCGAATCATTTGGCGTTCTTGCCAAAAGAATGTATTTTTTGTATTACCATCTGGGAGGAATCGAAGTGTTGCTGCTTGACCTTCTTCCATATTCCAATGTGGGTAAATTGCGTTATCACCACCTGTGGATTGATTACTACCGCCTTGTTTTGATTCGCTAGCGGCTAGACGAGCGCGAATTTCTGCTAATGATGCCATTTTTAGTTGCCTTTCTAAGTTGTCTAAAATGTGTTGCCTATCTAATGTATAGATTTAAGTTGCCTGTGATACAAAAGAAAAAAGCGTATTCACTGTTGTAGTGTACACGCTTATTTCCTTAGCGTCAACGAATATTTATGACGCGGTTGTTCTAACTGTTAAATTACTTCTTCAATCCTGAAAGTTCTTTCAAACGATCCAAGAACGACAAGTCTTTGGATACTGCTTTCATTTTGCCACTGTGTCCATACTTACCAGCCAATGGACTTGTGTCTTCGTCTGTTTCTTCTTCATCTGACAATTCGTCTTGAATAGCATCGCCTGCCAGACTACCAATTAGTGCGCCGCCTGGAACTGGTGTCATTGCACCTAATGCGGCACCAGCTATAGAACCAATTACGCCTTCATCTGTTTCTTCTTCATTCTCAAGTGTAGTTGGGATTGCTTCTTCTAGGTCACCGGTTTCATAGTTTGGTGCTGGTTGCACTACAGCAGGAACTCCAGCTGTTTTAAGAATACCAGCTAGGTCATCCTGATATTCTGGATACTCTGGTTGTTGTGTGTTAGCTGGATCTTCAGTTTGAGTCATTGGATCTTTAACTGTTTCATCCATATAATCTTCATCTGGATTGCCGCCAACAATACCGCCACCTTGTAAATGACTTTCTAAATTGCTTGCTACCCACTCGTATGGATCACCTGTGCGAGCCTTTTGTACACCATAAGGAATCTCGCCGGCATCATTCCAATAGTCAAATAGGGCGTGATATAGGTCTTCGTCTAGGTCACCGCCTTGTTCAAATGTCTTAACTTCGTGCTTGAAACGATTTAAAATGTGTTCGATAGTTTCACCAGTAGCATCCATTAAACGACTTTCATTCATTGGTTGCAGGTCAGCTGGGTTAGTAGCTTCGGGCGGATTCATTTCTACATCAGCATCAATATTTAAACTGTTAACCACTTTTAATACTTCAGGATGATCACTTAATTGTTGTAATCGATCATAGATGACTTGACGAGCATCAGCGTTAGCGTCACGGTCAGCAAGTGCTTCCAATTGATCAAATAATTCGTCATCACCGATTAGATCATACAATTGTTCTGTAGCATTAGTAGCATCAGCACCAACTGGCAAGTCTTGACTCATTAGTTCAATTAACTTGTTTTGTTTCTCTGGTGTGTCTGGCAATTGCCATGTACCTTCCATCAGGCGATCTGCCCATGCTTCAAATATGTTAGCTTCTTTCATAGCGTTTCCTTGTTGTTGTATTTTGGCCAGCAAGGGTAACGCTGACTCAATTCTTGTGTCAATACTTTGTGTCACAAATAAATGTTTTAACCCTTCAATAACTACTTCTTGTTCAGTAATCTCTGCTGGATTCCATGACTCAAAATAATTTGTATATCCTTTGTTGGTGCTCAGACTCTTTAATGTTTTCTGTGCTGTTTCGTAATAAGCATTAGTCTGCTCTACTAACTGTGCTGTGTCGCCTTCAAAGATTTTACCTTGGTTAGCTCGCTTGAAACGACTTAGTACATTTAGTTCTTCAACTATTTCTGCAATATGATTTCCGCGAATGTCGTATGGCTTGCCACCATTGCGTACATGTTCTACCATGGCACGACCACCTGATAGTTTAGTAAATGGTAACTTGTAGCGTTCACCTTCGGCTGTTTCAATAAACAAACTTTCAATGTAACGATAGCGAGCATCGTTCTCGCCTAGAGTCTTTTTATGCTTGATCATCAAGCGAGCTTCTGTTTGCTTGCCGTTCCAGCTTTGTGTCTTTGTGCCTGTCCATGATTCAAACAGGCCTTCTTTGATTGCTGCTTGTCCTTGCATACTGTAACGCAAGCGATTAAGATTTTTTGGACTAAAGCTCATGAAGTTCTTAACTGCAAAATGCTTTAGTTGTTGTAAAAACTGATACCAGTCATTCTTGTCTTGGCCTTCCATTGTACGACCTACATTGTCGCCAAAGTAAACTTCAAGATTATTGTCATCGCCCAACATGATTACTACAGTACCGTAATCTTTGCCAGAATCTGCACGGAAATCAAAGTTAAAAAGTTCAGCCTTGCTAGGATCTGGAGCAGGTTTGCCCTGAACATCCAGCATTTCAGGATCAAAATCTCTACTAACTAGTAGATCAAATAGTTGTTTAGAAGGCGTTTGTGTTGACATAGTCATGTATTTAGCGCATTACTGATATGAACGGCATCGGGGCAATTATAATATCCCCGTGATCTCGCATTTGATTATCAATGCCAGTATCGTAAGTTTGTAGCAGTTGTAGCATACGGATGTTTAGTACAGTGGCCATTACTAAGTCGTCAGTTTCGCCAGGTTTAGCGGCAAATCCAGCTCCGCTTGCTACAAAAGTTTTAAGCTCTGAAACAAGCCCTGCGCTACGAATTTTCATTTTTCCAGATTCTATCAAAGTTTTAAGTTTATTACAAGCTGATAGTTTGGGCTTGTTGCTGGTATTAAAACCTTTGCGATATCTACGACTGCCGCCACCGTTTGGTTCGCTTAGGAAATAGCCCTTGATGTTTTCTTCGCCGTATTCAGCAATACTGATCAAGGCTGCTTCACCAATGGTGTTATTTTCCACGCTGAAATAGATGCTTTTGATATCGTTTACTGTTTCGTTGATATGGTTGCAGATGTCTGCTAGAATTCTAATTTGTTCTGGAATGGGTGTACGATTATGACGCCACTCTGCTACTTGTTCTGTTGTATTGGCTTCAAATACCTGTATGGCAGCTGCATCACCTCCTGTGCCAAGACTAGGGTCCAACGATACTACATAGGTGCGCCCTTCTTTGGGCTTTTGATACCAACGCACTTGCCCAGTTTTATACAAGGGCTCGTGTCCTTGCAAATCAATTAACTTAGCAGGAGCAATAAGTGTTTCATCGTTAATAATAAATTCGCAACCCATCTCACGACGGAAACGATCTTCACCTAGCTGTGCTCGTTGTGCTGTGGCCCATGCTTCGTCGCGGTCAGGATGTTCGTTCCAGTAACTACGATAAGACTTAAATCCGTTGACGCCTACTTCTGTAGGATTACCGTACTCATCTTCGCACTTGAGAGCACCCTTCCACAACAACGCAAATTGATCTTCGTCACTGTTTGGTGTACTTGTAATAATTGCCTTACCACCAGTTGCTAGTGTAGGGCTGATAGAAGTCCAGAATTCTTTGGCAATACCGGGACGAACGAATGCAAACTCGTCAGCGTAGAGTAAGGATATGGACATACCGCGTCCTGTGTTTTCAGTAGTTGTTGCTGACACAATACGGCTACCATTTTCAAAGTCTAAGTTACCTTTGTTGTAACTGGTAACGCCTGCACGAATGTGATCTGGGCATAGTTCGTATGCGTATCTAATTCGTTGCATGATCTCTTGAGAACCTGTGTACTTGTGAGCAGCAATAAGAATAGTACTGTCCGGCACAAACATCGCGTACCATAACAAGTAACCTGCGGCACTGGTACTCTTACCTGTTTGTCGAGGCATCATTGATATGCTGAAACGATATTTGTGATAGGTATCAATCAGTCTCTTTTGATACTCAAAAGGATGATACAACATTTTACCTTTAGTAGGATGTTGTATGTGAAAGAAATGATCCATAAAGTACTCAGGACCCGTATCAGGGTCTGCGCACCTTAAGAATTCTTCAAGTTGTTCGTTAGTAAATGCCGTATTTTTATACGGTGTTTTAATTAAGGTTGATACATCTTGAGCCATATATTAATTTATGGCCAGTTTGATTACTGCCCTAAATTAAAACGCATGCCTGTGGCTTGTTCTACAGCGGTCATTGTGGTTTGATATTTTGGTAAATCTGCTACAGGTAGCGGAGCATTTGGCATTAGGTATGCTTGTACATTCTTACTGTTCTTTTCAATAATGATCTTGTATAAGCGTGTAGGGATACCTAAGCCGTTACCAGTTACAGGATGTCCTGGATCGTAGATACCACCAGAGATAATGTAAAAGTCAGTGCCTGTATTAGCTGCCCATTGGCGCTCCCAAGTTTCTAATTGCTTCCAAATGCCACGATTGTTGTTGGCCACTTGCGCTACCATGTTACTCAGGAAGAATGACTCTGACATAATAGCATCATTCTGTGTGTTGTTACCTGCAGGAGCCATATGTCCACGATCGTGTGTGCGGCCTACAGTAGCATAGTCAGCTAAGGTAGCACTGCAATCTGGATATACCAGTGGATCAGGACGGAAGTTGTCTTTACGCTTGCTTGGGCCCGTCATTGCGGCCACTGTTAAATGTTCAAATACTGCCACCGGAGCCTTAACACTACACTTGTGAATTACTGCATAGTTTGTATGGCAAATTTCTTGATCGCCTGGCTGTGCTTGATATTGTGGTGTGCCATTGGCTGTAAACTGTGGACACTGTTGGTTGATTTGTGCTAGTGCTACAAGTGGAGCAAACAATAATACTGCAAATATTTTTTTCATTTTATCTTGAATAACCTTTAAATGCCTTTACTGGGCTTACTTTTACTACTTCCGGCATTTCTTCGCTTTTCATTGAACCTACTTGAATAGCATCACTAGGGGGCATGCCCATGGACTTAAGAGCATCGTGTATATAATCCACTACATGCGGATCGTAACTTACTACTATTTCGTTTTCGCCAAACGGACTTTCTTTGCCGTCAAATGCCGGAACGCCATCTTTTTTGCGTTGAGCAGCCCCTTTGGCGCCAGCAATAGCCACACCAAAACGATATTGTAAATATGGATCTTGATTTTTAAGTGCAGGAATCTTAAATGCACCAGGCAACGCACGAGCTACATCAAATGTTATCGAACCTGTTCGGCCGTCAATGTCTTCTCGAATAAATTCTTTGGCTCTCATCGCTTGTATCCTTTGAATGCAGTAACCGGACTTGTTTTATAAATTGCATCGTGTTCAGTACTACGATTATCAGTGAGCTTTTTAACTTCACCTGCGCCAACCATCTTAGCGGCTGAATTAATAATTTCTAAGTCAGCATCGCTGTAAGTTGCCAACAGTGGATCGCCGGCAAATGCGCCAGCAGCTGGTGTAGGATAGTCAGGTGCACCGGCCATGGCAATACCAAATCGCCATTGTGTATAAGGACTGCCGCCTTGCTTGGTCATACTAATGTCAGGCATGCTGATAGCACCCTTGATAGCAGTGGCTTGGTGGTTTGGCAATTTTTTAGCATTGGCCGGAACATCGGCAGCACTGCCATATTTTGCTTCGGTAATAAATTCCACTGCTCTCATTAATAATCTTTCATGTTCATATGGCCAAATGGCGGATCACCTTTGGTGTTCTGCCATAGAGCACGGTTACTTAATATCTCAACCCATACATTGGTATTAGGACGATTAAGTGACCAAAAATCAAATTCTAAATGACTACTAACTGGACGGCAATATAGTGTTCTCTCTTTAGGAACACACAACTGCTGACTAGTTGTACGCATTTTCTTTCGTTCTGTACTGGTACGCATTATATTTAGCTGTGGATCATTGATGTAGACTTGACATAATCCATCAACTAAATCCTCTGGATCTTGTGCAGCAGTAACCACTGCTTCAGCTTGCGCTAATCTTGATTCGCTACTAATTCTGCTTAGTGTTTGGCTTTTGTTTTCAGGGTTGCGTTGATAGCCTGCATTAGGTATCCAGATGCCGTGATTGGTTCTGGCTAAAGTTTCTGTTTTAGGGATTCGTTTAGCAACATATCTGTAGGGCTTTTTTCTATCCCAGTCGCTGGCTTCAATTAAAAACAGATTATCACGATCAAATACAATAGTACAACCGCCCATTTTTCTATCAATAATTACTTGAACTGCTTCTTGAGCTGTGTCTTTCAACAATGCTTCGGCAATGGTTCTGCCATCGGGACTAGTTTTAGCTGTACCAGCTTCTATTTCACTTTCGTCGTCGTACACATCTAAACTTGTGTTTAATATACTAACGCCGCGACTGTTAATTCCTTCTTTATACCCTGTGATCCGATCGTGCATCATCATACGATCTACACCATCTTGTTCGTCTTCAATAAAATCTAATACAGGGGTATAGTTGCGGTCTCTGTTTTTAGCACCGGCCCAACCAATACCATCAAAGTATTTGGCAACAATGACACACATGTTAGCGTTTGTAGCCTTTAAACGACTTTACTGGACTTACTGCATTAGTATTGTCGGTTTCTTGACTACCGTTTGAAATTTTTTCTTGCGGTTTCATTTTGAGTTTTTTCATAATCGCTTTTAGTTTTTTGCGATCATACTCGGTATAAGCACTAAACAAAGGAAGATTACCAAAGAAACTAATTTCGTCTACTGCATCAATATCATCTGGATGCATACCTGCTAGACTGCTTACACGATAGTGATCATAGTAACGGCCCCAGTAAACATCACCTTGGCCGCCTGGAGTTAGTAGTCCTGGATGTGCTCGTTCAAACTCATGGGAAGCGGAGGATCTGGATCCGCCTCTAGTACCTTCGGCAATAAACTCACGAGCTCGCACAATTAATGTCCTGCTGTGGCCGAGCTAGCTGTTCCGAGTTCTCTGGCGGTAAAACTGCTACCTGTAATTGTTAGCTTGTTACCAGCACCAACATAAATTTGTTGGCGACTATTTACTGCCACTTGTGGTGCGGCACTGTATAAATTGCCTTGATTGCCTGTGGTTAAAGTATATGGGCCTGTACTATTTGCAGTTGCATTAGCACTCATAACAAGACTTTGTCCGTTAACTGCACTGATCACTGTAACTGTATTGGCAACACCAGTACCTGTGGCAAATGTTGCGCCAATTAACTCTTGACTAGCATTGGTTGAAATCATTACATTACTAGCACTAGATACTGAACCTAAAATGCCTACAGTAGGATTACCGGCTTGCATAACATAGATGTTGTAGGTTACAGCAGTACTACCTGTAACAATTTCGCACTTATCAGTATACCATACTGCATTTGCAACTGAGGTGTAGACATTGGCTTGACTCATTTTAATTAACCTTTATAATTTTTCCAAGTATTGAACAAGCTACGCTCAAGTTTAACTGACTCTTCCATACTTACTTGGCGACGAACATCTGCGCTTCCTAATGTTGGAGTTGTTGTTTGTCCTGTTGACTTAGGTTTGTTCAGGCCACCTGCATAAGTTGATAGAGTCGGATCATTCTTGCCGCCAACTTCAGTGTTGGTTGGCCAATTTGGACTGTTCTCATCGACTACTTCAGCACAAGCACAAGGTGCGCTGCCGCATGTTGGGCATGTTGCAGGAGATTGACCTTCAAGTCCGGCTAACTTTAACAACATCATTAACTTAGCAGCTTCTTCGCCATCAGCAGTAATAGTGATGCTTGGAGACATTTCGCCTTCACCGCATTCGCCCATTGTCGATTCAACGGAAATACTTTCTGTTAATGCTTGTTTAAACTGACGGTCTAAACTTTCGTAAACACCTTTGCCAAACTGCATGCCACCCTTGTTAGACTTACCACTGGTAGTTGCTGTTGCTACTGATCCAGCAACTGTTGTTTCGTCAACTTTTTCTTCTTTGTCTTTTTTGTCATCGTACTCAATGTCTTTGGTAACTTTCTTACCAGCTTTTTCAGCTTTGTTATCGCCTTTGGCTTTGTGACCTTCGTCGTGTTCAATATCTTTGGCTACTTTTTTACCAGCTTTTTCAGCTTTAGTATCTTCCTTCTCAGTAGATTCTTCTTCTACATGAGCTGGCAAACCTTTGTGCTTAGTACTAGCAAAGTCTTTAGCTGCCTTCTTAGGCATTTCTTTAGCTACCTTAGCAACTTCTTTACTAGCTGGCTTTTCACCTTTTTGTGCGGCATGAACCATGCCCATAAATTTTTGTTGAGCTTTGCTTACAGCTTTTTCAGCTACAGGCATAGTGATACTTTCTTTACCTGTGGCTTGTTCAATGCCACGCTCGTGTGTGCTGATAATGTAATCAGTAACGCTGGACATCATACCTTTGATCTGTCCAATTTTTTCTTGTACCCACTCAGGCAAGTTCTCGTTGCTGTGTAAAGCATTTTCAAGTTCTTTAGCATGGCGCATGATAGTATGTAAAGAGTCCTTTGCCATCCCCGCTTCGTCATCGTACTCACCACGATCAGTAATAGTAACATCGCCTTCGTTGGTCTTAGCAGGACGACCTGCTTTATATTTGTAGCTCTTGGCTGTTACACGCTCTGGACCTTTTGGTGCACCCTTTGGACGACCACGACGCTTAGGTTCTGTGCTAACTTCGTCATCAGATGCTTCTGGCTCTTCTTTACGAGTATAACGCTTAGAATAGCCTGTGTCTTTAACATCGAACTTGCCAGTGCCTTTTTCTTTTTCGCGGCTCTTTAACCATGCATCCATTTCAGCATAGCCTTCTTCAAGGTCGCTGTTGTCTGTAAATTCTTTGTTGCCTACTTTGAACTTGCCACCCTTTGGTGTCTTGGCCAATGCGCCGGTAAATGCATTACCTTCGTTGCACTTGCATGGAGCACAGTCGCATGTTGGGCATGCACTTTCTTCAATACTACTTGTATCTGTAAATTCTTTGTTGCCTACTTTGAACTTGCCACCTTTTGGTGTCTTAGCTAATTGGCCTGTGAATGCGTTGCCTTCATCGGCAATGTCTTCTTTTGGATGACGGAGTTTATTTAGTACTGCGCCTGCAACTCGCTCGCCAGCTTCTTTAGAGCCATAACGCTCAGCAGCACCTTTGGCAATCTTAGCAAAGTTCTTGCCTGGCTTGCCTAAGTCTTTACCAGCACGGCCAGCTTTAGCAGAGTAACCAGCTTCATCTAATTCTTCTTCATTGGCTTTTTTCTTACCAGCAACTGCCTTGGCAGTCATGGCCTTTTGACCATCCTTTTCACGACCAATTGTGGCTGCAACTGCTGCAGGATTTTTAACCTTTGGATTTTTACCAATCTCTTTAGCAAGTTTACTGAACTTGCTTTCTTCAACAGCGGCCTTACTTTCAGTAAGTTGCTGATCTTGCTTGCTAGCCAATGCGGCTAATCTTTTGTTTAGGTCGTAAAAAAAACTCATTTTGTTATCCTTTTGGGTTTGCACCAGTAGCTGGTTTTGGTTTGCGGGTCATCTTTGTCATTGGACTAGTATTACCCATTGGCAAATCGTTTGTTGTTTGTGCAGCAGGTGTCTTTCCACCAGCTACAGTAAAGTCACTCTTGTAAGCATTTTTCAATACAGCATGCTGATATGGATCAGCTGAGTAGTCTTTGCTGAGAGCTTTTTGTTCTGCATCTGGTGCAGGGTAATCTGTATCAGCTAACAAATCTTTGTTTTGATCTTCAATCTTGTCACGCTCAACATTCATACCTTCTTCGTATGGTGTTGTCAACATACGCACACAATTAGGATCAACTCCTAACAATTGTACAATTTGTTGAATTTGTGGTTCAATTGCTGGATAGCGGAATTCTACATCCACATGTGTTACACGCTCATTTGAAAATGCAGGAAAATCTGCAGGATTAGTTTGAACTGGTGTAGTCTTTGGAGCAGAAATCTTGACAATGTCAAATTGCTTTAGTTTACCTTCTAAATCTTTAATAAGAGTAGAAGGTATGTCACCTACAAGTTTAATTCTGTAGTTGTAAGTGCGCTCGGATTCGGTGAGGTAGTCTTTAAAATTTTTCATGTTAATTCCCTATATCATATTTATGCTTAATTGTTTTTTTGGTCTCTTGACCCAATTAAGCGTTCTAGTAATTCATTGCGATTCATAGTGTTTAATACTCGTCCTTCGCCTACAGGAGGCTCTTCTGGAGCATTTTTTGCCGCATCTTGATCCAATTTAAGTTTTTTCATTTGTAGATCAAGCATTTTTAATTTTTTGTTTAGTTTAGTAGTCTTGGCTGTTAGTGCATGTCCAAGCATGGTGCTTGCTACAGCAAATAACTCGCTAGCATAACGACTATCAACATTGAATCCTAGATCTGATAAATTTTGGTAGCTTTCTTTGGCCATTTCGGCTATTTCGTCTAGCTCGTTATCACTAGCATCTAAGTCACGGATAGCTGGTAGAGCTGCATCAATTTTATCAATAGTAGCATCAATTTCTACTATGGCTGTTTTAGTTTCTTCCGTGGTTTTAGGAGCATCATCGGACACAGTGTCTTCTGTTTCTAACTCGTTAAAACCAAAAATTTCTTCTAATTTTTTTGTCATACCATATTTAGCGGCATTTGGATTGACTACTTTTTCTTGCCGCCTTGATGGAAGATTTGATCTTCGGTGATAATTCTAAAGTGTAGCCCGTTTGCTTTGGCCCATTTTTGAGCAGCATCCCACTTGGCGTAGTTAATTGCTACAATAGCACGATCTCTAGACTTCATTTTATCTTCAATAATGCTTTGACTTTTGGGTTTGATTTCGATTAATTCTGCACGAGTTGTATTGTTGGGTCCGCGATAAGTTACAATAAAATCAGGAACATAGGTAGTGTGTTTGCCAGTAAGAGGGTGACGATAAGGAATACGCACAGGTTCGCTAGCCCACTGCACAATGTTTTCGTTGGTGTCACAGAAATTCATAAAAGCCCACTCCCAACTACTGCGATAACGGGGAGCGCCACGACCTACATATTTGGCTGCATTTTTTACTGTGTAAGCGCCTTGTGCAAATTTAGCCACGATTAGGCCTTGATGTTCCTAGCTACATAGTAGTTAGGTTGTGTTGGAACATTTAATCCTAGCAAAGTACTCGGACTACGAATACCATTTAAATAGTATGCCAGAGTGGCTGTAATTTGTGGAGCACTTTGACCTTGAAACTGTTGCAACAGATCCATGACCGGAATCTTTGATAGGAAAGCTATTCTGAAAACTGATACTGTAAAATTTTCAGCTGCTGACTTGTTTTTAAAAATAGATTTAAAATAACTAAGCACCGCATCATATTCAACTGCATCAACATTTTGTTGATACTTGTAAAATTGATCAAAAATTCTAACTGTTAGATCCGTGCTTGGATTTGCTACATTAACTGAACTCATTATCCTTCTCCATACGAATTAGCATCATTGGCATTAACTGTGCCATCTGGATTATAGCTAGCTGTAATAACTGGTGGTGTTGGGAAAAAGAATCCACCTCGCGATGTTGGAGCACTGGATGTAGCTGCCTGGCCAGATGCCTCGGGTGTTCCGCCAGCTAGGTTAGGAGCAAAGGCAGATAACATTCTCTGTGATAAGCTGTCGGCTGGGCCAGCCAATGCTGATCCTAGGAATCCTGCAGCAGTTGGAACTAAACCTTGTCCTACTGCTCCTAAAACATTTTGCAGTGTATTTTGTCCAGTGTTTAATGCTTGTAAGTCTTGCACATTTGTTTGAGGTATGTAAGTACTGCCAGGAGCTGCAATTGGACTCTTTGTAGTGTCGTAATGTGATGGATCTGCAAATCCTGGTACTGCTTCGCTTGGAGTGTCTCCGCCAATGTTGCCAGAGTAGTATTTTACTGCTTCATATTTGATAGTCATGACATTTGTCATAACTTGATTACCTTGGCTGTAATCATAAGTGTCGTGTTGCCAGCTGGTGATCAACGGATTGATCATAGTATACTGAGCAAAAGTTTTTTGACTCATGCCGTAGATAGTAATGTCATTGAAGAATGGCAATTGTCCGCTAGCAGGACCAGTTAGCAAAGAACTTGATAAACTGTTAAGCGTTGGATTGTTATATCCTTGGCCACTAAGACCCCAATGTTCCCATTGACGGTTAGGACTGTACACATCGTTGGTATTGTATCCTGTTCCAATAATTGGTACCGGGCTACTCAGTACCCCAAGTGCGCCATTTTGATTAGGCACATTACCATATTTGTAAGTAGGATCGCTGTAATAGTATTGGTAGTATTGATACCACATGTTACGAACTAGGTCGCTGGTATCGTCATTGAATACAATTTGTGCTGGATTATAATTAATCTTGGTTTGAACCAATCGCTTACGATTGTATTGATTCATTGTTGTAGTATCAATTTCGTAGCTAGGTAGTTGTGCTGTTTTAACCAGCAGTCCTAGAGTAGATAATTTACCACCAGAAAATAAGTTTGCCAGAGCCGGTATGTTTAAGTTTACATTAAAATAAACATAAAATAAAAATTTATTTCGCGGGGCGAGATTATAGTTGTTGCTTCTAAAGGTCTTAGAAGCGTGTGTATAATCTCGTAATCCTTCGCCGGGAGGAAAGGCTTGCAGTGTCATAGGCTGTATTAGCCTGTAGCTACATTATTAACTGTTAATGGAATTGTAGCGCCAACACCAACATCGGCTCCGTCAGTTGTTTGTAGTGCGTTATCGTAACGAATACTCATTGTAACTGTCATTACTTCGTTACTTGCATAACTAGCAGCATCGTAGTTTACATCACGCAAATAGCAACCATAAATTGTCCAAGTTTCTAATGCAACAGGAGCATTGGCACCGTTACCACCGTCAAGAACTTCAAACACTGTGGTAAATTTATAGTCAATACCAGAAGCAGCACTTGACTGTTCCATAAAGTCTAATTGTTTCTGTAATTGTTCGCCAACTAAACGACTTACATTGCCGCCAGCATCATCACGAACTTTACAGCTAATATCTTGCCAGCTGTGTTTACCAGCTAAACGAATTGTACTGTTGTAGATAGGAAGATCAATATTTTCAAAAGTAACCTGTGGACGGTTAAAGTCCATTACTTGCTTGGTTAATTCTGTTGTAGGTTGAGAAATACCCAAACCTAAAAAAGTAACGCGAAAGCGGTACTGTAACTTTGGCATCAGCAGACCCTGTGTTGGGTTGCTTTGATCGTTAGCCAACGGTACGGTCAGTTTTGTTAATGAGGCTGTTGCCATTTGTTTAATCTCCTAATATACTTTATTTATGGTATTTGTGCCGAGCAAATTTTTGGTCTGCTCGGCTGTCAATTACGCTGCTTGCTGTGATGCAATAGTTCCTGTGTTCTGTATACGCATTGGTATGTAGATGAACTCAATTGCTTTAACTGGCTCAATTGCAATATCAACAAATAATTCGTTAGCATCGATAGTAGCTGGTGTATTATTTGTAAGATCACAAACAACCAAGTAGTCATAGATACCGCGCTTGGCTACTAAATCAGTCATTAAACTTGTGATCTGATTAACAATAGACTGACGAGTAATTGAATCATTTGGTTCAAACAAGTACTGATTACCAATGATTTCTAAACGACCACGCAAGTATGCTACCAAACGAGCCACATTAATACGATCTAGTGCTGTACTTGCACCTTGTAGTGTGTGGTTACCAAAGTTAGTAATACCTGTACCTGGAATAAATGTAATTGGGTTTACATCATTGCTGTACAATGTATCACGCAAGCCTTGATTTACACCTAGTGGTACAAATGTTCCGTTAACAGCGTTAACATAACCAATTTGTGTAGCATTATCCACAACACCGCGGCGTAAGCCAGCTGGAGCAAACCATGGATAACTTACTGAGTCGCTACGAATAATTGTACGAATCATCATGTGACTTGGTGCAGTCACAACAACATTACCACTTAAATCTGTAGTAGTACAGCTTGGGTAGAATGCAGCAGAATATGCATCACCGCTGGCAAGATTGCCGTCCCCTGAAGGAAGTCCTAGTCCATTATTATTAGTAGCCCAAGTAACAATCTCATCAGGTGATAAACGCAACGGTGTATCAACCACGCTAAATCCTGTGTCTCCACGATCGTTGTTAAGCACAATCATGTTAGGTGCTAGCTCTGGATATTGTGGGCAAGCCAACAAGTTGAACTGTGCTTGATTTTCACGAATCTGTGTGTTACTATCAATACCAGCTCTTAGAGCCGCTACAATAATAGATCGTTGTGCTTGGCGACCCATGTTAGGACTACCGTCAACACGATTAGCACTAGCAGTTACCCAAGTACTTGTCTGTTCTGGTAACTCTGAATCAGGGAAGTTAGTAGCATTAAAATAGTTAAATTCAAATTGCTTAACATTAAAGCCGCTGCGGCGAGTGTTCCATAACAATGTTCCTTGTGGATATAGTTGTGGGTTTGGTGCATCTAAATCTACATAGTTGCTTGTTAGTAAACTAGTAATTGTTGGCAATGCACCACTTACTGGGTTAGTAGTACCGTTTGGTGCCCAACGAGCATCTTCAAATATAATACCATTACTTGTAGTATGATCGGTATTGTTGATAGCTACCCATTGATTTTGTCCGCTGACATTTTCCCAACGATACAACTGTGGATAATTTTCTAGATCACTAGTGTCAATCCATAAATCGCCGTAAACTAACGGGCTTTGTGCTGTGTTGGTTTGTGTTGTTGGTGCTGTTGCACTAAAAATAGGGCCAGTAGCATTTGTTTGACTCAAGTTGTAACCACGAACATCGTTAGTAACTTGTTGATAACCAAACCATACGCCATTATTCTGAATCATGATGTCAGCTACAGTAGCGTCACTATAGTACCAGTATGTTCCGCTTGCTGGATCTTGGTCTGGTGCTGTGTCGCTTGGTGTGTATGTAAACAACGGAGCATCAACCCAGTTAGCTAAAATTAGTCCAGTAACTACGCCATTTTGATATCTTGGACGGCAGAATAAAGTTTCGTCTGTAAAGCCAGCATCACCGGTTGGTGTACCGCTAGTATCAGTTAAGTAGATATCACCACCTGCTGAATGTGTGTAAACAATAGCGCCAGAGCTGTTAATACTAGCCGAAACATACGGTACATTTGCAGCTGAAACTGCTGCAACATAGTCTGCTGCGGTTGTTCCAAGCATGGTAGCTGTATATACTAACGCAATTGGAGATCCAGGAGCTGTGGCCTGAATAGTAAAGGTGTCATTGGCAGTAAATGATGGATCTGTATAACTACCAGTAACTACAGTTGGGCCAGTTGCATATCGTTGGAAAATTTCATATCCTGCTTGACCATTATTTGTTGGTTCACTACGGGCATAGGTAGTTCCAGCTGGAATATTTTGGCCGCCGCCTGTTGGATCCAAATCGTAATCAGCTTGAGTATCGCTAACAAATACCGGGCAATTTTGTGCAACAAATGTTCCAAGAGTAGAATTGTATTTTTTAATAACAATATTCGTACCTTGATTAACTGCATTAGTTTGCTGGAATACACTGCCAGTTGGTTCTGGTTGTGTATCAGTAGTGCGCCATCTTGGTGCTTGATAGTTAGTTCCTACTGTGTAAGCTGGAGCAGCATAGTTGCCAGATGTTATACCCAATACAGACAATGCTGTACCAGACAAGTTATTAATTGCAATAACGCCTGTGCCTTCAGTGCTTCCGTCATTGGTAGCAGTCTTATCGGCATACAAGAATAATTTTCCGCTGATATTAGCGGCATATACACCATTGATACCAGTTGAGTTAATTAACCCTACTAATCCTGTAACTGTGTTATTTGGACTGTTAGGAACTGTAATGGTAGTTCCGTTAATGTCAATGGTGTTGCCAGCTACTAAACTAGTAGGTGCGCTTGTGCCTTGAATTGTAGGCCATGAAGTTTTCCATTCGTTGCTGCCAACTAATACCCAAGTATTGTAAAGATCGCTAGCTGTGAAGCTGTCTTGATCCCAGTTTGGAGCTTGAGAGTCAGTAGGACCGCCACGCTTGTAGTACATTGGCAAGTGTGTATCTGTTGTTACTACAGCATAATTGCCAATACTACCAATGGTTTGCAATGGTACTGTTGAACTAGGTTCTAAATCTGCTGTGGTGTTAATTACCAATGGTGTTTGGTTTGTAAAGGCACCAGTTGTTTGATTCCACTGATTAACACCCCATGTTGTACTTGTTGTATCTAACCAGTAAGTACCGTTAGCAGGGTTACCAGTTGGGCGAGTTAAACTAGCTGTAAGTGCAGCCAAATCGATATCAACTCGCTGTACATAACACTGGTTACTTACACCAAGTGCTGAATAAGCGGCTAATAAACCGTATTCGTTAAGTTCGTATCCGTTGATCGGAGTACCAGCTGTAGTATTGTAAAAGAATGGCACGCCATATGTAGAGAGTAAATCTCTTTGGCTTGTCATTAAAAATACTTTATTAGCATTAGCATCTAGCGTGCCTGGAGCAATTCCAGTACCTGCGCCAGAAACTTTATTAGAGGCTGTAGCCAATAAAATAAATGGTACCGAGCTCGCTGGAGCTGGAGTATAATTACTTTGGTCAATTACACTGACTTGTACACCTGGGGATAGTAAGGCCATAACAAATTCCTTTTTATTAATAAAGATATTTATCGGTTATGATAAAAAGAACGGTAGATCGCACCCCTACTTAGTAGGTTTTTTACTAAATATTTGCATGAGACCTATATGTTTAGCCTGTAATCAACGGCCAAGAGCAGTAGCATACCACCGAGAAGACTCAATTCAATATCGCAGATTGTGTGAATATTGTATTCGTCGTGGGCGCCGTATCAAGCCAGCTGAGCCTAGATGGAAAACCTCTGGATATAAGAAAAAACCCACATGTGATCGATGTGGGTTTAGAGCTAAATTTTCAGCACAATTACTAGTGTATCATGTTGATGGTAATTTACACAACACTGGGCTTAGAAACTTAAAAACAGTTTGTCAAAACTGTGTAGTGGAAATTGCTAAGAGTGATCAGCTTTGGCGTCCTGGAGACCTTGAACCAGATCTTTAACTTGGCGGTACAGGTTATCTAATCCATCAGCATTGTTGTCAATAACTGCATCAAACTCAGTGCCAATCCAGCCAGTTTCGCTAGCATGAATACCATATGTTTCTAGCTGATTTTTACTCAAGCGCCATTCAATATTTTTTCCAGGGCCACGGTTTACAGTTTCAGCAAGCTCATACCACACAGGCTCTGGGCCACGCACAACACGGATAACAATGCCGCCGGCTTGTTTAATAGCACGGATTTCGTTAGGAAAACGACAATCGCTAATAACAACATCATCTGTAGTTTTGCGCAGTTTGTTTTCTAAACTGGCAATCCAAATATCATCGTGAAAACTTCGGCGAGCAACTTCTGTGCCCCATACTTGTAACACATATCTGGGAGTTAAATCGGGCATGCCCAAGCGTTCTGCCCACCATGGATCAACTTGTTCTCGCCACTCTCTGCTTTCTCTAGTGCGGCCTTCTATCAGTTCGCGGTCCCAACCAAATATGTGAGCTACTGCATCTTTAAGAGTATGCGCAAAACTTTCTCTTCGAAATTGGTGAATATTTTGTAAGTAATCTGCTATAGTGTCTTTGCCGCTGCCGATTAATCCACAAATTCCAATGATCATGCTAGTTCCTTTTCTTTTATATATTTTAATAGATGTTGTGCAAAAAATTCATGAGCCTGACCGCCAGGATGTCCGTCAAGTCCGTACTGCTCTTCATCGATTGGTCTGCAACCTTGTTGTAATGCATAATCTCTAAAGGAGAATTGCCAAGGATTGATAACCATCGAACTGCTTATAAGTGTTTGATAAAATGTTTGAAAAAATACATCATCAACTGCTATTTCAGGGCTGGCTGGCCAAGTCTGTGTGTTACTCCATAACAATAGTTTGATGTTTTGAGCTTGACAAAAATTCAAAAACATAATAATGTCTGCAATCAAGTCTGTTAGGATTGCTTCTTTGTTCATGTGCAATAGCCACTGTTTGTAGTATTCTTGCACATCATCGTTAGCATACTGATGTATGTTTGGAACTACCGCGTTGGCTATACCCTGGGCCCAGTTTAATTTTTTAAAATCAACAGTAATGCTGTGAAAATTTCCATCATTGGAATCGGCTGGAATGTTTGGTTGCCATAATTCGGTACGAGTAATAAAAGTCAACCCAATCAGACAAACAATGTCACTATGCTGTTTTTTTAGTTCTAGTAGATCTCGTACGCTAGTTCGTATGATGCGGCGATTACATGCGCTTGGCTTGCCTTTGTTTACTAACTCGCAATCAAAATGTTTAGCGACCCATTCTGAATACACTGGATAAGTCGTAGTCGCACCAAAGCTACAGGAGTTGCTGTAAACAATCACCCTAATTCCCTGATGTTGAAATGTTTTAAAGTTGTTTGCAACAGGCCAATCTGTCTACGACAGTCTTCTAACGCATGGTGACTTGTAGGGGGTTTTGGCAAGCCGGGCCACAAGCTAAACACGGTACGACTATCACGAACAGCATAAAATTGCCAAGGAATAGGTTTTCCGTAACTCTTATATGCATGCTCTAATATGTTCATGTCGTAGGTCGGACCTTGTGCCCAGATGCGTTTGCTGTGCCAGATCAACTTGCCTAGTTCGTCTAGGGCTTGATCCAACGGTATGCGGCCTTCTTCGTTAAATGCTTCGTCTCTAGCAGCAGCAGGTTGAGTAGCCCACCAGTCAATGGTGCCTTGTTGAATACTACGATTTTCTTGGCTTTCTAAAGTGACTCTAGCATAATACTGTTGCTTGAAATCTAGTTCACCAAATGGATCAAATGCCTGTGCGGCAATGGTTAGAATAGTTGTATCAGGGCCAGTGCCCAAACCTTCAAGATCGATCATTAAGTCCATGCTGTAAGTATAGCATGGAAAAAGATAAAAGTCTAGTGTGCGTTAACCAATTACCCAGGTCAACGGCTGTGAACCATCTACATAGTTCTTAAGATCTTCAATGCCCTGTTGCATGATTGCCATGCCTTCAGACTTCATTGCTGTGCCGTTTAGAGTGCCGCCACCTTGTGGGCCAGCAATTGTACCAAACTTTTCACGGGCTTCACCGATTATAAGTTTGCAGTTGCCAACCATATAATTACGAATCCACTGTGCAATCAATGGATCGCTCAGCATGTTGAATTCTGGTTTAAAGTTGTAGGTCCAAAGCAGGACATTTTCGCCAGTGCCTTTTGGGTCACGGATTAGTTGTAGCTTTTTAGTTACAGGATTGAATGTGTAGTTCATGTAGGCGCCAAACATACGGCCTGCGAGCTCTACATATTGTGAATAGAAATCGTAAGTAGCAAGACCACCTGCCACATTAAAGTTCATCAAGTAGACATTTAAACTTGCTTGACTGAATGGGTCAAAGTTACTAGCAAATGGACCTGTGCTATCGCCAAAAGTTCTACGGAAAATTTGACGCACTGATTGAACTTCTTGAGGTAATTCATAGATGTTAACATTGGTAACCAACTCCATGAAAGTATAACTTTCTTCGTAAGCGTTTTGTGCTCGCTGACGATAGGTCCCAATTGTACCGCGGTAAGCAGTTTCAAAGTGTTCAGCATCTAATTCAAGATCAATGATTTGATCGCCTAGTTGATAGCGAACATATTCAAATAAATTCTGTTTTAGTGAGTCTAAGCTGTTTTGTTGTTCAATGCCCATATAGTGTTCCTTGCGATCTAATATTTAGTTAGATTTAGAACCTTTCCTGATAGGATAGATTTTTGCTTTGCTTGTGTTTACTGAACAAAACTTACATTGTGCAATAGGATTATCCAGATTAGCAAAAAATTCTTCGTGGTATTCGCTAAAATTGTCCACAGATAATGGCTGGTACGAGTGCAGTATCTTTCGATCTTCGTCTGAAATATCTAGTTGATATTGGGTGTCAAACTCCGGTAGTAACGCACTAGGGCCGCACTTGTAAAATTTTCCACGAATAAAATGATAACTTTTCCATTTTACAAAAGCGCAATTATTGTGAGCTTGTTCTGGATCGTTATTGTGTAGGGTATATACACCGTTGTTGGATGTTACTGCTGAATCAAAAAATTCATCCACAGTATAAACATTGATCATTACACCATTGCTATCTTGAAATTGCCAATCAGCTCCCCAGGGATTTTCATCCTTGCTGTATTCTGTTACAGTACCTTGAAGGAACTCGTGTATGTCTGATCTAATTTGTTCAAAATCCTCTGGAGTATGTAAACTAACTCCTATGTGATTTTGCATTTGATTGGTAGGGTTTTTCCAAAGCATACTATCGTACACTCCAGGAGTTTGTAGGAATCTAGTGCCGTTGGTTAGCACTTGTACTTCTATGCCAAATATACGATTTAACCCAGAGATCCATTCTTTGAGAGTAGGGTTAAGAAACGGCTCTCCGCCCATGATTGTAATAGCACGGAGCCCAACTAGTTGTCCCCATTGTTCATAAATGGGCTCATATTCTTTCCAATCCTGCCAGCCTTTAAAATTAAAATTATTAAATCTATTACAATTTTGGCAGGTTAGATTACAAACATTGGTTATATAAAAATCTACTTTGGTAGGAATTTGGTACATCAACTACTTAGTTACCAAGCCCATAGTATGATTAAGTTTTCGTTGCCTCGCCCGTTGTACTTGGTTTCCGTAGCTTTGATTTCAGCAAATGCTTTACGAGCCGCTGGCTTGCCTCCACCTGTAACTGCTTTAATCGATTCTGCTGGCTTGCGTAGGGTTTTTTGTACTGTTGTTTGTGCATCAAATCCTACAATAGCACTGCCCTTGACTGTGAATGTTCCAATATGACTATCTGCCATGACATGTATTAGTTTACGCTTGGCTGTGTCATAAAGCCAAGCCTCTGATGCATTAACTAGCTTGGTAACTGGTTCGGATTTAAGTTTAAGTTCATCAAACTCTTTCAAGAACTTGAATTTGCGTGTGAGTTTTTCTGGGCTTACTGCTTTCTTAGCACGAGGTTTGCGCTCTACTTTCTTGAGCTGAACATAGCTGTTGCAATCGTTAATTACTGTTTCGCAAAACTTAACGCACTGCTTTAATTGATTCTTAGAGAGGTGGCTATACCCTTCTACTAGTTGATCATCTTCGCCAGTTAATACTTCATTGAATTCTTCCAGGCGCAATTCCCAAACTTTAGATACTGTGCCAATCATGTTGGGACTGATATTCATGCCGCGCATGAGTGCAATAGGCTTAAAGTCTGCTGACATTTTAGCGCCAGCTACAACAAAATCATCAAACATGCCTTCTAGTTCGCCACAACATTCACTGATCTTTTCACGCAGGTGATCTTGAATTGTTAATTTTGCCACAGCATTGTCGGCATCAACTTCGGACTGTTCTTTTTTCTTTTCTTGCTTGACTTTAAGCATGGCACTAATTTGTTCGTCAATGATGCTCTGCTCGTGTTCATTGAGCACTAGTCCAATCAATGTCATACGACAAACCCAAGCTGGCGTCACACGAATTTGACTGTCTGGAATACCACGCATGGTCTTGGCATCCACTTTACGGCCATTGTGTTCTAGATAATGGCACAACATTTCTTTGGCATCTTTTTTGCCATAGTGATAGTTGTACCATTGAAATGCATTAGCAAGACTGCTAACACGATTTTCTTCTGTGGGTTGGAATTTCCACTCAGGTTCAAAGCCAACATATTTGGTTTCAGCACCCTTAGGGTTCAGTCTTTTAATTTCGTTTGATTTAGCCATAGTCTTATTGTATATTAAATTTTTGTAATGTCAACCTAGTAGATTGGCAAAGGTAATATGTTGTTCCAAATTAGTTATTAGATCTTCAGTTTTTTTTACTAACTCTCTATACTTGGGTGTTTCTTTATGCACCCTACGGCATTCTACACTTTCCATATCTGCAGCCACAATGGCAACATCAATGGTTTTTACCATTTTTAATAGATCTCTGCGAGCTACTTTGTGTTTAACAGTAGCAATAGCTTTTTCTGCACGATCTAAGCGTTGAAATAACTCGTCCATTTTGTAATTATACCAGCTTTTGATTTTATAGTCAATCTAACCGCTAAATACATGACTATGCCACGCTTATCGCTATACCGCCCAAATCGAACCAACGATTATCAATTTTTAGACCGCACAATTTCAGAAATGTACACAGTTGGCGGGCTTGACATCTATGTCCACAAATATTTGGGTCCGCAAGGCGCAGGTACAGACAACGGTAACAATGACGCTACTATTCCTAATTACGATAGTACCAACCCCTTGTTCATTGAAGATTTACTATTGTTGGAAAACCGCGATCGTGTTTACGATCCAGACATTTTTATCATGCGTGGTGTTTATCGCCAGCAGGATGTAGACTTTGATCTAACACAATTTGGTTTGTTTTTAAACAACGATACACTGTTTATTACATTCCACTACAACAACATGATTGACACCTTTGGTCGTAAGTTAATGACCGGTGATGTTATTGAACTACCAAACTTAAAAGATTACAATCCCTTGGATACTGCTCTTGTCAAGGCACTACCACGCTACTATGTTATTCAAGATGCTAACTTTGCACAAGAAGGATTCAGTGTTACTTGGTTGCCGCACCTGTGGCGTATCAAAGCAACGCCCTTGGTTAATGCGCAGGAATACAGTCAGATTATTAATCAACCATTCATGCCTGAAAATATCTGGGATCCGGGTAACTATTACCCAACTAACGAAATTGTAAACAACGGCGGTACTTATTACCAAGCCAAGCAACCTGTGCCGCCTGGTACCGAAATTACCAATACTGATTATTGGGAAGTTATTACAGATCCTGATACAGTTGGCGACAAGCAAAGTACTCGTCCCAAGGACTTACAAATTAATGATGCTATCTTAACCCAAGCCTATCAAGATGTTCCTGTAAGTGGTTACGATAATGTTAAATTTTACATACTGCCAACTACACCAAGTGGGCAACCAGGCGGTGCTGGATTAACTGCTGACGAAACGGCACCTACTGTTGACGGCACCCAAACTGGAGAAGGTATTACTCCAAACGGATTTGGCTATGTTCGCGGATACTTAACAGGATCAACTACTGCTCCCAATGGGTTACCTGTTACACCAGGTGTACAGTTTCCTCCAACTCCGGTAGCAGGCGATTATTGTTTGCGTTTAGACTATTTTCCTAATCGTTTATTCCGTTACAGCGGAAGAGCATGGCTAGCTATCAGCGATAATGTTCGCACTGATCTTGACTACGCAGCAGATGCGTTGACTCAGCGAGCCAGCTTTGTAAATAACACTTACACTGTGCCTACTACTGATGTTGGTAATATTCCAAGTCGTCAGAGTCTCAGTGAAATTTTAGAAATTAAACCAGATAACGGTGACCAAGGTGGTAATCTTCCGCCTCATCCAAGACCACCAGGACGATAATGGCTCAATATTTTTATGACGAACAACTTCGACGATTCTTACTACAGTTTGCTAGAATCTTTAGTAACTTTGATGTTGAGTATGGTACTAACGAAGCAGGGCAAGGTCCGGGATCTACTGTAGATACTTTGATTCGAGTTCCTGTTCGTTACGGTGATTCAAGTCGACAAGCGCAGACTATCTTGCAAAATAACTCGGCAAGTAATATGCCTAGTACACCATTGATGACTTTTTATATCACTGATTTAAAATACGATAGACCAAGAATTCAAGAACCAAACTTTATTAGTAACATTCAAGTTCGACAACGCACTTACGATTCTGACACTGACACTTACGAAACTACACAAGGTAACGCATTTACTATTGAGAGGTTAATGCCTGTTCCGTATGAGATGACTATTAACTTAGACATTTGGACCAGCAACACCAATCAAAAGATGCAGTTGTTGGAACAAATTCTTACACTATTCAATCCTAGTCTAGAAATACAAAGCACTGACAACTATATTGACTGGACCAGTTTAACTGTGTTGTATCTCAAAGATGTTAAATGGACAAGTCGTGTTATCCCAATCGGTACTGAAAACCCAATTGATGTTGCTACACTAACTTTTACTTTGCCTATGTGGATTACTCCTCCTGCCAAGGTCAAGAAGCTGGGTGTTATTGAGCGCATTATTGCCAGTGTATATGATGCACAAGGCGATCTGGTAAATGCATTAGCTGATAGTGATTTATTGTTAGGAACTAGACAAAAATTTACACCATTTGGTTACCAAGTATTATTGATTGACAACAAGTTACAAGCTCTTAGGGTAGAGCAGGTAGTTGATCAACCCAACACTAGTTTAACTCCAGCAGATAGTCCTGCAAGTAATTTGTTATGGCATAATGTTGTCAACATGTATGGCACACTCAGACCTGGAATCAGTTATATTTCTCTTGAGCAACCTGACGGAACTGATGTTACTGGTACAGTAGCCTATGATCCAACTGACGATCGATTCTTATTGTTTACTATAAATGCTGGAACTGTGCCACCAAATACACTGTCTCCTATCAATGCGGTTATTAATCCATTGGTAAGCGGTCCTAACAATGGGCTAGCGGCGCCAGCAGCTGGTCAAAGATATTTGCTTACACAGGCCACTGGATCTTGGTCTAACCCTGGCACAACCAATCCAGATGCCTGGGAAGGTACTGGTCTTCAACCGTTGATAGCCAATGCCAATGATATCGTAGAATACAATGGATCTTATTGGTTTGTAGCATTTGACAGTACCAGCAGTCCGGATAACATGCAATATGTAACAAACTTAACAACAGAATTGCAATATCGTTGGACCGGTCGTGCATGGGTTAAGAGTTATCAAGGACTGTATCCAGGAGGCCAATGGAGTCTAGTATTATAACTGCTGTTGGTGTTTGGTTCTATAGTATAGATACGCAACGATATCTTTATCTCATGCGCAATGATCCAAAGAATCCAAACTGCTGGGGATTGCCTGGTGGTAAAATTGAGTCTGGCGAAACCTTAATTGACGGCATACAACGCGAGTGTTCTGAAGAATTAGGATATATGCCCGATTATTTAAAACTGGTACCCTTGGAAAAATTTACCACATCTGACTCTGGGTTTGAATATCACACATTCTTTTGCAGTGTAGCTACAGAGTTCGTTCCCAAATTAAATGAAGAACACAACGGTTGGGCATGGATCAATACTGGTGTTTGGCCAAGGCCAATGCATCCGGGTTTATGGAGTACTGTAAATTTTGATGCTGTTCGAGATAAAATTCAAACTATTGAAAAGTTAGTTGCTGGCTAATTAGACATCACAATAACCTATAAAATCTCTATAGGTCAAAGTTCTAGCATTATCGGCGTCTAACCAAACATCAAACATATTTGTTGGTTCGCCTACAAAATAAAATAATACTCCTGGATATGCATCCATAATCATCCTGATCTGATCTTGCCAAGTTGGGTGGTCTACTGGAGTTTCGTTGTTGTATCCTAGCATGAATATTTCTTGGTGGCCATCAAATGCAGCCAAATAGATAATTTGAGAAACATCAAGTACTCTGGGATTTTGAGGTATTAGATAAAATTCTCCTGGATTGGCAATACAATTCCTTGGCGTTGTATATACAATGTTATTTTCAGAATATTTAGATTCTTTTAGTTGTGCTAGTCTTGCAGTATCAGTTTCCACAGTAAAATCTAAACGCATGTCACCTGCAATTGTGCCTGTTCCGTAGGTTTGTAATTTTTTACTTCCAAGTAGGCCGCCGCGATGTCTTTGCAGTATAGTGTAATCAAATCGTTCTCGATTGTTGTTGCTGGCTATACATGCAGCGCGGCCTGAGATATGTTGATTCTCAATTGGATTGGCTACCCATTCTCTGGTTTCTTCTTTTTTGTTGCCGGCCCAACGACTTTCGAGTACAACAAATTCTCCTGGATAGTCTGATCTATACCTCGCTTGCATTAGAATCGTCCGACTGCTACTTCAATTACTCCAGTGGCAATAGAATTGTAATTTTCCAATGCTTTGCCAATGATACAGCCCGGCTCGTAGTGTTTCATATCTAATGCCATAGCAACACCAGGTAAATCGCTTGACACTAATCGATCACCTTTGCGTATAGTTCCAACTACTTGACAAGGAACTCGACCAGTTAGCGCAACTGGCAACACATGTTCACCTTCTTGTGCGCTGTTCATCAAGTAACTTGGATTAGTTGAAATAATACCAGCTACTTGTGTGCAATGATTTGAACTACTAATTGTAACTTCTTGATCGCCACCAAACTCAACTACAGTACCCGGAACATAGTTATCATCAGCGGTATACATCTCGGCCAAGTCAGCGTACTGTGCTGATGTTGCTTTGATAAATGCCGTATTAAAATATAGTGTTGCGCTACCAATATTACCTGTTGCGTTGGCACCAGTGTTAATAATACTGTTGGTGTAAACAGTTCCAACATGCCCGCCAGCTGTTACGTTACCACTGACTGATACACTTGTTCCGGTAATTACTCCACCACTAACACTAGCGGCAGTTACACCACCACTTACTGATACACTGGTACCGTTGTGTGCTCCTCCAGTAACTGACCCACTAACTGATACACTTGTTCCAGTAATTACTCCACCAACTGTTGAAGCAGCTGTCTGTGCACCAGTGACACTTACACTTGAGCCGGTAATTACTCCACCAACTGTTGAAGCAGCTGTCTGTGCACCAGTGACACTTACACTTGAGCCGGTAATTACGCCACCTACTGTTGAGGCAGCAGTAACTGAAGAAGTAGCACTAATAGTTCCAGCAGTTCTAATATTACCACTGGCGCTTACGCTGGTGGTATTAATTTGTGTAGTGATGTTGGCATTGGCGCCTGCTATATTAGCAGCACTAGTAATGTTACCGGTAGCACTTACTTGTCCAGCGGTTCTTAAGTTACCACCAGTGATGTTACCAGTGGCACTCACAGTTCCAGTAGTGGTTAAATTGCTAACAGCTACACCCGTGCCGCCTGCTATACTCCAACTTGTGCCATCATAATATATGTAAGTAGCTTGAGAATTTCCAACATAAATGGCGCCAGAGGCATCCCCACGGAAAACAGTAATATCTCCACTGGTTACATTAAGACCTGTACCAAATCCTTGAGAGGCTGGGGTAATATTTGCTGTGCCCGCTAGTAATTTTCCTGTGGTTGTAAGGTTGCCGCCATTGATGTTACCGGTCACACTGAATTGACCAGTTGAATTGAACAATCTGGCTTTGATATTTCCTGTTAAGAATCCGCCAGTAGCAAATACAATATCTTTAGTAGTACCAATAGCGCCTGTAGCAATAACCAAGTTACCGCCAAAGCTGGCATTACCTTGAGAAATTAAATATCCGTCATTGGCACCAGTTACTGTATAGTTGCCATCGTTGAATGTGTTTCCAGTAAATCCTATGTCAACCCATCCCGCTGCCTCTGTACCGTTGTTGGCATAGGCTGTAAAGTCTGCAGATCCGTTACCAGACGCATTTTGAAGAGCAGATTGTACATAAGTTCCAGCAGTGTCTCGACCTACAAATACCGGAGCTGTAGTAAATCCTGCTGTAGTTGCACCAGGACCAGCATATACATCGTTTGAAGCAATGATATTTCCGCCAGTAACATTACCGGTTGCTACTACGGCATTTGTAGTCTTGTCAAAAGTTAGTCCGGCGGTGCCGTTAAATGCTCCGCCATCATTAAATTGAATGTAGGTATTTGCGCCACCGGGGGTGCCACCGCCGCCACCACTGCCTGTGAATGCTACACCATTGGCATAATAGTAGCCGTTAGTTAAAATATTACCGGTGTATATATTACCAGTGGTACTAATTGTTCCGCTTGTGGCTATACTGCCAGCCGTTACTGCGCCACTTACTGATGTAGATGTGCCAGTAATTACACCACCTACAGTTGAGGCAGCTGTCTGTGTGCCAGTAACACTAGAACTTGAGCCAGTAATTACGCCACCTACTGTACTTGCAGCTGTTACTGTACCAGTGACACTTACATTGGTGCCTGTATGATTTGTTGCCGAAATATTGCCACCGGTAATGTTACCACTAGCACTTAAAATTCCTTGTACATTCAACCCGTTGCTTGCTACCCAAATATTAGATGTGCTGTTGTAGGTTAAAGTAACATATGGTGCACCCACTGGTCCAACTTCAATACCGCCACCGTTGGCAGCAGCGGCAGTGGCCGCGTTGTTGGCCATGTTAATGGTCAAGTCATTTGTGGTAATGTTGTTACTGTTGATATAGGTTGCATTGCCGGTGACACTTAGGTTACCTGTAATAATTACATTACCATCTGTGCCGCCTGTACCGTTTGGATCAATGTATATTGTTGTACCTGTACTAACAATGTTAGCACCTGTAATTGTAATGTTGCCATTGGTCAATGCTGTGGTAGCTACAATATTGCCGCCGGTGACATTACCACTTGCTGATAATACAGCGGTGTTGATATTACCACCAGCATCTCGTACCACTATGGTGTTGGCAACTGCTGATTGGCTAGCATCAAATCCGTCAACCTGTTCTACATTTAATCCAGAAACTTTAGTAGTCGAACTGATAACAAAGGGTGCTGTACCTGTGGCTACAGTTGATACTAATTGAGCAGCTGTGCTGATATTACCCGTGGCACTAATCAACCCACTTGTTAGTAGATTGCCGCCAGTTATATTGCCTGCGGTTACAGTTCCAGTGGTAGATATTGTGTTGCTACCAAAGGTTGCTAAAAATGCACTTACATTTGAGTTACTGTAGGTTGAGCTTGGTGCTATTCCAGTTAACTGACTACCATTTCCAAAGAAATAATTTCCAGTAATGTTACCTGTAGCACTAGCAGTTCCAGATACCACTACGCCAGTTGAACTAACAGTTAACACATTTGGTGTGCCAGCCGAACTGATTGTTACATTAGCATTTGATGTTACTGAAACATTGCTTGTGCCAGCACTAATCGAATTTGCTGAATAGTTTTGTACAAATGTTAATGCAGTTGATCCAATTGTAATTGGATCGTTTGTGGTTAATTTCCATTGAGTATCAGCATACACTGTACCCTCAGTAACCATGACAATTGTACCGCCTAACAATTCTCCTGTGGAGTTTGTATCTTGACTGCGAGCCCAGGTTCCGTTTGATCCTGTTCCGACTGTGGTCACATAATAGATACCGTTTTGACTGGCTGTGCTTTGCCCTGTTACCAAAATACGATCGTTAAGACTTAAACTCACCCCGTCGACACTACTAGGGGCACTGCCTGCTAAAGTGATGTTGGAAATCGTAACTACTCGCGTAGCCTGTTTGTAATCTATATCGTAAATTTGCGCAGCGCGAGGTCTGGTTAGTGCCATTGTTTATCCAATAATATCACATATTTAGTCAAAAAAATAGGACCCATAAAGAGTCCTATTTTAACAGTTTCCTGTTTAGAAGCGTCCAACTACCACTTCTATTGTACCTTCGGCACCATCAAAATCTTCTAGTGCTTTACCAATTATTGTACCTGGCTTAGGATTAGCTTCTGCTCTAGCACGACCTAGTCCTGCCGCAACCATTAAGTCACCCTTGCGTACTGGTCCAATAACAAAACATGGTACACGACCTGTAAGTGCAATAGCTACAGCAAATTCACTGTCTAATCCTTCATTCATTACAAAACCAGGATTGGTAGAAACTACACCAGCTACTCGGTGATCTGAATCTACAGCATTTACAGTAACTTCTTGATTGCCACCAAATACCAACACAGTTCCAGGAACATAACTTGCGTCAGCTGTGTATTTCTCTGCCAAGTCAGCGTATTGTGCTGTAGTTGCTTTAGCAAACACGGTATTAAATGTAGTTGTGCTTGAGCCAATATTACCTACACCTGTTGTTGCACCGTTAACAATTGCTGTAGCAGCTGCACCTGAGTTTACTGTAAGTACGCCAGCAGTAGTAAAATTGGCTGCTGTTGTTGTACCACTAACACTTGTGCTTGATCCAGTAATAACTCCACCTACTACCGATACAGCAGTTACACCGCCACTTACTGAAACAGAACTACCAGTAATAACACCACCTACCACACTGGCGGCTGTTGTTGTTCCAGTAACACTTGTGCTTGAACCTGTAATTACTCCGCCTGCAACACTTGAACCTGTTATACCAGAACCAGTTATACCACCAGATACACTTACACTTGAGCCAGTAATTACACCGCCTACAGTTGAAGCAGCTGTTACTGTGCCACTTGCACTTACTGAAGTTGTGTTGACATTACCACCAGTGATGTTACCACTAACACTTGCAGTACCGTTGGCAAATATACCTTGTGTTCCTTGACCAAGTACTTTGAATACTTCAACTACACCTGCACCACCAAAGTTTGTCAATAAGGTAATGTTACCAGACGCAGTATTATGCTGGAAGTGTATGTTGGAATTGAACATACCAATTTGTAAATTGGCAGCAGATCCCATGTAGATATTGCCAGTGGAACTAACAATACCGCCTGTGTTGACATTACCACCAGTGACATTTCCTGTTACACTCACTGATGCGCCAGTTATACTTGCAGTAGCGCCTGCTAATACAGTTTGACCACCTTGTGGGTTTGTAAAGATCAACGATGTTGCATTGGCACTAATTTGAGCATTGCCCATGTAGATAGTGCTGTTGCTTAACCATAAATCTTTCCAACGCTGTGTTGTGCTACCTAAATCATAGGTAATATTAGCAGCTGGCAATAAGTTAGTTGCTAAAGTCAATGCTGTTGTGCTGAAGACCGCTGTGTTGCTTGTGGCGCCAATCGTAATATTGGCATTACCGCTCGGTGTTTGAATATCAAAACTTGTTGTACCGTTTTGTATGCGATCACCTAAAATGTTTCCACTCAATGTAGCATTGCCGGTTACAGTTAAATCGCCATTGATTGTTACTAAGTTACCTGTGCCAACAACCATCACATTACTTGTGCCACCAATATTAAATCGTACATTGCCACCAGAACTAGCAACTGACACATTACTTGTTCCGTTAGTGATAGCGGTGCTGTTAATGTTGCCGCCTAAAATAGTTCCAGTAACGCTTAGGTCGCCTGTGACATTGACCAATGGTGCTGTATCACTTACTGCTACTACAGCGTTACCACTAGCATTACTAATACTTGTAACTGTGGTAGTAGTTGTAAGTTCGCGAACATCAATGATATCACCAGCAGACGGAGCTTCTGTAAATGTAAGCACACAAGTTGGATTTGTACCAGCTACACTATATGCAATAGTTGGAATCTGAACAATACCGTTGATACTTACAATACAACTGTTAGTTGTTTGTGTTGAATTTAATGTAAATGCAACTGTGGTTCCGTCGCCGTTAAACTGTTGATCAGCAATGATCGTAAAGCTAGGAACACCAACTGCTGACCATTGACTGTTGTCATATACTTCTAAGTTGTTATTGGTTGTGTTGAAACGCACCATACCAGTAACGCCAGTTGCAGGGCGTTGACCAATGTTACCTACCGGTAGTTTAATTGAGTTGGTTGCGTTAAATGCAACAACGGCATTGGTTGTTTGAGTAGCGTTACCAAAACTAGCTGTTTCTGTTGTTGCATTTACAAAGAACACATTAGAACCAACATCGCCGTTGACAGCAAAGTTTGTGTTAGAATTATTACCATTGATAGTAATAGTTCCGCCAGCGGCTGCTTCATTGATACTGTTGCCAGTTAATACAATGTTGCCACCTTGAACATTACCGCCGTTGATATTGCCTGTAGCTGATATTAATCCACCTGTTAAGACATTGCCACCTGTGATGTTGCCGCTGGCACTTACCACACCAGTTACATATTCGCCAGTTGTTGCCATGGTTACTACGTTACTTGTACCGCCAATTGTAAATCCAATATTACCGTTGGTTGCAGCAGAAATGTTTGTTGTGCCTGCTGAAACTGGGAATCCTGCGCTGGATGCCGCAACACCTGTTAACTGACTACCATTACCAATAAAGAAACTACTTGGGTTAGCTATAATATTTCCAGCAGCTGAAATCAGTCCGCCTGTTAATATATTACCGCCTGTGATATTGCCGGTGCCGCTAATAGTTCCACCAGTAGCTAAACTGCCGCCAGTGACTGCACCAGATACACTAGAACTTGTACCGGTAATAACACCGCCAGCAACTGATGCAGCAGTTACGCCACCACTTACCGACACGCTTGATCCTGTAATTACACCACCAACAGTACTTGCTGCGGTTTGTGTACCAGATACACTTGTACTGGTTCCTGTGATTACGCCACCAGCTACTGATGCAGCAGTTACTCCGCCACTTACTGATGCTGATGTGCCAGTAATTACACCACCTACTGTTGAAGCAGCTGTTACAGTACCTGTTACCGAAACATTGGTACCTGTGTAAGTAGTAGCTGATACATTACCACCGGTAATGTTACCAGTAGCACTAATTGTTCCGCCTGTAGCAATACTGCCACCTGTTACTGCACCAGATACGCTAGAACTTGAACCTGTAATTACTCCACCTACAGTACTTGCAGCAGTTTGTGTACCAGTTACACTAGAACTTGATCCAGTGATAACTCCACCTACTGTACTTGCAGCAGTTTGTGAACCTGTAACACTTGTACTTGTACCAGTAATAACTCCGCCAGCTACCGACGCGGCTGTTACGCCGCCGCTTACTGAAACAGAACTACCAGTGATTACACCACCCACAGTACTAGCGGCTGTTTGTGAACCGGTAACGCTTGTACTTGTTCCTGTAATAACACCGCCTGCAACTGATGAGGCTGTTACACCACCAGTGACACTAACTGCGGTACCAATATGGGTAGCAGCTGAAACATTACCAGAAGAAGTGATGTTGCCAGTTGCGCTAATTGTTCCACCAGTAGCAATATTACCACCAGTTATATTTCCAGTAACACTAGAACTTGAACCTGTAATTACACCACCTACTGTACTAGCAGCTGTTACTGTACCTGTAACACTAAGACTAGTACCAGTGGCTGCACCAATGTTAGGTGTGGTTAAATTTGCGCCAGCTTTAACAATAATATTACCGTTACCGTCAAATGCTGTAGTGTTGTTATCTATCTTGGCACTGAATACAGTACCTGTTAAACTTAAACCAGCTTGTGTATTGGCTGTGTAAGTTTGAGCTTGACTAAACTGAGCAAATGTAATGTTGCTTGTACCAAATGTGATTGTGCCTGTAGGAGCATTTACAATATACGCACTACCACTGTTGACATTACCGCTGGATACAAAGAAGTAATCGTTTACACTCAAGTCTGTTGTACTGTCTGGACCATAGGTGTCAGCATCTGTTGAACGAACAATGTTTGTAGCATTGGCCCAGGTGTATATACCGTTGAACACAGCATTGCCTTCGTTCTTAACAAGAATACGAGTGCCAACTGTTTGCACATTGGCAGTATCAATTAAGTTAAATGATCCGGTTGTTGTTAACAACGCACCAATACCGTTGGCTACACCGTTGGGTTGAGTGTAAGTAATTGTACCACCCGTGGCCGAAGCCAATGTGGTTGTTGTAGCAGCAACAACTGGTGTGTGGAACGCGATGCCGGTTGTAGCAAAGTTGTCAACATAGGCCTTGGTTGCCACATCTTGTGGTTGAACTGGATCCAACACATTATTAATGTAATCGCTGTTTAGTACAAGATTACCTGCTGGGCTAAGATTAATGTTACCAGCACTAGTAGTAATAGTCATTGCAGTGGCATTGTACACTTGTGCAGAATTTAAGTTGCCGCCGGTGATATTTCCTGTTACTGATACACTTGAACCAGTAATTACACCACCTACTGTACTTGCAGCAGTCTGTGTACCAGTTACACTTACATTGGTACCTGTATGATTTGTTGCTGAAATATTACCACCCGTAATATTACCAGTGACGCTTGCTGTGCCAGTTGTAACTGTTCCTGTACTAGCAACGGTTAATACATTACTTGTTCCAGCTACAGTAATACCAATGCTGCCGTTGGTTGCAGCGGCAATATTTGAAGTGCCAGCTGTGACCGGGAAACCAGAAGTACTAGCTGTAACGCCAGTTAATTGACTACCGTTACCAAAATAATAACTAGCTGTAATATTAGCTGTAGCACTAATGTTGCCTGCTGTATTAACATTGCCACCAGTGACATTTCCAGTAACACTAGAACTTGATCCAGTAATTACTCCACCTACTGTACTTGCAGCAGTTTGTGTACCACTAACACTTGTGCTTGAGCCGGTAATTACTCCACCAACTGTTGAAGCGGCAGTTTGTGTGCCAGTGACACTTGTACTTGTTCCAGTAATTACGCCACCTACTGTTGAAGCGGCAGTTTGTGTGCCAGTGACACTTGTACTTGTTCCAGTAATAACACCACCACTAACACTTGCGGCTGTTACGCCACCTGTTACGCTAACTGCTGTACCTGTGTGGTTTGTTGCTGAAATGTTACCACCTGTAATGTTACCAGTGGAACTAATTGTGCCGCCAGTGGCCAAATTGCCACCAGTGATTGTGCCAGTTGAACTTACTAGTCCACCTGTTAATAAGTTTCCACCTGATATATTTGCTGCCGAAGTAACATTGCTAGTTGCTGATATTAATCCACCTGTTAACAAGTTGCCGCCGGTGATATTTCCTGTTGCACTTGCTGTTCCACCTGTGGCCAAATTGCCACCAGTGATTGTTCCTGTTGCACTTGCTGTTCCACCTGTGGCCAAATTGCCACCAGTGATTGTGCCAGTTGAACTTACTAGTCCACCTGTTAATAAGTTTCCACCTTGGACATTGCCTGTTAAACTTAATACATTGGTTGCTGAATTGAAAGTAAATGCAGACGAAGCAGCCAAGTTGCCGCTGTTGTTGTATTGTACTTGAGTATTTGCACCTGCTGCTGTAACGTTGCCACTGATACTACCAGCAAAAGTTCCAACAAAGAATCCAGCAGTGGTAATGTTACCTGTAGCACTTACAGTGCCACCTGTGGCCAAATTGCCACCAGTGATTGTACCAGTTGAACTTACTAGTCCACCTGTTAATAAATTGCCGCCTGTGATGTTGCCACCAGAACTTACTGTACCAGGGGTAGCTAGGTTTCCACCTGTGATTGTTCCTGTGGCATTAACTGCTCCAATCATGTTTCCAACTAAACTGGTTGTGCCTTGCACAATAAAGTTACCAGTATGGAGATTGGCGTAGCTACTAATATTAAATGTTGTGTTTGAAACAGTTGTGTTACTGAGTGCTGTAACGAATTCTAATTGGCTTTCTTTCCAAGCCATAACTGCTGATAGTTGACTACCGCGGAGGCCGATAGTACCGATATCAAGTGTTGGTGTGCCAGATGTTTGGCCATCAGCTAATGTAATTAATGGATCTTTAACTAGCACATTAACTGTATCAACTGTTGTGGTTGTACCGTTAACTGTTAAATTTCCTGCAATTGTTAAATCGGACCCATAGTTTAAATTATTTGCAATTTTCTGAGAAGTAATTGTATAATTCTGTAATTTTACCGCAGCATTTACACCAACATAGGCATTTCCTGCTGATGCATCAGTTATCTGGTTATTATTAATTCTTGTTACGGCCATTATATTCTCCGGTTAATGGGTCTTAAAGCCGTGGTAATCCAGGGCTATGACTTATTTATCGTAACCCAAAAGTTTCTTAAACTGCAAGTAATATTATAGGAATCTAATGTCTATTCTGTCTGACACAGCAGGAGCTTCTGTAAACACTAAATTAGTACTAGGGTTAGGACTCACATTATATGCAACTCCGGGTACCTGCACAACACCGTTTAACATGACTAGCGCAGCCGCAGTAGTAGTTGATCTATCCAGTGTAAATGTTGTGTTTGATCCATCGCCGTTCAATGTTTGATTGGTAATAGACAGGGTAGCGCCAGCTACCCAAGCAGTGCCGTCGTATCCCTCAATTTGGGCTAGCTCTGTGTTGACTCGTATAGTGCCAGTTAATGCTGGACTAGGACGCTGGGCTGTATTTCCATAAGGTATTACAACTCCTGCATTGCCTGTAAATTGTGCAATATTGCTGATTATAACTATGTTGCTTGTGCCATTAACTGACATGGTAATGTTGCCATTGGCTGTGGCAATGTTAACATTACTAGTACCATTAGTAATGTTGGCCACACTAGTAACTACTCCGGTAAGGAAGCTACCGTTGCCTAGAATATAATTTCCAGTGACATTGCCCGTGGCTGATACAGATGCCACACTTAAAATATTTGTCCAAACTCTTGAATTACTGGTGCCTAGAGTTAGTATATTGCCCGTAGTACCTGCGCCAAGACTTGGCTCAGCTTGATTTAAATTTAAAAACTGATATCTGTCGGCAGTAAGATTAGCATACGGAACTAACTGCGCACGACCACTAAGAAGGTTTGTGGTGTTTACGCCCATGTTATCCTGTCAATGTTTCTAACAAACTCAAAGTTAACTGTGCGCTGGCATTAGCACTGGCGCTTACTTGAAAACTATCACCGTAGTTCATGATCAGTCGTCCAGTAATAAGGCTAATTGCATCAGTGGTTGGAATACTGGCATTTTTTACAAATGCTGTGGTGTTGCCGGATCTTACCAAACTACCACTTACCTGTATAGTATTTGCCACATCAATATTACTGATCTGCGCCATTAGTACAACTGATGAATACCCAATAGGAGTACTATACACACTAGTAGGAGTAGTGGTTACATTTGCTGTTACTGTTTTAAATACGTTTAATGCGCCTGACATGTTTTTTTCCTTGTGTATTACTTATGTTTATGTGCTAAGGGCCAAAATGTATGGCGTCATTTGAGCAAACAAACTCTTATAAAACGCATCACCAGTGATGGTTGCTGTTGCTTGATTAACAATAAATTGTTCGCCCACTTTAAAATTACCTTTTTGATCAGTAGCAGTATAAGTTACGACACCACCGTTGGTTGCTACAACTTCGTTGGCTTCAATTGGTATTCCGCCATATTGCGGTAGTGCTGTAGCTGGATTAGTTCCTGCTCCAACATATTCAAATGTATGGGCGCTGGCAATAATACTGCTACGAGTGTAAAAACTTACGCCGGTACCGGGTGCAGCGTTGCCTGTATAAATTTCTTGAACTACCACTGTGCTATTACCAACAGCTGGAACATTTGGCAAAATTGTGTCAATGGTGTAATATGAAGGATCTCCAGCAATAACCATAACAGTATTAACATGTGGTTGTCCGCCTGTCAAAGTACCAATTACAAATGTTCCTTGCGACTGACTTATAATGTTTCCGGAGGTTTGTAATGGTCCATAGCCATCAGCAACCAATCCATAATTGCCAATGGAGCAATCACTACCGTTGAGTGTACAGAATCCGCCGGACTCAACTTGAATACCAATATCACAAGCAATAGTATAAATGTTGACCAACTGACTGTATGCAGAATTTAAAAGATGTATACCCTTGCCGCCTTGGTTAATGATTGTAAAAAAACCAACAATCATAGCTTTGGTTCCTGTACACTTATCACCGTCAATATAAACAGCAGTACCAGTTGTAGTGCTGGATGTTAAATTTTGAATGTACGGGCTAACAAAAGCAGTAGTTACTGTGCTAGGATCATAACTGAATCCGTTACCAGTGTAACCTTTGATTGTTATACCCCATACATAGCTGCCGCCACCGACATAAAACATATCTGCAGTCGACACAGTTGGCTGAATAACAACATTGCGTAGATTGTCGCCCATTAACGAAACATTAGCAGGAATGGTAATTGGGCATACTTCGGTATATGTGCCGGGAGCAACATGCACAGAAGTACCTGCAGTGGCAGCGGCCATTGCGGCCTTGATTGTCAAGTACGGTGCAGTAATTGATCCAGTATTTGAATCATTGCCGTTTGTTGCCACATATAAAATTTTAGCACTAGTTACAACATTGGCTGTGTTACTGATGTTGCCATAAAAGTTAGCAGCCGTAACATTGCCAGCAGTACTCAAATTGCCAACAATCACATTGCCTGTGATTGATGCTGTGTTTGTGCTGAAAAGATTATTAGCTTTGATATTGCCAATAACTTCTAATGCTACACTGGGATTGTTTGTGTTGATGCCGACACGAGTATTGGCAATATCTAAATAAAGAGTTGGAGTTGTATTTGCAGTATCAGTGAACGCGAGGTTATTGCCATCTCTTGCAAGAGTGCTTTGAAGCATTTGCCCTGCTATTTTACTGATTGCCATAAATTATTCCTAGATACCTTGGTTAGTTACTGGTATGTATAACGTTGATTGGAACACCAATCGGAGGTGCGCTCATAAAGGTAATATCGTATCCGCCATCAACTGTGTAATTGATTACTGGAATTTGATATATCGATCCTACAAATACAATAATTTGTTCGGCGGAGCTTTCGGCAATACTCATTGTGAATACTGTTTGTGATCCGTTTCCGGTGAAGTCATCGACTACATAATTAACTGCGCCACCAACACCCATGTTTTGCCACAACGATCCATTAAAAAATTCACAGAAACCAGTATCGGTATTATATCGAATCATACCAAAGGCTGCATTGTCTGGTCGAGTAGCCGATCCGCCTGTGGGCAAGACCACACCACTACTGCCAGACTGTAACTGACGATTTTTTAAGAAGTAACCCATTACACCGAAGTATAAGAAGTCACTGCGCTGACAGTGTTTGCTGTGGCGTTAACTTTAATGAAGTCGCCGTTGCTTAATAGTAATTTTTCATTACCAACATAAATTTGATATGTATCACCACTTTGTAATAACAACGCATACGCAACCTGATTGGTTGTTCCTGCGGCATTGCCGTTAGGCACTGCAAAAACATTTGCTGTTACATTTGATGGGCCCCAGTTGTTCAGACTGAGCCAAGTAATGGCTGTATTGCCAGTACTAGTATAAACGGTGTTACCTACGGTTGTAACGCTTACTGTTGAAATTGCCATATTTGTTCCTTAAAATATAATACTGTAAAGTTTTGCACGGGTCGCACTAATGACTTCGTCGGTGGCAATAGTGTTGCCAGTTACATACAAACCTGTCTGTCCGGTTCCAGGTGCATTGTTATAGATTGATACTGAATTAGCTACTGCAACTGGTGCGGTCCCAACATTACTTAATACCTCAACTCCGCGAACTGTTAGTGCTCCGCCTATTGCTACTGCATTAGAAGTTTGATTAAATGTAAATCCTGAACTGCCAGCAAGAGAACCGTTATTGTTGTATTGCACCTGTGTGTTTGACCCAAGTGCTATACCACCAATGTTAGCGTATGCTGTTCGTGGTGCGCCGTTGCCATATACACTAGAACTAACCTGCCAGGTGTTTGCTACTGTGTCAAATCTAAATCCAGCATAGGTATCAGTTGTAACATTAATGCCCACTAGCAAGCCCATGTCTTGTACAGTGCCAGTATTGTTAGCTGCCACAACAATAAAATCATCAACTGTGGTCAAGTTACCTGTATAGGTAAAACTACCGTTAAACACAGTATTAGCATAGTTAATCGTAAGGGTGGCATTTCCGCTGTCGCCGGTTAGAGTTAAATCGCCACTGGTATTCTTGTATGTAGACATCTATAGATCCTTTTTGTTATTTATGCGGTCTAAGAAGGTTGATAAGTCTTGATGTTCCAGGTTTTTAACCGATTCTAGCTCGGCTATCCTGGCAGTTGTGGGTCCGCATACTCGAATAAAATTTGTATTAGGGTAATCTTTTGTAATTTTTGTTATTTGTTTAACCCAATTTCCAGTGTAAGTGGGTTTTGAATCTGGTGTTTTGTAAAATTCTGTTCCAGCATAAATGTTGTTAAATCGCTGATCTACAGTTGGTCCCATATCAAATCCTAGCAAATAGATTTGTGTATGACCGGTCTGGGCTGCTAGACCGCAGGCATTTGGTCCAGAACTGTATCCAAAGTATTCAGGCGGAAGTTGTAGTGCTCCTGTATTTGATTCTGGTCTTCTGGTGTAAAACTTATTTGTCAATGGGTAACCACTGTGCTGTATTTGTGCAGCAATAGGTTTATCTGTGGCCACTAACACCTCAGGTACAAATTCTCTGTAAAGTGCATTACATCCGTAGATAGTGCCAAGCGGTCGCAGTTGATGTAAATCAACTTCCTGTCTGCTGATTCCGTTGCCTATTACGAATGCTCTAGTCATAAAAAATCCCCACAGTACTTAGTGGGGATTGTTTGAGTGCAACTAAGATTAAGAAGTATACTTCTCAACTTGTGCCAATTCAAGAGTACCGTTGCTACCAGGTTGTTGTGTGCCAACCCATGTGTCAACTTCAGCGCCTGATTTAGCAAATGTGCTTTCGTCTGTAAAGAAGTTAGCTGCATACTCAATGTTGTCAATAACATCAGTCTCGGCCCAAACATCACCGGTGTTAGCGTTGCCGCCTGTTTCACCACCATTGAAGTCTTGTACGAACTTGTTAGTTAACTTACTGATATAAACAGCAGTACTATCACCACCAACTGCCATAGTGACACTCATATTACCAACTGTTGGACTGCCATCATTAACTAATACACAAGTACCAACTGCATAAGCAGTTCCGTTACCTGAGTTAGAGCCAGCGGCTGTAGCAGTAAAAATTGTACCAACTGCTGCACCAGCAGGAGCACCAAATAACTGCCAATTAGTACTACCTAAACTAGCAATCATGTAAGTTGCGCCAAGAATAATTGCTTCGTCAGCAATACTTGTATAGTCAACTACCATAAACTTGCGAGCACCTTTTTGACGGATGATTGCGCCGTTGTGTACACCAAAGCCAGTACCATCTGGTTTAGCGATATTAACTTGGCACTCAACAACTGGATATGTTGCGCTTACAGCACCGCCACGAAGGCCGCCAACTACGCCAGTAAACGGAACTGGAGTTGTTACTGGTTGTGGTAGTACTACTGTTGGTGTATCCAATGAAGTTGGAGCTGCAAACGGAGGATATCCCTGATCGATTGCTACAGCTTGAGCTGTTGTTCCTTGATTGTTGTTATCATAAAAGATACCAGACATCGCAGAATATTTTTGAATTTTAAGTGGACGACCCATTTTGTTTTCTCCTTAAAGAAGTCCTATGCGGGTTTTAGCCGCTACGCAGGGGGTTTAATACCTGCATAAAACGCCTTATTGCGTTGACAAGTATTTATGGTTACACAAATATTTTGGGCGGTTAGCTTGTAATTAAATATGATCATGGATACAGAATTATTAATAGCACACGGCAATCAATGTCGTGCCGATCGCAATCCCGAAGGCGCACTAGCCTACTACGCACAAGCAATGATTCAAGACCGCCAGCATCCTGGCGCATTTAACAACTATGGTAATGTCCTGCGCGAGTGCGGCGAGCCAGCAGGTGCTATTCCGTTTTTGCAAAGAGCTCTTACACTTGACCCAACCAATGCTACTGCTAACTTCAATCTTGCTGTGGCTTATCTGTTAAGTGGAAATTATGAATTAGGCTGGCGGCAATACGAAACTCGCTGGAATTATGAACACTTAGCAGGAGCATTACCTAATTTTTCACAGCCGCGCTGGTCCGGCGAGGATCTCAAGGATAAAACTATCTTGGTCATTGCTGAACAAGGGCATGGCGACAACATACAGTTTGTACGATTCATTGGAGACCTTACTTCTAGAGGTGCTCGGGTAGTTTTAAATGTTAACCCTAGTCTAGAACCATTGTTTAGATCATTGAAAGCTATTTCACATATTTCAATTGACGGTAATAATATACCACCTTTTGATTACTGGACTCCAATTATGAGTATTCCAGGAATCATTGGTTGCACACTGGATAACCTTAGTCATGTACAATATTACATTGAAGCCGATCCTGGAAAAATTAAACGGTGGCAAGAAACACTAGGTCCTAAAAAAAGATTGCGTGTAGGATTTTGTTGGTCTGGTCGTAGAGATACTTGGATTAACTTGCACAAGGCCATGCCATTTGAAACCATGTTAAAGTTGATCAAACGCAATCCTGACTATGAGTGGATTAATTTGCAAACTGATTGTACTGCAGAAGAGGAAGCTACTTTAGTTTCTGCAGGTGTAAAAGCCTATCCTGGCAGTATAAAAGATTTTTCAGACACTGCTGGATTATTGCATCACTTGGATGTTGTTTTAAGTGTAGATACCGCTGTAGCGCACTTAGCTGGCGCATTAGGTCGTCCAGTCTGGGTCATGCTAAATCAATATGGATTAGATTGGCGCTGGTTACTTGATCGCGATTCAAGCCCTTGGTACACTACTGCTAGATTGTTCCGCCAACCCAAAATGGACGATTGGGCAAGTGTAACCGAAAAGGTACACAAATATCTAAGCTGGTATAAAATTTAAACAAAAATGTAGTCAACAAAAAAGCACCTTGCGGTGCTTTTTTGCTCTTCCCATCCCAAAGGGTAGGATGATTCTTTTCTTCTCGGATTAAGAGAATGACAAGTTTTGTACTGCGATCTCGCCAACATAGTCAGCTGCGTTACCGAAGCTTGATGCTGTGTTGGTTAACTCTACGAAACCGTAGCGTGTCATGAATGACACTACTGGTTCGAAAGTTGATGGATCTAATACAACGCCTGAGCTCATCAAAGGAATGTATGGGCAATAGAACGCAGGAGCATCAGCTTCTGATGTACCTTTGTAACCAACCAATACAGACGCTGTATCTTGAGCGTAGCTGTTTACAAACACACGCATTGCGCCGTTCAATGTACCAACAAACTTAGTGTTTGTAGGTGCTTCGAAAGTGCCTTCTGTTGTGCGAGCAAAAGCTGAAGTTGTTGCAGATTGCAATACTGTCAATGAAGCTGGAGAAACAACAGCCCAGTTACCAGCGCCACGACGTGTACGCTGAGCGATCAAGTTAGCAACACGGTTGATAAGAACAGCTAAAGCAGCGTGTTCGTCACCAACGAATGTAGCAGTACCAGATACAGTAGCTTGGTTGTATGTGTACTCAGTAGCAGCCAATGTAGACAAGCTCAAGAGGATCTCTTGATCGATCTCAGCTGTGATCTCTTGTGCAAGAGCAGCCATGATTTCAGCTTCTACATCGATACCGTGCATAGCTTGTGCATCTTGAGCAGATTCAAATGTCCAACGAGCTTGTAACTTGCGTGTCTTAGCTTCAACAGCTTGTTTCAAGATCTGTACGGAAATTTGCTTACCGCCTGTACCTTCCATAGTAGCAGTATTGTTACCAGTATAGCCAGTAGCTGTAGTAGTATTTTGTGGTACTGTGGAATATGCAGTTGCAATATTGAATGGGCTCAATGCTTCTGAACCAGCAGCAACAGAAGTTGCAGCAGCAGATTGATCATTCAATGACTGTGCGTAACGAACACGCAAAGTATGGATTTGACCAACTGGGCCAGTCATAGGCTGAACACCAACCAACTCGTTAGCAATAACAGTTGGCATAACACGACGGATAACTGGAAGAATCACACGGTTTAATGTAGCGATGTTACCAGATGCAGTTGAACCAGAACTTGCGTTCTCTTTCAAATACTTCTTTGTGTTTTCGAGGATTACTGACATCGATGTACGCTTTGAACCTTGTAGGCCTTCTAGCAATGCATCTTTAGTTTCGGTCCAACGACCTTCTAATAATTCTTGTGACATTTAAGTCTCCTTTTAATTATATCTTTTTACAGCCCTGCCAAACGCTTTAGATCGATCACATTGCTTTGGTTTTCAGCAATTTGATCTGCATCTGGACTGCGGGCAGATTTATCGCCAGTTGCTTCGGATAATGATTCTACAATCACCTTTGGGGCTTTTGCAGAACGATCTTCCAAAACTGCTGGTAGATACTTTTCAAAAGCATTAGACAAACGAGCTGTCTGTACGCTTTCGAGCAAATTACGCATCACTTCTGCTTTTTCCTTGTTTAAAGGAGCAAGCAATTCCTCTAACGCAGCTTCACGCTGATTAGATTCTTTAAGGATACGCATTTCGCGTTCTTTGGATTCTACGAGAACTTTTGCTTTCTCGGCGAATTTGATGGCTTCAGACAGTTTAGCATCTTTGGCAGCGATTGTATCATGCAACTTACGAACTTCTTGCTTCTCATTTAAATGAGTTGCACCAAATTCACTTGCATACGCTTCAAAAATACGACGACCAAAATTGTTCTCACGAGCAACTTTAATGTCTTCTTTCAACTGGCCTAGTTCACCCTTTAGATGTGTGCTAACAGAGTTAGACAATTTCTTAGCAGATTCTGTTACGAACTTAGCTTTGAGTGTTTCTAACTGAGCGCGAGCTTCACGCACCAAACGAACTTTAGTTTCAACAACATCTTGTTTGTCTTGTGCAAATTCTTGAATCTCACGAGCAAGTGCATGTACTACAAAGCCTTCTAGCTTTGAAATACCTTCACTGTGCATTTTGCGATCTTTACGCAATTCGCCAATTTCTTCAGCAAGTTTAGTAACCATAAAGTTGTTGAACTTTGTAGCTGACTCTTTCATCTTGCCTTGGAACTTAACACGATCTTCAGCTAATTGAGCTTTTTCAGCTGCAACTGCTTGGATCTCTGCGGTAAGACCATCTGTTACCATACGATCTAGGGCTTCCACCATCACTTGTTTATCATGCTCATAGCGTTGTGCAAACTCTTCGCGGAGTTCTGCACGGACTTGTTCACGAGCTTCGTTCAACTTTGATTCCCATGCTTCGGAGATCTGCTGTTGAGCTTCTTCGTTAATAAGTTCGCTATCTAGTAACGGTTTAATAGCATCTAGCATATTATTTCCCTTCAATCTTGAGACCTTGTATCAAACGAATCACTTCGCTTTTTACAAATCTCTGTGCTTTGCTGCTCTGCGCTGGGTCTTTGAACATATCTAACAATTTTTGACCGCCTCTATGATTTAAGAGACCTTCATAAATTGCTGTTGGATATGCATTTGGAGCACTTGGCTGAGCAACCACATCTACAGTAACTATTTCAAAGTCACTGACATGTCCGGTTCTATCGTCGACATTTCCTGATCCACGACTTGAAACCCCTAATTTAACACCAGATTGCAACATAGTTTTCACTAGTTCGCCCATCGGTGTAGGTAGTATCTTTAATGTGCCCATTCCAGCAGGGCCATCCATCCACATTTTTTCAATCATGTGGCTTACACGATCCAAATTAATTTTTAAATCATCTGGGTGATCAACTTCGCCCAGTACTGAATGACCAGTTTTAATTTGTTCATTGATGGTGTCTACTGCATTGGCAATTTCACTAACAGGATATACTCGCTCATTGGCGTTACGAACGCCGCCCTCGATGCAGATACCTTTTAACTTCATGGTTTTCTGACCAGAGCCATCAGCGGCTTCCTCAAGCAAGACTTGCGCCTGTGCTTGAGTGAAGCTTAGATGTTCTTGTAGATATCGAGCCATATCTCTAAATTAGCCTTTTGGAAATGGTGTTTTTGTATTAACACCAGCTGCTTGGGCTGTCACTGGCTTTGGTGCAGAAGACAATTTCTTGCTTCCACTTGCCGGTGTGTTTTGGAACTTGTCGCTAGACACATTACCAGCTGTTGGAGCTGGACGGCCTTTAGCTTCTGTACCGGTTGCTTTAACTGGACTGCCTGCCATGCCTGTTGCGCCTGAGTTAAATGTTACAGGGCTTTTTGCATTAGCACCGTTGTCGCCGTGTTGTACAGCAGCAACTTTAGTTAACTCAATGCCTTCTTCCATCATTTCTGGCATGAACTCTTCGGTATCTGTGTCGTCCATTTCTAAAGCGTCACCGCCGTCGATATCAGCAACTTCGTCACCGTGTTCAGCTTGTTCAGCACCCATCAATGACTCAAACTCGGCCATTAATTCGTCTAACTTGTCTTCCAAGTCAACAACGCGATCTTCGATATCGCCTTCGTCGTGACCAGCTTCGATGTCATGAGTTAATTCTTCACCGTCTTCTTCAGCTTCGTCGTCAAATTCTGCATCAGCTTCTTCAGCTTCTTGCATGCCTTGTTCTTCAGCTTCAACGTCGTCGATTAAGTCGTCGCTAGCATCGCCACCAAAGTCTTCGTCTAATTCTTCTTCAGACTCTTCTTCGGCTGCTTCGTCTAACTCTTCTTCGGCTTCTTCTTCGTTCATTAAATTCTCGTAGATTTCACGAGATTTTTCTACCACGATGTCGTGGAAAAGCTCTTGAGCTTTTGCTTCTTCATCATTGATCACATATTCGATCAACTGTTCAAATTTCGATGTCATAATTTCTCCTTAAGGTATGGCTCGTAGATATATTTACATATTATCTATAAACTCGGTACTTTTGAGGCAGAAAACTGGGTGTTTTTGAATGAAAAATATAGACTAAGGTCTATATTACATTGCTGGAGCAGCAGGAGGAGGTGCGTATTGCTTTTTAACTAGTTTAAGTTTTTCTTTATATTCGTAGGTACGAACATCGTTCATCTGGCGCAATTTGTTTAATTGACGCAGAGTTAAACGAGTTTTTCTTGTGTCATTAAGCGTAGGCTGACTGTTATCTTGACTTACATCTTGATAAGCTTCAGGGCTACGATTATAGATTTCGCTGAGGATCATACTAGTATTTATACACCTGGCACACCAGGAGCACCTGCACTAGGAGCGCCTTGGCCTTGCGGAGCACCTTGAGCTGCTACGCTAGGAATTGGAGGAATGCCTGCTTGATCTCCCATAATTTCAGCAGATGCAAGCTCTTCTCCAGTTTGAATATCGCTGTCAAGACCAGCAGGTGTAATACCGATTGAACGCAAATCTTGTCCTTGTGTAGTTTCAAGTTCTGGTTCCTCACGCTCTTCACGCCAGGCAACTTCGTTCTCAAGGATCTCTTCTTCAGTTAAGCCCAAGTAACGCTTCATCATGAATCGCTTACTCATATAAGGCAACTGTTCTAATTGCATGTATGACCCAATGCGGTCTTTGTCCATTTCTGCTTGACGATAGCTGGCAAAGTTTTGCGGAGCACACAAGCTAATATTGAACAATCCTGAGTCAATATTAAAGCCTCTCCAACGCATAAACATCTTAAATTCATCGTCTAGCTTCTGCATAATCAACGCTTGTAAGCGTTCGCAGTACTGGTTAAAACGGTATTCTTGGATCAATGCTGTGCCTACTCGTCCGTCGTTCATAGCTAGGTTGCTATCGTCTGGACCTGTTGGCAAGTAACTACTTGGCACACGCAAACCGCGGGCCATTTTGTTATTAAAGTATTTTAAATCGTCAATTTCGCCTAGGTTTTCACCGCCTCTAAGCACATCAACGCTACTACCGCGGCCTTCAGCTGTTTGTGGAAAGAAGTAATCTTCGTTAATACTTAATGGATTATAACTGCTATCCATCATGTTGGCACCGCCGCCTGTGGTAGTAGGAATACGGCGTTGGTGCATTTCGTTTTTGACACGCTCAACAAACTGCATGGCCATATGACTTGGCATGTTGCCCACATCAATCTTAAACACACGACGCTCTGGAGCTCGTTGTACACGATAGATCAATACAGAATCTTCTAACAATTCTTTTTGTTTGTAAACTTTGAAAATGTTTTCTAGAATACTTTGTCCAAATGGCCAGAAGTAATCCAAGCCTTCGTTTAGTGTCAAATGCACAATATGACGAGCATCAATACAGCTTTCGTTCATGGCCTGTGTGAAACGGCTGTTGCCTGTTCCGCCACCTGCACCACCATAGCCACCACCGTTAGGTGCTGTGTAGTTGTTCTGTCCAACGCTTCCAGTAGCACGGCTTACATAATAGTCCTGGGTAGTTTTACTAGCCACACTCATGTTTTGGAAGTTAGGATTGATGTCGCGGATAATGTATTGCTCAGGGCGTTTGCCTTCTGATTCGTTAACAATAACACGGGCAACTTTGACCATGTCAACCCAGTACATTTCAAATGTTTCTGGATCACGCAGGAATACTTGATCGCCGTACTTGATTACATTGCGGAATAATTTAAAAATACGCTGATCTAATTTGTTTAGTTTGGTCCACTGCTGTAACTGCTTTTTGATAATTTCAGTTTCGTGGTCTGTGGGTTTGTCAGTAAAGTTAATATCAAACGGTGTTAGATTATCATCGTTGATTTGTGTACTAAACTCGCTGATAATATCCAAGCAAGCATTAACTTCTGAGTCGCAGTCCATGTTTTCATATTGGTTGTAACGCTCAATACGATTAGGATGTCCGCTATAAACTTCTGGCAAACGGCTAGCATAGTTACGGAACGCAAAGTCGTTTGGCGTGCCACCTGTAAAATCACCGCCTTGTTGGCGATCGTAATTTGGTAAGCCAAATTGATTTTGTCCACTAATTGGACTTAGTTGTCCGCCTGTATTAGCGACTTTAAAATACTTTTTCCAACCGCGTTTACGGTTATTATCGTTATCTGCCATGGTTGTATATTTAGTTACGCCTTGCCTTGCTGTATTAATTTAGCGTTCTGCGCATTGTTTTGTCGTAGCAGATCGTTTTGTTCTTTTAACAATTGAGTTTGAGTTTTGAACTCGTCGCTGGCCTGTTGTGCAGGTGCAGCTGAGTTACTCTTTGCTGTTGTTTCGGCTCCAGCTGATGATGCAGTTGGAATGTCAGCTGACTTGTATCCGCCATTTGGTCCACTAATTGTACCAGCACGGCCGCCTTCAACTTTGTTCATTGCATCTAAGAATTTAGATTGTTCTGCAGGCGACATATCACTATAACGCTTGCTCATGTCTAAGCCGGTTTGTTTGGCTATGCTTGCTGCGTAGGCCTTTGGATCGTTTTCGTTAGATGGAGCCCATTTATTAATTGCTTGAGCTGCTGATAAGTTAGCGTAGGCTTTGCCTTTTAGTAAAGTGTCAGCGGCCTTGCGACCCATTTCTTCAGTAGGGAATATAGCAAATCTGCCATCGCTACCAATGGCACCCATACTCTGTGCAAATGGTCCGTATTCAATGTTTCCAGGATTGTTGTTACGCCAGTTTCTGTCACCGCCGCTTCGTACTTGATCGCCAATGGTAACTGATTTATTACCACTTATTGCAGCGCCACCAGGCAGGCCACGATTTACTCCTGACGGGGTTGTTGCAGTACCGCCTACTCCAGCAATCTTGTTTATAACACCGGTGGCTTTTTCTAACTGCTCTGCAAATGATTTTATTGGGCCACTTGCTAGTGATGCAAAACTAAATGACAGACTTTGTAAATTTTTACTGGTGTTAGCAGCAGCTAATTGAGCGTCTGTAATATTTTCTGTTAACTTTCCTGATGCCGTTGCTTGTTTATTTTGCGCTTGCTCTACATCAGATAATCGTTCTTCGCGAGTCTTTCCTTCAGACTCAAGAATAGCTCTGGTATCGTATGCTTGTACAGCTATACCACCAAACTGGTCTCCAGCATACATGATTTGTTTACCAAATCTAACAGTACCATCTCTTAACGCATCCTGAGTGTTTACAATTGCTTCTGTTGCTTTTCTACCTTCTTGTACAGCTAATGTATTTTGTCTAATAGCATCGTTAGCAAACAAGTTAGCTGCCGCGGCTTCTTTAGTTAACGGAATGCCTGTAACCAATGCACGAGCCGCGTCTCCAGCGGCACCACCTAGGCCTTCAACATATTTTCTTAATTCCTCGGCTGCTGCTCCTTGGCCACTGGATTGCATGTCTGCCAGCTTGGCACGGAAACGAGCATCAACTAAACTTTTTTGAGCTTCTTTGGCCTGTGCTTCACGAGTTTGGCCGGTTAATCGAGCAATCTTATCTACTTCTTCAATATAGTTTTGAGTTTTTTTAGTTAATTCCTCTGTGGTTGCACCTTGAAGTATTCCGTATCGTGCGCTAGTTGCCAAGTATTCAGTTGTAGCGTCGCCGACTGAATCTAAACTTATTCCTAACTTAAGGAATCTGCCAGCCATGTTTCCTGTTGTTAGAACTCCAGAAACTTTACTTAATTCCTCTGCACCTTGTGCAGCTGTTCCTTGAAGTGCGGCCAGGCCTAGTGTATTTCCTTTAACTGCTTTAGTAAATGCAGGTAAGCTGTAATTGCCCAGCTGGTTAAATTGTCGGTACAATCCATCAATGCCGTCTGCTGCTCCGGCACTAGCATCACCTAATGCTTCATAGTTCTTAGAAACATCGTCTAATGTGTTTAATGCAACTTTAGCAGCTTCCCCAAGACCGGTAGCAAGACCTCCAAGAATTTTGCCAACTATTCCAAATTGACCAGCTACTTTAGAAATTGCAGTAGCAGTAACATCAATGGCACCAGCTAAACTTTTAAATGATCCACCACCAGATGCTAGACCAGACAGGGCACCCGACACTTGGCGACCATATTGGGCTAGATCGTTTGCAAATTTTTTCTGTGCTTCAGATGATTTTTTTGTCGAATCGCTTAATTTGTTCAGAGTATCGGCGCTGAGAGTCCCAGATTCTCTGAGTTCGTTCATTGCCTCCGAAACAGCTTTTAAATCATTTTCATCCATGTATATGCGCCATAAGTAGTAAACAATATTTATGGTGAAAAAATGACCAATCCTTTAAGTCAGTACTTTAGACAACCCAGCATCTACATCAAATTACCCAGTCAGGGCCAAAATTACCCTAACGGTACATTAGCTATGCCTGCAAACGGCGAACTTCCAGTTTACCCAATGACTGCAATTGATGAGATTACTTATAGAACTCCAGACGCACTGTTTAATGGGCAAGCCACAGTTAATGTAATCCAAAGCTGTGTTCCTGCAATCAGAGATGCTTGGGTAGTTCCTAGTATCGATTTAGATACTATTTTAATAGCTATTAGAATTGCTAGTTACGGGCATGACATGGAGTTTATGAGTAATTGTCCAAAATGTAGCGATACCAGTGAGCGCAAGTTAGATCTTAGATCAGTGCTAGACACCCTAAGAGGTGCTGATTATAGCGCCAGTGTTCGTCATGGTGATTTAGAAATTTATTTCCGTCCACTGAACTACAAACACTTGAACGATAACAATCAGCTACAGTTTGAGCAACAAAAACTGTTACAAGTTATTCCTGATGCTACAGTTTCCGAAGCTGACAAAATGACTGCGTTAACTGCGGCATTTAAAAAATTAACCGATATTACTGTACAATCCTTAGCATTAAGCATTAGTGCTATCAAAACTCCGCAGGCGTTGGTTAGTGAATTTGAATATATTAACGACTTCTTAAAAAATTGCGACCGCAAACTGTTTGACCAAATTAGAGATCATGTTATCAAACTGCGTGAACAAAGTGAAATGCAACCGCTTAAGATTCAGTGTCCTGCTTGCCAGCACGAATACGAGCAGATCATTACCTTGGACATGTCCAGTTTTTTCGGACCCGCCTCTTAGTCTTGGACTCTGACCAGATTGCTAACATAGTTGACAAGATGGACGAGGAAACTGTTAGTATAAGGCAAGAGGCTATTAAAATTGCGTGGTACATGAGAGGTGGTGTTAGCTACGACCAAGCACTACAACTCAGTGTCAGCGAACGCACTGGTATCAGTGAACTAATCAAAGAAAATTTAGAAACAACCAAGAAAACCGGATTACCCTTCTTCTAATGTTAGACCTAGCAACTGTACAAACTGATATAGAAAAATGGATTGTAGACTTTGTAGAAGTCAAGAATCCTGCCCTAGGTGGCTGGCCTCCTTGTCCGTATGCTCGCAAGGCTAGACTAGAAAAAGATTTTGAAGTTCGCATTGGCCGAGATCCATATTACGACTTGGTAGATATTGCTGTTCACGGACTGGGTGGCAAAAGCGTTGTTGTTTTAGCCTACGACCCTAAAGAGTTTGATTATAACGAATTCAGCTACAAACTAAAGTTAGCCAATGGATCGTGGTTACTACGCAATGATATATTAGCCTTAGAAGATCATCCCGGCGATCCTGAGATTGTCAACGGTGTTTCAATGAATCAAGGCACTTATGCATTGGCTCTGGTACAAAGTCTTAGTGACTTGAATGCCAAGGCCAAGATCATGGCAGACAAAGGCTTTTACGATACATGGCCAGAAGAGTATCTTGAGGCACTATTTCAGCACAGACAGGATCCACGCAAATGACTTATCAATTTGCCAGAATAGATCTTGCCAAGAATACTGATCAAGTCAGTGTAGCTTGGGCGTACATCAAAGATCCAGATATTGCTGTACTCAATGATATCTACAGAACCTACTGTATCTACAAACACTTTGCCAGTGTTATGCCAATCTTTGACAGTCAGTACACAGACCCTGACACTGATGTAATTGGCTATTACGACAATGATTTACTTGTAGCGTTTAGTCTTATTAAACGATACGACAATGAGAATGCTTTGTGTGCTCAGTTTGCTTGGAACTATAAAAAGCCCAAGCTGAGACTGGGCATAGAAAGTTTAAAAACCGAATGTGCTATCTACCGTGAAAGAGGATTTAAGTATTTGTACTTAGATCAAGCACACTTATACAAACAAGGCATCACGGGCTTTGAACTCTTAGGACCTATATAACATGGCAGACTTATACACAATCTGGGCAAACAAAGAAGGCGACATTTCTGATCTGGAATGGACCAATGGCATGCGCAGTTTCTTTGATCATTTGATCAGCGAAGGCAAAATGGAATCATACAGAATTACTCGTTGCAAGATGGGTTTTCGTAGTATCGCTGACATGCCTGAATGGATGATACTTATGGAATTCAAAGACATGGCACAGATGGATAGTGCTTTCCGTCGTGTTGCTCCATTAGAAGGAGAACTCGAAGTGAAACATAAATCATTTAATCAGTTTGTTGCTGGAGACATACAACATGCACTGTTTCGTGATTGGCCTGATACATTCTGAGTGTCATTGAAAGATTAGCTACGCTAATCTATGTCTTTCGCTAAAGCTCAGACATAATGTTTTAATTAGAACATAATTGCTTTTCTTTAGCATTATCCAGATTATGTGGTCACAATTCACCGTGCCACGGTGAATTGACTTCTTTTCACATTATCCGAGTGACAGCAGTCATTTATTATAAAGAGATTGTAGTTTCCTACGCAGAGGCGGTTGACCGGTACCCCTTACTCTAGCTTCACAAATCAACGGAACCCTAGTGACCCGATAATAAATCCAAGTCCTATAAGCATGAGTTGTATCTTTTTCTACAGAGCTCAAACCATTTGTTGCCTTAAGTTAGCAATTGCCTTTGACGCCCAAAGTTTTCCAGACCGGGTATCACACCGTTCTTCGATGGGGGTAAGCCATATACACTTACCACAGAGTCAGTAAAGCTGCCTATCTAAATTTTGTTTTTTATGTGACTACCGTGTATGCGGCAAACTATCTGCCCATTGTAATAGTCATCTGATTCTAATACTCTATGATTAAATTGTTCTCTAGCTTCTACATAACTGCATTCTGCTTTTGATTTACAATAAAATAATATTTCTCTTGTGAAGTTGTCTGAGCCTAGCTCTGCAATGTCTTTGTTGAGTTGATCGTTGCTTCCATAGTATAGCTGCCAGTCTGAATCTATTTTACTTTTAATTTTCTTGCGCTTCTTGTTGCCGTTCTTTAATTTTACTACTTTGTATGTTGTCTTACTAAATTTTGCTAATTTCTTTCCAATATACTTTCTGCCAGAGATGTTATTTGTGATCAAATAAACAAAGCCGACACAATCTTCGGGTAAAGTTTCAATTTGAGTGTTTTCATACAGCCATACCATGGACTTATAGTTATCATCTCACCACTGAGTTGCATATTTTTCGTCCACTTTCTTGGCATTACACTTGTTTTGACACTCTTGCCACTTAAATGTTTTAAATTCTGTTGTCCAAAACGGATCTACTAATACATCTGTTAATGTTCTTTGATTGAGGTCAAATTGATTAGCAAGCTGTTGCCATTCTGTATTGTGTGCGTAACGATTAGCTACCCAGCAACACGGAAACAATCTACCGCGAGCATCAATATACAGTCCTTTGTTTCCAATCTCACATAGCGGTTTAACGCCATTTACTTCTTTAACTGATTTATACAGTTCAATATTCTTTACATCTACAGATGGATGTAACCCACGCGAGCTTAACAGTATAACATCTCTTTCAAATCTATGCGAGCTGCTAACAAACTTTCTACTAGGTTCAAGCGGATCATCGTTGCCATAACTTGGATATACACTACCAAACTTAGTACTCTTTGTAAACTGTACAGCATCAAACCCGTAGCTTTGCGCCATAGATACTATGTTGGTGATATGATCTTCGTTAAACTTGAATGCAATAGCAGCCCAAACTGTTCTGCAACTACTAGTTGAACGCAGATTGGCTACACCTTCGAGTATGCTGTTAAAATCACTGTTGACCCTATACAGATTGTTGGATTCGTTATCCCAGCCATCTATACTAAAATGTACAGTATCTTGAGAAGTTAATACACTACCAAGTCCACGCCACCATTCTGGCTTTTTGTGTGAACCGTTGGTAATAATAACAATTTGTACAGGCTTAATGCGTTTGATATAATCAATTACAGGAATAAGATCGTGTGCATAGATAGGATCACCGTCATCGCCGCAGAATGTGATCTTCTCAACATTATCCAAAATAAATTTTTCAGTAAAGTTGCGTTTGAAAAACTCTAAATCTAATTCGGTATTGATCAAACTGTCTGGCACTTCTTGTCGTGCGCACCGAGGACAACGCAAGGTACACTTGCTTGATATCTCAATATGGAAGTGCCAGGTTGCTAATGTCACGCTATTTCTACATCCGTGTTGTAACTTGTAAAGCCGTTTTCCTTAACAACTTTGAGTATGTTCTCTACACGACCAGCAAGTTCATCTCTGTGACTTACTAGCCAAATACTCTTGTGTCGTTCACGGCTCATTTGTTTTAGTAATGCTAGACTGCTTTCAACACCTTGTGTATCCAATCCGTTGTCAATCATTTCATCTATAAACAACAAGTTAATAGGCTGATACAGGCTTTCAAACACATCACGGAATGCCCAGCTCATACTCAAGATCAAACGATTGCGTTCACCTCTAGATAAGTTATCAAAGTCCAGCTCACGACCTAGCTCTTCGATGCTGACAGTCAGATCGTTTTGGAATACCACAGTATGCGGCAAGCCCACACGATCTAAGTAGTGTGTTAGTCTAGCATTTAGATAGCTAAGATTTTGTTCAATAATTTTTTTACGGATAAACGAGTCTTTGCTTGTGAGTAGTTTGAGCAAGAACTCTTGATGTTCTTGTAAGCGAGTAAGTTCATTAAGTGTGTCATATGTTACCTCCTGTAGGGCTTGCTGTTGCATTTCTTCAATTTGCTCTCCATAAGGGTCTACCTCTGTGGATTTTTCAGCAATTTGTTTTTCTAAGTTGGTTAAAGTAGCCTGATGATGTATTGCATCTTCTTCTTTGTCGTAGAACATGGTAGGAGGTTTTCCTAACGGGCCCAGGGAGTCGTGGGCAACCTGTAGTTCTGATAACAGGGTGCTATGAGCTTGGCAGTTTTCTCTTGCCACTGCCAGATCCTTCTGTTTCGCTTCCAAAACTTGTTGGTGCTTACTGTCGTGAAAGGACTGACCGCATGTATGACATTCGTGTTTTGAAAGCGTCTCGAGTTCTTTAGATAGTTTGGCAACCAGCTTTTCCTCCCGGCTGATGTCCAGTTTCGTTCTGCTGATCTGCGACGAAAGTTCATTGATGTCCTTGCGCTTTTGATCCCATTCCTTATGATCTTTGTGCGCTCTAATCTCGTCTTCAATCTGTATATTCTGTAACGACGATAAGGCCTTCTCAAGTTCCTTGATATCTTGCTCATGCTTGTCGGTCCACATTGTTTGTCTACGCTTGAGTGCCGTAATTTGTTCTTCAATGCGCTTGTTAGCTTCTTGCACAGCACGAATACGAAACTCTTCTTGTGTTATTCCATCTTTAGTAGATTTATTAAGCTCTTTGATCTTGTCTGCCCGTTCTGACAGCATGGTAATACCTAACAACTGCTCAATAATTGTACGCTGATCGTTGGCTTTTAAACTTAAAAACGGTTCTGTGTAAGTATTGAGTGCTAGGATATGCTTGAACATGTCATGACTAAGCCCTAGGGTATGTTCAATAGCTTCTTGTGTTTCTCTTGAATCGCCTTGTGCATCATCTGTAATTTCTTGTTCTTTGTTGTTGACATAGAACCTAAGTACATTGGGCTTGCGACCACGCTCAATCTTATATTCTTGATTGCCAACAACAAAATCCAAACTTACCAACATGCCTTTGCCGTTGGTCTTGTTAACTAGATTGTCTTTGCGAATATTACTTAATGCTTGTCCGTACAAGGCGTAACTAAGAGCATTGATAATTGTAGTTTTACCTGTTCCGTTACGACTTCCGTCACCGCCTAAGTCCAAGTTCTCGCCTAGTACCAGTGTAAGATCGTTACGATCAAAGTCCACAGCTTGTGTAGCGTTACCTACACTCATAAAGTTACGAACAGTTAAATTTTTAATTTGTATCATAATAAGTCGCTAAGTTCGGGTACTGCAATCAACAGAGACTCTTTTCTATGAGCATCTAGTGATATGGTCAATCGTTTAAAGTCATCTAAATAGTGACTGTGATCTTCGGACCACATGTAGTTTAACAGGTCTTGCCATTGATTTGCAAGACTAATGGCAGAATTACTCTGGCACCATTTGATATGAGCAGTAATTAGTGCCTCCAGCCGTTGTTTATGATGCGTGGGTAAAACTCGAACTGTCAAGTGCGCAGGTTCGATCATGGTAGTCATTGAAAATTTTGAAATATCAAGCAGTTGATTAGTGTGCCAGGTTTGTTGTAACTCAATCAGACTTTGGACATTTAATAATCCTATAGTTGATGCTACTCTAAAATTTACAGTTGGGCATTGAGTTTTTAATAATTTTAAATTTGATTCTATAGTTGCCCAATTAGTACCGTGTCGTACATACTCAGCAACCGGGCCACAGGCATCAAGGCTAGCACCAACAGTAACATTGGAAAAGTGTTTCCATAAATCTAGCACACTAATATCGCGATATTGTAATGTAGTAAAATTGGTATTGTAAGCAATTTCCAAATCAGTATTACCGCAGTCAATTAGATATTTTAGAATTTCGTAGTGTTCACTGGCTAGCAAGGGCTCGCCCCCGGCAAAGTAAATTTTTTCAGTAGACGGCAGATACTCTACTATTTCAGAAAATTTGGATTTTCTTTGTTGTAATCGTAAAGAAGCATTAACAGAATCAGTATTGCCGAACAATTCTGCTTCTTCTTGTGCAATAGCACTACTAAAATATCCACTACACATGCGACATTTAAGATTACAAATGTTGTTCAATCGTATGTCAAGATCAATTGGCTCAAATTGATCAATGGTTCCGTCATGCTTGACTGACTTGGCAGAAATAGAAGGATATTTTTTATTATGCTGTGAGCGCAGGCTTGTTATTTTAGAATCTTCTTGGTCATAACAATACGAGCATTCTTTACTGCGCAAGCCCTGGATCATATTAGATCTAATGCGATTAAATTTATCAGAAGTCACTATATCGGTGATAGACTGATCCTTTATGTTGCCAATTGGAAATTTTTGATCAGCAACACAGCATGGTAAAATATTACCATCGGGCCCAATATACAAGTGCATCCACGGAAGCACACAGAATGTATCTTGTGCATCTGTAGGCAACTCCACCAAGGGTAAATTATCAATCAATTCTGTGCGTATAGCACACTCATCAGATGAATACAGAGTTCTGGCTGTTTCCAATTCAGATTCCATATTGTTACTGGTTAGTAACAAAATAAAAAAATTAGAAATATCAATTTGGCTGGCATATTTTTGAAGAGCAACAATAGCTCTTCCAGGCAAATCCTTGTAATCATGTATGTCAGCACAATCTTGTACGACTATTATTCGATATCGATTATCGTACGCCGGCTGATACAATCCCTTTAACTTATTGTAAAGTCGTTGATCACCGCCTGGCTGAAAAAAATCAGACAAATAGATAGGACTAGAGCAATCATATCTTTGTTGTAAGTCTGACAGGATATCTTCTATCATTATAGATTTTGATATATTTTTAACAGTAGCTTAGGATCGTAAAACTCACTTTCGATATTAGTAATTTGGTCTGTAACAATTTGATCTACGCTTTCAAACTTGATTTCGCCCGGAGCGAGATCCAAATCGACTGCGGTGCTCTTAACTGGTAGCAAGGCCATTTCTCTTAAGTTGTAGTCTTTAACAAATGTTTCTTTGATAAAGTTAGCTTCTTCGTAACTGATATCAATGTCTAGTTCTACTCTGACATGCATATTCTTGGCCAACATGTTTGGAGCATTGTCAATCACCTGACTCAGTTTAAGCACACGATACAAGGGTTGTCCTGGCCATGCGTGATATTCTGCTGGCTTGCCCCACTCTAGGACCATCATGCCGCGACTACTGTCACCTGCGTCAGCAAAGTTATGCGGAAAGCAGTTGCCAATATAGTTGATGTTGCGTTTGTTTTGTCGTAAATGGAAGTGTCCAGAATATACTTCGCCTACACCACTAAAGTGATCCACATGTATCTCACCGTGATCTGGCATCTCTACCATGGCGTTCATTTTAAAGTGTGGCAGTTCAAAGTGTCCAAACACATACTGACTGTTTAGTTTTTGTATCTTTTTATGATCGTCACCTACCAGCCATGGGGCAATAGTTACTCCGCCTTCACTGAACCAATCATTGATGACATGTATATTAGGCAAGTGTTGTGCCCATTCTGCACCGTGGATGTCACGCTTGTCTCTGTAGTACAAGTCATGATTTCCTGGAATAAAATAGAAATTATCAAATGCAGCACTTAGTTTCTGTAAACTTTTTAAACTGAAGTGCAGAGTTTGCAAGTTAATGCTGGCACGATGGTGATGCCAATCACCTAGGAACATGCCAGTTTCACAGCCTTGTTCTTTGGCTGTGGCAATAAACCAGTCGATAAAGTCCGAACAGTCTTGATTGTGTACTAGGCTGTTTGATTTCAATCCAAAATGGATATCAGTACATACGGCCGTTTTGCGGAATAGATTTGTCATAATTGTGTATTGTAAACGATTGTTAACGCAAATGCAAGAGATGTTACTTCAAATACTTTTTCATTAATTCAAATACTTCTGGCCATAAATTTTGAAATTTAATTTGGCTCCATTTATCGTAATTTTCAACGCCGTCATAGAATTTGGCCCAAGTGACAGGATTTTTTGGACTAACCTGCAACATGTTCTTCAAATCATCAAACCCAACAAGCGGATATAAAAATCGATCCTCGGGGTGTAACTGATTCTGATGCCAGTCCTGCGCTTCGGTCAGTTGTTCAAGTGCTATTTTCTTTATTTCCAATGGCATGTTGTACATGTCCATAGATGTGTTTTTATTAATAGGTACAAGATTCATCTTTTGTACACCAAGACGATGCGCAACTTTAACTGTATCAACTAGAGTAAACGCACTAAACACCGAATATACAGCATTGATAGTAACCGGCCATCTGTCAGACACATATTTTAAATTCTTTTCAAGTTGCGACCATTGTGCACCAGATCTAACATACTCAAATTGTTGTTCAGTGTTTTCTAAACTGATATTCCAAATGATATTGTTTCTGGGCCGTTTAAGTAGATCATCCAAACAAGGCAAATTTTCTAAATCGTAGCTTAGGTTGGTTATAATACTAATTTTTGAATCCAAGGGCAATTTGGCCAACAAAGTATAATTTTGTTTCATTAACATGGGTTCGCCACCCACTAACATAATTTCCTTGACATCAGCAGAACGATCAAGTATCCAATCTAGCAATTCATCCTGATATACCTTTACTGGAACATTTTTTTGTGCAACAGGCATTCGAGTTGCCCAAGTGCTACTAAAAGTTGAATCGCAATACATACAGCCCAGGTTACAAATATTATTCCATCTGATGTCTACAAATTGCAATTTTAATTGTTCGGTATTTGGATAATAACGAAGATAGTGTTGCCGAAGCGATGCAAGCCCTGAATGAGCTTCGTGTGATATACAGGCCTGGCAGTTTGTACTATGCGGCTCAGAGTTTAACATTGCTTGCCGTAGTTCCGCTAGCACTGGGCCAGACTCAATAGATTCAATTGTTTGTTCGTTTAAGTTACCCAACGAGGTTGAACCTACACAGCAAGTTCGCACATGCCCATCTTCGCGGATGGTTAATCCGTTCCAAGGAGCAGTGCAATACACTTCTGTTTTACTCATTGAGCTTCGTAGTCTTCGCCTGCTGTGATAGTAACAACAGATCCAAAATTAGGATCTTTCTTGCCGGCATTTTGTCTAGTCCATGAAGGATTCAATCCAGCTTGCTCTAGCATATCGTCACGAATGTTTTGATTCTTTTTCTCTAAGTTAAGAATACGAGTAAAACTATTAGTGATAGCGGCAGTGTAATAAGCAAATGGGTTTTGAGACTTTGATTCATCAAACTGGAGACCAATTTGGCTAAGTTGTAGTAGAGCTTGTCCACGCATTTCTTCATTGTAAGTGTATCCTCTCCAGTTACTGCGAGTAGCATAGCGTTCACACAGCTTCATGTACATGGTAGCTAAGGTGCGTGTAGTTTGACCGTGATCCTTGCTGAATTCACCGTGCTCTAAGTCGCCTTTCCAGTGACTCTTGCCTACTAAAAATGGCACTTTATTCTCGTCTAAACGATAGTGATAAAACGGAGGAAAGTTCAAGCGTACATGCTTTTCATCCAACACAGGAATATCCAATAACTCTGCTAGTGGATCTTCTGCTTCAAGTTCTAGCTCAAATATATCTTCAATTTTTTTCTTTTTAGCTGTGGTTTTTGGCACTTTTTTAGGCGCCATTGGTATGTGTTCCCAGCAAGTAATACGAAACACTAAATCGGTATTGGCAATCTTTTTAGGATCTACAATAACACCTTCGCGTTTGAGTCTATCGGCTTTGTTGCGTCTAGCTTCAGCAATAGTGCGCTGGTTAATTTTCTCCACAGTAGGCAAAATAATATCGTATTGGTGATCGTTAACTGGATCTAAATAGGTACAATATGTGTTCTTGCTTAGATGTATTTGTTTTAAGATATCTCTGTTATTGAGGTAGTTTTTAGGTACTACCACTTTAGGTGCAAATGTTGTGGCCAATGGCAAATCTCCTAGTAATGTACTTATTATAACACAGGTCAACCAGTTGTCAACCTTTACATGATAATCTGGGTAGTTTATTTTTGCGGTAAATACTTGATAGGAAAATAATCATGGCAGATGTTAACGATACAGCTGGTTACGAATTTGAAGAATTCACACAGGTACCCGATAATGAAATCGATACAGCACCTGCGGATGTAGATCCAGCAGTAGATCCAGATGTAAGCGCAGGTGAGGATACTGCGGTTCCTGCATCGGATGTCAAGTATTCTGCTGCTGAACTAGATGCATTAGCAGCAGCCAATGGAGTTGATGCTGGCGAAGGCGGAACAATTTCGGATGCATTCTTGTTTGAAAATGAAAATCGCGCACAAATTTCAGCTGGACAGATTGGAGCACTAGTTGGACAAGCACAAACTCAACAAACCAAAAGTGATCTAGCACAGTTTCCAACTAACAGTGATTGGCGTGTAACTCTTAGACTAGCACCCGGTGCAACTTATTTGTATAATGCAGCAGACGCTGGATTACTACAACCACTCAAGGTTACCAACGGAGTTGTGTTTCCATATACTCCGGCAATTAGTACATCATACAAAGCCAACTATAGTAACTATGATTTAACACACAGTAACTATCGTGGATATTTTTATCAAAACAGTTATACCGATGCAGTTACATTAACTGCAACATTTACAGCACAAAGCACCAGTGATGCTGCTTATGTTTTAGCAGTTATACATTTTTTCCGTAGTGTAACTAAAATGTTTTACGGTCAAGATGCACAGAGAGGCAGTCCGCCACCCTTAACATATTTGTCTGGATTAGGCGACTATCAGTTTAATAATCATCCATGCTTGGTTACTAGTTTCAATTATACTTTACCAGCTGATGTTGATTATATCAGCTCAGGTACTCCCAACAATCTTGGATTAAATTTACAACCATTGCAAAATTTATTTTCTACCACAGTGAATTCTATATCGCCAACAGTATCAAGATTGGCCAATGCGTTCCTGCCACCTGGAGCTCAAAATGCTTTACCAGCTCCACTGCAAAGTTTATTAAGCAATCCAACTTATGTGCCTACTAAGATGGACATGGTAATTACATTGTTGCCAGTGCAAAGCCGCAGTCAGATTAGTAAACAATTCAGTCTGAAGAATTTTGGCAACGGTAACTTACTTAAAGGAGGGTTCTGGTAATGGCCGGTCAATACAGCGCAACAAGTCCATACTTTCAAACAGGCTACAGTCAATTCTTTTTAGATACTATGGTTAATCGTCCTATACCCAAAGCATCTGATGATATTTTGTTTACTATCAATACAACTTTCCAATATCGCCCAGACCTGCTAGCATTTGACTTGTACGGTGATGCTGGATTATGGTGGGTGTTTTACCAACGCAATCCAAATACATTAACTGCTCCGCCAACTGATTTTTCTGCCGGCACTGTAATATATTTGCCTAAAATCAATACACTAAAATCTGTACTAGGATTCTAACATGGCAGGCGTAGAAACCATATTCCTGCCTCCGGATTGGCAGCCAGGCGACCCAATTCCAGAAAATGGAGCAGATACTTCTCCAACTGTAACTGTTAGCCAGAGTCAATCTACACCAGCGTCCGACGATCAATATGTCACACAGGATATTCAAGAAGGTAGCGGTGTGGCACCCACATCAGCTGGAGTTGGAGCAGGTACTAGTAGCAATGGTTACGACACTCGCGGAGCCGATGATAACCCAGGAGTATCCAGCAATTCAACACAACAGACACTTAGTCAGACTTTTGCTGGTCAACAAATTGTTTCGCAACCTAATGTACTGGATCAGTATGCCAGTTATACCTATGGTATCAGCTGGTACTTGCTAACACCAGAACAATATAATCAGTTATCGACTCCAAACTTTAACGCCGGTAGTTGGAGTTTGCTCATGCAAAGCGGCGGAGCACCTACAGCTCAAAGAAATCAATTTTTCCCAGATGATTACTATCTTGATGATCTTGAAATAGAAACATTTTTAATGGGCAAAGGTACTAACATGAGTACCAACGGAATGGAAATAAAGTTTAAAGTAGTTGAACCTAATGGTATTACTCTAATTCAAAACTTATATAAAGCTGTAGTTGCAGCATATAAAAACTCTTCGTCAGCTAGCGTAGCAACTGCTACTGGATCAGCCTCACAATTTGCAGCAGCCGGTACTCCTGCGTCCAATCAAACCAATGGAATACCCAACTATGGCGCTGCCCAGTATTGTCTGACAATTGAATTTTACGGATATGATAGCAATGGCACTTTAGTGGCACCGGCTACAGGGCAATACAGTAGCAACGGACAACTAAGCAATACAAACCCGCAGGCTGTGATTAAAAAATATTATCCATTTATTATACAAAACATAACTTTTCGTACAGTAGCAAATGCCATTGAATATAATGTTGTTGCTTCGTCTATACCATATTCAACAGCCGGAAGTCAGTCTCGAGGAACTATTCCTTTTGCCTTTCAATTGTCGGGACAAACAGTCTCACAAATTTTACAAGGTATTCCTAAAACAGGAAGTACTCCTGCTGCTGTTGGCGCAAATATTACTGACTTTGGTGCTAGAGTAGATGCGCCGTGGCCAATACAAGCGGATTCACCTGATACAGCAGACTTGTTCAATGATGGCACTGGATTTGCACCAGGCTACGACCCTAACTCAGGATGGAGCATTTAATGCCATTACTTAGAAGACCCGACGGCACTTATTTTGATCCTTATGCTCAAAATAGAGTTGCATCAACTAGTCCAATTACAGGCGAAACTACACCACCGTTGGCTGTTAGACAAAGTCCAATGGCACCGCCGACAACAAATAATCCGCCTCCTATTGCTACTTCGGCACCGTCAACTGGATCAAATAACATATTCACAGGTTTATGCGAAGCGTTGAATCAACATCAGAAAAAATTAGAAAAACAATTTGTAGGATATGTAGCAGATGAATATGTAATTAATTTTGCTCCTGCAAGCATTGGTGATTCGTCTGTGGTTCAACCAGATTTGGTTTACAGAAACACAGCTGGTAAAAATATTAAAACTGCTCAGGATGTAGTTGACTCAAATCGAGACTCAGTAAACACCAAAAGTCAAAACTGGCAGGTATTAGCTGGAACACAGATTGTTCAATTAATTGATCAAGTCATGCGCAGTAGTAGCTATATTACTAGTCAACAAAAAGTTAATTTTGACGAAGATGGCAAACAAACAAAAAATAAAACTGCTGGCACCAGCGGAGTAGCTGCATGGTACAAGATTAACCTATCAGCACAACAGTTAAAGTATGACCTGGTTAGAAGAGATCATGCGTATCGAATGATTTTTACTATTAGTCCATATGCAATCAATCAGATGTCTAGCCCATACTTTCCAGACAGCACCTATCGTGGCGCACACAAGGCATTTAACTATTGGTTTACTGGACTAAACACACAGATTTTGTCCTATGAACAAGATTATAATCATGCATACTATGTAACATTAACAGGCAACCCAAGTTCGTTAGCAGTGGCGCCACCCAAGGGCATTAATCAGTTTAAAAAAACTTACATGGCTACCAGTGAAGTGCGCGGACAAGGTCAAGCAAACTATGTAAATGAACCAGCTGACAGTGCAACAAGTTTTTTATACAGCGTGTCTGACTTTACTGAAGTAAAAATGAACATTGTTGGAGATCCAGCGTGGATGCAACAAGGTGAAGCATCATTTGGAGTAAACGCACAGACATTTGATTTTAAACCGTTTAATTCAGATGGCGGTATAAACTACGACAGTCAAGAAGTAGTATTCACTGTTAGCTTTAGCAGACCAACTGATTACAACTTTAATACAGGTATCATGAATGTTAACTCCAATGGAGCTCCGCAAGAAACTTTTGCTTTCCGAGCAAAAAGTTGTAAGAATATGTTCAGCAAAGGAAAATTTACACAGGAATTAGTTGGATCATTAATAACTGACATTGCAACTACACCAACAAGTAACAGCAACGGAAGACAACCAACACAAAACACTGCAACCAATACTCGTATATCTGGTACATCGGGCAGTGACATAGATGTACAATCGACATTGTCACCTGGAGAAGAAGTAGTAGTTGATGTTGAATCAACATTATCACCGGGTGAAGAAATAATATCAGAAACTGGAAATCCGCAATCATCACCACCGCCTGAAGATCCTACATCGTCTGGCGACATAGATGTATTTTCTACTCTTTCCGCAGGCGAGGAAGTAATATACGGCGAACAGTCAACTCCACAAATTATAGCAAGGGATGATTAATAATGGCAGGTGAGAATCTAAATCGTAATAAAGGGCAACCAAAAAATTACCAAATGGACCGTGGCGGAATGCCAACGGAAATGGGCCCGTTTATTGGTCGAGTAATGAGTAATACTGATCCTACAAGATCAGGACGATTACAAGTGTACATTGAATTGTTTGGAGGCACAAATCCTAGCGATCAAACTCTGTGGCGCACAGTAAACTATTGCCCACCATTTTATGGCAGCACGCCAACTGGCGGCAGTGCAGGAACAGGATCATTTATACAAGGTAATCCTCAAAGTTATGGCATGTGGTTTACCCCTCCAGATATTGGTGTACAGGTGTTGTGTTTCTTTGTAGGCGGAGATCCAAATCAAGGATACTATACTGGGTGCATACCGGATCAAGGAATCATACACATGATTCCAGCAATCGGAGCTGTGGATAAATCTGAAGCACAAACACAAAATAGCAATCAAGCTTCGTACTTTAACAACGCAACAAGATTGCCTGTAACAGAAATCAATCCATCTAACAATGCAATTGCAGATAATCCAAAATATTTTGATCAGAAAAAACCAGTGCATAGTTATGTGGCTGGCATTTTATTTCAACAAGGATTATTAAACGATCCTATCCGCGGAACTATTGCATCTAGCAGTCAACGAGAAAGTCCTAGTGGTTGTTATGGAATAAGCACTCCGGGTCGAGCAATTTATGCCGGCGGCATTGGCGGAGGAACTGCTGGCGATGCCAGTATCAATCCTAACGATCTAGCAAATAAACCAGCTGCTGCTGCAAAGGTAATTGGTCGCAGAGGTGGGCATACTTTTGTTATGGATGATGGAGATCTTAACGGCAATGATAATTTAATTCGTATTCGTACTAGCAAAGGCCATCAAATTACCATGAGTGATGATGGTAATTGTTTTTATATTTGTCATGCAAACGGGCAAGCCTGGATTGAACTTGGCCAGGAAGGCACCTTAGATGTATATACTACTAACAGCGTAAACTTGCGCAGCGAAGGTACTATTAATTTACATGCTGACAAAGATATCAACATGTATGCTGGAGGAGAGTTAAATCTCAAAGGTAAAAAATCTACAGCTATACAAAGTGAAGGCGATTTAAATATTGCTAACAAAGGAAAAATGACTTTGTTCAGTCAAGGCAGTATGGGCATTAAGTCCACAGGCAGTTTAGCATTAGATAGTCAAATGGGCAGTTGGGCCGCCAAGGCATCTCTTAGTTTAAGCGGTACTGTGTTGTTGCTTAATAGCGGTGGCGGATCACCGGTGTCGGCGCCAAAAGGATTAACCAAGTATCTGCAACCCAATACAGAATTTAACGCTAGTTCTGGTTGGATTGTTTCTCCTACTGGCACAGAAAGTATTTGCACACGAGCGCCTACACACGAACCATACCCGTACCATAATCAAGGTGTAGAAGCGGTTGTATCATTGGAAGATGGCGCTGGTGGCTTACCACCAGATGCTCCAGCAATTCCAGCTGGGGTAACTATTACTAAAACATCATGAGTCAATTTAAATATACCTTACCGTCGGGCGCAACCTTTACCCTAGAAGCTCCAGAAGGAACTACCCAGGCCGAAGCTGATTATATTTTTTATAGTCAAGTTGCCAGCGGAACTCTAGTAGGGTTTGCTCCTGGTCAAAGTATAGGAGGAGCACCCTCTGCAGCAGTGAAGTTTGCTCTTAGTCGATTAGAGCGAGGAACAGCTGGAGTAGACGATATAGTAGTATTATCGATTACCAGCGGCATACCAACAATTAGCGGCAGTATTCCAAATCTAATCAATGTTCCGTTAGAGAATCCAATTACACAGGCAGATTTTGTTAATATTAATGCCGATAACACATTCGCGCCAACTGAAATAGGGCCACTCAATGTTAGTCAGGTGCAAGGACTCATGGCACAGGTTGCTAACTTTACTAGTCAGCAAAGACAAAATCAAGGAATTATTACTCCTACAATTAATACAACAACAGCAAATCAGACAATTGTAAATCAAATAACTGGTATCGGTATCTACGGATTATTCTGCGAGCAACTTGAACAAGCTGGTTATGTTAAGCCCGGAACTTACCTTAGATTTATTGCTATAGATCCTAATGACTTTGTAAGCACTATGAATAGTCCTGGCATTTGGACAGGGCTCAATGGAATTTATAGTCTAGATGAATTTTTAATTTCATTGTCTGACCAAAACTCTGCACAATTAACATTGATGCGAAATGGTTACGAAAGTTTAACAGCCACTGGAGTAATCACTCCGCCAGCAACTCAACCAGCCAGCGCAATGCGAGGGTATGTTTACACACAAAGCGGATTGCAAACAATATCAGCTGTGAGTGCAGCCACAGGAATAGCCATTTCAGTTCCAACAACTTCTGGATTATCGGCAGCAAACACTCCGTTGGCTAATTTATTATCAACTCCGCTTACTAACCCTGGATCGTTGGCAACCGGCGCATCAAATTTAACAAATCTTAGTCCTGCCATAACAAGTGCGTTGAAAAATACAATCACTGGCGACATAGGCGCATTGGTAGCTAATGCTAGTAAATTTGGAACTAACCTTGCAACCAGCTGGGCCAAGTCAGTTGGCTTGGGAGACATAACTAAATTAACAAATTTAAACTTGGGTTCGTTGCCCGGCAACTTAACCAGTTTACTTCCGCCAAACTTGGCTGGCCTGGCTGCAAATATTCAAAATCTTGATGTGCTAGGTAAAGCTTCACAATTTGCTAGTACTTTTTCTAATCCATTGACTAGCTTATCAAATCTTGGCAATTTTAATTTAAGTAGTTTGCCAAGTTTGAGCAGTTTAACCGCCGGACTTCCTGGACTTAGTAGTCTAGGTAACCTAGGTAATTTAAGTAACCTAGGCAGTTTGAGTAGTTTAACTTCTGCAATACCAGGCTTGAGCAATTTGGCTAGTCTAGGTAATTTTTCAAGTTTGGCAAATTTTGGCGGACTTGGTAGTCTTGGTAGTTTGGGTGGATTATTTGGCGGTGGTGGTGACAGTCTAGTTAGTGCTACAAAAGTCGCTGCCGGATTCACAAATACTGTAAGTCGTTCAGTTGTTAACACAGCATTTACTCGAATTTTAGGTAGTTCTAAAATCCCAGTGCCACAATTTGATTATATTGCACCTGGATCTGCATCTTTAAATGCCTCTGCCGATATCACTGCTGCACAGAACTTTTTACAAGGATTAAGAACACAAGGCAGTCAGCTACTAGGCAGTGCAGCAAATATTTTTGGATAATCTTGAGTTTTTATTATAGAGTAAATACAGTATGCCTACATTCATTGGATTTAACACTATTGGTCAAAATAAGAAGTTTACTAGTGTAGACTTTGATTTAATTAAAATTGACCTACTAAACGCATTTAACATTCGCCAAGGTGAGCTAGTTGGCCGCCCTGGATATGGAACAGTTATCTGGAATTTCTTGTTTGAAAACCAGACAGCTGACACTCACGCACTTATTACTCAAGAAATACAAAGAGTTTGCGCCGGTGATCCTAGAGTGTATATCAGCGGCATGCAACTATTTCCTCAAGAAAACGGCCTATTAATTCAACTAGGCGTAGCTGTAGTTCCAAGCACAAATGCACAGTTGTTGAGTATCTTTTTTGACCAACAACAGCGTCGTGCTACCTATGTTTAACTACCCAGTTTATTAACATAATAAATACATTAACATTGGAATAACTATGGCCACAACTACAAGACAAACAGCGATATTTGGCGTCGAAGATTGGAAAAGAATCTATCAAACCTATCGCGAAGCAGACTTTCAAAGCTATGATTTTGAAACCTTGCGCAAGAGTTTTGTAGACTACTTACGCTTGTATTATCCAGAAACATTTAACGATTACATTGAATCTAGTGAGTTTATTGCTTTACTAGATGTCATGGCATTTATGGGCCAATCATTGGCCTTCCGTACAGATTTAAACACTCGTGAAAATTATTTAGACACAGCAGAGCGCCGTGATTCTGTGGTTAAACTTGCTAATTTAGTAAGTTACACTCCCAAGCGTAACACTGAATCCAGCGGTTATCTTAAAGTATTTTCTGTTTCGACTACAGAAAATCTAGTAGACTACAACGGCATTAATCTTTCTAACTTGACAGTTAACTGGGCCGATCCAACCAATCTTGATTGGCAAGAACAGTTCACTACCATTATCAATGCTAGTTTAGTTAACACACAAAAATTTGGACAACCTGCAAATGATCAAGTTATCCTTGGAGTAGACACACAGGAATATACTATTAACTTAGTGCCAGGCTTCCTTCCAATTATTCCTTACACTGCTACTGTAGACACAGTAAACATGCCGTTTGAAGTTGTCAACGCGACTTCAGTAGGTCAAAATTATGTTTACGAACCAGCACCGTTGCCTAATGGACAATTTAATGTTTTGTTCCGTAACGATCAACAAGGTTATGCCAGTGCTAACACAGGATTCTTCTTCTTGTTCAAGCAAGGTGTATTACAAAATCAAGATTTTAATTTGCCAGAGCGAATTAGTAATCGCGCCGTAGGTATTAACATCGAAGGCATTAACAATACTGATGTATGGTTATATCAGCTAGACGATGTAGGAAATATTTCCAACTACTGGCAAAAAGTTCAAAGTGTGTTTACAGCCGCTGCTGAACAGTTGACTCCTGGTACAAGAGATATCTACAGTATCAGCAGTAGAACCAACGATCAAATTACATTAAACTTTGGCGATGGTATTTTTAGTACCATACCAGTAGGCACATTCCGTACCTATGTTCGTGCAAGCAATGGTCTAACTTACATTATCAATCCTGAAGAGATGCAAAGTGTTCAGGTACCTATTAGCTATGTAAGCCGCACAGGACAAATTGAAACAATTACATTTACTTGTGGTATTACAACTCCAGTAACAAACGCTCAAGCTCGTGAAACTATTAACGAAATTAAACAGCGAGCACCAGCGCAGTACTACACACAAAATCGTATGGTCAACGGCGAAGACTACACAAACTTCCCATTCACTCAATACAACAGTATTCTTAAAAGTACTGCACTAAATCGTGCAAGCATTGGTACTAGCCGATACCTTGACTTGGTTGACGGTACTGGCAAATATTCTAGTACAAACATCTTTGCTAGCGATGGCGCACTATATGAAGTTGATACCTTGCCGGCATTTCAGTTCAGCTGGTTAACAACCAATGACATCAGTGATGCTGTACTAAATCAAATCGATCCATTGGTTCTTAAGTCTGGCATGCAACAATTTTATTATGCTAATTTTTTAAGACCAAATTTAGCAGTATTAAATTACACATGGCATCAAAGCACTGTAATTACAAATGAAACAACTGGATACTTTCAGAATGCCGCTGGCGAGCCAGTTTCGATTGGAACCTATGCTAGTAATAACGCCAAGTATATTCAAGTAGGCAGTTTAGTAAAGTTTGTTCCGCCTGATGGGTATTACTTCAATAAAGAAAACGAATTAGTAGCAGGAACAGCAACATTACCAGACGAAAAAACAGTAATCTGGGCTAGCCCCACTGCTGTATATTTGGCAGGCACAGCTGACGGCCTTGGTAATCTTCCTAACGGATCTGGTCCAGTGGTGTTGAATACTTTTGTTCCAACTGGTGCTATTCCTGTACAAGTTATTCCTGTGTTTACCACAGATATTCCAACTACAGTGCAACAAACTATTGTAAATCAGATTTACTTAAATCAAAATTTTGGTATTGGTTACAATAATTTAACTAGCACATGGTATGTGATTACTTCGAACAATCTTGATGAGAATGCGACATTCAGTCTAGAAAATGCACAAAGCACTACTGGTACCAATCAGGATGCTAGTTGGTTAATACAGTGCACCTACAACGGATACAGTTATACTGTGGTTTCAAGATCATTGAACTATTATTTTGGTAGCGTGTTAGAAACAAGATTCTTCTTTTACACTAGCGATCCAATCTACGATAGCAGAACAGGCACAGTTATCCGTGACTATGTAAATGTTTTAAAAATTAACAGTCGCCCTGACAGTGCAGTAACATTGGGTACAGATAATGTTTTAACTATTATTGATCAGCCAATCTTAAGTGACGGACTAGTAGATGACTTCCAAGTTGAAGTTAGTTTTGCTAGAGCCAACAACGGACTAACTCCTGTTAATCCAGATTTCTTTGACGATATCGTAGCACCATCTGTTAACTCCACTGACAAATATGTGTACTTCCAGTCAACTGTGGATTTTGATAACCTACAACGATATCTACTAGTTGCAAACACTGGAACCAAAGGCACCATTGACAGTAGCTACGGAACATTGTCTGAGATACAAGCAGTTCAGACACAATACTCATTAGGGCAAGTGTTTTATGCTTATGCTGAAACAAACTCAGTTGGCCAAAATCAAGTATTTTATGTTCTTGGTGTTGATAATCTAGGCAACCCTACACTAACTGTGGACAGCTCATATCTTGCGCAAACAGGTCGCCAGAATTTGTATTTCCAATATCGCCATAACAGTCCGTTGACTAGTCGTATTGATCCTGGATCAACAAACATCATTGATGTTTACCTAGTAACCAACGACTATTATACAGCCTATCAAAATTGGTTGAAAGATACCACCGGTACCGTACAGAAGCCTGAGATGCCAACCATTGACGAACTAAACACAGCCTATGCAGGATTGCAAGATTATAAAATGATTTCAGATAACATGATTCTTAACAGTGTTGACTTCCAACCGTTGTTTGGACAAAAGGCACAGCCTGCATTACGAGCAACTATTAAAGTTATTCAGTCTACTCAAAGTACTGCTAGCGTTAGTGCAATTAAGAATTTAGTTGTGGCTAATATGGATGCATTCTTTAATCTTGATTCTTGGAACTTTGGCGACACATTCTATTTCAGTGAACTGAGTGCTTACATACATCAAAACATTGGTGATGTTGTGAGTTCTGTAGTATTGGTTCCTTTAAACCCACAAAAGAGTTTTGGTGATTTGTATGAAATTAGATCTGCACCAAATCAAATATTTGTAAACGGCGCTACTGTCAATGACATTGAAGTTATTTCTGCATTGACTAGTACTAACTTACAAACCGCACCTGGCAGTGGAGTAATTTAATGGCTAATCAAATTCGCACAGTTAATTTACTGCCAGAGATATTTCAAACACCAGTTAATCGTCAATTTTTAAATGCAACATTAGATCAGCTTGTTCAAAATCCGTCATTTAAAAAGACACAAGGATTTGTTGGTCGTCGTGTTGGACCTGGTGTTAATGCCAATGATGGTTATGTAGTCGAACCAACCAACGCTCGCAGAGATTATCAATTAGAGCCAGGCGTAGTTCAATTAGACCCAGACAATTCTCGTCGTGTAATTGATGCTATTACCTATCCTGGAATTAACGATGCACTAGAATTGCAAGGCGCTAATGTTTCTAACTCGGACAGCTTGTACACAAGCGACTATTACACATGGGATCCGTTTGTAGACTTTGACAAGTTTGTAAACTATGCTCAATATTATTGGTTACCACAAGGACCCGACGAAGTTGATGTATTCAGTGGCGGTTATCCACTAACTGATAATTTTGTAGTTACTCGAGCCAACGGTGCCTATACTTTTTCTGGCTACAATGGCAACGATCCTGAAATCACACTAGTTCGTGGCGGCACTTATACTTTTCAAGTAGCACAAAATCAGTCCGAGACTGAAAACTTTCGTGTAACTGATAATCCAACCAGCTGGGCTATTGATTATGCACCAAATCCAACACTAACATTGGTTCGTGGAAATACCTATGTGTTTGATCTCACACAGAAAGTAGCAAGAGCTTTTTATATCAAGACTCAAATAAGCCTTGGTACAACAAATATCTATAGCAACGGTGTTACTAATAACGGCGCAAGTACTGGACTAATAACTTTCACAGTACCGCAAGATAGTCCAGATGTATTGTATTATTCTAATGATACTGATCTTAATTTTAGTGGACAGTTCATTGTGGTTGATGCTGAATCTGGCACAGGTCCTGGATTTTGGATTCAGACCGATCCAGGTGTTAATGGTCGAATTCCAGCTACACCAAACATCAGCAGTCGTGATGTATTAGGTGTTGTTAACAACGGCGAAGACCTTGGAACAGTTACATTTAATGTTCCACTAGCAACAGCCCAGAATTTTTATTATGACATGCCAAGCATTGGCAGTGTTGATTTAATTACTACCACTTTACAGTTTGATCAAGTTAATAATCAAACTGTTAGTGCATTCTTTGAAACAAACCCTACTGGTATCGATGGAACTCGCGACTTAAATAATCGCACTATTGTTTTTGTTAACAATAACTCAGATCCTGACACTGGTGGTTGGCAACAAACTACATTCTTTGATCCATTGCCAAGAAATGATACCTTCAATACCGATATTGGATCATTTGATACACAACTATTTGATCAAACTACCTTTATTACTGATCCTGCTATACAATATAGTGTTTGGCAGATACAGTATGTTCCAGCACCTGACGGAGAATTATACATTTCGTTAGTTAGTGTGATGCCGGTTGCTGAATTAAACAAATTTAATATTTTATTTGGTACACAATATTCTAGTACCAGTTGGTATAAAAATTCAGATGGATTCTTTGAGCAGATTCCATTACTAACTGCTACTAAAAATGTACTGTATTATCAAGACGGCACAGACCCTAATATTTTTGGTGCGTTTAGAATTATTGATCAAGCTGCTGCTAGTACTATTGATGTTTCTAGTATACTCGGTCAACAAAACTACACCAGTCCCAATGGAGTGGTTTTCACTAATGGAATGAAAGTTGTATTCCGTGGATCCGTTGCGCCTGCAAGTTATCAAAATAACACTTACTATGTTGAGGGAGTAGGAACATCTATTCAGTTATTGTCAACTAGCATATTTGAAGCAAGTGCTGACCAGGCAACGATCCCAGATTATCTAACAATCAATCGTGCTAGTCCAGATTTAAATCCATGGACAAGAACCAATCGTTGGTTCCATATTGATGTAATCAATTCCTCGGCGGCCTACAACAATACTGTTCCAGTGTTGGATAATAATTTCCGTGCTGCTAGACCTATTTTAGAATATCGTGCTGGAACAAGATTATTTAATTTTGGCACTCAAGGTAAGCCAGCAGTTAACATCATTGATTTTAATCAAACAGACGCATTAAGTAATGTCAATGGACAGCCTGGATATACAGTAGACGGCTATCAATTCGTCAACGGTTCACGAGTTATTTTTGCTGCAGATACCGATCCAGAAGTTCGTAGAACAATTTATACAGTGCAATTCATTACTCCTGACACTGTAGAGCCCTTGATCGATGAACCAATTATTGCGCTGATTCCTGCCGCTGATGCAACAGTATTGTTTGATCAAAGCGTGTTAATTTTAAACGGCAACACCGAAGCAATGTTAACTTATTACTTTGACGGTGTTGAATGGTTAGAAGCACAACAAAAAAATAGTGTTAACCAACCTCCTTTGTTTGATGTATTTGATTCCAATGGTATAAGTTTTGGCAATAAAGCAATTTATCCTAGTAGTACATTTACTGGTAGTCCATTGTTCAGCTATGCTATAGGTGATGGAGATCCAGATTTAATCTTAGGATTCCCACTAACTTATCTAAGCCTAACTAACCTTGGAGATATTGTTTTTGACAATAATCTCTACGCAGATTCTTTTAATTACACCATTGACTCTGTTGGAAAAACAGTTGACATCAGTACAGGTTTTGTAAGACAATACAGCGATCGCATAACTTATACAAGAGAAATTGGATGGCAGACTGCTGCTACTCCTAGTCTTGTACGCCAACAATTTCAATTTACCTATGATGGATCTCCACTGCTATTAGATGTAGCAGTAAATCCTAACGAAGTAGTTCCGTCAATACAAATTTTTATCAATGATACATTTATAGAATCTAATCAGTATACTGTAACCATTGGTACCAACACCACAACTATTAATTTGTTGTCAACATATACCAATGGTGATTTAGTCGAAGTTCTAGTGTTAAGTGACCAAGTTAGTAAAGTTGGATTCTACCAAGTTCCGATGAACTTGTCAAACAATCCATTGAATGGCAACAGTACACAGTTTACTTTAGGTACAATACGCAATCACTACAGTACAATCGCAGAAAATCTTATTGATCTAAGTGGTCCGGTAATTGGTGCAAACAATACCAGAGACCTTGGCAATATTATTCCTTACGGTTTACAGATCCTACAGCAAAGTTCGCCGCTAACCTTAACTGGTTATTTTATGCGCGATCCAAACTACAATATTTTTGCTGCATTAGAATATAACAGCCGCGAGTATATTAAGTTTAAATCAATATTATTGCAAACAGTTACTAAATTTAGTTTGGCAGAATACCAAACAATGACTGTGGCTGAACTATTAGATGCTGCAATAGCGCAGATAAATTTAGGTGACACTAGCTTGACTCCATTCTACTGGAGTGATATGTTACCAACTGGCCCAACATTCACTTCATCAGTGACAACAGTTAATCCTATAACCACACAGGTGTTTAACTTAACTCAAACTTACAGTTACACAACATCAAGTTATCAAGGGTTGTTGGTATATGTTAATAATGTTTTATTAACCCGCAATTATGATTATGTAGTGTCCACCGAAGGACCTACATTAACTATCACTATTCCTTTGGCAGTTGGCGATGTTGTTACCATTAACGAGTACACAAACACAGCTGGTAATTTTGTTCCAAACACACCAACTAAACTTGGATTATATCCTAAGTATCGTCCAGAGATTTTTGTTGACCCAGACTATGTTGATCCAACTACAGTAATTCAAGGCCACGACGGCAGTATCACAGTAGCGTTTGGCGATATTCGCGACCAAGTGTTGTTAGAATTTGAAACACGAATTTTTAATAATCTTAAAAATGATGGTAACCCTCCTCCGTTGGTAATTGAGGATGTATTGCCAGGTTTCTTCCGCACAACAGATTATACTTCATCTGAAATTAATCAAATTCTTGGCGAAGAATTTTTAACCTGGGTTGGATATAACAAAGTTGATTACAACACTCAAAATTATATTCCAGGAAATGAGTTCACCTACAACTATAGTCAAGCTGGTAATAAACTAAACGATGCTAGTCTGCTAGGAGCATGGCGCGGCATCTATCGTTACTTCTATGATACTCTTGCTCCTAACATATCTCCGTGGGAAATGTTAGGCTTTAGCGAGCAACCAGACTGGTGGGAAAATCGTTATGGTCCAGCACCATATACTAGTGACAACTTGGTTCTCTGGGGCGACCTAGAAGCAGGTTTAGTAGCAGATCCAGTAGGTTATTACATTAATCCTAAATATGTTCGTCCAGGATTGACACAAGTTATTCCAGTTGGTGAGCAAGGCGAATTATTGGCACCATTAGACAGCGTAGTTGGAAATTACGATCCAACTGGATTTGTTAAGAGCTGGCAAGTTGGCGATGGTGGTCCTACTGAAGCGTCTTGGTGGGCAAGTTCAAGCTACCCATTTGCAGTAATGCGTTTGTTAATCCTTACACGCCCTGCAGAATTCTTTAGCTTGTTTGCTGACCGTGACTTATATCGTTACAACGCAGAATTTGATCAATATTTGTATAATGGTCGTTATAGAATTCAACCACAAAGTATTCAAGTATATGGTAATGGCCTAAGCAAGGCAAGCTATATTAACTGGATCGTTGATTATAATCGTCAGCTAGGTATTAACAGCACCGATGCATTAACTACTGATTTGTCTAATCTTGATGTTAGACTTTGCTATCGTGCAGCATCATTTATTCCAGAACAAAATTTAAATTTATATCTTGAAAAATCTAATCCAAGCAGTCAAAATAGTAGCTTGTTGATTCCACCCGAGAGTTATAATTTATTATTGTACAAGAATCAACCATTCAATGAAATTTCATACAGTGCTGTAATTGTTGAAGTCACATCCGATGGATATGCAGTGTACGGTTATAATAGTGTAGTTCCGTATTTCCCAATCCTGTCAAGTAAAATAAACGGTATCTCTCAAGTAGTGTCTGCTGGAAATACATCAGTGACAGTGCCAAGTCAATACAGCGACAGTATTGTAAATGTTCCTTATGGTTACACATTTAGCAATCAAACCAGTGTCGTTGACTTCTTGTTGAGTTATGGTGCGTATCTGTCTAGTCAAGGTTTAGAGTTTACAGTAAAAGAAAACGGTTATACTCTTAACTGGTTGCAAATGGCGCAAGAGTTTTTATACTTCTCAAATCAAGGCTGGGGTGCTGGAACCATTATCAACTTAAATCCATCTGCTACCCAGATCAACGCATTAAGACCTGGCGCAGTTGTTGATAACATTATAAGTTACTCACCAGAAAACATGTTGCTTGATCAAAACCGTCAAGTAATTGAATCTCGCAACTTAGTAATACAACGCGAAGGAGACTCATTCTCAGTGGGTGTTACTCCTGGCCGCAATCAGACCATTAGCTTCTTACAGTTAAAATTTACTGATTACGAAGACATGATTGTATTAGACAATCGTACAATTTTTAACGATTTAGTTTATAATACTGTAACCGCTGAACGCCAAAGTCGTTTAAGAATGGTAGCATCAACATCAACTGACTGGGATGGTACACTTGATGCGCAAGGATTTATATTAAATCAAAACAATGTTGTAGCATGGAAGCCAAACACCAAGTACACCAAGGGTGAAATTGTTATTTACAAAAACAGCTATTGGCAAGCAGCAACAATTGTTCAACCTAAAGAGAAGTTTGAATATACTGACTGGTATAAGAGCAATTATAATTTAATACAACAAGGCCTATTGCAAAACTTAGCAACTAAAGCTGATCAGTTGGCCAACAGTTATGACACACAAACTGCAAATCTTAACAACGATAATGATTTATTAGCCTATGGATTGATTGGATTCCGTCCGCGCCAATACATGGTTGATCTTGACCTTAGCGACACTAGCCAGGTTAATCTGTATCAAGAGTTTATCAAGACCAAGGGTACCTTGAAGGCCACAGACTTGTTTACCAATGTTAATTTCAACAAGGAAACAGGACAGTACAACATCTACGAAAACTGGGGTATATTAGTTGGCACATACGGTGCAAATGCTAATCGCAGTTGGTTTGAAGTTGACTTAAACGAAGCTGCACTAACTGGCAATCCAAGCACAATACAAATTATCAACCCAGGCGAAACAAGTCTAGCAAACCAACCAGTGTATCTAAACAACTTGTGGGCAGAAAGCTATAAGATCCCAACAACAGATATATTGCCAACGACTTACACTCGCAATCTTGACACTGCGTTGCCGACTGCCGGATATGTTAACATCAACGATGCTGACATCACTGTGTTTAACTTAAATGATCCAAGCTCAATTTCTGCTAAACTTGATACAATTGGCAATGGAACTACAATATGGGTAGCACAAGATAACAGTTACAACTGGAACATATATCAATGTCAACAAGTTCCTGGGCGTTTAGTACAAGTAACTGATAATCTTAACGGTACAAGTATTGCACAATTCTCATCTGTGGTTAATCTTAGTGTTGGCGATTTAATTATTGTTCGATTCTTTGACAGCTCAATTGACGGTGTGTATCGAGTACTAAGTATTCCATCGATAAATTCTGTTACAATTGAATATGCATTCGTTAATACAAACCAAACTTCTGTAACCGGAACCGGCATTGTATTCTATTTACAAACCATGCGTGTTAGCCAAGCAAGCGATGTTATTAATTTGCCATACACTACACAATTGGTTCCAGGAGCAACAGCATGGGTAGACAATGATGGATCAGGACATTGGGAAGTAATACAAAAACAAAATCCGTTTAGTCAAATTGAATTATTGAGTGCATCAGCAGTTCAGCCTAATTCATTGTATGGTAGTAGCCTTTCACAAAGCGCAGATCACTTCGCATTGTTAGTTGGCAGTCCAAATGATGATTCTGGTCGTGGTGCAGTTTATACATATCGTGTAGATTCAACCAATCATTATGTTGAAAATTTAGAATTAATTTTAACAGCAACTGACGCAAGTGGTTATGGTTGCAGTGTTGATTTTGGTAATCGCGTTTGGTCAGTCGCAGGTGCTAACACTAGTAACTCTGGTGCTGGTTATGCAACTACTCTTTATCTTGTTCCTGGCACAGCAAACTATGTACAGACACAATTATTAGTTGCACCAGATCAAGACTTTAGCGCAATTGGGTTTGGATCGGCAGTACAAATAAGTGACGACGAACGATGGATGTACATCGGCGCACCAGGTGCAAATCGAGTGTATGCATACGGTCGTGTAGATATTCCGGTACAAGTTGTAAAATATGTAACTGACGGAATCACAGCTACCTACATTTACAACACCGATATTGAAATCAATTCTACCAACCACGATCAGTTAACTGTATCCATTGGTAACTTTGAAGCACAGTATGGTGTAGATTACTTGATCAATGCTACATTGGTTCAATTTTTATATGTTCCTGCACCTGGACAAGAATTAATTATAACTCGTCGTCAAGTTGCTACTTTAGATGCCACTGCAGGTCCATCGTATAACCTTGCACTTTCTTTATACACAGCCACAAGTTATGATTCCTTCACAGTTGAAGTTGATGGAGTGCTACAAAGACCATACATTGATTATACATTCAGTGGAACAACTCTTACTTTCATAACAGTGCCGTCAGTGAGTGCTATAATTCAAGTAGTAACAGGAACTTACTGGAAGTATGTAGATTCAATTGAAGTAGATGGAGTAGACTCTGCCGCTAATTTTGGATCTAGCATTACAACAGATCGCTTAGGAAGACAGATTCTAATAGGCGCACCAAACGAGGTAGTACTGGACTCTAACAATCAGTCAATTAACTCTGGTGCTGTGTACGCTATTGATCGAAGTGCGGTTCGTTATATTGTATCTAATGCAACACAATACACCTACGAAATTCCTGGTTCATTTGCAGACCCAGTGGCAGTATTGTTAAACAACCAATACTTAACTAATAATGCTCAATACATCAACGGTCAATTTACAGTAAGCGGCAGTGATATTATTTTATCTAGCGAGCTTACATTAACCATTGGCGACATAATTGAAATTGAAACAAATCAATTCCAGTTAGTAGAAAAAGTTGAGCCTAACAATCCAATTGATGAATCAGCATTTGGTCATTCTATTGATATTTGCTACAACAACTGTAGCGTATATACAGGTGCTCCGCTCGATGGTTCTGTGCGAGTACAAGCTGGCTCCGCTCAACGAAATGTCAATCAATCTCGTGTGTACGGCGTAACAACATCAACTATTGCAAACCCAGTGCTAACAGGTGGCGATACTATTCGCATCAATAATACTGAAGTTACAATACCAGATTCACCAAACAACACAATCGCTGGATTGGTTTCTGTAATCAACTCTTCCGGCATTCCAAATGTTACTTCTACAAGCAGCGCCGATGTTTACTTAACAGGCGATGGCTCAACAAAAATATTTGAAATTGGTAACATGTACTCTTCTGCTAGCTCTTACAATACTGTAGTGTATGTAAATGACACATTACAAACAGTTGGAGTTAACTATACCTACAACAATACCACACAACAGATTGCATTTGTGTTGGCACCGTCATATGGCGCAACAATTAAAGTAGTATCTGGAAAAATAACAATTAATGTTATCAATACAGATGCAGCAATAACCTTTAATAAATTAACAGTGTTACCAGGCGTAATTGGTTCTGCATTTTATGACATTGGTTTTGTAACTTATCCTTACACTCAGACTATTACCAGTCCTAACCCAACAGATTATGCACAGTTTGGTTCAGCTGTTAGTGTGAATACCAATGCAGTTAATTTAGTAGTAGGCGCACCAAACGGTGATGTATATGAGCCAACTACATTTGATGGTGGCGAAACATACTTTGATGACCGTAGCACTACATTCTTTAACACTATTGTAAATTCTGGTGTAGCATACACATTTGATTACTTGCCTAGCGCAACTTCATCAATTACTGATCCAGGTAACTTTGTTTTTGGTCAGCAAGTATATTCATCTGATTTGAACACAGGCGACCAGTTTGGTCTTGCAGTAAATTATCGTAGTCAGCGTCTATTAGTTGGTGCTCCGGGAAGCGACCTTGGCGACAGTTCAGCTAACTATGGACAAGTAGCAGTGTTGGATAACCCAACAGATGCTCCGGTCTGGACAGTGATACATGCACAACAACCGACTGTTGATGTTTCTCTATTGAATTCTGTTTATTCTTATAACAAGTTAGCTACAACTAACCAAGCACAAACATATTTTGACTTTATTGATCCACTACAAGGTAAGATCCTAGGTGTGGCTCGTAGAAACATTGACTACATTGGCGCAGTTGATCCTGCTAATTACAATTCTGGAACTATTCATAACATTGGAACCAGCTGGGGTGAAACTCATGTAGGTCAAATTTGGTGGGATACAAATAGTGTTAGATTTATTGATCCTAATCAAGACAATATTATCTATGCTAGCCGCAGATGGAGTCAAGTATTTCCAGGCAGTACCATTGACATTTATCAGTGGGTTGAAAGTTCAGTTCCTCCTGCTAACTACACTGGTGACGGTACTCCGCTTAGTTCTACCAGTTACACAGTTAAGTCATCAATTACAGACACTGGAATATTAGTTACTAGCTACTATTTCTGGGTAAGAGGATTATCAACTGTAGCGACCGCTTATGGTAAAACACTCAGCACAAACGCTATTGCCAGTTATATTTTAAATCCAATCAGCAGCGGACTTCCGTACATTGCTGGTATCAACGCAAACACTGTAGCAGTTTACAATGCTTCAAGTTTATTGTCAGCAAGTGATACAATATTGCATGTTGAGTACGATCGTCAAGCACTTGGTGGCAACGCAGACATTCACACTGAATATCAATTCATAGCAGACGGGCGAGCAAATGCATTTTTAAATGCCAATTTATATCGTAAGTTAATTGACAGCTTATGCGGTGTTGACACAGTAGGCAACGCAGTTCCAGATCCATTATTGAGTCCAGGACTTCAATTTGGTGTAGAATTCCGCCCACGCCAAAGTATGTTTGTTGACCGATTTACTGCTTTACAGAATTATCTAGGTCGTGCAAACTCAATATTGGCACAATTTCCAATTAGCGAAACTCGTAGCTTTAACTTATTAAACAGTTCAGAGCCAACTCCTGCTGCCAATTCAGGTGCATGGAACTATGAAGTTCCAAACCTTGAAGTGTTGGCGTACCAGGATCTTGCACTTGTTCCTTATGGATATTTGTATTTGGTATTGTCAGACAGTACACAAAACGGTCTGTGGACAATTTATGAAGTTGTTGCAGGTACAACTGTAGGATCAAAAGAGTTAAGTTTGGTTCGTGTACAAAATTACGATACAGCACTGTATTGGAATTATATCAATTGGTATCTTCCTGGATACAATAGTTCTGTACAGCCGTTGGCAACAGTTCAAAATGTTTCAAATCTACAAACTTTGAGCCTGGCAACTGTGCCAGTTGGTGGTAGTGCTAAAGTTACTGCCAACGGCCAAGGAAAATATGAAATTTACCTGCGTACAGACCTAGGTTGGGATCGTGTTGGCCTTGAAGATGGTACTATTGCATTTAAAGAAGAACTATGGAATTACTCAGTCGGACTATACGGATTTGACAGTGAAGTATTTGATGCACAGTACTTTGATCAAGAACCAGTAATCGAGACTCGTCAAATTATTAAAGCAATCAACGAAGAATTATTTGTTGGCGATTTATTAATTGAACGCAATCAGTTATTGATGTTGATGTTCCAGTACATTTACACTGAATTTACTAACCCGTACTGGTTAATCAAGACCAGTTACATTGATGTAGATCATGTGATTCGTGGATTATTGCCGTATCAGTTATTCCAGCCAGACAATCAAACATTCGTGTTGGATTACTTGAATGAAGTTAAACCATTCCATGTACAAAATCTTGCGTTCAATTTAATCTATGATGGATCTGATGAGTATCCAGGTAACCTAATAGACTTTGATGTTCCGGCTTACTGGAATACTGCATTACCTATTCCTCAGTTTACAAGCCCAGTGTTAACTCCTTATACCATGTCAGGTAGTTTAGTTGAATCAACTAATAGTGATGCTGCGCCTAACGCACAAATATGGTTAGAAAATCCATGGGCACAATGGTACAACAATTACTTGTTAGAAATTGAAGGCGTTACAGTTATCAATGGCGGATCTGGATATACTATTGCTCCTGATGTAGTAGTAACTGGTGATTGCATTACTCCAGCAACTATTACAGCAATCATCAACGGTTCTGGACAAGTTAGTGGCGTTAATATAGTAGATCCAGGTTACGGATATAGTACTACTGCAATTATTACATTCACTGGCGGTAACGGATCTGGAGCCATAGCTGTATCACAAATGGGCAACGGCCTTGTACGATCTATTAAGACTACAATCAAATACGACCGTTATCAATATTCAACCAGTATTGCTGAATGGCAAGCCAATGTAACCTACATCCAGGGCGCAAGAGTACGCTGGTCTAACGCAGTTTGGGAAGCTGATCAATCTGGATCAAGTTCTGTGTTTGTTCCTAGCAATTGGACATTAATCGAAGCTGGTGACCTAAGCGGTGTTGACCGCACAATGGGATACTATGTTCCTGGTATCAACATGCCTGGCTTGAGCCTTCCACTGTTGATAGATGGTATTGATTATCCAGGTGTACAAGTAACTGCTCCTACATTCAGTCAAAATACTGGTTTTGATGTTGGTAATTTTGACATCAACCCGTTTGATAACATTGCATATGGAGCAGAAGGTGCACCAACATACTCACCTGAAATTTTAGATGCAATATATTCAAGCTCGTACTTGGATACCTATTTAGGTACAAGACCTACTGACATTAATGTTGACGGCGGCGCCTATGTTGACACATATAGTAGTCATGCACCAGAAGAATTAATCCCAGGTGCAGAATTTGATACCTTAGACTTTAGAGTTTACACAACTCCTGGTGCTGACTGGCTTGGCCTTGGACACGGATTCCCAATAGCTAGTCGTCGCTATGAGTACGATCCTGCTAACCCTACAATAAGTTTTGCTAATGTACTAGCAAATCCAATGGTTGTAATATTGTTTAATGCTACTCTTGAATTAGCAATTGAGCCGTTGTCGTACAATTGGGCTGAGTATGAATTAACTGTTGATCCAACTACAGCAAGAGCTGGCGACACTATAATTGCGTATGTTACAGGTGTAGGCGGTGGAAATCAACTGTATCTTGAGACCTATAACGAAGCATCACTTGACTCAGTCGTTGTACCGTTTACAACTCCGGTTGCTTTTAATAGTTCAACAACATATTTCTACGGTGATGTAGTTTCTTATAACAATCTGTTCTATCAATCAATTGACAATGATTTTTCTGGACAACTACCAACTAATACAACTTATTGGACAGAAATTTCAGGTGCGGCTCTCATATATGAATTCCTAATTTATAATGGCGAAACACAATTAGTCAATGGAGTTGATTATACCTATGCGCAGATTGCTGGAACAAACAATACTCTAGTAACATTCACTGATACTTACGGCATTACAGATCGTATCAATCTTGCTGCGTTTGGATATGGTTACAACGGCACAACTTACAGTTGGAGTTTACCAGTATTCCAGACTACTACAGTTACTGACTCATCACAATTAACTTACACATTAACTAATAGTTTACAAGGTACAAACCCAGTTAACATAATGGTATTGCGTAACGGTGTAAGAGCTCGTCCATACGAAAGCGTACGATATATTGGTGATGGATCTACTGAGACTTTTGATTTACCAAGTCGCGGCGGATATAGCGAAGGATTGATTGCTGACTCAGATGTAGAAGTATATTTCAACAATGTACTACAAGAACAAAATGTTGTTTATGTAGTTAGCCCATGGGACGGTTCTTCTAATCGTACTATTACAATGGCATTTCCACCAGCACCAGGAACAGTATTGATAGTTTCTGTTTCAACTGGAGCACAGTATAATATATCTGGCAACGAATTAACTTTCCTTCCAGAAGCAGGATTAAGTCCGCAAGTTGGTGACCTTCTTGAATTTGTGACTTGGAATGACACCAGTGAACAAGGCATACTTACACAAGTGTTTGTAGGCCCAACTACTTCTGGAATAACAATATCAGAAGGATACGATAGTGTTGATTTTGACAGCGCATCAGTTAACAACACTACTGGATCGTATGATTACAGTGTTGGTTCACAAATACAATCCAATGTATTTGATACTGGTACAATCATCGACAATCCAGACAGACTTCTGGTTACAGTCAACGGAGAATGGATCTTTAATGGCATTGGATTTACAGTTGACGGATCAAATGTTGTTATCCTAGGCCCTACGATCCCAGCACAGACAGTTGTGGCAATTACCAGCTTTACTCAAAGTGTAGTTCCAGGATCTATGGAGTTTAGAATATTCCAGGACATGCGCGGAGTACAGGCTACTTATAGAATGACTCCACAAACAACAACAGTAACTACTCAACCAGTTGCTCAAGATGATGATGTTATCTATGTTGGTAATATTCTAGCATTGACACAACCAAATTTTGCTGCTAATATTTGGGGAGTGTTAACAATTGATGCTGAGCGTATCATGTATCGTTATTGGGATGAACAAACTGGTACTGTAAGTGGCTTGCTAAGAGGAACTGCCGGTACAGCCGCTGCACCGCACGATAGTGATGCAATAGTTTATAACCTAGGCCGCGGCAATTTGTTACCAGAACAATATCAAAACTATATTGTAACTAACAGCGCAATAGCTGATGGATCAACTACAGTGTTTACCGCAGTTGATATCAATTTGTTGTTGGAAGATAGTTCAATCCGTGACGAAAGTTTAGAAGTATATGTTGGCGGAACCAGAGTAACTACTGGCTACACAGTTACAGGCGAAAATCCAGCAGAAATTACATTTACTGATGCACCGCCTGCTGGAGCAGAAGTTACAATGTTGGTTCGCAGAGGTGTAACATGGTACGAGCAAGGTGCAGGCACCGCAAGTAACGGTGTTCCGCTACAAGAAACCGAAACTAAGGCCGCAAGGTTTTTACGGGGTCTATAAACCAGGTAAATAAATCATGACTGAAAATATTACACCAAAGCCAGCTCCAACTCCTGCACCAAAGCGCCCTAACGAAACAGGATCGGTTTCTGTTGAAGGTTTTGTAAAGATTTTTGACCCAAACACTAAAAAGGTATTCGTGGAGAAACGAGCATGATTTTAACCCCAGGCTTAACTAGCATTCAAGGCTTTTTAAAAGTTTATGACCCAGCATCGGGTGAAGTATTTGTAGATAAAAAGAATGCAATTCACTACGAGAACATTAGTATTTGCATGGCTAATACTCTAGCTGATAAAAATACAGGATTTATCTATAAAATGGCATTCGGCAACGGCGGCAGCGCAGTTGATCCAACCGGTGTTATCACTTATTTGCCGCCAAACACAACTGGACAAAATGCCAGTTTGTATAACGAAACATATTCCAAGGTAGTTGATAACAATTCAGCAGCCGATGTTGACCCAGCAAATAACTATCTCACAGTTTTACATACATCAGGTAATGTTTATACTGATATTGTAACTACTTGCTTGTTAGATTACGGCGAACCTGCTGGACAACAAGCATTTGATAATAGTACCAATTTTAACGGTGAATTCGTATTTGACGAATTGGGCTTACAGTGCTGGAACGGAAGTGCTACTAATTTATTGCTAATTACTCATGTAATTTTCCACCCAGTACAAAAGAGCTTAAATCGCCAAATTCAAATTGATTATACTTTGCGTATTCAAACTTTAACTAACTTGAGTACAGCATAAATATGAGTATATTATTTTGCGGTAAATATACAAAGACGGAGCAATAAATGGCATATACAATTAATTTAACTGACGGTACAGTCTTTGCTACAATAGCAGACGGTACCATCAACACATCAAGTTCAATGACCTTGATTGGTAAAAACTACGCTGGTTACGGCGACTTTTTAGATACCAACTTTATTCATTTACTAGAAAACGGTTCAAATACAACACCTCCTGGAGCACCATTAACAGGTCAGCTTTGGTGGGATTCTGGTAATAATCTTTTAAAAGTTTACAACGGTACACTTTTCAAAACTATTAGTGCCGCTACTGCTAGCTCAACTGCTCCGACAAGCAACAGTACAGGTGACTTATGGTACGACACTACAAATGCTCAGTTAAATGTTTGGACTGGTAGTGCATGGTTATTAATTGGACCACAGTTTACCGCAGGTACAGGCACAACAGGTGCAATCGTAGCAACATTGTCAGACGGCACTACCAATCACGTTGTTGTAGAATTATATGTAAACAACAGTATTGTTGGTATTATCAGTAAAGATGCTGCATTTACCCCAAGTCCTCCACTAAGTGGATTCACAACAGTTCGCCCTGGTATCACATTGTCAACATTAGTTGGTTCACAGGTTCCATTGTTCCAAGGCACAGCAACAAACGCTCAACAGTTAAATAGTTTGTCTAGCACTCAGTTTATGCGCAGTGATGCAAATACACAAACTACAGGAACTGTGAGTGTTCTTAACAATACAGGTTTAGCAGTTGGCTTAAACTCAGATTTCAGAGTTCAGGTATCTAACACAAATGTATCAGTATCAAATCAAACTAGCAACGGTAATCTTTCATTCAGTGTAAACATTGGTGGTACACCAACTACAGCAATGACTATTTACGGTGCTAACGGCACTATCAGTGGTAACCAAATCAACGCAAACTACGCTGACGTTGCAGAACGCTTTGAAGCAGATGTAGAAATGGTTCCTGGTACTGTGGTAGAGCTCGGCGGTTCAGCTGAAATCACTCAAGTTACTAGCGAATTAAGTGAAAAAGTTTTTGGTGTGATAAGTACAAGAGCTGCTTACTTAATGAATAGCCAAGCTGGTACAGACGCTACACATCCACCAGTTGCAATGACTGGACGAGTACCGGTTAGATCCGTTGGAATCATCTACAAAGGTGATCGATTAGTAAGCGCAGGTAATGGGTTAGCAAGAGCAGCACAACCTGGCGAAGCTACAGCTTTTAATGTTATTGGTCGTGCATTACGCGATAAATTAGATGCAACCGAAGGTACAGTAGAAGCAATCGTTACTACAAATTAATTGGAAAAATAAAGTATGACATATTCATCAGGTGGATTAATTCAAGCATCAGACTATAATGGTTTTGTTAGCACAACATCAGGCGCCAACGTTAACGCAACATGGAGCACAGGTACTACTAATGCTGGCTGGGGGCAATCTGCACTAAGCACAGTAGGTATTGGCGGCACTGTAACAGCAACAAATTGGGCAAGTTTGGTTAATACCTTGGCACTCATGGGTAGTCAAACTGGCACAACTCTTACATCAAGAACTGCTCCTACAGCAGGTCAGACCATTACTGCACTAGCCGCAGTTAGTACAGACTTAACAAACTGCTACAACAATCGCGGTAATGCATCTACTTCTGGTGCTGCTTATGGTACATTTAGCGGAACGACAAGTAAAACTACAGCAACTAGTAACGGAACACAAGGTGCCTGGACAATTACATTTACTCATACAGTAACATTTCCAAGTGCTGACCAAACTCGTTATTTCTTTAATGCCGGCGGCATTGTAAAAATTCAATACGGTAAATCAAGTACCGGTACTGACCTTGATGCTGACTGGAACACATTTGCAGGCCAATGCGGTAGTATTAATATCACCGGCGGCGCACAAACTATTGCAGCTCAAGCCTACACAGGTACAACACGCTTAGGTGGTACAGGTGGTACACAAACTACTTTGGCTACTAGCACTGGCTGGTATAATCTTATTGGAACGCCAACAACAATTTTCCAATTAAACAATGCCGGCACACCATACACAGGCGAATATATCCGTACAACTGCCACAGCAACATCAAGCACAGTATTAACACTTGTTACTACTTGGGTTCAACCAGCGGTTAGTGCACCAGGAACAACAAGTAATATTTCTGGTGGTACTGCTGTAGCAAGTCCATCAACCACAATTGGCGCTGCTACAGCACCAACAACATTAGTAACTTATATTCCACCAAGTACAACCTATTTGACAAATACTTGGGGTACCCCAACTATTGCCGCATCTGTAGCCTAACGGCACTGTAGCTTTACCAAAAGCCCCGCAAGGGGCTTTACCTTATCCGCTTTTTGTAGTATAATAAACCTATGGACACTGAAAACTTAATCGCACACGCCCGTGCCCGTTTTGACCACGAATCGGCTAAACGGAATCTTCGAGAAAAATATCAAGCCAAATTTATATTTGCACACGCAGGTGGAATGTGGCAAGCTGGTCCTGAGCTATTAACCACTTTAAAATGCTGTACTGGAACTGTAGTGATACAGGATTTGTACCAAAATCCTGTACAGGTCAATGCCGAAGAGTTTTACGAACAAGTACTACAACGCTGGCAAGAACAACTCAATGCCTGGCTTGTAGAGTACGAAGAACTAAACCGAAATAGATGACCACAGGTGCTTTAATCTTTGCTCGTAACAATGAACAGATTGACTATCTTGCCATGGCTAAGTGGTCTGCAAAGAACATTGAGCGTCACCTTGGCATACCAACGCACATAGTAACAGAAGTAACAGACACCGCAGAAGGTACTAACACAAGATACTTTAGCGATGTAGGCACAGTTACTTGGCACAATCTTAATCGCATGGATGCATATCGTTTGTCGCCGTGGGATAGAACATTAGTATTAGATGCGGACTATGTTGTAGCTAGTGATCAGCTAAAGTCAGTATTAGAAGCCGATCAAGACTTTCTAGCACATCGTTGGGCCTATGATGTCACTGGTTGTAATAACTTTGAAGGATTAAATTACTTTGGAGACAATCGCATGCCTATGTGGTGGGCAACGGTAATGATGTTTCGTCGTAGTAAGCAAGCAGAATTAATATTTGATTCAATGCAAATGATTCGCGATAACTGGAATCACTATTGTGCTTTATATAAAAATTCAAAGCCAACATATAGAAATGATCATGCGTTAAGTATTGCGTTGGGTATAGTAAATGGGCATACCATTGATCATGCAGGTATTCCGTGGCTGTTAGCAAGTTTAACTCCAGAGCATAAGTTAACACAGTTAGATACAGATCGTTACCGTGTAGATTTTGTAAATGCAGAAAATAAGCCACGCTGGATTGAATTGCGGCAAGACTTCCACGCTATGGGTAAACAACAACTAGGAGAGATCGTTGCCAGTCCTTGCTGAACGCGGTTATATTATTCCAGCCTTTGGAGATGAGTACATTAGGTGTGCTGAGCAATTACGAGCAAGCATACTTAACTTTCATCCCGCAGCCGATATAACTATTATTAATAAAGATGCACTGCCATATGGAGATCTGGGTGGATACGCGAACGACTGGCAAATGTTTCAGTGTAGTCCGTATAGACAAACTATTAAATTAGAAGCAGACATGATCTGTGCCAGCCCTATTGATCACTGGTGGACATTGTTTGAGCGCAGAGATGTTGTGGTTAGTCAAGGTGCTAGAACATTTTATGATCAACCTGCTGAATCAAGATATTACAGAAAAATATTTGATAATAACAACTTACCAGATGTTTATAATGCGGTTACCTATTGGCGGTTGAGCAACACTGCTAGAGAATTTTTCGATCTAGTAAAAAATATATTTGAACAGTGGGAATCCTATCGAACACTGTTAAAATTTCCAGACGAGCGTCCAACTACTGATGTAGTGTATGCCGTTGCAGCAGTTATTATGGGCCCGGAACAAGTAACATTGCCAGCAGGATTAGGACCAACGATTGTACATATGAAACGCCATATCAATCCTATACAAGGAGATGATTGGACCAAAGAACTAGTATGGGAAAACGATCCATTTAGAATTAACACTGTGGCACAGTCAGGGTTAGTACACTATCACATAAAGGAGTGGCGAAATGAGTAAAGATGAAGATAAAAAGAAACACAGCAAGCGCATTCATCAAAAGGAAAGCGTCGTAAAAAACAAAATGAAGGTTGCTAAAGCATATGGATGGAAACATATTTTAGCACAACCACACAAGTATCTTAAGTGTAGCGTGTTTAGTTGTGGTAATCCTAATTGTATCTTTTGCATGAATCCACGCAAGGCATTTAAAGAAAAAACTATGCAAGAGCGTAAAGCTGACGCACAACTTAAAGCAGATAACAAGAGCAACGATGAGTGAAATGACTCCAGACGAATTCTGGTCAATCTTATATGCTATGCCCGAAGCAAAGCCAATATTCTACAGATTGTATTACAATGACGACGGAAGTCCTATTATCTATAGCATGGAGGAGTTGCCAGGTAATTATATAGAAGTCGATCAAAAAACTTATGTTCTAGCGCCGTTTAATGTCAAAGTAATTAACAATAAACTGGTCCACATTAAACCAATTAGAACTATAACAAAACTACAACCCAGCACCGCAGGCACAGCATGTAGCCCGTACGATGTTTGTATTGTAGTTGACAACTCGCTACCACATACAAAATGGAACAAAACAAGAAATGAAACAAATTGATATTGCAGATTTAGATTGTGTTTATCTAAGCTACGACGAACCCAACAAAGAAGATACCTGGGTTAAAATTAAAAACATGGTACCTTGGGCTGTTCGTGTAGATGGTGTTAAAGGATCGGATGCAGCACATAAAGCAGCAGCAGATGCTAGTAATACAGATCGCTTTGTGTTAATTGACGGCGACAACATTCCAGATGATAAGTTTTTTAACTTGACACTGACCCTACAAGAACGCGATGAAGATTGTGTATTCCGTTGGAGAGCTCGCAATCACATCAACGGACTCATGTATGGCAATGGTGGACTAAGTTGTTGGACTAAGGATTTTGTTTACAACATGAAAACGCACGAGAATACAGACGGCACAGCAGAGAATGATGTGGAGTTTTGTTTTTATCCTAACTACATTGCCATGCACGATTGCTACAGTACTACATATCCTAATGCCAGTGCGTTCCAAGCATGGCGAGCTGGCTTCCGCGAAGGTGTTAAGATGTGCCTAAACAAAGGTGCCCGCCCTAGCTTACAAGAATTTAAAAATCGTGTGCATCATCGTAACTTGGATCATTTAACTATATGGCACAATGTAGGACGCGATGTTGACCATGGTATCTGGGCCATTGCTGGCGCAAGAATGGGCACCTACATGACCATGATTACTCCTGAATGGGACTACAAACAAGTACAAAGTTTTGATGCACTAAAAGAACTGTGGTCAACTATAGAAGATAAAAACCCCGAAATGGTTGCTGGACTAGTAGCTGAAGATCTTGCTACACAATTAGATTTATCAATGCTCAATATACTAGGGCCGGAAAGTAAATTCTTTAAACAGCATTATCGCAGTAACTGGCATAACCAAGGAGTTATGATCAGAGAAATGGATGTTATTAGAAGCCAAGAAGGTTGGTAATGTATCAAACTATTATTGATTGTGCTAAACAACAGCAGAAAAATATTTTAATTATAGGAGCTCCGCGATCCGGAACTCATGCCCTATCTGCAGAACTTTGTGCAATCAGTGGTGCAAAAAACTTAGAAGAAATTTGCAAGGTAGGATATTGTGATAATCCGTGGGATGATATCAACAAGTTATCTTCAGCATCAACACTTACAGTAGCGCAACTAGTTCAGTTGACTCCCAAAATGACCCTGGCAATCGATGTAGATCAAATTAAACAACGCAACATAATTGTCAACATCAAGCGCATGGATAAAGTAAAACAATTTTCAAGTTGGATATACTTTAGAGTTATGGATCCAACAGGATTACACGGCTGGCATAATCACACCCCAAATAATACAAGAGTGAAAGAAAAAGAAATCACAGCAACCAAACAAGATATTGATCAGTTTAAACTAGAACAACTGGTAGATGATTATTTTTTACCAGACTTTGTATTGTGTTACGAGAACTTAACTTTTAACACTCAAACAAACATTTTTAAAAATCAATTTGCTTTTCCTTTATCTGACATGTTTTCAAACTTGGATTATGTACAGGAACAACTAGGATCATGGCAATATTCTCAAGGGCATTTCCACAATGAATAACAAAGGCGACGAATCAGTAGATAACAAAAGCAAGTTCTTAAGCTCAGCAGAAGAGATGAAGGATCGCTTGGGTCACGGCATGTGTTTGGCCAAATGGAAACAAGTTAGCCTACACTTGCCTACCGGACTCAACAACAGTTGTTATCATCCTCCCCTGCACCCAATTGATGCTGGCCTATTAGCAGACAATTCGTCAGCACTACATAATACTCCGCATAAGAAAGAACAGCGTAAGATTATGTTAAAGCAAGAACGCCCTAGCGAATGCTCTTATTGCTGGGCTATGGAAGATAACAACAAGTTAAGCGACCGCCACTATCGATCTGGTGAACCATGGGCCGCCAAAGACTTTGATAGTATAATGAATTCAACCGGAGATGAAGATGTTACACCTAGCTATGTGGAAGTTAATTTCAATCATGTTTGTAACTTGGCTTGTAGTTATTGCAGTCCGCAATTTTCAAGCACTTGGCAAGCTGAGGTGGACAAGTACGGCGGATACCCTACAAGTACTACTCATAACGATCCTAGCCATTTCACCGGTCGTAATAAGCCTATCCCTGTTAGCCATGATAATCCTTATGTAGATGCGTTTTGGGATTGGTGGCCTACCTTGTACCCAGAACTACAGCACTTCCGCATGACTGGTGGCGAGCCCATGCTAGACAAGAATACCTATCGTGTGTTTGATTATGTGTTGGCCAACCCCAAGCCAGATCTACACTTAAATGTAACCAGCAACTTCAGTGTAGACGAAAAGACCTGGCAAAAGTACCTGGGCTATTGTAAACAACTATGCCAAGAAGGCAACTTGGAACACTTTATGCAGTACATCAGCTTGGACAGCTTTGGACCACAAGCAGAGTACATCAGACACGGTCTTGACTTTGATTTGTTGTGGGATCGTGTAAATCAATTCCTTACTGAAGTTCCTAGTTATAACAGTATAACTTTTATTGTCACTATGAATAACCTAAGTGTGACTAACCTAAGTAGTTTGTTTGCTGGTATCCTGGGTCTAAGAAAAATATACAGTAAAACTTATCAGCGTGTATGGTTTGATACTCCTGTGCTTAGACAACCTGCCTGGCAAAGTTTACAAATACTTCCAGAAAGCTATGTAGAGCAACTAGAACACTTGTGGGCCTGGATGATCCGTCAAATTGAAACAGACGCCACACGCTTTCAAGGATTCAAGGACTATGAGATTGCTAGATTGGATAGAGATATTGCGTGGATGCGCGACGGACAAAAGCTAGATCCTGCATACATTAATCAATGTAAAGCAGACTTCTTTAAGTTCTTCAGCGAAGCAGACCGTCGCCACGGCACAGACTTTTTAACTGTATTTCCAGAAATGTCAGCATGGTGGAAGGAGTGTGAGTACTATGCTCGGCAATCGTAAAGTAGTATTAAACAGCTTTTGTGAAATACAAAATCTACTTAAACCCTATGCAGACGAAGAGTTTTGGGATTTAAATGAGTGCAAAATCATTCCAGGTGCAATATACATATTTGGTCGGCAACAGTTTGCTGAGCATAAAAACCGCATACAAGAATTAGTTTCAAGCAATACCATAACTGCAATACTATGTAACCCTGCTGAAGGATCTTACAGTATGTTATGGATGTATCGTACTTTTGGTATTGAATACATGTTGACCCATAATCTTCCTGTAGGACTTATTGTTGGCGGGCACCTGCCCACAGAAATACCGCACTTGTATCATGAACATTTTCTAACATTAGTACACGACTACGAAGAAAATATACAGGCAATTGCTGAGTACCAAGAAAAGAAAAGCACAGACCGTCCATATAAGTTTTTGTTTTTAAATGGTAGATTCCGTGCTCATAGAAAATATCTATTAGATAGTTTTAAAGAGTCTGGTTTGATTGATCAATGCCTTTGGACAAACTTGGATGATGTTGTGGGCAACACCGAACTACTAGATATTAAACTGACAGAGAATCCCATACACTATTTGCCTCCAAAATACGAAGTTGATAGATATCAATCCCAAGCAGTAGCAGTACCAGCTAAAGATTCAACAGATGGATTCTATGCTAAAAATCATTTGTTCAAACGAGAGTGGGGCGAAATATATCTAGCACCCTTGCCGTACCTTGACACTTACTTTAGTCTAGTTACTGAAACAGTGTTTACCTATCCGCATTCTTTTAGAACAGAAAAGATATGGAAACCAGTGGCTATGGGTCACCCATTTATTGTGGCTAGTAACTATGGCTACTATCGAGACTTACACAACCTAGGATTTCGCACATTTGGACACTTGATTGATGAAAGTTTTGATCTTATTGAGGATAATCAAACTAGACTTGAGCGAATAGCGCAAGTAGTAGAGGACCTTTGTCGGCAGGACTTGCCAGCTTTTATAACTGCCGCAGACGAAACATGTAAATACAATCAACAATTGATGCTAGAACTTCGCCCTAGCATTCGCCAAGAATTCCCCAAACACTTTGAACAATACATACATGAACGATTTGGAATTTAAACAACAAGTGCTGGACACAAAAAGTGCCAGCTTCTGCGCTGCCAAATGGTACAACGCTACTATATGGCTAGGATCAGGACAGACTACAAGTTGTCATCATCCTCCAGCACACAAAATTGATGAGGAATTGATCAAAACCAATCCCAGTGCTATACACAACACAGTGGAAAAGAAGATAGATCGACTAAACATGCAGATCGGCCAGCGTCCTAGAGGCTGTGAATACTGCTGGAAGATTGAAGACATGGGTCGCGATGCTATTAGCGATCGTGTGTACAAAAGTAAAATTTACCCTATAGAGGCCCTAGATGAAGCATACACAAAACCACACCAAGAAGATGTCAATCTTCGCACACTTGAAATCGCATTCGATCGCACTTGCCAATTCGCTTGTAGCTATTGTAACCCTGCTTTCAGTAGCACATGGGTTAAAGACATACGATCCAACGGTCCCTATGAGTCCTTGGTGTCTGATGGGCGTAACCACTTTACTCATGATCACCCTAGCAGTCAACTATACAAGTTTGGCGAAACGAATCCCTATGTTGAAGCGTTCTTTAAGTGGTGGGAGTCAGACCTGCATAAAACACTCCAAGAGTTACGCATCACGGGCGGGGAGCCGCTTATGTCGGGCGACACTTGGAAGCTACTCGACTGGTTCAAAGAGAACAAGGGCAAAAGTCAAACACGACTAGCCATTAACAGTAACCTGGGTCCAGAAGTAGACTTAGATCGCTTGTTATCAAGCATTGATGGACTAGAAGTAGACATATACACCAGCCAGGAAGCCACGGCTGAACAAGCAGAGTATGTGCGCGACGGCCTGGATTATTCAGCTTGGTTGCGCAATGTACAACGCTTGTTGGATTCAGACGATATTCGTGCTGTACATTGTATGGCCACTATCAACGCCTTATGTTTAGAAACCTTACCTAAACTGCTGAATTCTATTAACCATCTCAAGACTTGTTATGGGCGTGAGCGTGTTAGTTTTACACTAAACATCCTGCGCTTTCCAAGTTTTCAAAGTGCATTAGTGCTTCCAGACACACTGAGAACACAGTACAAAGATAGTTTACAGGCATGGTTAGATCTTAACAGAACTAGTCCACTGTTACACGAGCACGAAATCAATCACATGCAACGGTTAATTGATTACTTGGATGTGGTTAAAACTCCGCATTCGGAAGCATTTGACATGCCCAAGTTGTTGAATGATTTTAAACAGTTCTACACTCAATACGATCAACGCCGTGGCAAGAACTTTACCAAAACATTCCCACAACTAGCAGACTGGTACAATACATTATGAGCGAACAAAAAATTATAGGCAAGTACAACTGGCAAGACCGTGTGCCCAGTTATATCAAGCTGGAACAACTAACAGAACAACAAAAGCACAGACTCATGGAGTCAGACACTTTCTGTATGCTACCTTGGATACATTTACACGCATGGCCCGATGGTCGTGCTTATCCTTGCTGTTTGGGCAAGGCCGAACATCCTGTGGGCAACTTTAAACAAAAGCCCATGCGTGAAATCTGGAACGATGAGCCCATGCGGCAAATGCGTAGAAACATGCTGGCAGATTTGCCTTGTAAAGAATGCGGTGATTGCTACGAGCAGGAATCATTTGGCTTTGCCAGTATGCGCAACAACTCAAACAAGAACTTTGGGCAACACATAGCTGAAATAGATCAAACCCGTGCAGACGGCAGTGTACCAGACTTTAAGCTACACTACTGGGATGTGCGCTTCAGTAACATCTGTCAGCTCAAATGCCGTAGTTGCGGTAGTATCTTTAGCAGTCGCTGGTACGACGATGATGTCAAGCTATGGGGTAAAGAACTACGCCCCCGTGTACAGTTTGCTGGCCGTCACGAAGAAGATGTATGGGAGCAGATGCAAGAGCATATTCCCCATTTAGATCAAATCTACTTTGCCGGCGGCGAACCGCTAATCATGGAAGAGCATAATCGCATATTAAAGTTGCTGATAGAAAAGGGCAACACCAATGTACGGTTAATTTACAATACCAACCTAAATGATTTGCGCTTTAAAAAAGAAAGCGTACTAGAGCTATGGAAACAGTTTCCTAATGTATGCGTGGCTGCCAGCTTGGATGACATGGGCGATCGAGCAGAAGTTATACGCTCAGGAACGGACTGGGCCAAAGTAGAACAAAACATTAGAGATCTCAAGCGTGAATGTCCGCATATAGACTTTATGATCAGTCCTACCTTAAGCATGATGAATATTTGGAACTTTACTCGCTTCCATCGTTACATGGTCGAATCGGGCTTTATTGAAGCCAAAGACTTTAACTTGAACATACTACAAGGACCAGAAGCATACAGAATTGATGTGTTGCCCGAGGATGTAAAACTCCAATTCAAAGCAGAGTTTGAACAGCATATCGAATGGCTACGACCCATTGATACAATACAACGAGCAGTGGGCGGATTCCAAGGCGCAATTGAGTTTATGATGGCACAGGACAACAGCCACTTACTAGACAAGTTTTGGAATTTAACCACGGACTTGGATGCAGTGCGTAATGAAAGTTTACTGGCAGTAGTTCCAGAGCTCAAACAAATTTTAAAATACAGCAGTAAGTATCAAGCAGAACAGCAGGCCTTTGTACAAGGTTACGCCGATGTAGCTGACCCCGGTTGGCCTACGATTTCCACTGTTGAAGAGTTTTACAACTTGCCCGAAGCTATACAGCAAGAAGTAAAACAAACACTTAATTTAATACCGCCACAATGAATATACCACACGATAAATTTTGCGTATTGCCCTGGGTCAGTATAGAAGCCAGTCCTATTGGCACAGTACGCCCTTGCTGTTTGGCTGAAGAAGAACTGGTAGACAATGCCGGAGAGAAGTTTAATCTAGCTACTGCCAGCTTTAGCACTATACAAAATAGCCATAGCATGCGTAAGTTGCGCCAGGAGTTTGTAGACAAGAAGCAACCGCAAACATGTCGCAAATGCTTTAGAGAAGAGCGAGCAGGCCGTACCAGCAAGCGTATGCATACCTTAGACCGTTTAAAGCACATGCTGGCCAACGAAGCTGACTGGACCTTAGATGCCAAACCCCTGATGTTCTTGGATCTAAAGCTGGGTAATATCTGCAACTTAAAGTGCCGTATTTGCGGCTCATGGAGTTCAAGTACATTTGCCACAGAAGAACTACAGTTCATGCCACCCGAACAAAAGAAGTCCAGCCATCATTATCAAATGCTTAGACAAGGTGCATGGCCCAGAGAGAATCCTAATTTTTGGACTGAAATAGATCAAGTAGTAGATCAAATTCGTTATATAGAGTTTACAGGTGGCGAGCCTTTTATGATTCGCGAACACTTTGACATGCTTCGAGGCCTAGTTGATCGCGGTATTGCTGGCAATATTGAAATTCATTACAATACAAATGGCACACAATATCCCGAAGAAGCTGAATCAATTTGGAGCCATTTTAAAATGGTTGAAATAGCTGTAAGTATTGATGATGTTGGTTCACGCTTTGAATATCAACGATCCGGCGCTGTTTGGTCCGAAGTACAAGTTAATATTGAAAGATTTAAACAATTAAAGAGCAGACACACAAATATACAATTACAATTCTGTTGCACCATTAATGTGTTTAATGTTTATTACTTGGATGAACTGGCTGAATTTGTTTATGCTCAAGGGTTTGATTATGTCTATTGGAATATGATGCATGAAGCTTATTATTTTAGTATCAGTACCTTGCCCGACACAGCCAAACAAGTAATTGCTGCCAAATTGGCCACTGTTCAAGTAAATGATCATGCTCGCGGTGAATTTGATCGTGTTGTAGATTTTATGAATAATGGCGCAAGTTTAGATGGCTTTTTACTCAAAATGAAAATAGCTGATTTAGATCGTAAACGCAATCAAGATTTAAGTCTAGCTGAGCCAGAGTTTGCAGCCATAATTGAATATAATAAAGCAGACTTTTAATGACAAAACCAGCAACCTTGTGCATGGCACCGTGGACACACACTTATCTAAGTCCACAAACAGAACGGCGTATGTGTTGCGCTAGCCGTGAGCCTGCACAGAACTTTGAACAGTATATAGATACTAGCTCAGGCACGGGCCGGTATATTCCTATCAGCTTAGAAGAACACTGGAATAGTGAGCATATGAAGAGTGTGCGTCGCAGAATGATGGCCGGAGAAGAGTTGCCTGAGTGCGCTGTATGCAATGATAAACTGCTAAACACTGCGGTTTACCGTACATATTTCGATCATTTATTTGGCAGTAAATACCCATTAGCTATGGAGCTAACCACAGCAGATGGCGCAACCGAAATGAAACCCGTTAGCTGGGATTATCGTTTCAGTAACTTGTGTAACTTTAAGTGCCGTATGTGTGGTGACATGTTGTCAAGTGCGTGGGAATCAGAACAGCGTACACACAACATGATAGACTGGTCAAATTCCAAGAACAATTGGATGTTGCCAGAAGTTAAGAAAGAGATTACAGCGTTTCAGGACAGCCAAATTGAAGCAGAGTTTGCTCAAGCTGTTGAAGAACACCGTGTAGAAGAAGTATATTGGGTAGGCGGAGAGCCCCTAATGTACGAGCAACACTGGCGTTATATGAAACGCATAATTGAACTGGGTGATGGGCCTAAGATATACGCTAGATACAATACCAACCTTAGTCGTTGTGACTATAGGGGTATTAACCTGTTCAGTGATATTCTTGATCATATTCGAGATTACCAGATCTGTGCGAGCATCGACGGAACGGGCCGGATTGGCGAATACATTAGAACAGGCCTCGACTACGATTCATGGCTTAGAAACATGCGTCAAGCAGTTGCACACAGACATTACAGCCGCCAGGTCCGAATCGACTTTACACTTACCTTGCCCGGACTGTTTGAAATTGAACGCATTATGCGACTTGCACAAGAATTAGACACTGAAATCCTGGCCAAAGTAGTATTCAGCTTTTCACCCGATATCTTATTAAGTCCGCTAGCACTACCTCGATCTGTATTACACCGTAAATTGGATGAATTAATACCCTTAACCTCGGGTTCGTTACAGGATGTGCTGGTACAGTTAAAGACACGCCCTGTATTTGCAGAACAATGGCCTGACACGCATCAAGCAGGACTTGTAAAGGGCAAGCGTCGTGTGTTACAATTAGAAGCGATCCGTGGCGACGCATATACGCTAGGAGATATCCTAAGCGAAGATAAAGAAATACAGGAATGGTATGAATCAATTATTACTTGATGTTGTTGAATTAGATCTAAATGATCTAACTGTTTATATCAATGTGTACGACAACAGTTTAAGTCGTAAATGGCTGGCAGCATTAAATGAATTAATCCGCAACAATTATCATTTAGAAAAGAACTATTGTTTCTTTGGCTTTGCAGACGGTCCACGCAACGGTGAATTATTAATCAAAGAAATTAATCGTTCCATTGCTGCAATTAATGCCAGCGAATTAAACTATCAAATTGACAATCATTTTACGCTAGAAAACAGTGTAGACGATTCGGGCGGAGTTAATCATGCACAGTTTAATCTGCTACACAGATACTTTGAAGATCTACAAGGTACTGCTGCTGCTCCTAGTCCTTTATACGCACAAGCAGATCCTGCTACACGCTGGCATATTAGACAGTTAAATTTACTGTGTCATGAGTTTGAATCATGGCAATTAAGTTGGCGTAAAAAGCACACAGCACCCGAATGGCAAAGACCCAGTCAATTAATGTGCTGGCTAAATGCTCCACGCTTTGCACTGGATGCGGAGGATTATGAGCTGTTTGGCATAGAAACAATTAACCGTAGCTTGGGCGGAGTATATGTGGGAGTTAATAAAGCAGTGGGCAAGCACCATTGGGAAGTGTTTTGTGACGAAGGCAGAGACAGCCGTATCGATGAATTAACTACTACAACACTAGCAGCACAGACCTTGGCCGCAGGCGATTTTGATATAGAATGGGCCAATGATCCCGGCGCATTTCCTTGGCAGATCAAGCAGTTAAAGGAGTTTCGCGGCTGGTTAACAGACAATGGCTTTGACCCAGAAGATAAAACACTAACTATAGGACATCCTAAGGTAGGACAAGTAGACTTACGGCGTAGCTTTGGCACAGAAGATTACCGCTATATATGGGACAAGTTAAATACTCGTCTCGATGTAGCAGCAATAAGAACCAGCGATGCAGAAGCAACATATCCATATTCGTGGGCTGATCCTGATTATGCTCTACTACAAATAAAGGAATTAAAATGAAGTGGATTACAAACTTAATTAATAAAATTAAATTGGAAATTAGATACCGCAAAAAATTAAAAGAACTGCGTAAAAGAGATCCATTTATCTATAAATGAAATTAGAGCCTTATAAAAATATTCTAGGTGTCAGCGCAGGCTTTCACGACGCAGCAGCCACACTAATTAATACCCACGGTGAAATTGTATTTGCTGGGCACAGTGAGCGTTACAGTAAACAAAAGAATGACGCTGATATATGCCCTGCTTTGCTGGCAGAGTTTTCTAACTATTATATAGATACAGTAGCCTGGTACGAGCGTCCTTGGATGAAGCAATTAAGACGCTTGCGGTCAGGTGAAGGCTTTGATGTTAAGCGTTTAACAGTAAACAGCATGTTAAAAGAACAACTGGGCGATCAGTTGTTACACGCACCCAGAAAAACAGTATGCTATAACCATCATTTAAGTCACGCAGCAAGTGGCTTCCAAACCAGTCCTTTTGATCGTGCCACTGTTGTGGTAATAGATGCCATAGGTGAGTTTGATACAATATCAATATACGGAGCAGAATATGATCGAACGGGTCGTGCAGTTTATAAGAAGCTTTGGGGACAAAAATACCCACATTCAATCGGACTCTTTTATAGTGCAATTACTCAGCGAGTTGGCCTACACCCACTAGACGAAGAATATATTACCATGGGCATGAGTGCTTACAGTACACACGGTAATGTATATGCTATTCCCATGCGCGAGCAATTGATTCGCAGCATTAAAGATATTGAATTTAAAGAGAATTTACACCTGGGCTTGGACTCGAACTTTATGGCCGGTGTTGATGATTATGATATTGCAGGTGCAGCACAGCACTTGGTAGAAGAATTGATATATAGTGTTATGCTTAGGGCCCAGAATTTTGGGTTCAGCACAAATCTAGTATACCAGGGCGGCGTTGCCCTGAACTGTTTAGCTAATAGAGAACTTGGAAATTATTTTGAAAACATATGGATTATGCCTAGCCCTGGCGATAGCGGTAGCAGTCTCGGAGCTGCTGCCCTCGCCTATGGTGGCCCAATTAAGTTTGATCACGCATACTTGGGTCATAACATCGGCGGAGAATATCCTGTCAATGCCCTACTCGATAGCTTACTACGGGATAAGATCGTTGGAGTTGCTTCAGGACGAGCCGAATTCGGCCCTAGGGCACTGGGCAATAGAAGTCTCCTCGCCGACCCCCGAGGACCGGATATAAAGGATCGTGTAAATGAAATCAAGCGTAGACAAAAGTTTAGGCCATTTGCGCCAGTTATATTGGATGAGCTTGCTAATGAATTTTTTAGTATGCCCTGTGGTTTCCGCCATAGTCCTTATATGCAGTCAACAGCTTATTGCCGCCAGCCTGACGCTTTTCCTGCTATTGTGCATCACGACGGTACTAGCCGAGTACAAACGGTGCCAGATAATGGCTCAGGCATTAGAAAGCTACTTGAAAAATGGTATGTGTTAACTGGCTGTCCTATGTTATTAAACACTAGTCTTAATATAAGAGGCGAGCCCATGGTAAATGATAGAGCAGACGCTGACCGCTTTGAAGCATTATATGGAGTAAAGGTCTGCTCTTAAATGGCCCAATTTACCGCCATTGTTCCGGGCCGTTTATGGCAAGTTACAGATCTATTACCTGCTGAACAGGCTGATCAAATACAAGCCGCAGACTGGTTAAATTTGACCTGGGTCCGTGGCGCCAAACAAGAAAATTGGTTGCGTAGACAAATACAGTGGAATGATCCTGTTGCGCAACAACTAAGCAATTATATAAGTCAACAATTACCTGCAATTAATCAAGCCACAGGCAGTGAATTTACACAGGCCAGTGGTATCTTTTGGGTGGATCAACCTGGATTTCAAGTTGACATGCACACAGACGGACATTTAGCAAACAGTTTACAAATGTATTGGATAGTGCCCGGTCCTGAATATGGCACTGGATTTTATCATTATAAAGATCCCAAATCTTTATTGTATCAATTTGCTAGTGTACCCAACACCGGTTACATAATGTTAAATCATTTAAATGAAGATGGCAGTCAACCCTTGCAGTGGCACGGCATGTTTAATCCTGTGCCTGCAGGGTCTATTAGAGTCAGTAGTTACTGGCAGTTCCGTTAAAGATAACGCTCTAAGCCACCGCGTCTAGTTAAGTCTTGTGTACAGCAACTAATACCGCCGTCCCAGAAATAACTATGACGCAATTCGCTAATAATAGGATTGATTCGATGCTTGTGACAGAAATCAAATACTTCTTTATTGTAAGCACTAAAGATAACATTACTTTCATCCAACACTAAACAGTTGACATCAAACACTGTTTCAGCCACAAAGCCAGTCCATTTATTTAAATAGGTGTCCACAAAAGCAGTAAATTCAGCAGTGGGTGTTTGTCCTTGTACATACCATGCGCCGGGACTTTGTTCATATTTAAATTTGCCCACTTCCATAGCAGCCCAAATACTACTATCCCAAATCTTTAATACTTCCCAACCTGGAAAGTCGCCTGCTAGATCTAAATTAACATCGTGCTTGCTTGACAATATAACTCCGGGCTTTAGGATAGCAAATACAGCATCGCCGTGTCCGTCTGTAATAGCTTCGTGTATTCTATAACGACTGTCTAAACAGTTGTCCACAATCCATTGTGTTTGTTCTGGACGCAGGAAGTCTGAATTATCAAAGAACACATCTTCACCTACACGCACTATACAACTAGCACTGGCTTGATTTAATATACAGTCTGGATCCCAAGCACTTTTATGTGGATTAACAACTTGATCTGCATAGTCAGCACATATTTCATCTAACTCTGGCATAGCTAGTACACGCAACAACTTATCGCCCATACTGATCTGCCAATCTCTAGGAGTTAAAGGAGGAAGTGGAGCGCCACCGCCTTCTGTTTGGAACCATTGAAATTGATCTTTACTGGGCAAATTGGGTCTGCGTACACGGGCACCATAAGTTTCAATGGTCTTTTGTAAGTTGTTTAAATCTTCTTCTGTTTCAGCTAGAATTTGCTGTAGTTGTGCTCGCACTTGTGGGTTGTCAATAAAGTCAAAATAGTCGGGACTATATGCACGACCTACAATGACTTCTTCAAGTGGTTGCCAGGATGTATAACTATTAATCATTTTTGTAATCTTTCAAGTAAGCTATTTAAGCGGTTGTATTTGCTAGCGGCAAATAATTGTTGGTTGTGTAGAATATCATTTAAACACAGTTTAAAGTAATGCGCAGGATTGGATTTAATTCGTTCAATTACGGATCGAACTGCCAACCAGCGTTGAGTATTATCTGTTATAGTATCGTATGTGTTATCTAATACTGAATCAAATGTACGATAGCCCAGGGTTCTTAATGCTGCTAATGTACCTGGTGCGCCCACTACAACAAACGGTTGTCCGTGTTTGATGGGTTTAAAAGTCTTTTCTGTTAAAAAGGCTCCACCGCTGCCGTCAGCATCAAAATGAGTTTCTAGTATGATATTAAAGTAACTGGCCTGGTAGTGCTGATATTCAGTACGATGGTGATCATTGTGTTCTTCGGCTGTCAAGCTATCACAGCTATATGGCGCTCCTGCTAAAAAAGCCTCAACATGATCTCTAATATTTAAACTGTCTATTTCAATTGGGTTGTCCTCGGGCTGATCACCTATGTCTACAGTATTATAACTCCACTGACTTGAGTCTAATAGCCCTGAACGATGTAGGTCTGTGACCACAGTAGCCCGCCACCACTTGTGTGTACGGCTTAACAAGGTAAAGTCATAGGGTCTAGGGTTCAAGTGTACACTAGCAGGCAGTACACTACGGTTGCGATGCCAGTATAATAGCTCGTGATCAGGGAACCATGCGAATTGAGGTATTTTGTCTGCGGCAGTATTACCCGAAATGAATCGATAAAGATCTCTACTCACACCATGTTGATCACATAAATGATCTAGTCTTTTTTTAATGTTTGCTGGATTATCGCCTTCATGATAATAGAATAAAATAGTGCAGGATTCTTTTCGAATCTTTTCAGGAATTAGCGCAATATAATCTGTATCAAAATTAAAGAAGCCCAAGCCTATACAGTAATAGTCACCTGTGTCTGTGCTTAAGGTATATGGATAACCGTGTGTTGAACAGTGCTCGTGTAGCTCACAAGGCACTGTATTGGGCCAATGCTGCACAAATTCGCGCCACTGCTGTGTATAAGGTTCTGCTTGATGTTGAGCTAAGGCTGGATATGCTTTGTCCTTGACTATACGATCGCAAACAAAGTTAAAACTCATTTAACATGGCCCTGAGTTCTGCCCATAATACTTCAGTAAGTCCGCCTGAATAGAAATGATTAAAATTGTGTTCTACTATGGGTAAACATGCACGATGTATTTGCTGTCTTTCTTTTAAACTTAAACTATCTAATTCTTTTAATAGTTTGGTTACCCGTTCTATTCTACGAACATCGTTGGTTTCGGTATCGTAGCTTTCGTCAAATACAGTATCAAAAGTCTTAAATCCGTATTCACGCATATACGCCAAACTGCCTGCGGGTGCTACTAGAACAAAGGGCATTTCTAATGCTATTGCTTTAAATGTCTTTTCGGTTATGTGCTGTCTGCGCCCAAAGTACACAGTTTCAGTAGGCACATATACTAAACTATCTTGGGCTTCTGTGAAGTTGCTTAACCAACAACTGGTCATTTCCTGTTGCTCTTCTCCCTCAAATAATCTGGGTAATTCAGCTTGATCAAACACTTGAGTAATATCCTGGTATACATGTTGATACTTTTGTGCTATACTACTAATATCTACACCTTCGTACTGACAAGTTCTGGGTGCTGATATATGATTTGACTCTAGCCCATGCTTAAACACATTATAAAGAAACAACACACGATGATCACGCTTGCCTGCTACAATACGATTGGGACTCATAAAAGTCCTAGTAGGGCTACGATCTCTAGCTCTGGGAATAAGGAATGTTTTATCGTAGCCGCGGAACCAGTCCTGACAAGCCCAGCCGTGAAAGAAGTAATAGTGTGTGGTCCATCCGTATTGTCTGCTGAGTTCTTCAACAAATTCACCGCGTTCGCTGACTACAATATGTCCTGCGGGTTTGGCCCAGATATCTTCGTTTCGTCGGATAACATCGTCAAACAAGGGTTGGTGCAGGTCTAAATGAACAGGTTCTTGATCATGCAAATACACATAGTCGTTTTCTACCATGTCATCCGTGCCAAGATTAAATAAATGATCACGATCAGTATGCCCAAAAGGGTCACAAAAAAACACTCTGGTGCCGGGTCTATTTTTAGCAAACCAAGGCCAAAAAGTATTGTTGTAAATTTCGTCTATTCTAATCATGTTTGATATTTTTTATTCTGGAGCAAAGCCTAACTTATTTCCGCATGAGCGAGCAGCTCGAGATATTCAACATGCGCAGGAATTAAGCAGTACTAGGTATTTCTGGTGGGTAAACTATTTAACTGATTATACCGGCTTTGACTTTTTATTTGAACCTGTGCCTTGGCAAGCTGAATACACACATGCTTGGCCCAGTCAGCATCACGAATTTTCTGGCACATATCTAGTACCCAAGTCAGGTGAAATCAACTACAAGTTTCATGAACAAGTGTTGCCCACACAGGAAAATCGTGACAATTATGTAGTTAATTATTCTTCATGTAGCTTTGACTATACCTGGCAACCGCATCCATTTGACCCGCCTTACATATATGTGTTTGGTAATCAATGGTATCCGGCTACAATCATGCCCACAGTGGAATATCACGCACCTGGTGCTACAGAACGCAAATACATGACTGCACCCAGGGCACAGTTACACGAACAACACACTAATCATTGGCACACACTCATTGACTGCAAGTTTGACTATTCGTGGGTACCTGATCCAGGAGATCCTCCTTACATATATGTGTTTGGCAACCAATGGTGGCCTGCTAATAAAATGGCCACTGTAGAGTATCATGCGCCCGGTGCTAGTGAGCGCAAGTACATGCCTTATCCCAGAGCTGAACTGGCAGCTTGCGTAGATAATTGGGTGACTCCTGATACTATAGATGCTGACACATTTGATTACAGTTGGCGGCCTGATCCTGGAGATCCGCCTATGATTTATCAGTTTGGTACACAGTGGCAAAAGACTGGCGGCCCTAGTTATGTTGTCACCGGCGCTGAAGAAGTAAAGTATATCACTGCACCCAGAGCTGTTAAAACTGCCATAGATAATGCATGGACAGTACCTGATAATGTTGATACAGACAGCTTTGATTTTACCTGGCATCCAGATGCTACAGAACAACCTTATCAATATCAATTTGGTACACAACATCAACGCACAGGTGGTCCACAGTATCATGTAGCTGGGGCCACGGATGTAAAATACATAGATCAAATTCGCATTAAGACAGGCCGTGTTGCCACTGCTATATATGAAATAGATCACATGGATGGTAATGCAGGTCAAATCGCCAATACTACCAAGACTGTGCGCTACTTTGACAACTACTTGGATACCTTAAAGCGCATAGCAAATACCTGCGAACATGAGTTTGTATGGATCTGTAGCAGTATCTGTGACTACACTGACTTTGACTTTACTTGGCATCCTGAAGTCTGGCAAGCTACCATGCTACATGTATTCCCTAGCGATGGCATGAAGTTCGGTGATACTTTCTTTATGCATGTACCTACATTCAAGCATCGTGCAGACAAGCTACAGTTGTTAGATTGGTATGATCTCAATTACATGGACAAGGATGTACCACGCAGAGCCTTACCAGTTATACAACACAACTACGATACGCATGTGGAAGCTGTCAAGACCCTGGACTTTACGGGACCCTTGGCGGTGTATACCACTAACGGAGCACAAGTAATACCGCCTCCTGCTGTGCCATTATGGAGAGAAAAGACCAAGACCATTGTTCCGCTAAGTTCAGGCGCTAGCACAGTTATAGTACCCAAGGTGGCAGTTCCTTACATAAAGACACAGCTATATGATTACGCCAATATAGATCGTAGTCAGCGTCACATGCTCAAGGATGAACCGTTGGACATAGTGTTTATTGACAACGGTGAACCCAATGCTGAAACCAACTGGAACATCCTTAAGCAGTGTCACATGTTTACCAGTCAGCGTATAGAACGCAGTAGTGGAGTCAACGGTCGTGTTGCCGCTTATCAAGCTGCCGCTGAGTTAAGCACTACTCCTTGGTTCTTTGCTGTGTTTGCCAAGTTGCGTGTTGATACACAGTTTGACTGGTCGTGGCAACCTGATCGACTACAAGAACCCAAGCACTATATCTTCCACGCATTCAATCCTATCAATGGACTAGAGTACGGGCATCAAGCCTTGATTGCTTATAACAAGCAGTTGGTACTAAACAATCCTGGAGTTGGCCTGGACTTTACCTTAGACAGTGCGCACGAAGTAGTACCTATTCGTTCAGGCACAGCAGAATATGCGCACAGTAAATGGTCGGCTTGGCGTACAGCCTTCCGTGAGTGTATCAAATTGCGAGACAGCACAGATGTAGAAAGTCAATATAGACTAAACAAATGGTTAACAGTGGCCATGGGTCAGCCATATGGGCAGTACAGTATCTACGGAGCACAAGATGCTGTCGAATACTACGATGCTGTGGCAGGGGATTTTGCTGAATTGCGGAAAAGCTACGACTGGGCGTGGTTGGCCACTTATGCTATGATAAAGCGGAATCTAATACCTGATCAATAATATATTCTACTTCCAGATCAGTTAGTTCTGGATAGATAGGTAAACTTAATACTCTGCGTGACAACGCACTGGCAACACTTAACATGTCAGGACCAGTGCAATTACTGTAAGCTGGCAGTTCATGTAGCGGTTGCTTGTAGTGTACTCTAGTTTCAATGCCTTTGATATCCAAGTTACGAGCAAGGATATCTCTATTGTCCACATCAATAACAAACTTGTGATACGAGTGTGTTTCAACATTGTGTGCATCAATTAAACTTCTAATACCTGTGTTCTTTAATCGGCCCATCCAGTACTTGGATATGTTTTCACGACGAGCTTGCCATGAATCAATGTGCTGTGTTTTAACCATCATCTGCGCACACTCTATCTCACTCATTCTACTGTTAGTGCCTATGTTTGTGTGCGTGGGCTTGCCATTGTTGGTCCACTCTCTAGCAAACTCCAACAAGTCTATATCGTCAGTTACTACAGCACCACCGTTGCCATAAGCATTCAAGTTCTTCATAGGGTCAAAGCTGATAGCACAAGCATTGCCCACACGATTTGAATTGTTTGCCAACCAGTGTTGTGCACCATCTTCTATAACTAGGTCCGTACCCCAAAAGCGATCAGCATTAACAGCCGCACCATACAGGCCAACCAGCACAGTTGCTTGTACACTTAGATCCACAGGCACATGCTTCTTGTTGTCTAGTAAACCGTACTTGTCAGTGTCTGCGATCCATACTTCCCAACCTGCTCGTATAAATGCATTAGCAGTGGCCACATAAGTCATTGATGGTACAACTACTCTGGGTGGGCGAGTACTAGTTTGTGTACGATAGTATTCGGCAATTATCTCTAGGGCTTGACTGCCTGAGTGACATGTTATAGCGTATTTGCTGTGATTGCGATGAGCCAGCCAATTTTCAAACTCTGCGGTATAATTGCCAGCCATGAGTTGTCCTGACCTTAACACTTCATCAGTGACATCTAAGATCTCTGTACGCAGATTGTTATACTGCTTTTTAAGTCCGGTAAATGGAATCTTTAAGCCAGGCATAGTATTCCTCAAATCCTTGTTCTATATCAGTTGCAGGCATGTATCCAAAGTCTTGATATGCTCTAGTCGTATTTAACTGACCGCGACTGGGAAAGTTATTGTCTGCTGGATTAACACGGATAGTTCCTGTGCCTACTATACGCACAGCTAGTTCTGCAGCTTCTAATAAGGTACGACTAGACCCACGAGTAATGTTATATGTCATGTTGTCTGTGTCGTTGCTTATACTAGCACTCACAATACCATCTGCGGCATCGTCTACATAGGTAAAGTCTAAACTTTCCTTATCGCCGTTGACTTGTATTTCTCCACCACGCATGGCTGTTAACAAGAACTTGCTGACCACACGATCTTCTACATCCAAGGGTCCATACACAGCACTAGGGCGTATAACAGTATAAGCAATACCAGTACGGCGAGCATAGTCTTTGACCAACCATTCTCCTGCCAGCTTCATAATACCGTATTGCCCTAGGGGATTACAAGCATGATTTTCATCTACGCCGTCTGAATATTTGTCCTTGAAGTTACCATAGACCATACTGCTGCTAACATATACAAACTTGCGTACACTGTTGCTGGTACTGGCTTCTAACAAGTTAAGCAGGCCCTCGCTCATGGTACGACTGCCCCATTGCGGATTGTTATTGACTACTTTTTGTCTGGGAAAGCTGGCCAAGTGTATGACTGTATCTATCTCATGCTCTTGAATGATTCTGCTGATGTTTAACCAAGCAATATCATCCTTGTAGATATGTTGTGTTTTGATTTTTCTACGGCGGTGTTCAACCAACCAAGCAAGTTCTTGTGCAGGTATAATGCCATAGTCAGTCAAGTTATCAACTACAACAACTGCATGTCCTTGCTGTTCTAACAGGGCAACAACATTATGGCCAATAAAGCCTAGGCCGCCTGTTACTAAGATTTTTGCCATTTAAGTGTCCAGTATGTTTGATCTTGCTCAGCAAGTCGAGCTACAATATAATATGTCCATCCATAAGTGTAAGGACTCAACACACGATGCCAGAAGGGTTTCTCCACAGCATGTTCTATAACCCATTGTCCTGCTTCGCTGTTCTGCCATTCCATAATGGGTTGTGCAGCATATAGATCTGGATCTTCTACATCGCCCATGTTGAACGAATGAACCATTACATCCGAAAACTTAACAGCTTTATCGTCAACAAGTCGCCACTCTGGTGCTTTGAACAGTTTGTCTGCTTCAGCAGAACGATTTCTCGGATGCAATTCGTTTATGGCCTTGAACATACTGCTATTATAGCAGAATTATGTTTACTTTACAAGGAATTCTGAAACCATTGGGAAGATTGATTCAAGTGCGCCAGCGCAGGCTTGTGCAACTTCACGGTGTTCCTTTTGTGTTTCTGGTCCACTACGCAATTCAATATAGTGTAACCAGCTACGCAAAGTGCCTTGCATGTATAAACGGCTAGTAGTAATACCTTCTGGTAACACAGCTCTAGCTTGTTCTTTGGCAATACCGTTCTTGATAGCCCAATCGTATGCTTCTTGTACTTGCCCAACAAGATTCTTTTGTACTGTTTGCCACTCGTAGTCTAACATGTGGTCATCTGTGGCCAGACTGTTTTGACGGTTCTTGGTGTCTTGTAGTCTGGTTTCTTTAAACTCCCAACCCAAGTCTGCTACAGCATAACGCTGACTGAACTCTTGGAAGCTGAAGCTACGGTGACGCAAGATCTGTCTAGCAATATCTCTTGTAGTTTCAATTTCTAAACAAGCACTTACCATTTCTAATGGTGACCAATGCTTGTGTTTGATAAGATAACGGATCAGCTTTTCGCTGGTGTCTGTGTTGGTTTGGTTAGCTGGATTGCTAACCCTAGCGCAGTAAGCAACCAACTCTTGGCAATTGATTATGCCTTGACTTGCTAATTCTGCGCTAGGTTGGCTCGACGAAACTAATGTTACTTTCAAAGTTTACCTAATAATTTATCTGTTTCTGGTTGAACAATTTTGGCTACGGAGTTGATGTCTACTACAAAGTCTACATCGCGAATATGATGATCGTTCTCATTAAAAAATCTAGTGAGCATGCTTTCAACTTCTTCTAACTCCATACCCTGCTTTAATAGAGTGTGTACATTAATAGTTTTCTGTTTACCACCGGCTAACTTGATAACTACTTTCTTAATACACTCTAGGGGAACATCCGTCTTAACTACATCTGCTAATATATGTTCCCACTGATCTAAAAAATCAAGATTGAGCTGCATCTGCTACCTTAGCAGGACGGCCGCGTTTAGCTTTAGTCTGGGTTGTAGTAGGTGCCGTTGCTTTAGCAGTAACAGTCGGATCCATGCGTTCTGCATCTTTCTTCATGCGTGCTGCTTCAGCGATCATATTGTGTGCGTTAACTTCCATAGCTTTGGCTTGTGCCAACATGTTAGCAGCAATGTCACGGTCTGATAGTGCACCATCTTGACCTGCTTTGAGTGTCGGGGGAGCAACATACGCAGGATCTGCTTTTTGTGCTTGACTAGCTTTGTATTCTGCTTCAGCTTTGCGCTTGACTTCTGGAGCAACCATACCACGGCTAGCATCACTTTCAGCCATTTTCTTGATAGCAGCTTCGCCCAGTTTCATTTCGTTCAACATCTTGTTGAGTTCATCTAACCGAATGTTGCTAGAAGCATTAGGAGTCATGATGATATCAGCAGTGCGTACCTTCTTGATCATGCGCTCTTGGTGCAATGTTTCTAACATTGGACGACCGTCTGGGAAGTAGTTGCGATGTAGCGCATCAGCAAACTCTTCGCCTTGTTGACACAGGTCACTTTCAAGAACCTTTTGAATAGCGTCTTGCCAGTGTGCGTGAATAGTATCTGGATAGATAATCAACGCCATGTGATCTTCGCCGGGTACCTGTCTGAACAATACGCAGACTCTGCGATCTCCGTGTTTGCCTACAAATTTAGTAAATGCCATGTTATTCTCCTTGAGATTGGTTGTCAGCTGGCTCGGCTGAGTTGTTTGATTCTTCTTGTGCCTTGGCTTGCTCGATTACGGCAGCAAGGAACTGAGTGAGCTTGTCGTAGATCACACCAACTTGTGTAAGTTCTGCGCCACGGAAAGCACCACGGGTGCAGGCCAGATCCACAATGTTTCTAAGTGTGTCTAGATCTGCAATAGTAATTTGGGTATTGTTAGTTGTATTTTCCATACTGATATTTAATGTATAAATGACAGCTCAAAAAATAAAAACACCCCATTTAGGGGTGTTTCGGTAAAATTGATACTGTTATTTCTGGCTCAATGAGTAGTTTAATGCTACCAGTGCAAAACTAATAACTGCTTGAACATAATCACCACGGGCTAGATCTTGGAATCCAGCTAGTGTTAAGAAGCCAATTAGGAACCAAGTAATCTCAGTATAGTTGTTCAAGTACCACTGTCTGATCTTGTCCATATTATTTGCCCACATTCAGCATGCCTTTGAAATCCGCAGGCACAACAATTGTTTGAACCTTGCCTTCGCGAACTGCCTTGGCAATTTCCATATTAGCCATAGCGTTCATGTATGGGATAGCTTGCGAGTTTGAGTTAAGTGTTTGGATACGGATAGCTTCTTGTTGAGCAATCTGTACTTCAACCTGTTTAGTTTTCAAATCGTTTGTAGCTTTAACTGCGGCATTAGCACTGGCCACAATGTCATCTGCTGGTACTGCATTAGCTACTCGAACTTGGCTGACTGTAATACTCTTGTCTAGTTTTTCTTCTTTGAGCATGGCATCAACTGTGGCACGAATATCAGCTTCGATATTAGCACGGTTGTCTGCTACTTCAAGTGCCTTGTACTTGCGAACAGCCTTGGCTGTAGCAGAGTTCAACAGTTGAGTCATGTAGTTGAACATCAAGTAGTATTCGCCATCTTTATAAGTATGGAAGCTACGGCTTTGGTTAATCCACAATTCGCTAACTGCGGTTGGATTAATTTCGTAAATCATTGCTACATCAAAGTCTTTGAGTGTACTGTTATCTGCTGTCTGTGGAGTAAGATTGTTCCAAGCAACTTGAATACTACGAACTTGAAACTCAAGTACATCACCAAACAGTGTTTGATTCCAAGATCCCGGCTGTAATTCAGCACCAGCAATCTGCTTGCTCATGTCAACACGCAGGCCCACTGTACCTGTTTCAATACGAGTACATGCTGTGGTTGCTACGAGGGCCGCGGCCAAAATACTTAATTTAAAAGTCTTGTTCATACTGTTTCCTTAATATTAAAATGATGTTCAATTGAGTCGGCGCACTGATCGCCGTATCGTTGTGCAGAACTACTTGCCAACCATTCTTTCCTACATACATCGGCACATTCTTTAACAATAAGTTCGGCAAAATATTTTGCAGGGCCAAAGTTTAAATACACTCCAGACTGGCCTAGTTGCTCACCAATTTCACGATTTGCTTGTTTAATTAATTGTTGAATCTTGTCGTTCATTTTAATTCCCTTTAGAATACAATTACAAATAACATCATTGTGGCAATTGCTAACGCACTACAAATTATACTAAACAATACAGTTTTTGTCAAGTTCCACTTTTCTTTACCAGTCATATGTCTAAATGTCGGAATACCAGTGTAAAACGCACTAAACAATATTGCAAATCCTAACCAAATTTTAATCATCTTTTTTGCTTTCTTTCCAACTACCAGCCAGTGCTAGCACCAACAAGAACAACCAAGCACTGGCATCCTTGTAATAAACCAGATAGCATGCACCAGCTACTAAAATTAAATTATATACTAAGATCATTAATTTGTCAATGCTGTTGACATTCGCCTGCTCTTTGACCAATTGGTTAAGTTTTATTTCCATAATACACGCATCCTTAAAAATCGTGCCAGTGGAGGAATCCACAATGGCATGCTACAAATCAATAACCACGCTGCTTGTATCAATTCTATACTGGCAACAGGCTCAACAAATACCGAATACACAGCTACAACAGCATACACAAAGGTCCACCCAAACAACCAGGTAGCACCCGAGCGCGGGAATAACGCTTTAATCCTTTTCATGCTCTACTCCAAATCGTTTTTTAATTCCGTCAATTGCTGTAAACAGGCCCTGGTAAAATAAAAGATCATTATCAGTCGGACGATCCTTGGTAGCAACAATTGAATCCAGGCATTCTTGTACAATCGAAACAGCAAACTTTTCCAAGGTAGTAGTGCTAATGGAATGAGTTCTAATCTCTTTTGTGTCCTCGAACCAAATACCGGACTGTTTAGCCAGTTGTTTAATCTTCTCGTTCACTCATAAACCTTTTAGTTAGTTCAATCGGGCCGTCAACCAACACGGCCCATACAAACACAACGGGTATCATAACAAGTATAACAATACCCGTTAACCATAGTTTTACATTCCATAAAAATTTATACATCATGTGGAACTCCTTGATCTTGGAATACAAATATAGTCACGCACAGTAACCGTACTGTATTCTTTAGCACGGGTTTGCAATTGCACGATAGCCTGCTTACACTCTTGCTCGTAAGCAAACTCACCAATGGGTTGCCAACCATACACATATGGTGCAGTTGATTGCAGTACTACTAGGATCCATCCAGAGATCACTCTTTAACCTCTTCAGCATTGACTTGATCTTTTGCGGCTTCCAGCATACGAATCATACGGTCAACACCTTCGTTAGTCATGGTAAGTGTGCTATACCACGATTCACTGCCTAGTCTAAGTGTAACACGATTATCCTTAGATACACCAACTTGGTAGCACGGTAGCCCATCTTCTTCCTTTTCAGCTTCTGCTCGCTCTAACTCTTTCTTTTCAGCTAGGTTCTTAGCAAGCAGTTCTTTGTTTGCGATAGTTTCCGCGCTGTCCTGCCATGGCATTTTAATCATTTTTCTTCCTTGGGTAAGTTCATAGTCATACGCTGGGCTAACATGGCCGCATGGTTCACGCCGTTGGCCCATTCTGGATTAACTTTCTTACTACCTCGAGCAACATCAATCAGTTCATCAGCTAAGTCGGCAAGCAATAAATTAACAAACTTGTCCTCTACAATGTTGTGAAACTCTCGTAGAGTAATAGTTTCACCTTGGACCAAGCTGTCAGATTTATCCAGGCATTCTTTTAACGCCTGATCTTTGAGCCGTTGAATACGCTCGTTCATTAGTGACTCTTTTCTTCCTCATAGTAAGCGTACTGACCAAACGGTGGAACAATGCTAGTAGTACCGTGCATGATAAACACAGTATCACAGTAGTTCTCATCACCCCAACTACCACATGGGTAACCGTCAGTAAACATGATATGACGCTTGGGTTGGATGTCATTTTCTTTGAAGTATTCAAACACACAATCAAAGTCTGTACCGCCACCACCGTGGATTTCGTAGTCTACTAGATTGTCCAAGTTCTCACTGTCGTAAGTCTGTGGATTGTAAATCTGAGTATCAAACGATACAATGTGCAGTTTGTAAGCTGGGAAACTGTCTACAATACCTTGCACTTCTGACAAGATATCTTTGAGCATAGCTTCGCCCATACTGCCTGAAGCGTCAATACTAACAGCAATATCAATAAGCTCATCAAACTTCTGTCCAGGCATAATAGCATCCATGTGCCAGCCTTTACGGCTAGAGCGCATCCAAGTGTAGTCAGTCTTGATAGTTGACTCTAATTGCATACGCAACAACTCGCGCCAGTTCATTTTAGGTGCAGTCATATCTTCAATGATACGCTTGACACCTGCTGGCAAGTTACCTGCACCGTCGCTAGCGGCAGCCGCAGCCAATACAGCTTCTTTGATCTCATCTTTGATCTGTTGACGCTCTTCTGCGCTTAGTTTAGGGCGACCCTTGCCTTTGCCATCTTTCTCATCGCCATCTTCACCTTCCCCGTCACCATTACCATCCAAGTGATCATCGAGCAATTTGTCAATCAAATCACTGATATTGATCTTTTCAGCATTTTCATACAAGAGATCATAAATCTCTTCTGAACTCATACCTTCGTACTTGGCATCGTACAAGCAAGGTACTGATGTAATAAACTCGCCCACACGATGTTTCTTCAAGTCTGCGTTTACGCAATAGTCATTGGCAATGTTAAACAGTTGATGGTCACGATCGCCACGACGGCCAAAGTGATCGTAAACACAGTGCAAGACCTCATGACCAAACAAGAACTCAATCTCTTTTGGCTTGAGCATGTTTACGAAACGGGTATTGTAGTAAAAGTGACGACCATCAGTTGCGGCTGTTGGACACCATTCATCAGCATTGACTAACTTTAAGCGAGTAGCCAAGTTACCAAAGAAACTTGCACGAAGTAACAAGCCCACACGAGCAGTAATCAACTTCTCACGAACATCTGCATCAACTTTAGGGTTAGTCGGACCCAATAAGTTTTTAAACTTGTCTGATTCTTTTTTGTTTTGTGTGCTAGTGGTCATATCTGCCTTTGTTATTAACTATACTACTATTATACTATTAATGGAATTATAGGTCAATCTGCAGAGAATCTATAGATAACGCCCTGTGGGCTTACCTTTTTAGTTACACCCGCCTCTTCCCAATCTTGTTCTAGCAATTTGAGATTCACGCGATCTTTGATTGAAGTAGGACGGTCTACTTTGATACTCACACCCCGCTTGCCAAACGCTTCGTGAATACCTTTTGCATTGTAGCAAAGACCCAGGGCCATGATCATGCGTTCAACGCGAATTTGAGTTTGCTCATCGTAGTGACTTTTATTTGCCAAGTTACGCATGCGAGCATCTTGCGCCGCCCACCATTTTGTAGGTGCTTCTCTAGTATCTAAATTGCGTTCTAACATATGGGCTCCTTTTATTAACTATACAACTATTATACTATAAATGGATTATTTGGTCAATCACTTCCATGCGTAGGGTTTGTAAACTACACCAGCATGGTGAGTGATACGGGTATTTTCGTTGTAATCCCAAACACTAATAAATGCCGCAATATAATTGTGAACAATACCTACTCGAGATTCCCATTCAGGATTATGTCGAATAGCATAAAATCGGTACCAGCGAAAAAAATCTATTGCCATTGGAACGGTTTTAACAGCATGGTAAACATACATAAGAACAATACCTGCCAGAACAATAGCCACAGTCCAAAACAAAGTAAACCCAAGTACGAAGTAAATCTTGTCCATTTCTGCTCCTAATTTCTAACTATATGTAATATTATAGCATTTTGGGCATTTCGAGTCAACCGGGCATTTTCAGCATGATCATGCTTATAACCGCTTGATCTTTAACAAGAATTCGCTGTTTAGGAAAGTCAGTGCACCAGTGCTCGTTATAAATCCAAAAAGGCTTAGACCAATCGCCGGTATTACGGTCAGGGTTTGACTGAGATTCTGCACCAAACAATTCTTTAAATGTCCGAACGTAGTTAAAATATTCTTTTCGATAATTGTGATTTCTTACAGGAAATTGGCAGGCATACTTCCACTTAGGAAAGCCGGCGTATCTTCGGTCTAATTTAATCACTTTCATACTACTATTATAACCGAAATGGAATTTCTGGTCAACCGCTAGTCATTAAGATATTTTAGCACAAACCAGCTCATTGCTGCTTCGCTATAGAAGTCTAAATGTACCTGATTGTCGTAGGCCATTTTGTGTTTATTTTCTGCAATAAACTTGTCAGCTTGCTCTTTGGTAGCACCAGAGTTTCTTACCACGCCGTGTCCCCATTTGTCTAGGTAAGGAATTAAACCCCTGTGATGGCGGGGAGTAAATCCCAGCTCACGACGACACTTGTCTCGAACCAGAATAACACTACGACCATATTCATCTATTAATCGTTGTTGTAGTTCATCCCACTCTTTAGGACGATGAAAGATAATCAAGTTGTGCTTAATAGTCGTCTTCAATGGGCAATCCTTTTACTGTGTTAATTGCTGTACGAGCATAGTGTTTGATCCGGTCTTCCTTGCTCATGCGTTCAATATCTTCTAAGGCAGTCATCATGATTTCTGCTTCTTCAGCCTGCTTGTAAACCTTGTTGCGTAGATTGCCAGCATCTAACCACGACATCACTGTAGTCAAGACCTTGGCAATGATCATGGACCATATCATTGAAATTTTAACCTAAACATCAAGGCATCTTGTTCACGACAAAACCAATAGCAGTCTGGTTGTGTTCCTTCGCCTAAGGCCACATGCATAGCAACATCTTGAAAATCTCTCCACCATAAGTCATTCCAGCCACCTACATTGGCCAACAGCCAAGGTTCGCACTCACTATAATGAGCGTAGGTTTTTACAGGAATGGTTAACAGTGGATTACGATCAATCATAGCCACTTTAATCTAAATAGTGTAGCATCAATTTCTTTATAAAAATAAAACACTACATAATCATCCGGGCCGGTCCAGTAGCTACTATCGCTCATGTCAATACGATCTGCCCATACAAATGATTCTGTATGATCGTAACACCAGCGGCGCATTTTACTCATAAACCGGCCCTCACCATCAAATGCAACTTGAATACACTTGTCTAGTAATTCCTGCGGCGGAGTAGGTAAAGTAAAATTGTTTATATGCATTATCTATCAAACTTCAATAAGAACACAGTGTACTTCTTTTCGTCTATAATACTATATTCTAACTTTAGATCATCGCCGTCATACATTAGTTTGATACCATAGTACTCTTTTACATAGTCGTAGAATGTTAAGAAACCTTGTCCAACAGGCACAGCTCTAGCTAGCTCGTCCCATTCGTTGCGTACTCGTTGCAAGCGTTGGAAGTGGCCAGTGTCGCCACCTATGATAGTATCTAATCTAGCGGCCTGACTTTCATAGTATTCGTCGCCGGCTTGCCCAGGTAGTTGTTTGCTGTAACCTCGTAGCTTGTTATGCAAGGCTTTTATGTCATCATCATTCATCGTACCACCATTTATACACTCGTGATTTTAGTTTAATCATAGTAAACTCATGTGGATCCACTTGCCCACGCATGCCATACCAGTCGGGCTTGATTTGATAAACACCATTGGCATTTTCTAACCATACACGACTGCTACGAGCTACAAACTCGTCGTGTGTTTTAAAACACATTTTGCCACCTTCAGCTGGGCTACAGTTGGCCAAGCACCAGTAACGCCACCGGTCGCCAAACACAGTGCCATCATACTTTTCACTAATTTCGTAATAGTAATTCATCTATCCCACTTTAACATAAACCAAGCGTAATCTTCTTTCTTACGGAAGAATATTTCTACACCATGTCGCATTATAACAAAGTTAGGGCCTTGACCCATATCTGGACGCCAGCACCAGCGCGGATTGCGCTTGCCAGTCCAACGGCATGAACCAAAATTTGTGTGTAACCATTCAAAACAATCTTCAACTAAACTGTCACCATCGTGCAGATAAACATGGTGTGGCCATGCTCGCTCTACAACTCTACGGTCGTGACTGTTCATTTTTTAAGTTCTTGCATAACTATCATTTTACTGCGTTCAATATCTTCTAGCTCTTGTGCTTTAAGCAACCTAGGTAGTAAGACATTACACATGTCAGTAATAGCCTTTGCACCCTCGTTGGTTAAGTGACAGTACTCCGGCCCCACAGTTGAGTTATAAAAAAGATTGCGATCCTTCATAACTTCTTTTAAACTGCCGATAATCATTTTTTCAACATCTTTAACAAACATATTATTATACCTCGTCTTTAGGCCATGGACTTGGATGCCAACCCAAGCGAGCAAAATCTTCACGAATTTCATCTGTTACTTCCCCTTCTGCAACATATCCTTTATTACGCTCTTCGTCATCAGATTCAAAATCAAATCCTCCACTAATACCTGAACAATACCAATCCATGTAATCTTCATTAAAGTCAACTCTAAGATCAGCTACAAGCCCACCAGCACTGCGCCAACTACATGACCAGTATTCATCAGTGAGCACAGGCCATACTTCCTCAGGTTGCCAACGCATGTTGCACAGTGCGGCATAGACATTTTGAGCATAGCGACGATCCTTGATCTTTTCCATGACCAAGGCATCGTTCTTAAGATCGTCTTCTAAATCTCTATCCATTATGCTCCAAACTTTAATCTAAACATTGTTTCTTCTTGAGGATCCGCAAATTTAATCTCGTAATCAATACGCCAACCTGTGCCAGCATAGCGTGATTGGCATCGTTCCACACGATACGGACCTGGCCAGTGACTCTGCATTTCTTGATTGATCCACTCTCTACTGGCTCGGCGTGAATCCGGCTTTTCCATTAGATTCCACTCGCGTAAGTATTCCCAAGGTGACATCATGCTCCAAACTTTAAACAATAATGTAAGTAAACTGGTTCTTCCATGATAATCTTGCTATCGCTCCAGGCAGTGCCCCACCCTTGCTTGCCAGGATAGGTCTCTTCTAACCAATCCTTTAGCTCACGATTATAGATTACAGTCCATATTGTAGCATCTTTCCAGGTTTGAGTCAATTCATCCCAAACCTTTTTCTTGGTTGCTCGACGCTTTAGAGGAACCGATTCTTCATAGTCTACCATGGGTTTCCAACTCATTTGGTGTCCTTTAATTTGTCAAAGTCGTCGCCATATCGCCAAAATCCTCCGCCAGGCGATAGACACCAGTAACGATAAACATAAGTAAACCAATACCACTTACCATTAATGCGCTTTGGTAACCAAGCATAATGCTGTTGCCATTGCCATGTTTTTTGCGGTGTATCAAATATGACATTTGTTCCTGACAAGGAATAAGTTCCAGGTTGTTGTATAACACCATTAAGGAATACAATAGGTGCTGCACCTGGATTGGTTTTTAGCTCTACTACACTACCATCTGCTAGATTATATACTGTTGTAGTTGTCATTGTGCCCACCGTAATTGAAAATATGTTGCCCACTTTGGATCGTCAAACTCAAACTCTACTCGAGCCACATCCTCTTCTTCGGCTATGAGGCCAAAGTAATCTCTTACCGCTGGAGTATAACGCCAAGTATATCCTGCACCAGGACGCAGGCCATGACGGTCTACTTCCATTTTAAGGCCAAATGCTTCGGCTGAATCTTTGACAGCGATCTTTAACCCCATCGTAACATAAACCAAGTGTAATCTTCATCGTTGTCAAAGACATAATAAGTTTCGTCTATCTTATTATTTCCGTTTGCATCTACTCTGCAACAATATGTTTCTCGCCAGCGAGCACCATACTGCCTGGGGCTTTCTAGAGTTTCAACCGGTAAGGCACGACGAGCATTGTGATATGCTTGCATAAACGCTTCGTCTTTGGTACTAACTCTAATCATGATCCGTATTTTAAAATAAACATCATTTGTTTCTTTTCATCTGTAACTTCAAACATGTCTGTGATCTCACCACGGTTTGTTAATATTAGTTTTATACCATAGGTATCCTGCATGTATGTATAAAAACTTCCATCGTCGGGATCGTTGCCCAAATCTTTGACTAGGGTAAAATAGTCTGATTTGACCCGTCTTAACATCGCCCAAAATCTATCTCGTTTGGCACGGTTATCGTTCCACTTTTCTGGAAACAGATCCATGTGACCTTTTATATTCTTTGCTTGATTTGATAGACTCATGCCCACCTCAACGCAAATAACATACGATCATTGCTGTCGTAAATGCAGAAGTGTGCTTCGTGCCATTCATCATCGTTGTGGACATGAGTGCTTTCGCCTTGCCAGTGAATGCTTATTTCTCGTTCTTTAGCCCACTTGATCATATCATCAATCCACACTTGGCGAACGCGATACCGAGTAGTCTTTACAGTAACTTCGTAAGTACTCTTGTCCCAAAAGTGTGGTCCTTGATAAAATTGTGCCATGTTATGCCCACCTCAACAGCCAAAGAGTCTTATGTTCTTCTTTATAGAACCAAATATGTGCAAAGTTATAGTGCCAATCTTTTGTAGGAGTTCCTATGGTATTGCACAACCAGTTCCATTGGTCGTTGGTTATGTTTTTACACGAAACTGCATAATCTTGATTAAGTGACATTATGCCCACCTCAACTGAAATAACACAGCATCTTGTTCGTCAGCAAACCAAAATTCTAAACCAAACCAGGTGTAGTCAAAGTGTAGATATTGTTTGCACCATTCATGAATGCCGGTCCAGTTATGATTCTTAGTCACTGGTATAGCAACATAGCCTCGGTTCAACAACTTCTGTTTGGCTTCTCCATACGGATCAACAAACAAGGTTGGATCGGTTTTCTTTACTTTCATGCCCACCTCAACAAGAACATGGTGTATTTTTTCTCATCGACTATTTTGAATTCCAAAGGCTCGTGGTGTATTCCCCAATTGTTTCGCATCCAGGCGCTATATTCGGCACCGGCCTTTAATCTATCAATGAAAGCACCCTTTGTAGATCTAACATGCGTATGATAATAGTCACCAGCTCGGTTAATTGCTGTCCAAGGGACCTTATTAAGGTTATCCCATGTAGTTTCTATCTTCATGCCCACCTTAACGCAAACATAGTAGATTCTTCACCCGTTTCAAAATACCATATCTCAGCATCATCAAGACCGTAAGTGATAGGATGGCACATAACCGTTCCTGCCAAATGATCACAACACCAATCAAGTTTCTCCTGTTGTGTACTGCCAGCGGATAATACTATAACACGATTCTTTTCATCAAACATCAGGCCCACCTCAACTTAAACATTATAGCATCTTGTTCATTTTTAAACAACCATTTACCTTTGTGCTCTTGATAATCACCAACACGGTTGCTGTCCACCCATGCCATGACATCAATCCACCGCTTGTTGTTGCCGTACTCAATTTGGACAGCAGTATAACCAAATGGTATCATTACTTCACATAGCACATCATAGTCCATACTTGCTTGCATTTCTTTTGCGGCCTCTTCGGCTATTAAATTTTCAAGTATATCGGTTACACGCTGGATAGCAACATTCATTTGGCCCACCTTAAGGTAAACAACAAGGCATCAGCTTCACGCTTGAATCGCCAGGTTAATGGTGTAGTTGATAGTATTCGTTTACCGGGTCCGCTAGGACCTATACTGTAATGATATATAGGATCGCGCATTTCCCATTCACCCGGAGCAAATGTTTTCCTACACCAATTTCGTCTAGGTTTCCATGCCCATTCTTTGCTATGAACTGCCCAGATCTCTTTAGGCGGGAGATGCTCTATTTCGTACCAACCGTCAACATACTTTACTGTCATGCCCACCTCAACAAGAACATCATACGCTGTTTGTCTGTATCAAATGTAAGAATCATGCCCTGTTGATGTTCAATGCCGCGCGGTAAGTTCTCCGCCATCCAGTTAAGTATTTCACGCTCATTGTCAGCCCACCACATGTAGTCTTCGATCATTAGTGAGTAGTTATAGATTCCCGATACTAATTGAAATCGTTTTTCTGGTCGTTCCATAAAGTTCCTTAACATACTTACCCATGTTGATTTGCCCGTCTGACGGCCTATATTCATGGTCATTTTGATATCATTCTCGCAATACTTAACAAATACTTCTGCCTGCCAAGGTTCTAGTTTCATCTACTCCACCTTAGAGAAAATAGTGCAGCTTTCTTACTGTCGTTAAACTCCCAACGCTCACCCCACTCACGATCACGCCATCCACAGTAACGAGCATCGCTACCAAAGTTTTCCTTGCACCAGTTCCACATTGCATCATACTCGTCTTGCATGCCCGCAACTCCAGTCATCATTACATGAGGAGTAGCTACAGAATACTTCCATGCTCTACGATCTTTGCGTCTATCTTTGCTATTCATCTTAATCTCTGCACAAGTTTAATAATGTTAAGTAGTGTTCCCATGCTTGACGAACAGCAGGATTTTTAATACGCACTCGCTCGTCCTCTCTCAGCTTACTAATAACAACATGCCTGTGCTGATGCGATTCTTCCATTTTTTCATAATGTTTTAATAGTTGTTCCAACTCTTCAAGACGGTCCGCAGGCATGAGCACCTCCACACACTCAACTTCTTCAGCAACATTACTGATGTCATATATCATAGAATCATCGATATAGGCATTCCATACATCGGATCTGTATCCAGGATTTTTCATACGACGCAACCTGCGTGAACTTGGTCGCACTAGCATTTCAAACTCATGGTAAAATTCTTTAATCTTCATGCCCACCTCAAACAGTATAGGACAAAATCTCGTTCATTGCGAAAGAACAAGTAGCCTTGTCTACGCCACCAGCGTAGTCCATGGGCAATATCAACTCCGCCATACTTTTCCCAATTTGGTTCACCTTCGCCACCGAACTGAGCTCGACACCATTCCATACGAGCCCATGCTTCTGGCATCTTTGCTTTATATACTGTCATGCTTGCCTTTAAGAGTTTTCATAGTGCGCTCTAGCTCTGAACAGTAATGATCATATTGAATAGAAACGCAAGCCACAATAAACACCACAGGCGGCGCAAACAAAGCTATTATAAATGGCCAAACATCATCAGTCTCAACTACCAACTTACCATTAACATTAGTAGTTGATGCGACAGCACCTGCAAATAACAGCATGGCCCAACCAACAATGGATGCCAGTATGGTTAAAAATGTTTCGTAATATAGTCGACCTTTATACCATTTAAAAAGTCTAACTGGTCCTGATATAACAGTCCGAAACATACGCTGAATTAACCACTGAATAAATGACAAATAATGTTTCATCTTTAACTCCACCTTAACAACAACATACTATACATTTGTTCTGCTTCCTTGCGATTAGTATATTTCCAATTGGTTCCATTTCGACCACTTCGGCTACGCTGTGGATCTATTACATCTCTAATTCGTTCTTCGTCGTCTACGCTCAGTGGCCACAGTTTCCAGAATACAATTCTATAGAACTTGCGACCTTTGGCTGTGTGCTCTTGTTGCAGTCTAAAGTAACGAGATTCGTGTAGGCGTTTACGCATAGTCTTTCTCAAAAGTCACACGGTGTAAAGGATCAGTGGGTTCGCCTGAACGGCTCTGCACATAGATCTGTCCGTTAGGATAATCCATGGTCAACAACCAGGACAAATACTGCTTGTTGTACAAGTTACCTTCCTTGTACATTAGTGTTTCATACACATCAGGCAATACACTCCACTTACGAGTTGGTGTGCCCTTTAATGTATCTATTAATATTTCGTTTTGTATTTCTTGATAGGTTAACGGTTCTACATCAATGCGGTCAAACAGGCCTTTTTTAATAGTCTTGTACATTAGACTACAAAGATCTCTTTCACGGATAATAATTGTACGCTTATATGTTTTCATTTCCAGCCCATTTTAGTTTAAACATAACGGCATCCTGTTCACGGCTAAAATGAACTGATTCATACAGCTCACCATAACTCCAAACATGTGTGTCGGGGTGTATCCAACCTGGGCCGATGTTGTTGTGCAACCATTCTGTAATCTCCTCCATACGGCTCATAGGTATGTGACATTCAACCTGGGTCATACACCAAACCTTAATATAAATTCAGTTACATCAGTTGCTGATAACACACCGTCGTTGATTCTAAGCACGGGCCAGAGTTCTATGCCCTCGTCAGATGAATCACCAAAGTCATAACCCAACTCATAAAGATCACGATAGATTCCACGATCTTTGAGCCAGTGATGGATTCCATCACGCTGTTGTAAATTGGCAATTCGAATCATCATGCCCACTTGAGTTTAAACCACGCTAGTTCATCATCGTTAAAATAGATTCTCAACACCGAATTAGTGTCAGTTGTAGTAAGCCAAGCCCAACGCTCTTGAGTTGCCATTCGACACTGACCATCTATGCCCGCAGGAACCGGGTGTAGCACAACATAATCACGCTCGCAACCAGGCCCAAACTGTTCCCAACACCAAGCTCGCAACTCTTTAAACATTTCAATACGCTCGTCACGGCCAACACCTAATTCGTATGCAGGCTCAACATAGTACCGGAATACTTGATTGGCAGTATGCCTACGATCAGTTTTGACGATTTTAAATTTCATAGTGAACATAATAGTAAAGGTGGAAGGCTGTAGCGACACAGCCTGTTTAATCCTGAGTCTTATAAGAATCCAATACAATTTCGCCAATCATACGCTGTAGTTCTGGCATAAAGTCTGGGCCGTGCATCATTATCATATTTTGTATATCTTCAGGACGAATACTTAAACTAATCTTTGCGATAGGTATCAGCAGGTCATCCATTTCCATCTTTACTTCATCAATCTGTGCTATACTTAAATAGTTCATTTTCAACTCCACTTTAACATAAATGCTGTAACATCTGTTTCTTTATGAAATCTTAAGGTAGTGCCACGACCTCTATTACACTCAATGCCACAGTCTAAACACCATTCAAATATTTGACGCCAGGAGCTTTCTTTTGGTGCTCCATACCCTTGTTCGATCCATTGAGGAAAATAGTATTCAGATACCAGGAGAGTTAATCTATCTAGGCGATCTATTAATAGTTTAGTCATTATTTGCCCCTGTTTTTAACATGATAACACTATTATACTATAGAGCTAATTTCAGGTCAACCTGGGCTAAAAATGGGTTGCCTGGTAAACCGCAAACCGAAGAAGCGAATGCTAAAAGATCAGCTAAATTAAAAGGTCGTGTATCGCCAATGAAAGGTCGGACCTATACAATGAGTGAAGAGACCAAGCGTAAGATTAGTGAAGCATTAAAGGGCAAAACAAAAGGAGCCTAAGCTCCTTTTGCCAACCTGGGTAGTGAGACACAGCCTTGGGTGGCACCACCCAAGTTGTTTACTATGCACTGGCTTGTAAAATATACTTGCCGTATCTTTTATGGAACTCATCAAAGTTTTTCAACTTAGTTGGTTGGAATGGCAAATTATAGGTCGTAAGTGCTATGCGGGCTCCCATTACCACAAGTTCAGTTTCAAAGTTCTTCATCATGTAGGCAAAGAAGTTATCTGCCATTTCATGGAACTTCTTGTCCTCTACCTTGGCTTCTACAGCCGCTTTAAGCTCGTAGCACATGGAGATTACCAAGCTGTACATAGCCGATACTTCTTTGACATTCAGCTCTTTTTCCTTACCAGCCAAGATATCTTCTGGCTTAGGCATTTTACCAGCAATCTTGCGGTGTGCCATAAACTTAACAGCAAGTCCTTCACCTACAGTGCCTGCAACCAAGTTCATGATAGTGTCATCATCACCATCTTCGTCTTCTAACAACTGTGATACGAATGTCCATGAGCGTGGAGTAGCGAATGCACGACTAGCTGATTTAGCATCGAACTCATTCAAGTCCTGTTTAGCGTAGGTCAAGTAACCAACCACATCTTTATGGATGCCGTGGTTAACAGCCCAATCTTGCCAAGCCGCAAAGTCTACCTTCATCTCTTGGTGAATGAAACGATTTGCAAGCGGAGTAGGCATACGATATGTAACACCTTTGTCTGACTCGCGATTACCTGCGGCCACAATAACTACATTGTCTGGCATTTTATACTTGCCAATACGACGATTCAAAATCAACTGATAAGCAGCCGCTTGAACTGATGGTGCCGCTGAATTCATCTCGTCCAAGAACAAGACTACAATCGGATACTGTCCAGCAAATTCTGCATCTGGCAAATCGATAGGCTCAGCCCAATCCATCTTGCCCAAATCTTTGTTATAAAAAGGAATACCGCGAATATCTGTCGGCTCCATCTGACCCAACCGAAGGTCGATCATAGCACCACCTAGTTCTTCAGTCAAGTCAGCAACCAACTCTGACTTACCAATACCAGGAGGACCCCATAAAAATAATGGGCGTTGTTTTTTGAATGCTTTCAGTAAACTTTTACGAGCTTGAACTGAATTGACTGTTCTTGTATCTGACATGGCTGTGTCCTTAAAAAATTAAACTACGATTAAAATTAACTACTAAACTACATTATACAATTAACTGAATTATCAGTCAACTACTAATTCTTTTTCTTTGATGCCTTGTTTTAACCACACTACAAGATCCTTGTCGCGAGCTTGTTTAGCTTCAGAGTTTTTACGAGCAATGTGGCTTTTTGGCAACAGATCCAAACGATCTGGTTCGATAAGAGTAAGTTGGTCAGCATAGTACCATGAAGTTTCACCACGATTAGGAAGTATATACAGGCTAAACTTATCAACATTCTTAGCACTACCGTCGTATTGTTCAGCATATGAATACATCACAATAGCTTCACAATCGCTCTCAAAGTGGCTCATGCTTGCACCTAAGTCTTTAGCAATACGAACACGATCGCCTAGGAAGAATTTTTGACTCATTTTGTGCTCCTTTTTACTTACTATACAACTATTATAGCAAATTGGGCATTTTGGGTCAACCAGAAAAAACATCCAAAAAAATAGGGCCGTTAAGCCCTTATTTTACTGTTTTTGCTGTTCAAACTGTTGTATTTGTTGCACAAAGAATTGATCAGACAAGTCCTGTGTTAAGTTATTAAGATTCATTCCAGAAGTTTTAAATTCCTGTATCTTACTGTTATTGGCCACTATTAATTTGACCACTGTGGACATTCTGTTGGTAGCAGTTGATGATGTATCTCGTCGAGTAAACACGCCAAACCATGTGGCGGCATCTGCTACTTTGATGCCTGACTCTCTAGCAGTAGGAACATCAGGATAAGTTACACTTCTAGTACGACCAGATTGCAGTATAGGTCTTAACTTACCACTTTGCACAAACTGATAGGATGCAGTCAAGGATGATATTCCATACTCGGTGTGTCCTGCAATCACATCAGTTATTAGTGGTGCTGATCCTTTGTAAAAAATTGGATTGACCCGTACTTTGGATTTTAATTGTTCTCCCCAAAGGTGTGCGCCACCATTGATTCCGTTGTTTCCAATATTAACTATTTGTTTATTTTTTATCTGTTGTTTAAAGTGTTCCGCAGATGAATTTTGTCCACCAAATAATACATATGGCACAGTTCCAATGATGTTGGTTGCTTTGAAATTGGTATAGGATCGATTACCTTGATACAAGGGTCCTAGTACAAAGTCGTCCATGGTGATTATAAAAGTATGATCATCGTTGGCTGTACCTAACACATGATTGATTGCTACACCATTGGCTGCTCCGGGCATGTTTTTAATTTGTACAGGAACTCGAAGAATACTTTCAAGATCTGGTTGCATGATTCTTGCCAGTTGATCGTTAACGCCACCTGGTGGATAAGGAACAATCAATGTAATTTCTTTATTGGGCCAGGCCAATGCACATGTAGATACCAGCAGTAGTAATAGTGTAATAAGTTTTTTCATTATAGTTTTCCTATTGGGTATAATCGAGAATGGAAGTACTCGTATCCTTTAAATTTAGAATTATTAAAGTAAAGCAAATACTTAGGATCAACTAGAGCCAGTCTGGTATTCATTGAACTTTCCCATGATTGCACTTCTCTAGTTTGATTTTGATTAAAAAACCAAGAATATTGCTCGTTGTAAATCAGCGAAGTTCCTTTGTTGGCTTGGAACACATTAGGATTCCAGTCTGGGTAAATTATACTCTTTGCAAAATTACGGTTAGCTTCGTGCAGTCCTAGTGTTTTATTGTATAAGTTTAACAGTTGCTTGTTGGCTTTTACCTGTTGAAATATTGCATGTCCTTGTTCAAGCACAATCTCAGGAAGATCTGCTGACCAGTAAAAATATTCAACATTACGCTTGTAATCTGCAATACTAGACTTGAACCAACAATGCTCGTCACTAAAAAACACACAAAAAATATCTCTTTCAATAGTTGCAATTGGTTTTTCAATACCTAATACTATGGCCACTTCGGCATGCTGATCGCTTAGTTCTTTTAGTCGATTTGAGATTACACGATATCGTTTAACGCTGATATAATTGTGTATTTGTGTAATTGTACAAGTATCTTCAGCGTCTTCAGTAGTTAACTCAGCAAGGCTATCTGTAACTGTAATCTTTATGTCTGGATGATGTTCAGAAACATATTTTAACATTGGCTTGATGGCCAAGTTCCATTCGCTGAGATAATTTTCAGCGTCAACATTGCTACTGTTATGGTGCTTTGACTCAGTATAACTGATAGGCCAATCGCAAATGATCTCGTCCAGTTTGATATTATTGTCAATGAAACTTTTTAATACTGTGAAACTGTCAGCACCACCACTAAACGACAGCACTAGATAATCATATTTGTTTCTGAGCTGTTGAGCTCGCATGCGATATAAATTCTTTAAACCAACATTAGTATTAACTCGCCAATTGAGATTTTGGTAGACATTGTTATTGAAATCCCACACAACTTCTTGCCGTGTACGAGTAGCTTCCTCTAACGCATTGATCTTGAAATTAAAGTTTTTATTGCCAACACGATAGTAGCCATTCTTTGATACAAATGGTACCGAGGCTACATCGTCTTCGACTTTTATTGAGGGTATAATAGACATTGAAAAATGCTAGTTGTTACTACAGGCAACTAGCAAACCTTTTGATCTTGTGATTGATCGGGGCGGACTGGCCGCCCTACTACAGATATGATTTGTTTTTACTGCTCAACAACTTCTTTAGAAACTAGAGTCCAGCCATTGTTTACAGCTACAGTATTAAGCTCTGTACCAAATGGCGCCCAACCTGCATCGTAATCAGCAATACTGTTAATGTATTTTACTACAGTAAGTGTATTGGTATCTTGATCCCAAGTTTTTGAGTTTGGCGCAGACATTACGCCATTGGCTAAAAATGTAGTGTTTAGAGCCGCAGTTTCTTCCAATAGGGTTGGGTCAGCACCAACATATCGATCATCAGATGCTTCGTCGGCTGTTGAAAAAACTGCTCCAAGTTTTTGAAATTTTACGGTAACTAAAGTAGTCATAATTGTATCCTTTTAATATTCTAATATTTATGCTATTATGGCTAGTATGTCTTTTTTGCAGATTGCAGTTGCCCGCTGACCAAGCTAAAAATTGACGATATTACCAAACAAGAAAAGAAACCAACCAACGATAAATCAGTTAATTTATTTAAACTAGCATAGGCATACATAGGAAATCCAACAACTAGCCCCAGCAATATGCCAGCTACTAACCCACGAGCAGATTGCAAGTGTGGAGCAAATAGTGCGATTACACTTGGTACAAAGAATGTCATACAAATACATCCAGTTAAGAATCCAAAATACAAAATATTAACGCCAGGCACATTAATAAACGCCCAACTAAGCCCAACTACGCCTAACACTATTAATCTACTATAGTCAATAATTTTTGATTCAGTCAAGGTCTTGTTTACTTGAGGCACAATGTCATGGCTAACCAAGGTAGTAAGACTTGTTATTTGGCTATCCAATATACTTGTCAAGGCAGTTAATAACATGAACACAACCAAGCCCAACGCCCATGGATCTAATAATTTTGCAATGACCAGCACATTAGTTAACTGTACATTATCTGGTTTGAGTCCTAGTCCAGCAGCAACAAAACCTAAACTAGCAAACATAGCTGGCGCAATAAAAAACAATGCGGCCGCTCCTGCATAGGCTCGTTTAATTTTAGCTGGGTTAATAACAAATGCCCGTTGCCAAAAACTGTTGTCAGCCCAGGGCAAACTAATATGTCTAAACAAGAAATAGATACCAGTGGTTAAAAATACAGTTGTTGCTTCAGTAGTCCCCCACAATGCTCCGTACTGCCCAGTAGCACCAGTCATGCCCTTGGCAATGACATCCCAGCCAACAATGTTCCATACCTGCGGAACAATAAGAACAGCAGTAAGCACAACCACAACCATTTTAAATATTTCAGTTACATTGGTACTGCGCAGGCCTCTAAATACAGAAAATATTACAGCACTAAAAATTAAAAAGGCAGCAGAAATATTCATGTTCAAACCAGTGATAGTTTGTATCAGTTTACTGCCAGCGTAGATATTTAAACTTAGTGCTGTAATAGTAACAAGTGTAAAGGCCAGGATGTAGGTATTGTGTGCCCAGCGTCCGTAATGATTCTTGATATGTTCGG